ATGACCACGATTGCGTTCGACGGCAACATGCTTGCTGCCGATTCCCAAACCACGCAAGGCGATTATCGGTTGTCTCTGCACGCCCAGAAAATTTTCCAGCCTGCGGTTGGGGAGAACTGGCGGGTGATGGGTCAGCGCGTCGTCGCCTATGGCGTTGCCGGTACTCTCCAGGGGTGGCATTACCTTCGGGAGGCATTGTCCGGGTTCAATGGCCTGTGCGTGAACACCACCTTCCCAAAAGGCGTGGTGGTGAGTTACTTGGTCGTCACCGAGGACGGTGAGGTCTACGCCGGGGGTCAGTACGAGAACGACAACGTCGCCTGGCTGACCAAAGTCAGTGCACCGATTGCCGTTGGTAGCGGTGCGGAGTTCGCCATGGGTGCGATGGCACAAGGCGCTTCCGCTGCACAAGCCGTGGAAATCGCTGCTCGGTTCGATGTCAATACCGGCGGGGCTGTCCAGGTATTACACCCGGTCAAAAGTCCAATTACAGATTAACCCAGTGCTATGCTGAGAGGCGCACGTTGGTTTCTCTGAAAGAATTTCGGGGGTATGGCGCAATTGGCTAGCGCAGTGGATTCCAAATCCGAAGGTTCAGGGTTCAAGTCCTTGTGCCCCCGCCACTTTCCAATCGCTCGATGACCCGGTTATCCATCTGGCCCGAGTGAACAACACCGCATAGCCGCAAGGCGTGAGTGATGGATTGGAAAAGCAGATGGCAGAAGTTAAAATTATAACGGGACGTAACGGTGTGCAGTACGCCGAGCGTAACGGGGCAGTCTGTCGGTTAGACATGCCCAAAAAAGCATTTAGCCAACAGGTAAGCGAGTCACCGCGGACGACACAAATTTGTCAATCGGCGGAGAATCCTCATGAACCTGTATTTGCTAGAACGACTGGACGACGTCGGTTACGACGAGTTTGATTCCATAGTCGTTGCCGCACCTACGGTGCAGGCCGCGTGTGCAATTCGTCCACGAGGCGGATGGATACCAGACAACCAAGCCGAAGACGGGGTTACCCTGAGGATAGCGTTGATAGGTACAACTCATCTGCCCACTGGCATCGTTCACACGTCGTTCAACGCAGGCTGAATAAACGGCGAACTTCGGTTCGCCAACCGGGACAATGGCTCGAGCGGTAAGGCGAGTGATTGCAAATCACTTTCAGGTCGGTTCGAATCCGGCTTGTCCCTCCAACACATCTCGCCCGATGTGAATCTCTAAACAATAAAAACCCGTAGAGCCTTTCGGGGGTGTAGCTAGTAGGAGTGTTTGTGCACTCTACGGTCTTTCACTCCTGGGCGCTGGCTCACCCACCCAAAGGAAAATTGAATCATGTTTAGTATCTTCAAAAAACGCGCTAACCGTGCTATGTCCGAAATCAAAAAATTCGACAAACGCGACCTGGCTGAAGCCGTGGTTAACGCCGCTTACCTGATTGCTTACGCAGACGGCGAGCTGGAATCTTCTGAGAAAGCGAAAATCGATCAGGTGCTGCGCGCTAACCCAGTTCTCTCTAACTTCCAGTCTGAGCTGAACTCTATCGCCTCCACCATCATCGCCCAGCTGGAAGCGGACATCGATATCGGCCGCCGTGCTGCTCTGCGTCAGATTGCTGACGTGAAAGGCGACCAGCGCGAATGTGAAGACGTCCTGGACGTTGCAGTGGCTATTGCCCGTGCTGATGGCGAAATCGAACCGGCTGAAGAAGCGATGCTGAAACAGATCGCCGAAGCGCTTGGCCTGCGTTACGACGCCTAAGCCATGAAGCTGAAAACCAAGCTGTACATCGCGGCCGCACTGTTACTGATGTTGCTTGGCAACTTCGTAGGCAGGGCATTCACGTTGCTTGCCTACTTAGCTGTAATCGGCGTGGTAGCATATCTGGTGTGGCCACTCATTAAGACTTACGCTGCCAAGGCAAAAGCCAAGGTCAAGTCTTAGTGAGCTTAGTGGGGAGGTCGTTCCCTCCCCATTGTTCCATTCTCTTTTAAAAATAATAGGTACAATGATGAGAAAGGTTCTTTTTGGTTTGTTAGCAGCACTGAGCTTCACAGCGATGGCTGGGCAGGACGTGGTCATTACCACGGGGCAGCAAGGACTGACGTACAACTCAGTCTACGGGGTAAACCTGGCAGGGGCGCTGAATGAGTTCGGCAATACGGCCCGTGTCATTCCGTCTAAGGGGTCTTCGGACAACCTGGATAAGATTTCAAGCGGTGAAGCCCAGATCGGGTTCACGCAAGCTGATGCCTTCCAGTTCTGGCGTCAGCAACATCCGAACGAAGCGCAGAAGGTTGACATCGTTGGTCAGCTGGGACGCGAGTGCGTTTGGGTCGCCGTCAAGAAAGACGGTAAGATTAGTTCAGCTGGGGATTTGACCAACGGTGCGAAGATTGCCGTCGGTGACCCTGACTCTGGCTCATACGCCAGTTGGCAGTATCTCCAGTTGCTGGTTAAAGAATACTCGAAAGCTGAAACCTACGCTAAAGGTGGCATTCGTTCCCTGTCCAAAGTAGCGACGGGTGAGTACGATGCGTTCCTCTGGGTATCGGCTCCGGGTAAAAGCAACAAATTCCTCGATGCGGTTAATCAAGAAAGCTCCGGCTTGAAGCTGATTGACATGAGCACCTGGAACGTCAACGACAAACTGCCTAACGGCCAGTCGGTCTACACCAAAGAATCTGCTGAGACTGACCAGTCTGCGTTCTTCGGTAAGAAGGTTGATGTTCCTTGCACCACCACGCTGGTTGTAGCCAACACAGACGCCGGTGATGATCTGCTCGAAACCGTCTCGACCATTCTCCTCAAAAACACCTCGCGTGTCATGGGGACGAAGAAGTAGTTCAGAACTACGGTGCACGTCTGAGCCTGGTACCGTGGGCAACATCTTCTCAGGTGGGCTGGTATCCCACCTGAAACGGTAATAGCAGAGACCCAGCGCATACCCGTAAGCCGTTGGTAGCCGGTTACATAAAGCACTATCCTTTCGAGGGTAGGTAACTGACCGTTCACACTCTTACTCGATGAGCGTACTTATATATGCAAGGACTAATTGAGTTGGTACGTAAGCTCGTCCATTCGCTTAAAGCGTTTTGGCGGGACTGCCGACACTGGTCACTTGCTCATTACTGGCTTACAGGCGGTGGGAAGTCCCGTGAGGGTTCCCGATACAGACATCTTCCTGCGTGGAATTATATGTCCGTTTCGGACAGGCCAGCACCGGACTGCTAATCCGCCTTGCTAACGCCTGTAATACTACAATCTGATATCCTTTAATGGGATTAAGTTCCCAGTGCGATAGAGCGGCTGTGTGCCGTTGAGATTACGATTCCTGCGGGAGCAACCGTAACTCGAAAGTAATGTGATAGCGGGTGGTGCTTGGAGAGGTTCAGACCGGAGGATACTCTGGCTCAACCGAAGAAGTCCATCACCCGCATTCTCACCAAAAGTCCTTTTACAGATTTATTCCCTATATATGTCGATGATAACAAAGCGAATTCTAACGAATGAGTTTTCTTTGTTATATGTCGGGGTACCGGTTAAGGTTATATATTGCGTTCTGCTGCGTGCGGTTGCGAATAAACTACAACCGGTGCTCCGGCACCCGTACAATGGCAGATTACTCAAGCGGCAACGAGAGCAGACTGTAAATCTGTGGCCTTCGGGCTTCGTAGGTTCGAGTCCTTCATCTGCCACCACTTACCACTCTCCCGTCATCTAGAGGCCCAGGATACGACACTTTCACTGTCGGTACACGAGTTCGAATCTCGTCGGGAGAACCATTTAGGACTGTAGTTCAGCTGGTTAGAATACTTGCCTGTCACGCAAGTGGTCGCGGGTTCGATTCCCGTCAGTCCTGCCATACCTGGAGAATTGACCGAGAGGCCGAAAGTGCTCCCCTGCTAAGGGAGTGGTGGCGAAAGCTGCCCGTGCGTTCGAATCGCACATTCTCCGCCACACAGCGGACGTGACCTTCTGAAAAGCACCCGGCGGGTGGTTAGAGTAAGAATCAGTTCTGCCTTAAATGGCAAGCGTCCACCACACAATGGTTTCTCCCAGTCGGCCTGGGGTCGTCTATAATGGACGAAGTTGGTTCGAATCCAGCAGAAACAAGAACAACGCTGTTAAGTTGGTTAACACTCGACTCATAATCGAATATTCGCTGGTTCGATTCCAGCCGTTGTTCGCTCTTTCAGACCTTGTAGTTCAGTTGGTAGAACGGTGGACTGTTAATCCATATGTCGCAGGTTCGAGTCCTGCCAGGGTCGCCACATTTTGTATTGCCCTTGTCCCGGAGACATTCCTAAGACAAATCCATCCATGGTCGGGGGCAGTACAGAACCAAATACCGGTCATCGCATCTATTGCCGCCTACCCTGCATGGGCTGCTCCTGGGATGCGGTGACTGGTACCATCTTTACCCGTTAGTTTTTTTCTTTCAATCTAAATAAGCCTGGTGCGAAGGTTACCAATGGACTGACGGGTAGAGCCCTAGCGGGGGATAAGCCGCTAACAACAACAGAAATAGCAATAGAAGGAAAGTCCGATGTTTACAGTACAACGTATCGTCAAAGGTACCCGCTGTCCTATCGACCTGGAAGAACCGGCACTCGGTGACCGCGATTCCGATGTGTTTAAGGAAGCGATGAAACTGGCACAGGAATCCATCGACATGCAAAATGCAAATGTCCTGATGGATACCAACCTGGCCGGTGCCCGCGAGATAATCGCGATGCAGGAGAAGATGCATTCTCCTGAAGGCGTGGACGAAGAAACCGCCCATGACTTTTGCCGTGAATTTACCGCAGTGGATTTAGAGTTCCATTACGACGACTCCAAACCTGAACAGCAGCCACAACAGGCTGTCCTGTTAGGGTCACGTCAAGGCACCCGTTCTCTGGACGAAGCCATTGGGGTATTGTCGTACGAACTCGAACCTCGCCGCAGTGAGGAGAACCCCGAAGTGTACGTGCAAGCGTCACGCTACGAGTTCTTCTATCCAGGGGACCAGGTCTACGTAACGAACCGTTACGGTAAGACGGTCGATTCCCTGCGTTAACCGAATCAACCCGCTCGTTGATACCTGATACTGTTGGAGCGACCCACTCCTGCCTGAAACCAGTATCGTTGCAGTGCTCTTGAAAGCCACCCAGGTACGCCCTGCCCCGTTTGGGGCAGGGATGTATCCTATATTTTTTTGGATATATATCATCTTGGTGAGATTACAATTCGGTAATCATTTAACGTTTAATCATGGAGTTCAATTATGTCCCACATCATCGCCGCATCCGCTATCGGCACCCTGATGAGTTTCGGTTATACCGAAGCCGAAGCTAAACGCATCCGTGGCTTCATGCCGCGTCGTTTCCAATTGATGGGCCAAGTGTTACCGTTGACGAACATCGAAGCCTGGTTAGCTTACCGCGCCGTTAAGCACTACATTCAGCAGACGAATGAACGCGGTCGCTTCCACATGCAATTCACCAGTGGCTACCTCAACATGATGCCACATGAGAAAATGAAGTACACCTCCCCGAACTGGGAAGTGGAGTTCAGTACCCGTGAGTTCGTTCGTCACTTCGGTGATGCATTATACACGGACATGAACGAAGAGGCGGGACATCGCATTATCCGCCTGAACGAGGATGGTTCCTTTATCATTAAGAACCGTCGTCTGGAACAACTGCTGCGGGAAATGGAAGGGCGTGAGTATCGCCGTGGTGTACAAGTCAGCACCTCGGTATACACGAACAGTGTCGCCGGTGATTTGCACTTACCGAAGGACGAACACTACAGCGCTCGTGATATCCGCACAATGTTCTATCACGGTAAGTTGGCAAAAGAGTACGCACGTCAACCGGACGGCACGCTGTTACCACGTACTGGACTCGACCACCACGAGGTGGCGAAATATCTGCATTTTCTTTATAACGAACTGCTGGCAGGTAAGGAGCACGGTTCGCTGTTCCATAGCGAACGTATTACCATCCAGTCCGTAATGAATTCCCGTAGCCCGTTCGGCTATTCGCAAATAATCGGACACCTGGGCAACGTCGTCTATTTCTCAGACGGGACGTTAATCACGATGGAAAGCGTGATGACTAACGTAACGACCATGCCGATGTCGGCATTCAATGCGTGGACTAACACTGTTGCCATGGATATGGCTCGTATCCCAATGAACGGCCATGTAATCGAAACACCGGTCATTCCCGTCACCATGAAAGACTACTTCACTGTGGAAGAGTGGAGAGCATAATCCAGAAGCACCCTACGGGGTGCTTTCTTTTTTTACTGTTAAGCGTGCATCTTATAGGAGGACGCCCAGATGGCTAACATGACAATGAATTACAGCTTCGTGGATTTGATGAATCGTTACGGGGCTCGCGATATCTTTAAAGAGTTCAAGAACGGTGTGATGCCTGGTGACTTCCGCTTTAACAGTCGCTATGACGAGCTGCTGCACGATGAAGTGTTTGGGTTTGTATTCCACCATCCGTTTTTCCGTGAATGGAAAGCATCCCTGGTACTCGATGAAAGCGTATCCGCCATCCGCCTTGGTGATACCTGCCCCGTGATACACACCGGGTACAATCTCTCCATTCAGGAAGTTCGACGTTTCCGCAACGACGGTAAAGTCATCAGTGGTTTCATGCGTTCCATGGCCAATAGCCTGAACCATAAAGCCCTACCTTATGACGAGGTGTTCGCGCTTATCATGGATGCCCTCTTTACCGCCCAACATGTGATGGGCTCGAAGATCGAGAACGTTCACTGATTTTTTACGCCAGATACCCTCACTATAGGGAGTCTGAGCATTATTAGATTCCGATAGGAGAAGAAGCATGAAGACGAAGCTGCGTCCTCTGGATGTGATTCTCGCTCATCCAGAAACGTTAGGTAAGATTAAGCCAAAGTCCGAGTTGGACAAACAGCTGTTGGAATGTATCGAGTGGGGGTTTGCTTTCCATCCGGACGAAACTACCAATACAAAAAAGCTTGACGTTTCTGATGATGTGGAAATCGACTGGAGTGAGAAGGAAGGGTTCGATGATGTGCGACGCTACGTGGAGCAGGCAACTGTCCCCGCTATAATTCCGATTGCCGGAAAAGCAGAACATGTTATCTCGTTACGTCGTGTGGCTAACGCCCAGGAAGAGGTAGTACGTAATGGGGAGGCGTGGTCGTATGGTACGGCCAGCCATCTGAAGAACTTGCTCCTGCAAGCATAATACCCTACCCCCGCAACCGCGGGGGTAAGTATTTCTTTTTTTTGTTTACGACTTGTAACGACCACCAGACTGCCAGTTGTAACGATCGCCGATGTTGTCGTTGTGAATCATCGCGCGTTTCACCGCAGGCAAGGTATCATCAAAAGATTGCCCTGCATCGGAGTACCCTTCAATCACATTCTTGAAGGCACCGAACTCCATCCCGTTCTCCAGCTTGCCGGAGTCCATGTCGAAGATCAGCTTGTTGTAGATGTACTGCTTAACAGCAAAGACAGCCAAGGTAGCAATGAGCGGATAGAAGTCCGGTTTGATTTCATTCAACTCTTCGGTCATTGCCAGTTTTGCCATCAGCTTGGTGGCATAGACGAACATGCCCGGGTCTTTAATCTTCACGGTGTTCGGTCCTAAGACTTTCACTTCCGGTGAGGAGATACGTGGCAGGGCGGATTGGGAATCCACAACCTGTTGGTTAGACGCCAGGATGCCGGTGGTGGCCCCATCAAGATAAGAACCAGCAGGAGGCAAGGTATACGCTTGCCCAGCCACAGGCGTAACGGCCAGATAGCCCCCGATGATTTCCCGACCTCCGGTTTTGAAATCGTCGATGAAGTAGACACGACTGTAATAGTCGACAGCATCGTTCTCATACGGCAAACCCTGGAGGTCAATCTCTTCGTACTGACCCATCCGACAAATCTCAGGGATGACAAACTCGTCCAATACCTCGCGTGTGATTTCGTTATCGACCCCGCTCGCAACACCCAATGAGCGTAGGTTGTCAGGAATAAAAGCAATCCTGAGAACTGGAGCAGGGATATCGCGCCGGATACGACGCAGGCAATAATCAATGACATTCATTTAAAGCTCCTGTGAAGCATTTTAACGGCGTTCATACCAACGGGTTAAGCTACCCCACGACTTCCCTAAAAAACTACGTTACGTCGCCATTATGTGCGTACCGCAGTCGAAGATATTTGACATAGATATTATCTTGATGACATTCCATAAGGAGTATCTTCCCAATGACGCGGGTCTTCTTTGAGTTGAACTTGAAAACCAAACAAGGATACATAGGCCCTCACTGGTTAATTATCAATGCCATTCAGGAGCTTATCTTTCCGGGTAAATTCGACTTGCCAAAACACATACTGGACATAGCCAAGCGCTATGACGGAACGGACGCGTGGTTTATGCTCGCTCGACTGGGGCCAAATCATCGCCATCCTTTTACCTACCATAACGGGGTTGTAGAAACGTGGTCAGAATACACATTAAGCCAAGTGATGTGCATGCAGAGTTTTGGGGTCGCATTGCCGCCACTCCTTGCGCCGCTGCCTTGCGTGTCGACGAACTGAAAAAGCAGGAATTGACCGTACAACTTCTCCACACGGCATTAGAACACATCTTCCTCTCCATCCCAGAGATGCCTAATGCTCAGTTGTCCGATCACCTCGAACCTTTCATTGACCGCCCGCTGTTACATAAGCTGCTGCAAGAGCAGGGGGTGGTGGAAGAACCGGAAGTCATCATGAGTCAAGCGAAGTTGGTCTCAGAGACGATTCTCGGTACCGACTATCAGGGCACGAAGATGATTGAGCATACCGTTTATGAATCGCCACGGGAATTAATCTACGGCGCATTCGAGCAATGCTTTATCGACTTTACTAATCACATCGAGCGGATACTCATTACAGGGTTCCATCAGATGGGCAAACGTCTGAACCGTTATGCCGTAGTGTCATTGTTGCCACACTTGACACCACATGGGCGTATCGTTTCTCTGGAGTTATCTTTCGGTGAAGACATCAGACACATTCATTATCGGGAATCCTTCCCGTCAGGGCGATACAGCCCAAACGTCAGTCACGATGATAACCTTCGTGACGTACAAAGCCTACTTGCGGATAATTGAAAAGGCGGATAAAGACGATTATCTCCTCACGGGAAATGATTGTCAGAATTTGTTGAAGTACATTGTCTGGGATTTGTTTCAATACCTGATACACCATTTCAACCCTTACGCCGGTATCGACTATGAAGATGTCGCCACCATCGTGAAGGGTACACGCCCGTCGACGCCCAAACACATTGCATTTGAATGGGCCGAAATAGTACGCAAAGCCATGTGCGAAGAGTTTAATATAGCGTACAAAGGGTATCTCCTCTCTTACGAACTTGATGGCGAGTTTGTTCGAGTCACCACCAAGAAGGTGATGGAAAGTGCAGACGATCTATTTTGAGCTACCCGATACGTATCGGGAGATGCTTAAACCACTAGGTCAGTTCGGCGGGCTTGATTATTTCCAGAACCATGAGACGGTTGACCGCTATGTCGAACAGTTGGTTCGCATGGAGATTATCCGCCGTTGGTGTCGAACAGACTTGCTGCATGTTAAAGAGTGGTTTAAAGCGACCATCGCGGTAGACCCGATTTCAACTGATTACTTCATTAATCAGGCAATACAAACGTACATCGTCCAGTCCACGGACATATGGCGCTGTATACAACGTGAATTAACCTTCACACCCACCGGTCAATTTCTGATGTGGCATGTTGACTATGGACTGTGGAAAATGATTGCATCAGGAGTTGACTATTATGTCGAGTAGTTCGTATTTCCTTATTCCCGACTATCAGGATATTTGCGGCCCGCTGTCTGAGTTCGATCCTCATGCGGTATTGCGGGAAATCAACGATGACCTGAACGGGGTTATCAACAAAGCCTTTGCGTTTGTTGAAACCGGCTCGATTGGCGAAGACCTGCCGTTTATGTTACCGAACACGTTCCAGTACATCGCGACCGAGTTATCAACACGGGGCATTGTGCTGGAAGGTAATCAGACCCTGGTGTACGGCGCGGCGATTCAGGACGTTGGTAAAGCGTTTATGACCGCAGTGTCCACCTCACCACACTGGTTTACCCGTTACGGCAAATTCGTGGGTGCCCGTTACAGCCTCAACCGTCCAGGTGGTGTCGAGTTCCTGTTGGACTATGCGCAGGTGAAGTTCCCGCAGTTTGAATCTGCCGAAGCGTACAACACCATGTCCCCGAAACTGCTGACGGTAATTGAAATGCTGATAGGGTCACTGGGAGGCCGCCTATGATTGTCTACTACGACGCTACGGAGCGCGTAGACGATTACGGCAAAGCCAAGTTCTACGAGATAGTTCGCGAATACATCGCGGAAATCTTTGAGCGAAGTGGTCTGGAGATAGTCGGTGGCGATCAGGCAATCATCGACATCTACCAGAAGTTTTCCTACGCGTTCGTTATCGGCACGTTGACCGGAAACCCGCTGCTGTTTGAAGATAACTTCTTTGAAGAGCTGGCTGATCCTGTCGGTGACTGGAAAGGTGTGGAAGATCGTTCAGGCGAACTCTTACTGTCGTTAGGGTTCAGCATGGAAGACATTAAAGGCCCTCTGGTACAGCAGGACGCGGAAGCGACCATGGTGTGGGAAGAGTCGGTGGTGCCTAATACATACGGTAACCCAATGCAGCAACTTAACGCCAGACGGGCGGCGTTAGAGCTGTTCAATCAATCGGTAGCAAGCCAGTCTGGGTTGGCGGGCTTAATACCTCAGTTGTATCCGGGGCGTTACCTGAACCATTACGGTGACGATTTCAAAGGGTTAGTGGTGGTGTGCGAACATGAAGGTCTACTTTGAGCTGAAAGACATCTGTGACGTCGACGGTATACTCGGGCGGGTAAACATCGATTCAGCGTATTACGATCCTAAACGGACACCACACATGTGTTATCTGTTTGTGGCGGAGTATGCGAAAGAGGCGTTAGAACAGATTGCGAAACACGGGTTAGGCGTCGGGTTCGTTACCTTTAGTCCGCCGAACCAATACCAAATCCTCGCCAGAATGAAAAATCTCTGGCCGGAAGAAGACATCCTCAATCTGCGAATCAGCTTCGATACGATTCGTCTGGATGAAGAGGTACGCTTCTTCGAGTTACAGCAAATCGTGCAAGCAGTGAGCATCCGCACCGGACTGAATCGTCTGGAGGTGGCTGAGCGTACCAAAGTATCACTCTTTATGAATGAGATTGGTAACGCACTGATTTGCTTGGAGTGCTAAGGAGCACAGATGATTTATAACGTGTTGTCCGTCCAGACCTGGGGAGTTAACCTGGGTGTGGTTGGCCACCTTACCGACGGGGATGTGTTTCTGGAAGCGGTGGAGAAGACCATCGCGAAGTTTCCAAAGATGCGTATCGACCTGCCGGTAGGGGAGCTGGAAAGCGATGTGATGTATACCGCGTTGCGCACGGCGGCCATGGCGTATCTCCATGACCATCAAACTGCGCTGCCACGCGTTCAGTTAAGTCGTCTGAAAGCGTTCCTCGACTCATTAAGCGATGAGTACCGTCGCTGGAAGTTCGATGCGGGTATGGGATGTGCCGTTAACGATGCAATCATGGAGGAGATGTCTCCGTTAATTGAATTGCATCGTTCTGTGAGTAGTGACAATTTCAGTGTGGCGAACACGATTCTGGAATACTCGGTGGAAGCCGTTTCGCAGTTCTTTGCAAAGCAGCTAGTCGAGGAGTTCAGTCACGTCGTGGAGATGTATCGTCTCATGCACAAAGGTAAGATTGAACGCCTGGTGCTCACGCTCGATTTTCCGCGGTGTCAGTATAACATCATGGATATGAGACTGCACATTCACGTAGCGGAGGAGTAATGTACGACATTAAGCAGTTAGAGGCTGGGTCGGTAGTCAACATCACGTATGACACGCCGATTAAAATGGCTGAACAACGTGTAGTGGTTCTGGGTACCTGTGGCTACGAAATGGCCAAACAGATCGAGGACGTTAACGCCACACAAAAGAACATCTACTCCAGCCTGGTCGGTCAGCCGGATGACAATACAGCGAAATACCTGTATCTGATGTTCAAAGGCAGCAATGGTAAGATTCGTGTGGCAGCAGACGCGTGGATTCGTGAAGTCAGTATTATCAAGAATCTGCAAGTGCGCTTCCTGGTCACGGTGGATAACCGTGATGAGATTGACGAAATCACCAAAGCGTTAGCGATTCGTGGGCTCAATAACGTGAGCTTTGAAATCGTTGACAATACGGCCGGTTAAGAATACCCCGCTTCGGCGGGGCTTCTTTTTTTTTTATTTTTCACGTCAGCCAATAGTCTTATAGCAGAGAACCCAACGCCACAGGAGTACAGCGTGGAATATAATGAACCATTCCGTTTGCCCGTTGATGACTACACGCGAGAGATCGATGTCATCGAAGGCTACATGGAGCAAATGACGCTGTACATCTGGCACCAGACAGATCACAAGTACAGCAAAGAGTTCATCCGTAAGCAGATTGATGAGATGTTTGCGGAAGGTGGCGAACTGGCTCATAACTTCCCATCGTGCAAGATGTGGGTACGTAACCAAACCACCGGCGATCGTGAAGAGAAGCACACGACCATCGATAAGCTATTCCGGACAGTGATTGACAAGCAGATTATCTCGGCTCCATCACTGACCTTCTATTTACCGGAGCACGTTAAGCGCTCGAAACTTTCCGAATTCACCGCAGAGAACGTGCGTAAGCGTGCGGTGGTGAAGAACGAAATGTACGAAGCAGCAGCGGCCGGTAACGAAGTGCTGAAGATTAACAAGAAGAACGAACAGAACGCCGTGAAGACCCTGAACAACGGGATGTCCGGTGCGTTCTCGTCACCGTACACGGTTATCTTCAACCAGTCATCGCACTCGGTGCTGACGTCAACCTGCCGTACCGCAACCTCGTTCGGTAACGCCGGTAACGAACGTCTGTTGGGGGGCAACCGCCACTACGACACACCGTCGCGCGTCATTGACCACTTCCTGAGTATCGGTACCCTGACCGACTTCCATGCCTTTAAAGAGTGCCTGGAGAAATATAACCTGCACATGCCAACCGTTGATGAAACGATGGACGTTATCACCTATTCTTCAGACCTGTACTGGCGCAGTGCCGAAGGTCTGGCGCGGGTACGTCACTTCGTTGAGCGTGTCTCGGATATGGAACGTGCGGCCTTCGTCTACATGGGTGACTTCTATCATCTGGCGAAGTTCAACGACGAGTTCATGCGTGGCTTTGTTACCGCATTGATTTCGAAACAAATGGTGGATGACTGCACGAACTGGTCAGACGACGACTGGAAAGCCGCAGAGAAAACCATTGACGGCGACATGAAAATCATCATCGGACAGTTCCGTACGGATATCGTACCGCTGGGCAAATCCTTTGGTGACGTGAAGAAGAAAGATAAGGAAACGGAGAAAGCCTTACCGTGGTCCGAACAGGGTGCTTACAAAGAGCTGATTCGCTCTGCGGTCTTCCTGCAACGTACCCTCGGTGAGTACGCCTGCCTTATCAAGAATATCCTGACCACCAAGAACCTGCCAATTAACATTGCCAGGATGCCGGATGTGATTCGTCGTGTGGGCGTGGTATCTGATACCGACTCCACGATGATGACCGCGCAGTGGTGGGCACAGTGGTATTGTGGCCAGCATTATGGTGAGACCGCAACCCGTGTATCGGATGCAATGATTTATATTGCCACCCAGCATCTGCGTCACCTGATGGCCAGCATGTCTGCCAACATTGGGGTAGCGAAAGAGCGTATCTTCCTGTACGCCATGAAGAACGAGTATAAGTTTGACTCGTTTGCGCTGACCACTAAAGCCAAGCACTACTTCTCCATTATTACCGGACAGGAAGGCCAGCTGAAAAAAGACCCTGAGCTGGAAGTAAAAGGCGTGTCCTTGCGTACGTCGAACATTCCGCCGATCATCATGAAGGAGTTCAAGAAAACCATTCGTCAGCTGTGTATCACTGTGGCGAAAGGTGAACGTATTGAAATCGTTCCGTTGATGGAAAAGGTGGCCTCCATTGAGCATAGCGTTGTGGAATCACTGCGTAGCGGCAATGCGGGTTATCTGAAAACCACCAACATCAAATCACGCGACGCGTACCAGGGTGATGAGAAGAGCTATCACTACCACCGCATGTACAACACCATCTTTGGGCCGAAATATGGCTACATTGGGGAACCGCCTTACGACGCGGTAAAACTGCCGGTGAACCTGGAAACCAAAACGGCCTTGAAGGAATGGATTGAGTCTATCGAAGACCCGATCATTCGTAACGGGGCACAAGCCTGGTTTGAAGAAACGAAAGGTCGTACTTACAGCACCCTGATTCTGCCAGAGCACCTGGTTGAGAACCACGGGATTCCCCCTGAACTGATTGCGGCTGCCAACGTACGTAAGACTGCCTTTGCGACAGTTGAACCGTACTACCACATCCTGGAATGCTTAGGCGTCTTCATGATTGATAAGACCCGTACCCGTCTGCTGTCAGACTACTACGGTGAGTCGCTTGAAGCCCTGCAAGAGCTGCCGGATCTGAAAGCCGTGCGTTACGTACCGAAAGCTGAACGTGATGCTGAGGACGAAGAAGAGGATGAGGATGGAGAAGAAGCAGAAGAGTGATCAGCCGGTGCTTCAGCTTGCTGTTCGCGATGAAGAAATATTCTGGGGGCGAAAAATCCCCCAGGCATTCTGGGACGAGTGGCTGAAGTGCTTTCAAACGGACGCTCCAGCCGATCCCAGTTTACACGAACAGTTAACGGTACTTCGCGAGCAAGCGCTGTATCTACCGAAAGCGCAGCAGACTGAACTGTCCCTCGTTATTCGGGAAGCAGTCGGGAAATGGTCACAGGAGAAGCTCATTGGCCTCAAAAGCGGAACCTGAACGTCTGTTGGGTATTCGGACACCGAAGAGCGCCATGTGGGCGCTCATGCCCAAGCGTGAGTTATCGGAGATTATCCGTGAGCTGCTATTGACCGATCATCAAACTGAAAGGATGATGGTTGAGCAAGGTATTCCGGTTGACGATCTGATAGCCAGCATGACCCCAGCACAATCTGCGGAGATACGTGAGGCGATTGTGAATGTAATCCGTAAGGTAGTAAAGGAGACGATTGACAATGGCCTACCGCGATCCGAAGAAAGCGACTGAGATGCAACGGGATATCTTAAACGATCTGCAAGAACGGGGTTGTACCGATATCCAATTGCACAGCTCCGGGGAAACCATCCACATGACCGCATTTGATCCGAAGAAGAAAAAGTGTGTGCAGGTGTTTGGTAAGCCGTACGTAAACGGGAACTAAAAAAGAAAAGGGAATCGCATCCCGAAGGATGCGATTATTTTCCCTATTATATGTACACTGGAAACAGTGTGCGTACGAGGGGACTATTTTCCAGAATCTGCAATCAGGTCTGCAAGGGGTAAGAACAACGTATGCCGGTAATGGTGATACACCGACTTCGGTAACTTGTTCAATACCTTGAGGTCCATGAAGCGATCCAGGTCGTACGACAGTTGTTTCTTGAATTTACTCATGACGCCCCCGTCATAGCTGAAGCAATATTGCATCCAGCTCCAGTTGACCAGATTCAAATGCCATGAACTTTGCAGCGTGCTGCCGAGGTCACGGAATAAGATGCGGTCAATTGCAGTACGGGTTTCTCCTGGGTGATTAAAGAACTGCGGTACGTGTGCCAGCACCACACCCGGAAGCGGGTTAGCGGCCAGCAATACTTTACGAATGTTTTGTGCATTCTTGATTGCGAGGTCGCGGAGTGGCGGCACCGGAACTGTCCTCACCGGTTGTTCGGGTTCCACTTCTCTTTCCGCTGCAACAGCGCGGTGGATATTGAGGAACGCGATATCCATGTACGACGGTAGCATCCTGCTGATAACGTGTCGCCAGGCATACACCGGCGTAGTAATGGGTTCTTTGTTGCGGTAGTACATCTCTGCCTTGACATACTGCCACAACAACTCAACGAGGTTAATCTCGATGATACACACCCCACGCGGCTTACCATTGCCGAGCTGCCAATTCAAATTGGTGTACTCGTGATACAAGTAGCGTGCCGGTGCGTATTCGCGGAAGGACAACTCGGGATCAATCGGTCGGGCTACGAGAGAGATAATCTCATCCTGGCCCTCGATAAATGCTCCGTTAAACACCTGGCCAAACTCCCCGACGGAAGTGAGACGCATAGCGTTTCCAATCCCCACCAAGCGACGTCGACAAGCCCACTCGATATCTTCGTAGTCGGGTTCGCCTGCGTAGCCCACCTGGGACAGAATCTGTAGGACGAGATGACCGGATGCTACACGGGTCTGTACCGAGTCGAAGTGGTTGCGAATACGTTGGTGGTTATTTTTTACAAGACTACCTAATTGTATAGCGGAAGGGTCTGCTGTATGCCCTTTGATTTCCACTTGCTTTAATTCGGCTTGACTGAACATGACGGTCTCCTGTGTTACCACATAGGAACGGTCACTTTCAAAAAAATTACAGATGTATATTATCCATGTGACAGTTCCGGCATATCTTTCTGTAGGCGTTATGTATTAGGCGACGGCTTGATTACATTCCACCATATCTCAGGTAGATATTATCGTCGTGAACTCTATACTGTAAATCACCTATCAAGGAATATAAATACCATGGTTAAAATCGTAGAAGAAAACAACAACGCACAGGCCGCTACCACTGCAACTGCTGGTGATGCCGCTCTGGGTAAAATGAAATCCACCGCTGCTGAAAAGCCAACTGACTACAGCGGCGTGTTCGACCGTGCGTTCGACTGGTCTTCTTCCAGCAGCATGGCCGGTGATTTCGTGCGTGCTCTGGATGAAGCCGCAGAAAAGAATGATAAACTTCGCCTGTTCAAATACGGCGTGGTTGAAGGCATCGCTCCGGAAATGGGTTCCGCCGCATTCGTGGCTGGCGACTATAATGGCTCCTGGCTGTACGGCCTGCTGTTCTTCGAGAAAGGTCAGTCCATGCGTTTCCAGGAACTGCCTAACCATCAGGAAACCTACTACACTCTGGTAGACCTGATTGACAAGAGCGTGCTGGCGAAAGTCGAAGCCTCTATCGGTACTGGCGAAGCTGTGCACTACATGCTGACCAACACCGTGCCGGACATCTCCGACCACCGCATGAGCGCTGAGTGGGCACAGTCCCTGATGGGCCAGATGCTGCTGGGTATCTTCGGTCGTGCTCCAGGCTGGCTGGGCGGTATGGTGCTGAGCAAAGCTGACCGCTTCCAGATCAACGTGGCGACTCCGGATTCCGGTATTGCGATGGATGACAACGGTCACCCGAGCCGTGCAGACTTTGCGCTGTATGTTGAGCACACTCCGTCTAACCAGAACCAGGACGAGCCAACTCTGCTGGACTCTTCTGCCGCTACCGAATTCCCACCGGTACGTGCAGCGGGTTACGTCAACCTGCGCTTCACTGGTCTGAAAGCACCGGGCCCGAACGGCGTGCAGGATCTGAAACAGCTGCAAGGTGAAGTCGTTGTCTCCCTCATCGACTCCCAGGCTCGTGGTTCCCGTGCACCGTACGAACGTCAGATTGTTACCCTGGCGGGCTTTGCGGATATGGCACAGAACGGTGGCTGGCGTGACCAGTTCATCAATACGCTGAACACCACTGATCGTAAGTTCTCTGCTCTGGCATCTTACCTGAGCTGGGGCAACGACGGTGTGCCGGATCTGTCCAAACTGGATAAGAACCGTGACCACATCGACCAGGCTCTGAAACTGTTCGCACCGTCTTCTGCGGCGCTGGTAGTCAACCATCGTGCTGGTAACGGCGTAGGTGGCCTGTCTAACCTGCTGTCTGAAATCGCGGTCGGCAACCTGAACAGCCTGGGTCAGCTGATGAACATCCTGGACGCGATGTTTGCGAAAGGCTCTACCGAGTCCTTCCGTAAATACTTCGCCAAGGCGCTGGGTGATGGTGTGAACCCGGTTGCTGAACTGCTGCCACGTCACGTTGTGGCTGCGGCGGTTCCGGGTATCGCAGGTATCTACTCCGGTGCCGGTTCTAAGCGTTCTGTACAAGACGGTGACCTGATTGCAGTCTGCTCCTTCCTGGGCGACAAGCAAACTGACGTCATGCGTTACGTCCACGCTCAGTCCTACCAGAACCGTGAGCTGGAGCAGAAAGCACAGCGTATCTACCTGGCCAAACTGTACTCCGGTATGTACGGCAACCGTCAGCTGCGTCTGACCGGCGAGTCCCTGGATATGGCAATCAACCCAATCCTGGCACGCTGCATCCTGGACAAGGTGCGCGAGAAGGCTGGCTGGCAGATCAACGGCGTCAACGCTTACAACGAAATGGAAACTTCCCTGTTCTACAACAACGGCGGACAGTCTCTGATTCTGACTGGCAATGGCACCACTGGCGGTCTGTCCGACTTCGGTCTGGGCGTATCGCTGAGCGATTACAACCTGTAATCGTGTAATAAAGGATGGGGTGGGAGCGATAGCTCTCACCCTCCCCTCTTTTTTTGCTTGAGGTTGAAATGCAGAAAGCACCAAAGTTTTATGGTATTTCCGGGCGACTGGAAAGTCAGGACAAGTATCTCCTTGACTTGATGATTGAAGCGGACGCAAAAAGAATTAAACCGCCTACTATTATCAACGACATTGCGATAGGCGGCGACCCGATCCGGGTAGCTGAGCAAATTGACCTGTTGGTGCAGAATCGTATCGTTGGTGAACAACTTAACTCGACTCCTATTTGCGACATCCTGTGCGAGAACCCGACTGCACACCGCTATAATCTGGGCAAGGTCTGTCCGTGTTGTGGCTTTCGTGTAACGGAAAACCGGATTGAGTCTGATGTATGGTTGCGTGCACCTGACGAGATTGGGCATTTTATTAACCCACGTTTCTGGGCAATGTTCAATGCGTTCTTCAACACCAAGAAGATTCGCAAGTTTGACCGCAACAAAGTAGGCGTAGGCAACGGTTCGGATTTAATGATGTGGTTCCTCGACCCGTATTACCGGAGCGAAGAGCCGGACTCGAAGCGTGCACAAGTGGTGAAGCGGATTATGGAAGAGCATGGCGTCCGCCGTGGTATCCATTATTTCGTTGACCACCATAAGCAGATCTTTGAGATCCTGACCAAGCCAGACTCCTGGCGGGAAATCTATCCGCCGCAACGTAACAACTCCACGGCAAGCGAAGTGCTGCGCATGCAATGGAAAGAATTGTTCGACACCCAGGCCGGGGCAATGTTCCCGAAACACCTGCCAATCATCTCGTCCAAGTTGATTGTGTCAGAAGAGGGACGTCGGGGGATCATGATTGACCCGGTGTATACCTCTGCCATTGATGCGGTGAAGAACGTAGCACAACTGTACACCCGTAAGCGAGCAGTCGATACACGGTTCATGATTAGCCGTGCGTTGAAAGCTAACCGACAACTGGCGTACTTCTATATCGACTTCCGTCGTGAGAACTTAGAGCAGAAACCGGGCGGCTATCGTGCCAAGGTCAGCTCCACTCACGTTTGTAACTCTGGCCGTGCAACCATATCGCCGATTGCCTCTCCGCATGACGCCTGGAAGCTGAAAGCGCCCTGGCGCTGGGCTGTGGGATTACTCTCCGTCGATATCGAAAGCAAGCTGATGGACCGTGGGTTTACCTCACGCCAATGTGAACGTATTGTGGCTAAGGCCGCGATGCAATACGATCCGCTGGTCGATGAAATCTTCAAAGAGCTTATCAAGGAATCTCCGGGTGGTTTGGGGATACTGGTGTTACCACTTCGTAACCCGACTCTGGTACAGCTGTCTATCCAGGCACTGTGGATTGATGAAATCATCACCGATGTAAACCAATGTTCGATTCGTATTTCGGACCGGGTTATCAAGATGGCGAACGCCGACTTCGATGGCGACCAGCTCATGGTCTACCGCCCAACCGACCAACGCGAAATCGATCTGGCGATGGCATACCGCCCAGACAACGGCTTCATGTCCTCTACCAATGTGAACGAGGTAGAACGCGGCATGATTTTACACAGCGAACTAATCAGTATGCAGAACCGTTTCCTTATCGAAACAGATGAGGATGACGAAATCGGTGTGGCTCTCGAAGACCTTTAACGTAGGAGGAAAGTATGGGAATGTGGAATAACCTGACCACGGCATTCACGAAACAGGAAGCAGGTGGTGGGGCGTTCGACTTTTTCCAGCAATCGTTCGATATCAAACGAGTGGCCCCAGATATGCTAGACCGTGTTATGGAACATAAACGGGAACTGATGTCCCTGGATATGTTCCGTAAGACCAGTGCAGCGGCACGTAAGCTGCAACATACGGACGGCACAGAAGTGATTCGTCAGTTAACGGAGATTGGTGAATTCCAACACGCGAACTCAATCCTTCAACCGTTCCTGGTCGCAATGCCGGAGTACCGTAAGCTGTATAACGAGAATCTGGCCACTGGGTACGAGACAGGCTTCTCTCAGACCGATGTGTTCCGTGGGAATGCGTACATGCATACCGACGACAACTATCGTGAGATGACGTCTGACTTCTCAACCGAGTACGATGAAGATAAGATTTGGCACTGGGTGTCCAATGAAGATCGTCAACATCGACTCACCACCATCGAGCGTGTAGACCTGGCTATTAACCGCGTACGCATGCGTGACTTCGACTGGGAAGACGGTGACCCGTGTTCCGAGTTAAACGCATCGTGCTAATGTAAGAAAGGGAGAGGGGCGTAAGGCACCCCTCTCTTTTTTTCTCGTTATCGTCCCGGCAAATTCTATGTCGTGGTTCTATCAGGAGAGCAACATGGTCATTGCAGTCGGGACGGTATCGACCCGGGGGTGGGCTAAAACCACCAAGGAAAAAATTACGGAATTGATGAATCATTATACGGAGGCTGGTTATTCACAGTCGGTGATTTATCGAGACAACATCAAATCGTATTCTTGGTCGTGTGCGCAGTATGCACAGCAACCGGAACTGTTAGTGCAGCAGGTGGAAGCGGATTTGAGACGGCTGTACGGGAATGTGTTCCCGGAAGGTGCCGAGGCGGATGTGAACTACGAGTTCATTAACGACAACAAAATCAAATACCGCGTCATCATTAGCTTGCGTGTAATGGTTGATGGAGAATGGTTTGATGTTACCAAAGCATTAGAAGTTGACGCCAGTGGGGGCATTTAATGGCTGAAGAACAAAAAATGGAAAACGCTGAAATGTATCAGCGCGATCTGATGGAACCGCAGCATGTGTATGCACTTGACCGTGCACTGGTTGCGGAACAAGATATTCGTGAGAACCTCGATCCGTACGCACGTTTCCAGGAGTCCACGTTCCGTCGTCAGGGTCTGCCGATTTTGAGCGGGCTGATTGACGATACGTTTGATCAGAACAGCTGGACGAGTTTTGTCGGTTCACCGTTTGTACCGGTGCAGATTGTGTCTGACGATCTGACAAAAGTGCTGTTTACCATTCCGGCCCTGAATTATACCGGACAGACGCTGATGCATGTTGAAGGCCAACCTTCGCTGACCGATGAGTCGATGGAGATTGAACGTTATGCCCAGCTGATGCCGACTGCCGGTGAAAAGGCCAAGCATGATCTGATTGTGAACACGCTGGATGGAATCGATAAGGTCGCTTACGAAACCAACCGTCGCCGCGCATTCAATGTCATCAAACTGCTGAACTGGATCTACGAGCGCTATGGCCTGAAAGGGCGTATCGCGTTCCCGCAAGGGATGGAAGATCTGCTCGGCAGTCCAACGGCCACAGTTGCCCCGACTCCCGTTCAAGTACAACAGGCCACGGCCGCAGCGGAGATGGGTGATGGCGGAATCGACGATTACGAAGACCTTTAACCGGTCAGAGGTCGCACGGCACATCGAGAAGATTTACCACATTCCCGCGAAGCCTCTCGATGTGCGTCGCATTCTGGTGATGTCCGATATTCACCTTCTACACCGACGGGTGCCGACCTGGCACATCATCGAAGTGTTGAAGGAGAAAATCATTTCGGGCGGTGAAACACTAGATGCAATTTATATAGCGGGGGACTTATTCGATGACTCCCGTTATCTCCGTCAAGACGAGTCACAGGAGGCCGTTGGCTTCCTGACTTGGTTACTCGAATGGTGTCGTACCACCAAGACTGCGCTACGCATTATCGAAGGAACGCCGTCCCATGACCACGGCCAGAGTAAAGTTGTCGAAGCCCTGAACATTACGGTTGGGGTTGACTGCTTATATCTGGCAGGGATTGGGGTGTTCTACGATGAAGCTATTCAAGCTACCGTCGGGTGGGTACAGGATGAGTACAAGGATCGTGTTGCGGCGAACACCGAAGCAGAGATGGCCGAACTGATGGCCACTCGTGGGTTGGAGAAAGTTGATTTCTTCTTCATGCACGGCTGTTTCAAATTCCAGGTGCCGATTGAATCGCCACACTGGTTTGATGAAGACTTTTGGATTTCACGCTGTCGCCTCGGTATTTATATCGGCCATGACCACCGTGAGAAAGTCTTTAGCCTCATCCGCGTTATGGGAAGCGTGGATAGATTGGCACACGGAGAGAATGAAGACAAGGGCATGACGCTCGTCGACTTCACACCAACCGTGGCGAGGAACTACTTCCTCGTTAACCAAGCTGCGTGCCCAATGCGTGCAGTGGAAGCAAGCGAAGACTACACCGCACAACTGGCGGCGTGTCTGGATGCCTTAGCCTATATTGACGCCCACCCGTCGCGTGCCATCGGCCGCTTTAAGGTGGAATATCATAACGGCTCTCCGATTGCTGACCACGTTAGCAAATGGAAACGTGAATACGGATTCCACATCGAGGGAAAACGTGTTAACACGAAAGACGAGGAACAACGACTCGTCGCAGTGTTCTCTACCGAAGCTGTGGTAGATGAAAGGATAACGCCCGAAAACGTCGAGCGTATCTTGTTAGAAGGAATGAATGGGATGAAGTACGATCCCGCCATTGTTTCCGATATCGTTAGGAGTATCCAATGAGCCCCATTAGCGTTGACCGCAAATTTGGGGGGTATCCGATATCAATCGCCGGGTCACTGGCGATGGAAGGTTTATTGCACACCGGCGAATTTGCCGACCGTGATGGCGAGATTGCCATTAACGAGTATCAGGCTTTGTTCCTGAATTTACGTACGCTTTTCCGTAATGCATTTTACGCATTCGAAGAAAACCGAGAACGGCTCACGCCAGACGTATTGAAGACTTGCATCGAAGAAGATATAGAAAATATATTTGCCACCGCGCGTGCGGTGGCCCCTTCGATGGTATGTGTCTTTTACCTCTGTGAGTACAAAAAGGTGAACCGCGAGTTCCCGAAAGGTGCCTTCCGAAATGCGAACACCCCGAACCAGGTCTTCTATAATTCCCTGGAACAGGACGTGTACAAAATGTTCTTACTGGAGCAGCCGCGTCGCGATGACTTCCAGGTATTTGATGTCTACCCCGATGGTGACAAGAACACCCTGTTATTAACCCATTACCCGTGTGACCTGCTGGCCGTGAAGAAATTCCCGCGACTGGCGCTGTTGGAGTCCCATACCGGTGAGGTGAAAACCCAGCTGCAATGGAACACCAAGATGTACAACAAACCGGAACGTATCCCGTTCAACAAAGGCTTCTTAACGCTCTTTGGTGATAACGTGATGTTCCACCCGCAAGACCGTAAGATACGCACGGTGGTATTGAAAGTGGCTGAGAAATACAGCTGGAATGCCAGTACCACCATGGACCGTATCAACAACTGTTTGCGCCTGGCGAACGAACCCCACGTCATTGCCTACCTGCGTGAATTGAACAACTAATTTTTTACATCACCGGGGTATCATGTGTAGATACCCCTTAACTAAGATCAAAGGATTTCCCAATGGGCATGATTAATACTGAACTCTTTAATAACAAGTGGTGCTTCCCGCAAACGGAACCCGACAACCAGGGAAAGACCCGCAAAATTGGTATCGAACCTAACTTCTTCAAAGATAGCCAGGATTGCGAAGGTTTGAAGTTCAGCTATTCTTTCGCCAAAGGCGAAGGTCTGTATTACAACGCCAACCCAGAAATCTGCCAGGCGTTCCTGGATGCGCTGCGTGACGTGTTGCGTAAGTCAGAAAAAGACGTTATCAGTTTCAGTAACACTTCGGGCAACCGTGGCCAGGTTACCCTGTCTGTTGGTCGTGGCGATGACCTGGTACCGTTTGTGGCGATTTCCGGTGAAATCAACGGCCAGCGTCGTAACAAGAAGTTCTACTTCCCGGTGCCGAAGAACTACATCATCACCCGTAACGGTGCACCGCTGTCCGATCTGGAATCCGCAGAACGTATGGCTCGCGTGTTTACCGAACGTTTTCACAAGTTCCAGGAATGGCTGGATGCATCCTATAAAGCGAAAGTGTGGAACCCAACGGGTGGCGGTAATCCAGGTCGTGGTGGCTACAATAACGGTGGCGGTCAAGGCGGCGGTTATCAGAACCAGGGTGGTGGCCAGCAGTCTGCACCACCATCTGACGCCAATTTCGACGAATACCTTTAAGTAATAAAACTACCCACTGGCGAGGCCAGTGGGTATAACGCTTGTTGATCCCAGGCGCATCGTACGAATTTTGAGATAGATGTTATCTCCGTGAATATAACTCTGTCGGAGCACTGACGATAATGAAAATAGACAAAGTAAAAGACAACGTCACCATCATGCATAAAGGCGAGACTATCGCTTTCATGAACGTGCCGAGCATCCGTAAGTCACCGGGGCCGGATTTACGTGATCATGCTGGAAAAGTTGTCACTCGCGACGAACTCTTGTTTAGTGAACTGAATCGATACTGGGCGACGTTGAAAGCGGCCGACCAGGATGAACTCTTCGAAGCCTATTCGCTGCTGGATGAAATTGCCAGCGAGTCGATGGAAGTCATGCGTGAGCATGTGCCAAAGGTGGTGGCGGTGATTGCCAAGCATCACCCGGAAGAAGTGTATAAAAAGCTGTACCCGATTAACAACGTATTCATTCCCGAGAAGCTGCACTACTCGTTCAATGACATGTCGCCGAACTATACGCAGTCGATGACGTATATCGTGCCGGACTATTATCAGCTACTGATCTTGACCTTGCAGGTGAAACCGTTCATTCCGGTGTTTGCGGTACTGGGTGCGTATACTGCCGGTAAAGGGCTATCGCAGGAAACCAAACGTCAGGTGGTGTACAACATTAACCTGGCCTTTGAGATGATTTGCGAAACCCCGTTGGTCAACTCTCCCGCCATTACCAAACTGAGCAGCTTCTTAGCCAGTCTGGTGGAGAAGTTCCAGAAAGAGCTGAGCAACCGCAGCAACGGAACTAGCCTTAACGTGCTGGCCTCGGTATGTGGCTACGGTTCGGACATGATGGACGAATACCTGCTGGCCTTAACGGTAGTGCGTTTACTGGCGATACGTCCGGGCTACGCCGATTATCCTGATGGGCGGATGGAAGACAACTCGATTGTCTCCAGCATCTATTTCGGTATCCGTACCGAAGTGGAGAACGGGTTTGCGAACCGTATCTCGGGTCAGAGCGTCATCATGAAGCAGCACCCAACCGCGGTGGTGTTCAATGGGGAAAAGGGCAAGGTCAGTGCTATAGACCTGGTCTCGGCGCGTAGCGTTGCGCCAATGAAGGAACCGATTCGTGCCGGGGTGATGTTCGTGGATTATCGCCGCTACATCAAATCGACCGATCTGGATATCCCGCCTGCCCTGGTGAAAACCCTGATTGACTCGATGCAGGCGCACCATACCGGTGTCACCTACGAGTTGCATGAATGGTTAGTGGCGGCAGTGTGTCATCGTCGTACCGATCACCGTTCGTACAAAGATATCGACCCGGACAAGTTCATCTATGCGATGGCGATTGCCCAGGCGGTGTATTTGAACTACGGCATGTTCGAACTGGCGCAGCTGTTGAGCTGTGAGATGTTACCGGGTAACGTCAGCGGGTATCCGTTTGACCCGGTGGACAGTGAACTGAAAATATCTGTAGATAGATATTATCCTCAGGCATACCGTCCACAACGTAATCAAGAACAACAGTCCGTTGTGCGTACGTCGCTGGACATTCTGGTGCGTAATCACATCAGTCCGTTCAACTTCCATCTGAAGTGTTCAGATGAAGCAGCTGCGTTGCTGCACTGTAAGACCGATGTCCCGCATCACCGTCCGGGTAGCAATATCCTGACACAAATCACTGAGATCCTCGGAATTCAGGCCCGTGGCAAACTCAAAGAAGTATCATGGTTTAACCAATAAGGAGTATCAAGAATGAATGGCATGCTTTTAAAGTCACTGCAAATCTATCCAGTTTACGAAGTACCTGAGCAGGTGCGTCGTCGTATTGCTATCTCCGGCACCACGGGAGCACTGGATAGCTTGAGCGATATCGTGGCCCAGAATGGTCACGCCGCTTCAGGCACCACCCAGTATCAGAACGCCTTAGCCGACATCGTCGGCTTTGATGCAACCCCACAAGGGTTCGAGCGTCCTATCGTTAACATCTCTGGTGATGACACCAGTGTAACCCAGTTCGCGTACGAAGCACGCGACACCGGCATCTATAACTTCGTGATGGTGCTGGTAGCGAACCCGATCAATGAATCCCGTTCGCAGGAAGTGCAGTACGTGGTCACGGGCTACACCTCCCAGGGTGAGCAATCGTTAATCAGTGGCTTGCTGCCAGATGACCTGGTGTTGTACATCAACGACATCTTCGGCATGCAGACCACTTATCGCCGCAATGCGTTCGGTGAGCGTGTGCTGGATGAGAACAGCTTCCGCATGATTGACAACTACGTGTTGTCGCGCTCACTGGCCTTCAACGATTATCATGAAGCCAGCATTAACGCCATCAACATTACCAAGTCAGCAGACATGGTGAAGAAGATGAACCTCGGTAAAGGTGAGAAAATCATCCCAACCGACAACACCCTGTTCGCCCCGGTTGCGTCCACGGCCCCGACCTTACTGGCGGGTAACCTGACACAGCCAACGAACTTCGTGACGGCTATCTCTAACTCGTATCTGCGCACTATGGGGCGTGATAACGAACTGAGCATGGTGGACAGCTTCTTCGAAGGTACAGGCGGCACCGCCGTTGAGCAGGAATTGCAGAGTCTCGGTGTGGTGCGTACGTTCACGAACTACGAGCTGGTGAAAGCCTTCCGTAGTGCGCTGAGCACCAATACCGGCAACGCGAAAGAAGGTTGGAGCATTTCGCAGCGTGCGAACTTCCGTCTACGTGATCTGAAAGTGGCGCTGGTGAACCCGCAAATGGTGGACCAGCAAATCACTGATTCCCTGTTCTTGGCCGCCCGCCGCGGCATGGGTCAGATTGACAGCACCGACTCCTGGATTGGGCGTAATGGTTATTCCTCCATGGGCAACCTGGTGAGTTATGATCTGTCCATGCAGCTGGGTGCGATCCTGTCACGTAACCTGGTTGGTCGTGTGAGCTTTATGTTTGACAACCGTCAGGCGGACTTTACCAACATGCCGGTATTGAACGTGTATGAAGACTCCGTCGAGGCGATTGCCAATGCGCAGCTGCCACGTCTGTTGGGTCAGCGTCTGCTGTCCGATCTTCATGCCATGTTCGTGAAGGTGACCAAGCACAACCATATTCGTTGTGCGGTGCAGGTTATTGCCCTGCTGGGTACGGTAACCCGCGTGGAAATCCTGATGGACGGCGAGAACCAGGCGGAGCGCTACACCTACGCCAGCTTCATGTCAGCACGTCTGCATAACGGCAACACCACCAGTCTTGAGTACGCTGGTCGTCTGGCGGAAAGTACCTGTGACTTAATGAACGCCATTGAAGACGGTTTCGGTACCCACGAGCGGGGTATCGGTAAAGATAACCTCTTCTCCAATATCCCATCCGCGCCGAATCAGAGTGGTAACTCGATTCTGGATAGCGGCTCGTCGAACACTATTCTGGGTAGCAACAGCCTCAAGCGCAATAGCCTCCTGGATTAAGGATAAACAATGCACATCATTAGCTTCTATCAGTCCGCGTTGGAGTCACTGGGCTTCAACCGTGACGGTGACCTGCTCGTTCATGCGGACGATGCTACCCCTGCGTACTTTACGTACAACAAAGAGAAGCGCCGTTTGGCGCTTCCTACCAATGCCATGATTAAGAACGGCATGGAAGATCCGAACGGGCGTGAGTGTCATGCCTTCCACCCACTGTGCGAATCGGTACTGGCTGGGGAGTCGGGTACCATCCGCTTCATGAAGAAAGCGATCCGTAATGCGGTATGGATGCGCACCATGGATCTGATTGACGTCATCATGGACATCAACGCCACCAATAAATCGGTACGTGCGGCACCGTACAAGAAGTTCATGACGGACATCATCTGCGAAGGCATTAAAGAGCCAAAGCTCGATGAGAAGCTGAAGGCCAGCTGGGTCGCTTTAAGTAACCACCTGATTGAGACGGTGGAACCAAAGAAGCAAACCCATCTGTTTATCGCCCCGGACATGACCATTGACGGTATCAAGTTTGTGCGGGTGGCCAACTTCAAGCACCTCTTCGAAGAAGAGAGCCTGGACGATACCGCCACGTACTTCGGCATCAAGATGCATCGTAAGCAGGATAAAGTGATTATCCACCGCCTGCTGATGACCATCCTGGGCTGGTACCCGGACGTATGTGGTTCCAATGACAACCGTCCGTACTTCGGTTGCCTGGCGCGTGGTTGGGCGCAGTATGTCGTGAACTATAACCAGATCGTAAAAGGTCTGCGGGATCACAGCGCACTGCGTCCGCTGAGTGATGAATGGATTGGTCAACTGGATTCGATGTCGCAGTACGACAATGTGATTCAGACCCTGCCGTTCAACACCGGCTCCAGCTCCCCTAACCCGGAGAAGGATACCACGCAGCAGCAGTACCGTGTCACCAGTCAGCAACCGAGCCTGCAAACTGAGCGCACCCGTGCTTCTCAGCTTCAGCAGGAACCGGAACCAGAAGCGGGTTCACTGGAAGGCTTCTTCAAGAAGAATCTGGGGAACACCGATCGCTCTGGCAAGCTGAACATCGATGCCCTACCATTGGTGCAACAGCGTGCACTGCGTGAAACCGGTCAGCTGATTGCCCGTAACGAAGGCCCGAGCGTCACCGAGATTTCTCTGGTGAGCGTACACGGCGGCCGTAAGGCAGCTGCAACCCTGGGTACCTTGTCCAACAATAACAACTCCGGCAACTCGATTCTGGGTGGCGGGAGCGGACAACGCCTCGGCGGTTTAGGTGGCCTGGGTGGTAGTTCATTACTGGACAATGGCCCTTCTCTCGGCCCGTTGAATAACAACGGTGCCCGTGGGAACGGTGATTCGTTCAAGTGGTAAAAAAATAAAGAAGAAGAAGGGACCGAAGTCCCTTCTTTTTTTAACTGACAATGGTATCCAGCACTTCGGACACCGCTGCCGAGGTTGGCACTACCAGCGTCTGGAAGTCTTCGGTGTTGAATTGCATAGGCTCATCGATCCCGTTCAGTAGCATGATCGGATAGATCTGATTATCCTGCCACCCGACTAATTTACAGTAGGCATAAAAGTTATGTATTTCTGGCCAGGCATAACGCGGTTCAACAGCGACTGTCCTGGTATCCTTGTGATTACGCAGATACTCTGTGTGATCTCGTAATACGCGTCGTTTTGCACTGTCGAGCGAGGGTACTACTTCATTCAAGGTAATAAACTTTTCGAGCATGGGGTCTCCTTGAAAAGATTAACGCATATATATTATCTTGGTGGAGTAACCAAGAAGGAGTATTTAATAAATGAGCACACCGGTACAACTTGTCGGCTCACACGCAGACCGGGAAACTACATCACCTGAACAATCGGGTGCACGCGCCTCCATGGTGGGTGGACATATGAAATCGGCAGCGCCGATTGACCATCCAGAACATACGCTGCACTTTACAGGGGCCGATGTAAATTACCATGATATCGTGTTTAACGACATCGTCGAAGATTCAGGTACGGTCTGTGTCTATAACGATAATGGCGCACATAAGCGCGCCGTCTTTACGCGCCACTCTCGGGTCGGGCATCCGGCTCCATTAGAACATGCAATCTTTTTCCGCCGTAGCGAGTCCAGTGCGGCAATGCACCACAAACCTGTGATCGATGTGATTGAGATTAATCATTACACCCATCACGACAACGTCTTCACGTCAGAGAAACGTACCACTGACAAACTGCGTGCGGTATTGCGCGGTGAAACGTTGATGCTTGACAAAGATGAAATGCTGACCACCATGAACTGCCAGAAAGACGGCGAGTTTGTGGACGGGGTTAACCTCCCGACGGTTACTATTTCACACCCGGACATCATTGAGGATTCCTACACTATCTCCGAATATGCAGCTGAACGAATGCACGCTTTTGGGATAAAGGAAATCGAGCTGGTGCTCCGGGAAGACGAATACCTGTTGGATACCTACGGCAAGGACACCCCAGAAGGGCGTATCCCGGCCTACTTCCCCGATGTGGGGGAAGCGGTACGTGCCGATGGCTTGGTGATTGCTGCACGACAGTTTGATCCGCTGTATGCCGCTATCAATGCCAGTGCGGGTGAATGTCAACACGCTTCACCGTGGTACGACCATTGTGAATACGTGGATGCCGATCCCGAGCATTACAATAATCCGCTGCCGACCAACGGTTCCCGGGTAATTGATGTTCAGGTGTGGCGTGACGAAACCGGTATCCATAACGGGGTCAACAACATCCGTGCAACGGAAGAGAACAAGAGCGTTCTTGACCAGTACGCGTTGGGGTTGAAACAGTATTACCGTGACATCGTGCGTTTCTACTTCACCGTGAAAGATGATGTGGTCTGGTCACCGAAAGCCTGTGAGTTCCTGGAGAAAGCCTTCGCCTCCGAAACCCATGAGGTCTACAGCGAGTTTCGTCATGAGATTCGTGAAGTGGTGGAAGCTGCCGCGCGTCGTGGTGAATACAAACGTGCTGACCTGGATAGCAAGGTGCTGAATCGCCTGAGTTCTCCGGTTGAGCGTATGTTACGTGACACCATCAAAACCTACACCATTAAGATTGTGGTGCGGTATCCGATCCCAGTAACCGTCTCCTCGAAGATCACTGACCGTTCAGGTACCAAAGGGATTGTCGGTGCGGTGCTGCCGGTTGAAGAGATGCCATTGGATGAGTTTGGTCAGCGTGTCCATGTATTGCGTTCCATGAACGCCGTACCACGTCGCTCAACTTACTCTGGCCTGTTCCACATCTATTGGTCTGCCGCTTCTGAGCAATTGAAAATGCGCTTGAAGCCGATGATTGATGCTGGGGAAATTGACGAAGCCTTCAACATTCTGCTGGACTACCTCTCTCGCTATAATCCGGATTGGGCGAATGTGATCATGCAAGATCACGAAACCACGGAACGCAAGCGTGACCTCTTTAAAGAGATCTACGACTTCAGCATCCGTATCTGGATTCCGCACGAGAACCCGAAAAGCTCACTCGAGATGGCGAAAGACTTGGGTGAGTACGCGCCGAAGAAATCGAAGCTGCTGTTGACGAACTATGACGGTGAGAAGGAGTGGACGAAGAACGAGTTTTACGTGGGTTATGTGGAAACACTACGCCTCGATAAGACCGGTCGTGAGTTCTCTTCCATCTCGTCCATGTTCACCAACTACCTGGGGATGATTGATGCATCCAATCAGGGACGTGGCTCGTATCCGATTAACTACTCTGCGAAGAAGTGGGGTGGGGAATCTGAGCACCGTCTGTGTGACGGCTTTGGGCAGGGGATGTTTGACGAAGTGCATAACCGTTCGAACTCGCCAGACGTGCATCGCGTCATGGTCGAAGGGATGTACTTGTCGCCGACGCCAAGTAACCCAGGTTATCTGGTTGACCGCAATAAATATCCGCTGGGTGATTCGCAAGTCGATCGCATGATTGACAACATTCACCGTTGTGAAGGGTTCGTGTTAGTTCGTCCGCTGAGGGAGGATAATTGATGGAAGCTCGTGCAGTCCACGTACGTGATTTGCGTAATCTTAATTCAAACCAGGTGTGGAAGTTACGCGGTCGCTATGATGTAACGTTTGATGACGGTGTGGTCCAACGCATGTCGGGCCGCCACATCAAACTGAGCTGGCCGTACTGGGGGATGTCGCGCTTCTATCCGAAAGTCCCAACACCGTCCACGCTGTGTTATCGGCGTGGGGGTGAATGGTCGACGGATGATCGCCACCTGGAACTGATGTCCGAAGCTGCGGTCCTGGCGCGTAACGCCGGGATTGATTTGGCTGACACCCGTTACATCCTCAGCCAGCACGTTTACGCTGATGCGTTTAACCTGACCGTAAAGAACCTGTTGTCGTATTGCACCACTATCGATATCGATACGCTGTTGCAGATCTACGACCACCCGGAATACCAAATCATCCACGAGTGGATGAAGATGTATCCGTCGGGGTACGATGCGGAAGGGAAGGACTTCGTCAACGAAGCGTACAAGATTATCCAGAAGATTATCGAATCGACGGAGTTGTTCGGCAACCCGTTGGCCATGTCGGTATTGGATCGCACGCTGAAACTTGATCAGGTACTCCAGGCATTCGTGCGTGGGAAAACCTCTGAGATTGATTCGCGTGTGTACACCAATCAGGTGTGGGAAGGATTCTTCACCGGGCTGAACACAGTCATCAGTCGACTGAAAGAAGCCGGGGCGACGTCTCGTTCGCACCTGTACAACACCGACAAAATCGCCGAAGCAGAATACGGTTCGCGCAAGCTGCAATTAGCAGCCAACGTGCTGACCCACTTCACGCTGGACGATTGTGGTACGAACCATGCCCATAGCCATACGTTCCGTGATAACAACGAAGACCGGGCGAAGTACAAAGCCATGGTTGGGATGCGTTATCGCTTCGAAGGTGAAACCGGTGCATGGCGCGTATTCGAGAAGGATATCGGTGAGCGTGACGAGGAAGGCAATGAACTGACGCCGAAGTTTGATTCGGTCGTGGGTAAACCGTTGCGTTTCCGTACCGCGATGTGCTGCCTCCACATGCGCAAGCAAGGTGTGTGTGCAGTCTGCATGGGTGACTTGGTGTACAACCTCTCGGAGAAAACCTCTCCGGGACATTTGGCGTCCACGTCCATTTCAGAGAAAGGTACGCAGGGTATCCTGTCAACCAAGCACTTAGACTTCCTGAGACACCTGTTCAAACTGGTTATCGCAGGGCGTGTTGGTGCGTACTTTGAAGAGTACAAGAAGGGATCGGAGAAAGGGTTACAACTCAAGCAGAAGCCGGAGTTCGGAACCTGGGATGAATACGTCATGGTCGTTAACGACAAGATGCATTCTGAAATCAGTCAGGTGGCGTATTATGACAACCTGGATGATATCGACGAGACCAGCCTGCCAGATGTGCGTGACGTCACCTTTACCCGCCTGGATAAGGAAGGGGAACCGATCGGGGGTGAATCCATCGATGTCCAAATGGGCGTCTGTGGTAACTTCTCGAAACAGTTCCTGGCATTCTTCCTCAAGGTGCGGGACAAGGTGCAGTTCATCCGTAAAGGCGAGATTCGTATCCCGCTGGCCGGATGGAAAACCAAACAGCCGTTCCTGGTTTACACCAACCGTTCGGAATCCATGGCAGAGTTCGTAGCCGGTCTGGAGACCAAGCTACGTTCGATTGCGGCGGACAAGAACGAAGACCCAGTGGACTTCACCACTGATGCAACTGTGAAGATGAATAAAGACGGGCGTGTGAAAACGCTCACACTGGTGGAGATGGGTGGGTCTACCGAAGCGCAATGTACTTACGCGCTGTTCGATACCTTCCGCTACATTAAGCGTAAACTGAGCGGCATTCCGATGACGCACATTGCGATTATGTTGGCCATCTCCCGTGTTGAATCCCCAACCAACCCATTCCCGGCCGCAGGCTTCGATTCTGAAGAGGCGATTGACAGCATGGGTAAACGGTTTATGGACCACAACACGCTGATTGCGATTCGTTCCGCCGCCCCGATGTTCTTCTTCCAGGGTCAGCAGGACAATATCAACCAGCCAGGGTTCTATACCGATCGTCGTATTCCGGCGTCGTTGTATGACGGGTCCTTTAAGACACGGTTGCATTAATACAGAGGGGCATCTGCCCCTCTTTTTTTGTAGAGGGGCAACATGCACGAGATACACATCACGCATACCTCAATGGGGGTGCGAGTGGAGGTGCCAGTCCGTCAGGTCGAGATAGCGATCAAGACCTGGGCTGAGCAAAACCTCCATGCCCCTAAGATGGGGAAAGACCACGGTCGAATAACCGTGGAACAGGGTGATGGCTATTACGCGTACTTGCCTAGTACGAGATCCTTCATCTTCCACAAAACGTTTTTGGAGCAGATTCTGTCTGTTATCAAAAACACGATCGTCTCCTACCAGCTTGACGCCACGATTAAAGAACACGACGTCAGCAAAGTGCGCAAACAGCCGTACGGTTGTGCATTCCCTAACCATGGGTTCGAATTGGAAGTACACGATCCGGACTCCCGCTTCTATTACCAGAACGACGTGGTGGAAGCGGCACTTGACCCGTTATGGGCACAGGTGATATTTGCCATCCAGACAGGCCGTGGTAAGACGAAGTCTCTCCAGAAGGTCATGGTAAGGATGGGCGTACGAACGGCGCTTATCATGCGTCCTACGTACAAAGACAAGTGGATCTTCGACTGTTGTGATGACCCTACCGGTCTGAAGGTCGAAAAGGAACACGTTCTGGTCTGTCAAGGGGTGCAGTCGATTTACGACGCCTACGAGATGGGGCAGAATGGCGAGTTAGACGCGAAGGATATCCGTATCATTATTATCCCAACCGTCACGCTCCAGTTGTTCCTGAAAGAGTACATGAACACCGCGGCGACCAACGCCATTAACCTGGACGACTTCTACGACACCATGGGTGTCGGCCTTGTGGGGTATGACGAGGTGCATGAGCACTTCCTCCTGGTGTACCTCAGTGGCATTATGTTGAACCCGCCGAAGACCGTGGAGATGTCCGCGACCCTCGAGCCGGGTGCCAGTAAGGTGTTCATCCGTGAACGCTATAAGGAACGCTTCCCAATCGTTAACCGGTTAAGTATTCCTTATATTCCCGTGGTGGATGTTCGCGGGTTGTACTACAGCATCGAAGACAAGAAGTTAGCGTGGTGGGCGACGAAGATGACGCCGTACAACCACAAAGTCTTCGAAGGGAAATTGATGCGGGAAGGCTACCACATTTCGTACTGCGAGATGTGGTATAACCTGATGGAGCGCACGTTCCTCGAGAACTACGAGCCGGGACAGAAAATCATCATTCTGTTTGCGACCGTGGACATGTGCGAGTTCTACGCGAACTACGTACGCGAGAAACTGTCAACCCATCCGCGGTTCTGCGATTTGATGGTGGCGAAGTATAACGGCGGCGATTCGTATGACGATTTCATCATGGCCGAGATTGGGGTCTCCACCCCGAACAAAGCCGGGACGGCAATCGACAAGCCGGGCACCGTGCACATGTACGTGACCACGCCAATTGATGACCAGCAGCTCAACGAGCAGATTGCTGGGCGTCCACGTCCTGTTATCTGGGACATGAACCCGAAGGTGTGGTTCGGCCATTGCATGAACATCCCGAAACACGGCGCTTACCTGAACTCCCGCATGCATTCCTTGAAAGGGAAAGTGCTGTCGTTCAAGGTGGCAACCTCTCCGTACGTTGTAAGGAAAAGTTATGATAACTCCGCCACTTCCAGCCGCTCCCGAAGCCCCTTACGTCGGCTTGAGTTTAGCAAAGTTTCTCGAGGTCGTTCTAAGGGCGTATCCCGGGGTAGAAGACGTCGCTAAGGTATTGTGTCAGGACCCGAAAATCAATCGGGCCTTTCACTATTACATGGTGACTGAACACTACGCCGGGCTTTTCATTGAGCAACGCGGGTTACGCTATCATGTAACCCGCACCTCAAACATCCGTGGCACCGCCGCGTATGAGCTGTACACCTACACGCTCTGGACCGATAACCCGGCCGGGAGCGTTGACCAAAACCCAAAAATGGCCTATGCCCTCTTCTCTGAAAAGTGGCATGATTGGGTGACGGTTCCACATAACGTATCTTAAAACAGCAGTTGGATATAATGTGTGAATCCACCCTGTATTTGTAAAGGAAAATCCCATGTCACGTCGTAAAAAACTCCCTGGTTTTAATCCAAAGCAGAAAGCCCGTGATAGCATCACGCGCAATATGCGCGACATCAACAACGTGGAGGAAATCTTCCGCGGTGAATCGTTAATCCTGTCTGACCGCATGGATACCGAAGGCAAAGCCCTGGAGCTGATTGAAAGCCCGGAGCTGCGCGATTATCTGACCACCCATTTCAACCGCACGAAGAACGGTTTCGTCGGTCTGATGGCGGAGTTTACCCAAAAGCTGATTGCTATCCGTACCCCGGCCGATGCGCTGGCGTGTGAGTGGATGGACATTCTGGCTGAACAGAAATGGGACGACGTGCGTGACAAGTTTAGCTTGGCGGATGTGACCTTAACGGCCGCGTCTACTGATGCTATTTTCCTGGGTCAGGAATGTACCGCGGCCGCTATCGAACTGTTCTCGCAATATGCGTCGCGTACCAGCGCTATGCACCGTGCCATGCGCATGGGCTTGACCATCCCGGAAGTTATCCAGTTCATGGAAGCGGTGGATGACCACAATGCCCCGGCTAAAGAAGCAGCAGCCCCAGAGGCCGAAGAGGAAACTGCGAATGTCTGAACAACAACTTGACCCGCGTCCGGGTATGGTGCGTCGCGACGAAAGCGCCGCCCCTGCCCCTGCGGAGTTTCAGCTCCTGTCTGATGACTACATGCGCCACCTGTCAAAGGGTGACGCTGTGGTCGAGATGCTTAAACTCAACCCCACTTTTTCTTTTGCCTTTGCCAGTGAGCAGTACGACGCTTGGCACGCAGCGAATGCGCAACCTGCATCACCGCCGGAACCGATCCCAACGGCTGCGGTTGCGCCAGCGCCGCTTGTGGAAGAGAAGGTAATCGCACAAGATCCGCCAAAGCAGCAAGTACCGGAAACCATCCGTACCCTGCATACGCATGCCGAGCCGAAACCCGCACCAACTGAACAGCGTCTGGTGCCCCAGGCTGCTCCCGATGCGCCACTTGCGGCACCGAAAGTGCCGGATGTTGACCAACCGGTGGTTGCGGCTTCTGCCCCACAGGGCATTAACTTCGGTAGCCAACCACACCGTGAAGAAATCACCACCATGGCTGAAGACGACCCACACCGTCTATTCAGTCAGGCCGGTGAGTTGATTGGTACCTTTACCCCGCTGGCCGCGGAAGAGGAAGCGACCCGTTTCTTCTCCAATATCAAGCGTGGTAGCAAAGGCCAACCGCTGTTTGCCTCCGAAGCAGAAGCCGAGAAGTATCAGCTGCTGTCCACTGCGCTGGAATTGACCCCGCCGGTCAACACCTTAGGCCGTGCGGCGTTTGATATTGCGCTGGAGCGTACCGATACCCCGTGGACGCAGGGGATGACACTGCCAACCGGGAAGATGGTTGGACCTGCACAGGACCGTGGTGCGGATGCTAAAGGTGCACGCGCGGCACTGCGTCGCCGCCGCCAGTCTGGTTCCCCTATCTCCCTGTGGCTGCCGTCTACCGGTATCTACGTCGGTTTCCGTGCGCCACTTGAGCGTGAGATGTGTGACTTCGATGTACGCCTGACCACTGAGACGGCGACCATCGGTATGCAGACCTATGGCCTGCTGCTGTCGTCCATGTCCGGGGTGTATCTGCGTCACATGGTGGAACATTCGCTGAACTTTGCGATTGAAACCACCTACGACTGCCAGGGTAACGACATCAAGACGGCACTTATCGACATCGTTGACCTCGACGATTATTGGCTGCTGATTCTCGGCCCGATTATGGCCAAGTTCCCCGCCGGTATTCCGTGGAAGATGGTGTGCACCAAAGACGAGTGTGGTCACGAGCGTGATGTCAAGCTGAACCTGGCGCGCTGTATCCGTATGGCGGATGGCCTGTTCACCGACCTGCACCGTGCCATGAACCAACGTCAGCGTGGGAAAACCTCCGACAAGGTGATTGGTCCAGAAGACTATCAGGCTTACCGCAATGAGCTGCCGCATAACCCGGCCTCAACCTTTAAGCATGAGCAGACTGGCCTGACCATCAACTTCGGTCGTTCTACCATCGGCGAGTATCTCGACAGCACGGATAAGTGGCTGGAAGATATCAACCGTGCGGCCACCGATGCGCTGTCCTCCAACGCCAGCGACTACGAACGCACCAACTACATCAAGTTGACTGCCGAAGTCCGTCGGCTGACCCGTCACGCCCACCACGTCAAATCCATCGTCGTGGAAGAAGAAGTGAACGGCGAAGTGGTTGAGAACCTGGAAACCGATCCGGCGAAGATTGTCGAGATTCTGGAAGACATGTCCTCTGACCGCGTGTACGTGCTGGCCTTTGAGAACGCCCTGGCGCGTTACACTGACCTGTCGCGTCTGGCAGTGCTCGGCTACATGGGCCATGCGTGCCCAGCGTGTGGGACGACTGAAGGTGAAGAAGACGGTCCGTTCCGTGGTATTGTTACCATTTCACCGGACAGGGTTTTTTTCGCGCTATCTCGTGTGGTGTCAGAGATACAGAAAGTCTTTTTACAACAGTTCGGAAATATTGGCTAGATGCCGACGACATCCCGTCCGGCACCATCATCAACGCACTGAAGCTCGACACCTCCTCGCTGTTTAAGCAGCGCAGTAGCCGACCTATCACGTATCAGGAGGCGCATGACGAGTTGCTCTCCACCTACGATGAGGTTATGGGCTTCGAAACCGGTGAGAACAACATTGGCCTGACAGACTTCGAGAACCCGATGATGGGTTCGCTGTACGAAATCTGGATGACCACGTATGTGCGGGAACGTATCTACGACGTGTTTCACGTCAGCTATGATGAATTCCTGAACCGTCCACGATGGGAAATGATGAAGATGCTGGAAGTGGCGAAACGACGCATTGCGGAACTTAACAAAGTGCAGAAGGACGTCATTCCAGAGGACTGGGAAAAGCAGTTGCAAGGAAAGGTATAAAAGAAGGGGCTTCGGCCCCTTTCTTTTTTTTGTGTTGATATGACACCCGCCTTAGGAACGGAAAAAATGGAAAACTTGTATGACGATTACGCTGACGTATTGGGAAAGGTTCGTCAGGAAGCACGCTTAGCACCAATCCTCGACTTGGTGAGCCTGGGAATCGAGTACGGCTACGACACGACACTCGCGGACATTTACTACCAGCCGCTTTCTGAGCCGAACGATGAATGTATCCGCCTTGAGGGCATTGTTGTCAAGGTGGCCGTGGGTTTAGGTCAACGTGTGGGGATTGGCTTTAACCCGCAAGAAGTGTTCAAGAAGCCGAAGGAGACCGTCCGCGTACTGCACGGCATCCTGGAAGCCTTTGACGCGTTCGAAGACAAAGATGCCCTGTACGGTATCCTGTGCTCCGGTGAACCGCCACAGTACATCCTGGAGAACATGGTGCGCCATGTGTACGGGGACAACGAACTGCACTTCGAAGATTTGATTGTGGTGGTGGAACCGCGTCTGTTAACCCCGATGCGCAACATCTTCGCGGCTCAGTCTGCGGAAGAGACCAAAGAGACCGAGGTCAACCCGCGAATGGCCCGCATCGTCCCATACCTGCGCCTGTACCCGGCCAACCCGTCTGCGGCGGTCTTTATGAACCTGCCTGCAATGGTGGACATCAATGCGGTGGCCCAGTCCCTGGACTTCAGTGAAGACAACGGTGTCGGGGAGCTGGAACTGCTGGTCATGTACACCGTGGGGATGGCCATTATAGATGCTGAGCAATACGACCAGGCTTACGAGAAGCTGGAAGATTGCCTGGCCTTGATTAACAACGATGATTTACCTGACACCCCCATCTTAAAAGATGCCTTAACCGGGTTGAAGGAAATCTACGGCATGGGGCTAGAAATCGATGACGAAGATTGAGTACCTCTACGCGGCCTGTAAGTCCGGGGCGTGGCGTCGCCTGGTCTGGCGCATGGGCATCTTTAACGTCTGCGTGTTCCCCGAAGACAACGAATCTCCGGTGCAGTATGATCTGACGTTTATTGACGGGATGCCGCACTATTGGGAATCGGCCGACGATGACAGTCCCGGTGAATGGATTGCCATCACCGACGGCAAGAAGGATGAAGAGCTGTTCTTCCCGGAAACCGTGTTGCCGTTACCCAAAGCGGAGTACCCCGGGTTGGAAGAGGACATCACCACTACCGTGGGGCGTTACGTTCTGAACTGGGTGGTGATTTACTACGCCTTCGGGACCCGACTCCCGTACCTGCGTGAGGGTGGGCCAATGTCCTACGCGAAGCAGATGTACGAACGCTGCGTGGATAATGAAACGGACCTGCCGGAAGACGAAACGGTGATTCGTCCGAGCATGATAGACCGCTTTGTAAACGGCCTCAGCGAGTTGGCTCCGATGGCTAAGGCAATCTCCCCAACCGGGACATTGCGCTCGTTTACGGTGCATCCAGACGCGTATAAGGTGCGTGATGCGTTACTGCTCAAGCACAAAGACGAACTGGATAACCCGGCAGTCATTGCGATGATTGAAAAGGCGCTGGATGAGCTGGATACCGAATGGTTGTCCGGTGACCAGTCGATTCAATTCTACGCCTCGAAGAAAGCGCGCATGCGTCGTCGTAAGCTGATGCTGTTCTACGGCATCGAAGCCTCGTTCCACGAGGGGACGGACTACACCCTGATTCCGAACGCGTTGGTGGAAGTCGATAAGTTCGGCATGGAGAACCTGGTTGCCAAGTACAACTCCATTCGTGAAGGTTCGTACTCCCGTGGTGCGGAAACCGCAAAGGGTGGGGAACAGGTACGTATCATCCAGATGATCTTCCAGAACCACCGTATCGTGGAAGGGGACTGCGGCACCAAGCTGACCCATCCGGTCCTGATTACCGAGGCGAATGCTGGGCGTTATATCGGAATGAACGCCATGGTTGGCGGGAAACCGACGATGATTACCGCCGACATGATGAAGGCCAGCATGGGGAAAATCCTGTTACTGCGCCGTCCCATCTTATGTCAATTGCCCCACATCGACTGCTGTGCGACCTGTGCCTCAGCGGATAAAGCGAAAGAACCACGCGCAATCGCTGCGGATATCTCCACCGCGTTCTCCAACGTCATGGGCGTAGCGATGGCGAAGATGCACGGTTCTGAAAACATTGTGCGGGAATTCAAACCCCAAATCCACATTACCTAAGGAATATCCCATGAGCGAAGTTGTAAAAGATGAATCTACCCAGGACGTCCGTCCGGTCGCTGCGGTGCGTGCCACTGCTCCGGCCTATGGCCAGGAAGACCAGGGCAAAGTACAGCTGGTTATCGAGATGCTGGACGAAGCCGGTGCGGCGGTAGGCCGTAACAAAAAGCCGAAAGCCGAGCTGGAATCTGCGGCTTACAGCAAACTGCACAGTGCGTTCCGTAACCTGTTCCAGTTGCGCGGTCAGCCGTTCCTCGATGGCTTCGCAGCGTTTGTCTCTGCGGCCGTGAAACACCAGAACGGGATTTTCTATACCCCGCTGGCGACCGCGCACATGGACAACTTCAACAACCGCAATGAGCGTGAAACCTTTATGATCTTTATCCACATGGTCATTCGTTTCGCCCGTTGCCAGAACAAGGCCAACTTCTCTTCGGAGAACAACGTAGAGCGTCTGGCAGCCCGTGTGGTTGACCCAGAGCTGCAACAGTTGCTGCGCCACGCCTTCCTGGCAGCGTAAAATAAATAAGAGTACCTCACTACCCAAACGGGTAGTGAGGTTTTCTCTTTTAAAAGCCTGAAACGTATTCCACAGGCGGTTCTTCGTTAGCCACACGTTTGTTGAACGCATCCAACACGGTGTCTTTCTCCGGCAGCTGGAACAGGCTGCACGCGATATCCATCGCATTCACCTTACCGGCCGTCAGGTTAACCCCGGCAGCACGACGGACAGACTCCGGTACCCCACTGATGGACAGCAGCTCGATGATGGTGGTTTCACGAGACTGGTTCATCATGTTGGTGGCAGACGGGTATGCCTGGGTCAAGTCGGCATCAGCCGCTTGTCCACGGAATGCAGAGTAGAACGTTGGCAGTTCTTTCAGCACATCCAATCCGTTCTCGGCGTTCATGCACGCCGTCAGGGTAACAATCCAACCGTCGGTACCAATCACCTCATCGTCGAAGTCGTTACGCATTGCCGAGCCCACGGAACCGATGACCAGGTCTTGGGCATACAGGTAGTAGGTAAAGGCCACGCATATTCGTTTCGGTAGCGATGGGAAGATATCGTACATCGAATAACCGGCAAGAATCGAGATTGCCGAAGACAGGTCGTTCGTCTTCTTATCCAACAACACAATCATCAGGTTATCGAAGATGTTGTAGACGCAATACTCCAGCGCGTAGTCCCGCTGCGCCTTCAAGTGCCATTCCAGCTTCTCCTCGTACGGCAGTCCCGGGATATCGAGTTTGTTCAAGCCTATCTCGCTATCCAGGATGGCGTTCAGTTTGTACGACGGACGTTGTCCTTCATGCACCCGCAGGGAGCGGAACAGCACCATGGCGTCCACGAAGTAGAACGAGGCCATGCAGTACAGCACATGCCACTGCTGAGACGGGGCTTTGGTCAGGGACTTGGACTCCGTCTTCTTCGACGCCTTGTCTTCTTTGAACCACACGCGGCGGTATTTCTCCGGCACGTCTGGATGACAGAACACATCTTCCGGACGAATGCCGGAACGGTCTAAGGCTTCCATCATACGGTTGATATCGAACTCGTGGTTCCAGGCGACCATCAGGTCAGGTAAGCGCGGGTGTATCTCTTCAAACATCCGCTGCACACACAGCCCCGAGTTGGCACACTCGTACGTGAAGATTTTGTAGCCTTCGATAACGTTCTTCTCTTTGACCTCCACCTCGTCCGTGACCTTGTTCTTTTCACGGAACTGAATCTTGGACAGCATCTGCTGCGCTTTGGTCACGAGACGGTCTTGCCAGTTCTTGCCCATGCGTGCAGCGTAGTCCGAGGTACAGAAGAAATGTATCTCATCATCCAGCACAAAGGACATTAACCACGGGTCGCGGCTCTTGTCTTCTTCACGGGTTTCCACGTCGTACACGCAGATGCGGTTTGGAGTGGCGCGGTCTTTCCACTTCGACATGTATTTCTCTTTAATGTACGAAGTGACCGGTAAGTCAGCCCAATAGACAAACGGGGAGGTACAAATCTGTTTCAGCTTCTTGCGGGGGTCGGGGAAGGATGCCCCAAGTGCCATTTGAATGGCGTTACCCATGTTGACGTCGGTCGTCCAGACTTCCTGGCAATTCCCTTTCTTTTCGTACTCTTTCTTTTCTTTGTGGTTACGAAACTCTTTACGCGTGATATACACCGGACGACGCACGTTTTCCAGCATCAGAATGCGAGGAATGAAGCGCCCATCCTTAGTATGGATGACCTCTTTGACGAGGACAAAATCGTTTTGTTTTTCATCATCGGTCGCGTAGGCAACGTTTTTGCACTCTTTGGCAATGACATCCTCAGGTGCGTAATAGCGATTGCTTTCCATCGGTTCTCTCTTCATCGATTCGGCCTATAAGGATCGGTGGTGACGTAAAAATCTTTAAAAGGACGCCGGAAATGGGTTACTGGTCTAAACATGCACAAACGGTGGAAGAGTTAAAGCTCGTTGCTGCCGAATCAATTAAGTTTCAGGATAAGAAAAAGCTAGCTGCCCTGGCCGAAATCGTGGCGGCATTCCAGGCCGCAGGGGATTACTCGCTGACGGCGTATGACACCTGTGGCGTGAAAGAGTGGGCACAGGAGAACTGTGGCGTGGGGATTAAACTCTGTACCGGGCATGAGCTGGGTATGGAAAGCGAACTCTTTGCCGCGGTAGAACCTCCTCAGCTTGATGCCAACAACCCGATTGTGGCCGACCTCAGCAAAACCGTGTACCAGGGTAACAAAGACCTGGACATGTACACCAAGTTCCTCAAGGACAATGAGCTGAACGGTGAGTTTGACGACACCAACGCCAAGATTAAAGGTGACCTCAGCAAGATTACCAGTCCGCTGTACGTAACGCCGGAAATCTTCCGGGGGCGTGCCCAGTTAACGGCCTATGAAATCGCAGCGATTATCCTGCACGAAATCGGTCACGTCTACTGGTACTTGCGTACCCTGATGCGTGGCGTGGTGGTGAACCTGATTGCGGATGCTGCGGCAAACCGCATGATGGAGATGGACTCCCCGCAGGAAAAACTGCGTGTGGTGAAAGACGTTGAGCGCATGCTGAACACCAAAGTCAACCACCCGGAAACCATCGTTAACGAGTACAAGAAAGAAAACCTGTACTTGCACCTGGTAACGCAGACCCTGCTGCAACGTCCGAACGTGACCGGTGGTCGCGGTACCGGCAACCGGGTGTGGGAACGTGCGGCTGATGACTTCGCAGCGCGTTTTGGTGCGGCTCCGCATCTGGCGTCCGCGCTGTACAAGATGGAGATGTCCAACTGGTGGATTCTGCGCAACAACTCCTACACCAACATCTATACGCACCTTATCGGTGAACTGTTGGAAGTGAGCTGGCTGATTGCCGGGTTCGCCAGTCCGATCGGTACCATCTTCAGCGTCATCAACCTGACCTTCGGTCTGCTCATCAATGACCCAGGCAGCACCATTTACGATCCGCCGCAGGAACGTTTCGAATCCCTGCGCCGTAACCTGGTGGAAGAGCTGAATACCCTGAAAGGGGTGAACACCAAACAGGCGAACGAGAACCGTGACCGCTGCTTGCGTGGCATTGCCCAGCTCGACCAGATCCTGAAAACGGTGAAGGACAAAGACAACATCTATTCCTTCCTGTTGAAGACCTGCACCTCGTACGGGCGCAAAGAAAAGGCTGCCGTGGATTATCAACGTCAGCTCGAAAGTTATATGTCCAACGACCTGCGCATTGCCTCCGCGAAGCTCGAGCAGTTGGCCGGTTAAGATAAATTCGAAAGGGTATAACCATGACTCACAAAGTTTCTTTAAACAGCCTGGTGCTGGATTACAAGCGCGCGAATGAAGGTAAGGGCGTCGAAGGTACGCGTGCGCTGACGGCGATTGTTGCCTTTGCCCTGGCCTACAATGCCCCGCTGCCCGATAACGGCCCGTACGGCTCAGGTGATGCGGTAAACGGCTGCCTGAAGCCTATCATCAATAACCTGGTGTCCGATGTGAATGAGCTGTACTGCATCGACCTCGGTTCCATTGATGACCTGATTACCGTGATGTATTGCAACCGTTACGATGCTGCCCACGGTGGGCGTCGTGCCTTGGAAGCGTACTCCGTCAAGCAGATCGTGGAAGAGACCCTGGGTGCTGACATCTGGCCAAACGTGCTGATGTGGTGCGACCGTTTCATCGACTGCGCAGGCTTCTACCTTTCTGAAACCAAAAAGGACTAAGCCATGACCAGCATGACAATGGTAGGGGGGCTGGTCAGTCCGGCCCCGCAGTGGCGTCTGGGTGAGATGGGTGAGCTGTTGCGTGAGCACATGAATACCAAAATCGAAAGCCTGGACCAGCTGTCGCTGTACATGCAGCGTAACGATGCGGACATGCTGTACGGTGGCCGTATCCTGGCGCAGCTGGATGCCATTCTCGACGACCTGAAACGCAACGGTGTTTCGCGTGACCTGGCCGTCGCCGTGGAATCTGCCCGCCCGGGAACCATCCCGAAAAACGTGCAGAACATCCTGACCTCGAACTATACCCGTACCCACCAGAAAGAGACCATTGCAGCGCTCGAGTCCTGGAAGGAAGCGGGCAAGGTCGGTCTGTTGGTGCTGGTTATCACTGCGGTACTCAAAATCCTCAGCTGGCTGATGAGCAACGGTGGGGATTACAAAGGCCCGTCGGGTGGGGATGTGAAGGGGTCGATTCCGGACATTAAAATCGACTACCAGAAAGTGCGCGAAGCCATCCCGCAGGTGGTGCTGAAAGTGCCGGAAAACAAACGTACCGAATGCCAGGCCACGATGATGGGCTTCAAGACTACCTCGGTCTTGAAAGCGTACAAACGCATTCTTGAGAAAGACCCGAAAAAAGCCATGTCTTCACGCGTGGGCGTCAGTGCGCTGAAGCTGGACAAGGTGCTGGACAAGGTGCAGGCGACCATGAATGTCGACTACCACACGATGGTATTAGGACGTTCGGTGTTTGATCATCTGTTCGATAACCTGGCCGACGGTCGTGGGGGTCCGAGCGATGTGATTGAGATGGCGATTGATAACCTGCTGTCCACCTGCAAGTTTGGTGACGCGGTCTTTAATCGCAGCTCCGGTGGTAAACTGTACGCGCTGCTGCCTGACGTGCTACGTAAGGCGGGGATTCGTATCCCGGTCAGCACCATGTTTGAAGTGGCGAACAACAACTACCGTGAACTCGGGCCGTACTTCGCGAGCGTTAGCCGTACCTTCGAGGACATGCGTAAAGAAGTCGACTACGACAAACCGGATGTGGTGCTGGGCTGGAACAAATCCGAAGAGAAGTATAAGGATATCTTCTATAACAGCTTCAGTAACAGCGTTCGTCGGATGAACGATATCCTGGCGACCACCATTCCTGATGTGTCGGGTAAAGGCATTAACTGGGACACTTCTCCTACGGTAGCGATGTCCGAGCAGCAGGCCAGTACGCTGATTGGTTATGGTGACCCGGTGGGGTTTGTGGGCGGTAAGGTCTTAATGACTGCCGGTTACGAGTCGTACCTGAACGCTTCGTCTTGGCAGCTGATTAAAGAGAAGATGACACTCTCTGAGTCTCAGCTGGAAGCGTTGCTCGGCGCGGTCTGTCAAATGGCTGACCCGTTCCATCTGGCTCCAGCACGGGGTATCATCTATATCGATGAATACCGCAAACTGGAGAAAGAAGCGGAAAACATGGTGAAGAACATCGAAGCCTGGCAGAAAGATCTCAAGGCCAAGAATGTCGACATCAATAAAGTCGTCTCGAAACTGACGGCGGGTATTACGGAGCAACGTAGTGATTCGCTTAACCTGGGCCGTGAGATTGGCATGGAGCTTCAGGACGGCGACTTCTTTGCGGTGCTGCGTAAGCACATGACGTACGTGCGTCAAATCTCCCGTGGGGTTATCGCGCTGAACCGTTGTGCGCAAGCCAGTAACCAGAACTGGGCGTACAAGCATAACACGAAAAAATAAAAAGCAACACCCACTCCTTCGGGAGTGGGCTGCTTTATTTTCTTTAGTCCTTGTCGGTATCGTGACGGTTGTACGCAATGACGATATCGTCTTTCAGACCGATACTGCCGTTTGCTTCAATCGCCAACTTCTTACCGATAGTGACCCGAGCGGCTTCATCAACCACCGTGAACAGGCGCATGTCCTGGTCTGGCCCCATGCTGCCCAGCTCGACCCCGATGATCGACCCCTCGAGCTTCGTCCCCAACACCTTCCCTAACTCGGTACTGGAGACCGTGTTGTGGGTTTCCAGGTAATCGTTAATTACCTGGCTGGTCTGTTTACGAATCATGGCAATCAGGTCGGTGTTCTGACGGTTGGCTGCCGTGAGGTAGTAGTTGACGGTGAACTGGTTCTCAGCCGGGATAGGCGTGACGGCCCCATCTTCGGTACGGGCGTTGATGTAGCCCATGGTGGTGATAGGCACGAAGAACGCTTCGGTCCGCTCCAACAGCTGACTCTGCAAGCTTGGCACCGCATCGGTGATTTTGACAATCAGGAAGTCAATCACGGTTTGCAGGTAGCTTTGCACCTCATCGCTGTTGGCAAACTTGTAACGGGCATCGAACACCGCCATCTCACTACGGAACCGAATGCTGCGCGGCTTCGCAATGATAGGTTCTTTGGTCGAGGGGTCACGTTTCAAGTCACCTTTATAGTACGCAATCTCACGGGTTCCGTCAGCGTTGTACTTCGGATCACCCTGACGATGCAGATACACCAGTTGCACCGGTGGGTCTTGCGTATCATCAATGGTGTACTTCGGTACGCCTTGGGCATCACGGTCGAGCACGTCTTCTTCCCACACCGCCAGAACGTCTTCGGTGTAATACTCGTAGTTGATACTGTCCGTGACCGCACGGGCTTTACGCCAGAAGGCCGACAGTGACTTCCCGAGTTCCATCTTGAAGATTTCATGGGTAATCCCGATGGCATCCCGCGACGGGGCCACGATGATGGTGTCCATGTCTGCGCGCTCGTAGTTCTTCGGGTAATACGCAGAACAGCCGTAGAACACGTTGAAGTCCTGAAGCAGCGCCACGGGCACGTTCACGGTGTTGCTGGAGGTGATGCGGGTGTTGGTCAAAACCAGCTCATCGTTACGGTCAACGTCAAGGTTGGTTTCTAACGGGAACTCCCACACGCGCTCACTGCCTTGCTTACCAACCAGCGTGCCGTTGATGTAAGCCACGCTCTCACTGTTACGTGGCGTAAAGGAGATTTGGGCAAACACCTGATCATCACTCAGGGCCTGATACGGTGGCTCTGATTTCGTGACGGTACGCAACACATAGCCGGTCTCGGTCATCAGGATTTGGTAATCCGCGGTGACGACCGACAGTTCGGTACTGATGTTGGTACTGATGAAACGCTTGCTGGAGAGCTTCGGCTTATCCAGCTGGTAGATACGCACGTCAATGGCGTTGTTGTTGATGTCCAGCACGTAGTGGAACGGGGTGAACAGATACGGGGTGGCATTCCCGGCAGTGACCAGGTCAGCCTTACGCATTGAACGCACCAGTTCCGTCATGGTCGCATCCACTGCCAGAGCCGCACCGTCAAAACGATACAGCGTGCCCGGCAGCACCGTCATACGGCTGTCGTTGATACGCACCGTCGGCAGGGTTGCCAGTTCATCCCAGCTGAAATACAGCGGACTGGTCACTGAGCCAATCGGGGAACTTACCTTCGACAGCGTGGAGCTTGGCAGGGGGGCGGAGAGCAGGTACGTACGGTCGGTGACGTAGTCAATCGCCTTATACAGCTCCAGGTCGTAATCGCTGACCACCGTGGACAACTGCCCCGGGGTAATCGGCGTCTGACGCACACCCACGGCGTTATTCACCACCCGAGTACGCAGTTCATCGAAGGACAGGTCAGTACGGCCACCGGCAGTACGATACCCCGTCTCTGCAATCAGCTGGGCAATGGAGAAGGATTTCAGCGGCGTCCAATAGGAGGCATCCACTTCATCGTTCAGGTCGCGCAGGTTCCAAGCAAACTCGTCCATCGCATAGCTGGACAGGTCAATGTCCAATGGCCCCAGGGTGGTATAAACATCCATGCGGATTTCACCGGAGACCAGGCCGTTATTCAGGTACACAGATGGGATGGTGCACTGAATCTGCCCGTTGTTGACCTGAATCAATGCGGTAGCCACGGTCGGGTCATACACGTCACGGCTGTGCGTGTGCGGAATCTCCACCCAACCGGTACCGTTCGCCGTATGCTGCCACACCCGGACGTAGAAGAACTTGTTGGTAAAGGAACGTACCAGCACAAAGGTGTTAGTCCCGGTCGTGGTGTCTGAGTGGGATTTCACGTCGTACTGCTTCACCGGAATCTTGATACGCAGCAGCGTGGAGGTGGTGGTCGGGGAAGAACCCAGTTCCCACTCCAGGGCGTTGGTCGAGACCGGAGAAATCGGGGACTGGTTCTCGGTCAACCACAGCACCTGGAAGGCCGGGTTCTCGTTGGTCCCGTACGGCAGCACACGAATCTCAATCGGGTACTGGATAGCGAACACATAGCCCGCCACCTTAAACTGGGTGTCGCGCGGAATTACCAGTTTGCGAACGCCTGCGAACTGTAACGGCATCGCTTTCGCCAACAGCGAGTCGATGTCGATAATCAGCTGCATCTCGGTACCGGACGGTTGGGCAAAGACGTCGATGTAATCCACGTCGGACATGTGGCGGTACAGGTCATCCATGGTCTGGGCCATTGACGGGAACGTACGGGGTACGGTGGCCCGCACCCCTTCAATGGTGGCGTGACCCAGCGTGACCCCACACTCGGTCAGGAACACCACCGGGTCGGTTGGGTCCATCAGGGTAATGTTGTCCGCACTATCCTGCGCTTTCTGTAACTGGTTCAGTAAAAGAGTCTGCATGGCTGACGGGTTATTCGCCAGCAACAACAGGTTCTTCGACAGCGTTGCGATAGTATCCATTAGATAAGTCCTGCCTTTTTCAAGATACGTTGGTAATCGACGTTATAGACCCACCATGACAGCTTGCGGCGAATCGGGTCGATGTGCGGGTACCCGTAGTAGTTAAACAGCGGTAACATCTGCGGCGGAATCTGCTGCATCATGTCCATCCCTTGTGGGGTGAAGTTACCGGTGCGAACCGCTTCGGCGGTCGGTGACATATCCGGGTTGAAGTACGACACCGTGGCGTTGAACATGTCCATGTACAGCGGGTCGTCGTAACGGGCCCCGATACACTGCCACTGCAACGAGATGTTGGTGTCGTCGTTCATCTGCGGTTTGGAGTTGTCGACCGAGGCCATCTGTCCGGCGTTGTTGTTCATCGGCCAGGCGACACAGGCGGTCCAGAAACGGGTGATGTTACCCAGGGGGTCATAGCGCATCCCGTAGATACGTGACTGGTAATCGATGCGACGCTGAATCGAGTTACGAATCTTCGGCATAAAGCGCCCTTCCTTCACCCCGGACATATACTCAATCCAGATAGACGCCAGGCGCATGATGGCATTGCCGTACGGGTTGGTTAAGGAGGTCGAGAGCGAGAACTGGTTGTTAATCTCGTGGGTGGAATCCACCATCCCCCACTGCTCACGCTTGATCCCCTCGTCTGACATCCAGTTATCTACCGACTCATCCGGCATCCCAGAGAGGCTTACGAGTTGTGTCGAAAGCAATGGTATGAAAGCCTGTAAATTATCAAACGGTACATCAGGCATAAACGGCGTACCGAGTCGACTGAGTCGGCGACCGTACTTGTCGCGTGGACTGTCTGAGAAACCCAGTTCAAAGTCCGGGTCCAGTGCCGCCAACAGTGAGTAATCCAGGGAGGACCTGGGCTGCATCGCCATGTTGGAGAAGCGGCGTGAGTTCGCGATATTGTTATAGTCCAGGTTAAAGTCTGGACGGGTGAAGAAGGTCAAACCACCGTATTCTCGGTTAACCGGAATAGGGTTGTTGGCCATCATATGGTTGAACCCCATGAGGGGATTGGTCATACGCTGCGCAGCGATACCCAAACCGACTGTCAACCGAATCCTGTCTGCCCACACGGATAATTCGTCTTCTACCGCCCCTTCCGTGGGCTTCGAGGTCGAGGTTCGACCATCGAAATACCCTGCTACCGAAGGCACCTTAGTGATGTCCGTCGAGTTAGGAACGGTGTAGTCGATATCCGTATTTGCGTCGTAACCAGGATCTGTATTCTGTTCAGTCTCGTTACTCATCAATTTTTACTCCGGAGTAAAATTAAAAATGGCAGAAAATACCTTAGAAACGAGTGTCGTCTCGTTCCTGTCAAAGTTTCCAGACCTGTTCCGGCAACGCGCCGATTCACTGGAAGAATTTAACCAGATACTCTATAACGAGTACACGACGCTGGTTGAGCAGTCGCTCCTTGGCCTGGATTATCTGCCGGGTATCCTGGAAAAACTTCAAATGCTTATGGCCGGTAACCAGCTGACCGCTATCTCGCTGCTGGTTGGGGTTCCTGAGGTCGATGTTATCGGTACCCTGGACCAGATTTCTACCCGCCGTAATTCTGCCGATGCTGCTGCCCGTTCTGGCGCACGTTTAGGCAAGTTCGCCATGGGCGAAAGTCGTGGCCGCTTTGGTTTGCCGTCATACGATAACCTTGCCATGGCTGTTGGCGAATCCGCCCGTCCGTCTCGCCGTAACCCGAACGTACAGGTTGCTGCTGAGAGCACGTCCGTGGACAAAGCTGAGCGCGTGTCCTCTACGCTGCCATCTAACTTCATTAAACAGATGGCCGAGCAGGAAGGTCTGTCCCAGGGCAAACAGTTCTCTGCCACCTTCGAGCGTAACGGTAATAAGGTTGAAGTGCCAATGCGCATTCGCCTGGACGTGAAGTCCGTACCGACCGAAGGGCTGGAAACCATTATCGCCTTTAGCGACCAGACCAAAGACTTCTGGGACCGCTATCTGCGTCTGCAATACAAAGGCGGGCGTAACGGCAGTGCGCTGGATAAGATTGCTGCGGCAAAAGACCTGGCGTTCTCCAACGACCTGATCGAAGAGTACCGTAAGAACCGCTTCCGCGATAAAACCGGCTACTACTCGAAGATGATGGAAAAGCGTAACAGCAACTGGATGTCCGGTCTGCTGACGTTGGCTCCGTCCATTAACAACGCCTCGGGCATTATCGTGGTCTCGCAGGAAACCATTGACGGACTGGAAGCCCAGATGGGTGGTTCGTTCGATGACTTCAACGTGCGTCAGCGTATCTTCCAGGATACCTTGACCGTGTACTACGTGGTTGTTGATACCACCTGGAACCGTGTCACCATTTATACCCGTGGCATGAACGGTTCTCAGGAACTCGACAAATCCGACTTCTCCAAGTCTAAGTCCGGTAGCGCCGATGTGAACAAAATCATCGAAGCGTACCGTTCTGGCGCACAACCGGTCCTTTAAGGGGTTAGCGAATGGCTATTCCAAATATGCTGGCAATGCTGTTGCCGAGCTTTGAAGCAACCAACCTGAAAAACAGTCTCGGTTCGAACTGTGATGCGTTGGGTGAGGTGCTGTTACCACAGTACCAGAACTTGCAGGAACTCTTTGGGACTGTTGAGGGCAAGGAGTTCAACTCTAAGTCTGTCCAGGGTCTCAGTGATAACCTGGTGCGCTACATGCGCGAAACCAAACTGGAAGTGGCGGGTCTGCGTGACCCGAGCATCCTGGAGTACATTATTGCGGCGATGCAGAACACTGTGGCACTGCGTCCGTTCCTGGAACAGTGCATCAACCGCGATATCGGTAAGGCCGTCGTTACAGCGTCATTAACGTTTAACAAACAAACGTTGCTCCAGATTCTTGACCTGATCGATTTCTTCACCGTGTACTCGTCCACGTTGCTGAACTTCATCACGGCGGAAGAGATTGGCAATCAGCCAAACTCCAACATCGCGGTGAAAGGGATTGGTCCGAACGACCTGACGTACCTGAATGCACGGCTCGTGACCTTCGGTATTGCAGTGCGCGTGCTGGCTACCCCAGCCAACAAACTGAAAGCCGACTATGCGGAGATTCCGGAAGCGGTATTCAGCGAAGAGACCTACAATGAGTTGGTGGAAGCCTTCGGTTCGAAGACTACCGACCCGCTGGGCCTCTCTGCGGTACCATTCCCGCTCTCTATCGTTTATCGGGTCAAACTGTCCTGGGCTGATTATCAGATGGACAAGTACGATGAATGTGTGGAAGCGGCAAAAGCGACCGAGCTGCGTATTTTGCTGTACAAAAAACAGCAGGCGAACGGTCAGGGCGATGCGCACATCGAGAAACAAATCGAGCGCCATGAGAAACGCCTGGCGGAACTCATGCGTAAACGTGAGCGTTTAGAGAAGAAGTACGATCTCAAGTAATCGCCACAGGAGCCTAACATGTTGCAAGAAATTACCACCCCGGATTTCAACCAGGCAGAACGCATGTTGAAAGCCTACATGGATACCCTCACGCAGAACCCGGTTCTGGTTCACGATGATGAGGTCATCCATGGTGTCCTGCCCGCGGTAGCTACGGTTTTACCCTACTTCCGACTGGCTGCGGCAGAGAGTGTGCAACAAGTATTATATGACGAATATCCGCAAATCGGTTTTACGTTCAATACGTTCTATAACGAAACGGTCGCCTTCTTGCTGGAAGGCAAGCGTCGGACGACGACCGTAGGTACTTGGTCCGTGTTGATGACCTCGTACATGAACGACGTACGCGGTACCAAGTACGTACAAGAAACCGGTAGTATTGGTGCCCGCATGGTCTCCGCTGCCTTTGGTAAGGCTGGTACGGTACGTGAATTCGGCAAAGCGCTGCAATCGATGCAGGCCGACCAACGTCTATTATCATATGCAGACCACGAACTGCTGGCACGATGGATGACGCGTACTAACGGATTGTCCGATATGATTACGTCGTTGGCAGTGTTCTTAAAAATCGCACGTCCCTAAGGGGGCCCCTTTCTAGGGGCGTGTAATTCGGTTATAACCAAACAGGAAATAAGTAACATGGCAAATTTTGCACAACGTAAAGTGGCCCGTGAGTCCATCGAGGGTAGCAACCCTAACGACATCGACGGCCTGAGCAACGTAGAACCGGGTCACGAAAACCTGGATACCCAGCTGGCTGAGATGGTGTCTGAAGATGCGATGCTGGAACAGCTGGAAGGCGACGGCGAAACTCTGACCGCGGATATCGATCGTACTGAAGCTGCTGTTGGCGCTGCTGATGAAGCAGAAGCGAACGGCGAAGAGCTGAGCGAAGAATCTATCGCCCACACCGAAGTTGCGCAGGAAAGCATCCGTCGCCGCTGGGGTCTGGACGTACCGAAGGTTGCTCGCGAATCCTTCCGTCGTGGCCGTGGCATGACCAAAGCTGCCGGTGAAGGCTGGAAAGACACCCTGAAAGGTCTCTGGGAGCGCTTCATCGAGCTGGTTAAGTCTGTGATCAACAAGATCAAAGACGTTAAGCTGAAATACATCAACGTCGGTAAATCTGCGCAGGCTCGTGCGAAGAAATACCAGGCCGCGATTCGTACTCTCGGCAAGAAAAACAAAGAAGAAATCGGCGGTGGCTGGATTTCTAAACTGTCTATCGAAGGCAAGTTCGATGTTGATCAGTCTGTTGCGCTGGCAAAAGACGTAACTGGCGGTAAAGCAAAAGCAGCTATCTCTGCAATGCAGCACCAGACCGGTAACGTTGTTGCTGTCGTGCAGAAAACTGCTGACGGCGAAACTGAAGCGTTCAGCTTCGGTGATGCGAAAGTCGAACTGTTCGGTACCGCAGCGTCTAAACTGCAAAACCTGCCAGAATTCGAAAACGGTGAAAGCCAGAAACTGATGGCGCTGCCAGGCAACGCATACATCCAGTCTGGTACCAAGTCTATTCACGGTACTACTTTCACTGCGATCGCGTTCATGTCTACCGGTGATGCCACCGAAGAGAAAGACATCGCAACTCCTGACAGCAGCAAACTGTCTAACGCCGCAGCTGCGCTGGACGTTATCGGTAAAGGCTTCGAAAAAGTCCTGCTGGACTTCCGTGCCTATGACACTGAAGTTGCTAAGCTGGTTACTGCCGCAGAGAAAGCGAAAGCTGCTCTGGATAAAGGCAACGAAAACGAAAACGCACGTAACGAACTGAGCGCTGCTCGTTCTGCCGCTGACCAGTCAGTGAAGAACTACCAGACTCTGCACCGTGGTGTGTCTTACGTAGCTAACACCGTGATCTCTGGCCTGAACGGCTACATCGGTGCTGGTATCGGCGCTTACGGTAAGAAGTAATCGGTTGTCGCACTGACGCCCGATACGTAATCATTTGAAGTGGGGCGACGATGCCCCACTTAGAGGAAGAGAACAAATGGCAAATTTTGCACAACGTAAAGTCGCTCGCGAATCCATCGAAGGTACCGGTACTGTTGTTCCGGATGGCCTGGAGCTGCCAGCGGAATCCGTAGAAGGTATTCTGGCCGATCTGGCTCAGAACGAAAAAGAAATCGATCAGCACGACGCTGAAGCCGATGTCCTGGCAGAAGATGCCACCGAAACCGAAGAGCAGTTCGATGCCGTTGGCGAAGCTGACGACGCTGCTGCTGATCCGTCTGACGACAAGATGGAAGCCGAAGAAGACATGTCCGACGAAGCTGCTGAAGCGCTGGACGTGGCTCAGGAATCTATCCGTCGTCGTTGGGGCTTCGATCACCGCGCCAGCGTAGCTCGTGAAAGCTACGGTGCGCGTAACCGTCGCCAGGTTGCTCGTGAATCCCTGTGGGATGACATCAAAGCCTTCTTCCGTCGTATCTGGGAATGGCTGAAAGAGCAGGGCCGTAAGGTGAAAGACCGTTGGCTGAAGTTCAGCAACCAGGGCAAGTCTATCCAGAACCGCTCTAAGAAGTATGCTGAAATCATCCGTAACCTGGGCAAGATCAAATCTGGTAAAGATGAGATCAGCGGTGGCTTCATCAAGTCACTGACCGTCGGTGGTAAATTCATCGGTGATAACGTTACTGAGCTGAAAGCTGCACTGGGCAAGTCTGACGACATGAACAAAGCGCAGGCCGACCTTCTGAGTGATCTGGTGACCTTCACCGACGTCATTGAGAAAGGCGTGACTGATGCGAAAGGTCACAGCGGTGCTGCGGCTGGTTCTGCTGCGTTCCATGAGCACAGCGCACTGGTTAAAGACATGAAGGCATTCGCTGGTTCAGAAGAACTTCTGGGCAACCAGATTGCGAAGATCGAAGTGTCTGGCGAAGGCGAAGAAGTGTCTGTTACCGCCACTGTGGTTGAAAGTGAACGCGATGTCCCTAGCGAAGTGAAAACTCCGTCTATCGGCACCCTGGGCACTGTGAACACCTTCTACGGCAACCTCGGTAAAGAAATCGAGAAGTTCGTACAGGCGTACCACAAAAACAACCAGGCTCGTGAGAAGTACGAGAACGGTATCGAGAAGATCCTGAAACGTCTGGACAACCTGAAAGTGGATGACCTGGACGCAGACGTATCTAAACTGGTGCGTATCTCTCGTCGCTTCATCACCTCTTCTCAGTCTCTGCTGAGCACTGCTGAGCGTGTTGTAGGTACCATTGCGAAAAATGCCGTAGCTGGTATCAACAGCTACATCCAGGCAGGTATCGCTGCGTACGACAAGAAGTAATTCTTAGTCGTTGAATCACCCACCCTTCGGGGTGGGTTTTTCTCTTTCTTTTTTTTTGTTCGACTGAAAACAATCTCAGATAGATATTACCTCAGTGACTAGACGCTCTAGTTTTTTACATGAGCTGTTTACCTTATGAAACTACCCAGAAGGAGAATCATTATGCGTTATTCTTTAGACGATTTAGCGTCTGTCGTTAGACAGACCATGCCTTTTCCTGCTTTTGACTTGACCTTTAAATCATCAGTCAATCGCCATATCGTGCACACGATACCCGAACCGATTATGGTGGCCTTCGCCATCATCATTACCCACGCCTATCGTTCCTGTTCAGCCCATACGCTGACCTACGGGCAGCACGAGTTCCATTGTCCGGCATTGGACTACGATGACTACCTGCGCCTGAAAGATGCCTGGCAGTGGTTATCGAAAGATGACTACACGCTGTTCAACAAAGTCCACAGTGCTGACTTTAGTAAGCAGGAGTATTTCTTCCGTGAGAAGAATGCCCGGGTCTCGGCAATGTTCAACGGCTGCGAAGTGTACATGGTCATCCCGACCTTGGCGGCGAGAGAAGTCCACGGTGCGGTACTGGTTCGCCAGACTCAGGTCTGTGATACGCTTCTGGACTTTCCCAGTCCCGTCAAGATGCATTTACCTCACTCTGGTGCAGACATCGTCCTCAAAGCCCCAATGAGTTACATTACGCGGAAGGAAGCCTAAGATGGTAGATAAAAGCCTATACAACCTGAGCATGCCTGCCACGGATTCCGTGGTTATCATGAAGATGGGTGGGGAACGCTTAGAACTGGTGCAGGAAGATGTCAGCGGTCTACTGGAGTTCCTCAACGACCGTAACCGCATTGGGGCCTACACCCTGCGTCTACGCACACCGTTCATCGGCAGTGGGGTATTCGCCGGGGTGAAGACCGAACACCTGGTGGTGGACGTGGAAGCGCGCTTTGTGACCATCACCCTGATTACCAGTAGCCTCCAGCAGCACACCTACGGACGTAAAGACCTGACGGCGTACTTGCGGGAATTGAACAAAATGATTCAGAAGGGAAAAGAATGAAACTTTCGATTATTGCGGCCTGTGACCTCAACAACGCCATCGGTAAAGATAACACCTTACCCTGGCGGCTCCCGGCGGACTTAGCCAACTTCAAAGCGTTGACGACCGGGAAGATAGTTATCATGGGTCGCAAGACCTGGGATTCCCTCGGTCGTAAACCGTTACCTAACCGTAAGTGCATTGTTATCAGCAGCAATCCGCGTGATGTGCTTATTGCAGATATCCCGGATGACAACGGGGTGATAGCGGTACCGAGTCTTCACGAAGCGCGCAAGGCTGCTGAAGTCCTGATTGAAAATGGTGGTTATCCTCTCGAGGTGTTTGTGATTGGCGGCGGGCAGATTTACCACGCTTTCATGAGCATCGCCGATGCTATTTATCTGTCGCGGGTTAATCTGAAAGTGGAAGGGGCCGATGCCTTCTTCCCGGAGATTGACCGTGATGTCTTCCGCCAGGACTTGTCCCTTCGTCACCTCCGTGACAACGAAAAGAACACCCACGATTGGTACTACCAAATCTGGAACCGTATTTAAGCGACCATCAACCCACTCAAGGAGTAACTTATGCCAACTATGAATGTAATGACTGTCCGCGAATTCGAAGCCGCAGTAAAGAAACTCGAAGGCTTCACCCTTATCATTCGCCGTCCGGTCGGTAGCCTGCTTCCGGCGTACGAGAACGTGCGGTCGTACAAAGGCGGGGCTTACCCGTCTAACTTCATGCTGAACCGTTTGCAGCCGCTCGGACTGGCCGTCGGGGAAGTGGAAATCGTGGACGGTAATGGCCGGGTCGTCGGTGACAACATGCTGCTGTCACAAATCCGCGATACCTACACCGAGCGTGACGCCGCGTAGTGGTGTGAAGAATAAGGGGCTTCGGTCCCTTATTTTTTTTTGCGCTTACGTTTGCGACCAGTGATATGTACACAACGAGGGACAAGCCAATGCAACAGTATTACGAAGTGCCATCATTGGACTTGACCGTGCGTAAGTCGGTGATTGACGGGGTGGTGGAGCGCGTACTGATGGAATCCGGGATTGAGAAGCCGGACATCGTTTACGTGGACTCCTTCAACACTGCTCATCAGCCTGACTCCACCTTAGGGGAAGAAACCAACCCCGAGTACGCCGCCACTGAGCGTATTTACATCGAAGTGTCTGACGAACGTGATGAGATGTCCCGTATTAACCGCAACGTCGGTATGGGCAACGAAATCCCGTTCTTTAAGAACGACATCGACCAGGTGAAAGCATGGGCAGTCCGCAGCAAATACAAAGCCACGGTGACCTTCCGTCGCAATGCAGAATCGCCTGACGAACTGCAACGCTGGATTAACCGTCTGAACAGTTTAATTGACATGGGGCGTTTTACCCTGGTCACCGAAGCAGAAGCCTATTACTACATCCCGAAAGGGGTGTTGCGTCTGCTGAACGAAACGTACAAAGCCTCTGAGGCCCGCGTACCGAAGTTCGAGAAGTTCGTCGATTACCTGAAAGCCTATTTCCATCCGTCGGTGTTCGTGGCTGGGAACGTGGCCGGAGGGCAAGCGACCATGGCGGTACGCTGGTCACCGGTGCGAATGGAAGTGGTGTATGACACCCAACTGCCCACCTGGGACAAGGAAGAGAACCACTACGAGTCAACCTTCACGGTGCAGTTCGATTACGAACGTCCGGAAGAGGTGGCCTGTGTCTATCCGTACATCATCAACCAGACGCCTCTGCCTGATGAGTACCAGCCGCAGATTGATCCGCCGTGGATGGAGAACGAGGAGCAGATTGAGCGCTCAGTACAGCAAAAGCAATTTGATGGCACCTGGTGGAGTAACGAAGCCACCCAGCTTATCATCCTGCCGTACCTGTTGTGCCCGAAGGAACAGTTCCACCGGACCCACACGCCAATAGAACGTATCGCCCTGCCTATCTTTGGCACCGATGTGTGCTTCGGTGAAGAGAACATGTCGAATCCGGTCGTCTGCACCACCGACGATTTGCCGTATGTCTGGAACCCGGTGCTGCTGCCGTATATCGAACACTGTCGGGCGATTGACCCCACCGGGATGCGTGGGGTGTTCCGTATGGAGATGTTCGAGAACGGGGCACGCATTGAGCCGCAATACTACCACTGGGACGGGGAAGAGTTTTCCCTGAAACGGGAGATGGACGTCACCAAGAACTATTTCCTGACCGAGCGCGTCATTTACGACTGGCGTGACATGGATATGTTCCCGCTGAGCCGTTATCCGAAAGCCGCTGAACTGTTGGTCAAATGGTTGTTCCCGAAATGGGACACCCCAGACTGGTGGTGGGAGCTGCCGGTATTGCCGCCGAGTGTGTGGGATGAAATTGAAAAGCAGACGGTGAAACCGGAGAAGGGCTTGTACCTGACCGTGTTCAACACGTCTATCATTGCAATACGAGGTGTGAGCGATGCTGCAAGCGAAGGGGAAGGGGGACACTAAGTTTGTCCCTGTGGAACCGGCGACGCCGGAACTGAATAAGCCCCAAGACGGGGTGAAAGAAAAAACCAACATTATCACCAGCCCGGAACGCACCACGGTCATTGACATGGAGCGCAACCCGAAGAACTACCTGCTGCCGGTAGTCGAAGGGTCATCCTGGCCGACGGAACGTTGGTATCGCTCGCTGAAAGGCAAGAACGACCCGAAGGTGCTGTTTGATCCGAAGGTGGACAACCCCAGCCAGCAGTTTGACTGCGTACGTAATCTCGAGCTGCGGGTAACCTCTGCCCTCGACCGTAGCCAGGACAGCACCAACAAAACCTACAGCATGACGGGTGCCGCTACCGTGGTCAACTCGGTGCCGGTGAATGAGGGGGACTTCTTTACCGCCTCCATCGGTGACGGGCGCTTTGGGCTGTTCACCATCATCACCTCGAACCGGCCGTCGAACAACAAGGTCTCCACCTATACCGTGGAATACGGCATGTTGTACGAAGTGACCCCGTTCCATCGCGAGGTGCTTGACCGCTGTACGGTGCGCACGTACTACTACGTGAAAGAACGCGCCTATACCGGCGGTGACACGCTACTGACCGAGAAAGAGTACCGGGCGTACCTGGAACTGGGTGAGCGCATTGAGAGCATTGAAGAGACGTATGTCAAGCGTTTCTACAATGGCGATGCCCAAACCCTGTTGTACCCCAACGACGCCTGGGGCTATGCCTACGACGTGTTCTTGGCACTGTTCGTGAAAGCCATTGGTCTGCGAGTGGTTGGGAAAGATATCCGCATCTATCCACACCAACGCACCAACGTCAAGGATGTGGAAACCTTGTTCTCGCTGATTGTGAAACAAGACCCACTGTTCTTGGCCGATGCCAATCGCCCGAACAAACCGTTCCAGACCCGCTCGTTCCGTACCCTGCAAGTGGCTAACAGTGTGGGCTGGTCGAAGATCTTCGTCACCCGCTTCTTCCAGGCCGATATGCCACTGAACCAGCAGTTGGGGAACTGGGAGCCGTTCACCCCATTTGACCCGAAACTGGTGCCGCTGAATGGTGCAGACGTGCCGCTGTTCAATCCGCTGACGTACACGCCGTATATCCTCTCTGAGGAGTTCTACAACGGTTCGTTTACCTCGGTGATTGAATACGCCCTGCACCTGTACTTGAACAAGCAGCCGCTGGACAGTGCGATTGCAGCCCAGCTCGGGGTTGAGGTGCATAAGCTCCCACGGGACAGCCAGTTCTACTACGTGCCGTTGGTGTACGTGTTGCTCAAGTACGCGAGGTAATCATGGCACAAAAACGCAGTGCAGCGTTCTACCTGTTCCATGCCTGGATTGGTTGGCGTATTCCTGAATACGCCACGCTGACCCGGTATGCTCTGGAAGAGCACGGTATCTTTATGCCTGAAAATAAAGATAAGGCCAAAGCCATTCTGCTGAACAAGAAATTCGTCATGTACCGCCCCGCGGAGATTGCCGAATACCTCGCCACCGGTGGGGCCCTTGACATTAACGACCCGAACGACGCGATCCGTGTCTACGGGTGGATAATGGAGCATCTGGCCAACTGGCTACACCATCTGGAACAACCACAAATGTTCCTGCGCCACCCGCCGATGGATGGCCTGCGTAAGTTCAACAAGCTGGCGAACCAGTTGTTCCCGGTTGCACACCGCTACGGCTACTTCAAGCGTCCGGAAGACACCATGTCCTCGGCCTTACAGTCGCTGTTCACGCCGAACGTACGCCGGGAAGCAACGCGCCACCGCTTTAACGACACTATCATGCGCCGCTTAGAGGTTGCCTACCGTCGGCTGGGAGGGAAGAAATGATTCCGCGTTTTCAGAAAATCGTTAACGCCCATATCGCCCAAGCGACGGGGATGCCTGCCATCAATTACGATGCCATCATCACCGTGAAGGGAAAACCGCTGACCGTCATCAAAGTGCATTCAGTGATTAACAGCGGGAATTTCCTCAATGACATGACCGGGTTGATTCACATGACCGTGGTCTTGCCATTGACCCAGCAGCGTATTGCGACCTCGCGGGCAGATGGGGATTTGCGGGTACAACTGATTGTGCGTACTGCCAACAACAAGCTGGTCGGTATCTTCCCATATCGCGGAATTGCTATCAGTAACCGCGAACAGGACATGGAAGCCCCTACGGCCTTCATGGGGGAGTCGGGGGATAAAGCCATTGCGATGGTGACGTTTGAACTGATGGATGAAACCATGTGGTTCATGCGCACGGCCAACGTACGGGTGAACTACCACGACACCGATGCCTTAACCGTGGCCCGCACCATCCTCGCCCAGACCTTCCCACAGGCAGGCGGGGACAGTGGGGAAGTGTTGTCGTTGCAGTACGAGCAAGAAGAGCAGCAGCTCTACCGGGATATCGTGTTGCCGGACTCCACCACCTTCCTCGGGGTGTTTGATAAGCTCCAGGAAGACTTTGGCATCTACAGCAAAGGGTTGGGGGTCTATCAGCATCTACGCCGCTGGTATCTGTTCCAGCTGTACGACTCGGAGAAGTTCAACACCGCGAAAGACAAGCTGGTTATCATGAACCTGCCGCGCGAGATGTCGGCCCACATCGACAAGACCATCCACATCACTCCCGGGGTCACGTATTTGATTACCGGCGGGGACAGCCGTACGCTGACCACTCGTGATGAAGATGCACTCAACGTCGGGACGGGGTATCGGGTAGGGTCGATTCGTGCCCTCGACGGACGTGCCACTTCATTTACCCCGGGTGGGGTCAGTATGACGACGGCAGACAAGTTTGTCTCGCAGGCCAATCCTGTTGACTATGCCGGTAAAGTGGTGAATGCCCCCGTGGCGAAAAACCATTTCACCGACAACGACAAACCGATGCGCGCGAAGCTCGCCAAAACCGCAGGCACCATCACCAAAGTCACCTGGAACTATTCGGTGCATGGTCTGGTGAAACCGGGGATGGCCGTCAAGTTCATGTACGCCAATGAATTTGGCATGTACGCCCGTTACGGTACCGTGCTGGGTGAAGTCTACCAGGCCGGTCTTGATGGCGGCAGTATTGCTACCGCGCGCTATAACACCACGACCGAGTTAACGCTCTGGTTGTCGGAACAAAAAATAACAGCATAGGCATTCCCTATGTCGAAGAAACCATAAGGACACGTTAAGTAATGAAATCTGTATTTACGCTCCGTATGCCTGGGCATCTGATTCAGGCGATTGACGCACATGAAGCCAAAGTCTTTAGCAAGCCTGCCCGTCTGTGGGACCGCATGGCCAAAACCCTGCCGCAGACCGGGACGGTAGAACTCATGTACGTAATGGCCACCAACCTGGACCAGACCATTTCTGTGATTCACCGCCATGATGGGGAAGAGAAATGTGTTCGCCTGTCAATTGCGGACGCCGGGTCGGTAGGCAACCTGCTGTTCATCCATTGCATGACGACCCTGCCATTGTGGATGGCACTGAACGGACAGTACGACTTCGATTACCTTTACTACTTCCATCAGAAGCTGGCCGAGAACCTGGTCGTGGGCGATCCGACGACGTATCCAAAATACGTGGAACGTATCACCCCACAACTGGCGGCAGAAGAAGAAGCCTCCCTGGAAGGGGAAGCAGAGTGGAACATGTATCGCTTCGTGAAGATTGGCGAATCGCGCGACCCACAGAACACCGTGGCGCTGCGTGCGGTGGCCCGTTACGTTGCCCGTTCGGTATCGCGTGAACTGTCAACCAACTTCAATGAAGTGTATCCGGTGCTGCAATACGGCAACCTGATCACCTTCAACTCCTATGTCCCGCATCCGGCACAGATTCTTGGGCCGTTCGATAACGAATGCACGCTGCCGGTGGCAGAAGACTACGGTCTGTTTGCGAAAGATGCGGTGAATGCGGTGAGCGAAGAACGTCTCGTCATTCACGCCCTGAACGGAATGAGTGAACCTGATGTGCCGTACATGACTTCTCACGGCTAAGGTACAGCCTGGCCTCCTCGTGAGGCCAGGTATTCTTTTTAAAACGCGCCTGTACGTCAGTAAGTCTTTTTACAGGTGATTCATCGTCTATGACAATTAAAGCCCGTAGAGAGCGTTATAGAGCGTTTTAGAGGGTATATCGGGTAAAGTGGATTAAAAAAGATTTCAGATATATATTACCTAGGTGAGAGTAGACTATTAATCTTTTATCTCACCCATTTAATTCAATCCGACCATCAAGGAATATATCATGAAAGCAATCAAACGTAACACCATCAACTTCCGTGGCGACGTAGTAGAAATCATCACCCCTAACTATTCACCGTTTGTCGTCACCGTGAAAGAAGGTGGCGTGACTATCAATCACGGCGAGACTATCATTGCACAAAAGCATGTGCATGCTATCGGCTGCGATGTGGAGTTTGCTCGCCAGGTGGCACTGGATACCGCCTACCGTGAAGCGATGCTGTGGCTGCTGCTGAACGACCGCTTCGCGGTACAAGCCCTGTACCGCCATCTGGTACGGGTAACCAGCGATGGTCTGCTGGAGCCTGAGATGCTCAACCAGGTAAGCGAGCAGGTTGCCGCTATCCTGAAGATGACCACCAAGGCGAACGATGTGGCTTTCCGTATCGTGGGTGATACTGAGCTGAACGATAAAACACAGAAAGAGTTCACCCTGTGCCTGCTGAACAACGGCCAGATTTTCACCCACGACGGTAATAACTACCAGCTCGAACTGATTAACATTCTGACCGGTCTGGAGATGCTGACTCCGGTTGTACTGGAAGAAAACGAATAACAAAACCCGGGGGTCACTGACCCCCCATCTAATCGACCATCAAGGAGCACACTATGTCCGTTCTCGCCTCACTGTCTCGTATTGTCACCACGCTGTCTGAACTGGTTTCCGTCGACACACCTGTGGTCGAGTTGGACGAGGTGTCTCAGCTGTTCGACGCATACCAGAAAGCCAAGAAGGCCGGTGATGTTGCGCTGGCGCAAATTCTGCATTCTAAATGGTTAGTCGCCACGGCTGGCCTGTAAACTACTTCTCCCATTTTTGATAAGGAATTTCCCATGACTCGTAACCACACTCGCGCTATCTTTGGCATCATCCTGACCGTTGCACTGGCATGCTCGTATATCACCCTGAACAACGACTACAACAAGTGCCGTGACAACGGGAACTCCGTGGCCATGTGCACAGGACGCGGCTAATGAAAAAGATTATTAAACCGGCTATCAAAGAGACCGACCTCCCCCACACCGAGGAAGGCATCAAGACAGATGTGTCACTCCCTGAGAATACGGAAGTGGTGCCTGAGGCGGAAGAATACGAAGAGATTTTCGTGCCCCTCTTCAGCCCGCATTACGCCCGCATCTTCGGGACTACCGAAGACCGTCAGGGTAAAATCCACTACCCACCACCGCCATCAAACATCCCACGCGAAACGCGTGATGGTGTCGAGGGTATTGTACTGAAACGTCGTAAGCACAAATAACCAAACAGGTAGCCTTCGGGCTACCTTTATTTTTTGTAACCACAAGGACAAATCCACCCATGTTAACATTAGCCCATTTTAATCCCGCCGTTTCCTTCCCACAACTGAAAGGCGAGTACGTGGATGTCGTCGAACACGGCGATTTCAAAATCCAACGCATCATTACCGAGAACACCGTTTACTTCTTAGGCACTGTTAAAGGCCAAGGTGTCGCAGGCTCCAGCGTAACCAATAACGCCAAGAGCTACCCTGACCAGTTCCTGACCGATAACCTGCGGGCAGGCTACACCACCATCAGCCGCATGATGTCCTACGTCGTGGCGTTGAACAACGACATTGACAGCCGCATCGCCCAACTGGCAGAGCTGGTTGAACTGACCCGCTTACTGAACGCCCTGCCGGAGTACAACGACGAGCGCGTGTCTGCACGCTTGTCCGCTGACCCGAAAGCCGTGAAGCTGGAACCAAACGGTCCTATCTCCGAAAACGATACCGTGATTACCGCCAGTGAACTCTGGCACGTCCACCCGACCTTCAACGAGAAGGCGGCACAAAGCACGTACGAAGGCATTAAGCTGGAAATCATGTCGCTGTGGGGCGTAGAGAAAGTCCGCTACATCATCACCCTGGAACGTGGAGATTACAAACTCGGCACCTTTGTGGATGTCGGCTTTGAAGAAGACCCAACGGCAATTGTTAACAAGAAGCTGGAGGAATACAACGTCATCCAGGAATTCATCCCCTACCCAGAAGTGAACGAGGAAGCCGATGAAGAAGTATGATGTCCTGGTTAAACGTTTGAAAGACAAACTGTTCGGCCGCAAGCGTTGTCATCTTATCGAACCCATGACCGTCTGGGTTGACCGTGTGGTTTGCGGAGAGACGGTCAGCTATCGCAAAGTCTATTACTTCTACGGACGGAAGAACTCACCTTTTCACCGACGTTACGGGAAAGGTATCCAGATTAGCGGGAAAGGGATTCTGGAGTACGAGACGATTGAAACGTATGCCGATGACCAGGACTTCAACAAGTACATGGATGCGCTGGCACACGTCACGCTGAAGAGTGCTTAAAAAATAATACTGGCTCGTACCCCGAAAAGGGTACGAGTTGATGTTCTTTATTTTTTTTTTGTCGGGACGCATAAACTCCCCTATGCCGACCCGAAGGTCGGCAAACGGCTTTCTAGCCGAATAGGTCATCGCCCATGCCACCGGTGAAGTGGTTAATGTTAGAGGCAGATACTGTCATCTCTTTGTCACAGTCCCAAGGAAGAATGCCGACGTCGGCAAACGGTAATACGGTATAGTGATATTTCTCAGGGGTATCAATGATGGTACGGTGTTTCCCACGCTGCACTTCTAAGAAGCTGTGGCCCGAGACAACGCGTTTGTTGAAATAGATTTCACCATCCGCTTCGTTATCCAGACTGGTACAGGTGTCGTACAATCCACGACCCGGTAGGTTCTTACAGAAGCCAATCGGGTCTGCCGCTTTAAGACGTTTCCCTTCTGGGGAAATCTGGTGCGGTGCCAGAAGGAAGCCGTGGTTACGGACAACCTGGATGTTACGCGCCATACGGTAGATTTCTTTGATATCGCTCCCGGCGATACCGTTACCGTGACCGGCTTTGTTAATGGTGCCGAGGTAGTCAGCACGCATTCCCACTACATGGAAACCATCACGCTTGTAGTCGGAAATCAAATCGTTTAAGTAATGCACTTTGAAATCGGTGTTGGTGTGTTTCTCGAAAGAATATTCCCAACCGTTCGCACGAATCTTGTCAATCAGATAGTCCGCCATTTTCTGGACATGTGCCTGACGTTCTTCCTCAGTAGCAGACTCTGGTAATGTCATGATCGGTGCATGGCCTTCAAAGTGGCCATAGATTGCCTGATAGGCATAGGCAATGTTCACGTCCAGTTCGTTCTCGAGACTCAGGTCGAGAATCAACGGCATCAGCGTACCCTTCACATCGGCCATGACCTTCTCAGGGGTATTGAACAATGGTATAGAGATAGAGGTCAGCAAACTGAACAGTGACTTACAGTTAAACGGCAGTGCTGGCATTAACCACAGCTCTTCCGTAATCCCGTTGTTACAACCGGTCATTTGGTTGACGGCTTTCCATCCCGTACGCAAACCATTTCCCGCAACTTTGCGGTTGATATCGTTGAACGTCTTCACAAACGGTGCTCGGTTTGTGGTAATTAATTTGCCGACCTGGGAAGGAATCTTATTATGAGGGCGTTCATTGAACGTGGTTAACGATCCTTTGAGTTCGTCAATTGCTGTCATCAGGTCCACACGGGACTCTGTGCCGTTCAAAACGCCGAGGGTACGCCCCAGCTTTTGCTTCAGCTGTACGCCTTGTAAAGCCTGGCGCAGCTGGAAGTAATACGTTTGCTGCTGCTTCGCAAAGAAGTCCTGACGCTTGTCTTCTTCGGCAGGCACGTCTTCTTCCAGGAATCTCACTATCGTATCGTATAGAGAGCCGTTTTGCGTTGTAGCCAGTTTCACGCGCTTCATGACGTAGGTGTGGTTATAGGCCATACCGCCGTCAATGATTAATGTAATAATGTCCTTGATTTCAGCTAACGCTGAACGCTCATCGCTGTCGTCGATATACTCCGGCAGCTTCACCTCGAGCAAAACTTTTCTTATGACGTCGTGATCGCGGGTTGCGTCAGTCAAGAAACTTTCAGCGTAGAGGGTGGCCAAGGCTGTTATCAACATCATTTTACTATTCATGGAGCATCCTTCAATGCGAATTCGTTTTAGCCCACCGTGGGAAGTTCAACCTAACATAGATAAAGTGGCCAGCGTTAAAAAGTTGGAAACGCTGCAAGCTGAGTTCTTTAACTGGTTATATGACTGCAAACCCGTACGGTTTAGCTCCACCATTCTCCCGGACTGCTCGCCGGTTGCTATCTACAAAGCGTTGATGGCACCCCCGCTGCTTCCAGGACAATATTATGACCAAGTGTTAAGCTTGGTGCAAAAAGGTTCGGACGAATCCCTTGCTGATTTATATGGGGAAGCGTTCGCCGGTCGTCTACGTTGGGTGTTCACTCAACGCAACGATGTGATTGTGGCGTCGCTCGCCGAAGCGAAGACGGATAAACCCGGTTTCACTTTGGACGAACAACACGCTGCGAAAAAGATGTTCTGCGCAGAACTTTTTAAATATGTGCGTACAAAAACCCGCGTCGTGGACGATACATTCAGTACCTCAACGCAGTTTGCTGCTCATGAAGTGCTGACGCAATTATACGCATGTCATTTACTTAACAAGGTACTTTGAAATGAAAGAAACTCGTATCTCCAATATGGAGAAGCTGATTGAGCAGGGTAACCAACTCGTTACCAATGCGTCAGTGCAGAACTCCACGAAAGAACTGTGGTCCACTATCGTTGCCGGTGAGTCAATCCGCGGTGGCAAAGTAAGCCATAGCTTTAGCCAGGTTGCCACTTCTGCTGACCAGGCGTTCGGTAACGTCTTTGCAGGCAAAACCCTGTCTCACGCTGCCCGTACTGCATCTGCGATGATCCTGGCTGCTGCCGGTAACGAAGATGAGTTCATGTCCAAACCGGCGCGCGAGTCTTCTGACAAGCGTTATAACAGCTACATGGAAACCGCCATCCCTGGCCAGGCTTCCCTGAACGCTGACTACGGTAAAACTCCGCTGGTAGCGACTGAGTATTACACCAACAAAGACCTGGACAAAAACCTCGGTCTGACCTGGACCCTGAACGTTCGTGCGCTGGAAACTCAGTCCGCGTTCGCAGAGCGTCTGTTCCCGACCATCACTGTTGAAACCAACGATGTTGGTATCACCGTGCGTACCAAAATCACCACCGTTACTCGCGGCGTTCTGAACGCACTGCTGGCGAAAGATTCCGTCATCGACGATCGTAAGCCGCTGCACAACGCGCTGACTGACCACACTGTACTGCAAGACGATGCTATCCGTATCGTGCCGTACGTGATGGAAACTGGTGAAAACGCCGAATTCTTCGTTGATGACCTGATCATCGACAACGAAACCGTGCGTCTGGGCCGCGTTCCGGCGTACCCAACCAACTTCCTGGACATCAAGAAAGAGAAGGGCAACCTGTTCCGTCTTTCTGCGCATCCGGGTATCGTGGCTGAAGGTTACGACGAAACTGACGAAATCGCACCGGGTGCTGCACTGGGTAGCATTCTGATTTCCGTCCGTAAACCGACCGACGACGTGAAAGATGGTTCTCTGATCAAGCTGAACACCCGCGACATGCAGTTCGCAAGCTTCCAGCGTCCTCCTGAAGGTGACGGCCGTGAGCTGGTTCTCCAGTTCCGTCGTACTCAGTTCGCGCTGAACGGCAAGTCTCTGGACTGGAAAGGCAATGACATCCCTGCCATCGCTGCTCTGGAACAGAACAAATACACCCTGCGTTACGTCATCAACATCTCCATGAGCCTGTTCACTAACGGACCGCGCTCTGGCCAGTACGAAATCTCCGGCGCTCGCCTGGATATCGACGAACTGGTTGATGCTGCTGGCAACGAAGTGTCTATGGACACCGGTGTTGGTAAAACCATCCGTGACAACCTGAAAATCGAAATGCTGGGCTGGCGCTTCGATGGTACTCGTACCAACGAGAACCGTCGTACTCAGGGCCTGCTGCTCGACCCGGTTTGGGAACAAGAGAACTACAAGCTCCAGTACGGTTCTCCGATCATGACCAAAACTCCGGTTGGCGTGGAATACGACGACGCTGAGCGTCTGGATGACCTGGTTTCTGCGGTTAACATCCGTAACGAAATGCTGGCCATCACTCAGACTCTGAGCTACACCGACGCGGTTAAGCAAGCGGTTGATACCCTGGTAACTCAGTGGGACAAATCTGCTATCCGTGGTCTGGGTCGTCACTGGGTGCGTCCATGGTTCGAAGAGACTAACTTCCAGGTCGATGAAATCGTCCAGTCTCTGGAAACCAAAGATGCGCTGATCAACGCCCGTCAGGCGCTGCTGCAACGTATTGCTGACCAGGTAACTCGTGCTATCCAGGATAGCCGTTACATGCCAGCTCTGCGTCTGCTGACTGCGAACCCGCAGGCTGTACCGAAAGTAATCATCGCAACTGACGAACCTACTGCTGCAATGCTGTTGCTGCAACTGGGTGAAACTCGTCTGCTGGGCGACCGCTACGAATACGAAGTGGTTACCACCAACGATGACCGCTGGCGTGTGAAGAACGAGGCCGATGGTTCCTGGACTCGTCGTCTGCAATGGGTACTGAAAGTTGAAGGCAGCGAAGAAGGCAGCTACTGCGTTCTGAACTGGGGTAACCACTTCTGGTCTCCGATCATGGTTACCAACATCAACATTCAGCGTAACGGTTCTACCTCTAAAGAGCTGGCAGTACAGCCGCGTAACGCGCACATCTGCCACTGCCCGATCACTGGTCTGATCTGGGTGAAAGGTATCACCGACCTGGTTGCCAACAAACTGGCGTACAACGTTACCACTACCGCTAACGGTCAGACTGGCACCGAAGGTGGCAATGCTGGCGACGTAGCCGGTGGCGACGCTGGCACCGGTGGTGCAGGCGCAGGCGCTTAATCGCATCGCTTCAACTCTGAAGCATAGTGCGTGATGAATCCCCCGCTTCGGCGGGGGATTTCTCTTTTCTTTTTTTTGTCTACTCAAAAATTATTAAGATAGATATTATCTAAGGGACTGACCGTATCTTTATCATTAAGGAGAATCTAATGCAGTACATCTTAACGAAAGCAAAACTTACCGCCCCGATGTTTGACGGACGTGGTTATCTGGTCGATATCAGAGATAATAAAGAACGTCGTGGGTTGATGGGTGTCTTGGGTAACGGCTGTGAGCTGTACATGAGCCGTGATGCGGTAGAAGTGGTACGGCGCTGGATACGCATGTGGGAACTCCATTTGGATGGCGACGAAGACCATACGTTCATCCATCATGTTCTGCACCTCAGCGGCATTGAATTCGTGTTATACGACATTGCGGACTACGGCTGCATGGAGCTTAAAAATCTCCACCAGATGGAGCCAGAGAGGGTGTCTGAAATCTTTGCCGTGGCAAGAGCGAACTTCACCACCGGTTTTGATGAAGCCACCTGGCACAAACAAAACGATCACTTCGCATCCCATGTGATGGAATCGTACAACGACCCTGGTCGAACGATACAGTTCAGTATCGAGAAAGACTGGGCGATGTACACGCATCGCTTCGTTAATAAACCGGCACTGGTGCCGTACGTGTCGCGCAACCTTGAGATGATCCGTATCGCAGAAGCGTTACTCAGCGTGGCCAACACCAGAACTTACCCGTCCGCTGGATACAAGCTCGATTTGAAACTCGGTTTCGGTAACATGGAACTGGCCGATCTGACTCGTGAACAATTGCTAGAGATAGCGGAACGCCTGATACCGTGATGTTTTTTACGTGGGGGTTAAGTGATATGGGCATTCACTCCACGTAATTTGGGATAGATATTATCTCTGTGAACTGTTCGTTGGTTTTTAAACTGGGTACCTGAATGAATTATCAAAAACTGGATGTCGAACCGGTAGTCGTGTCACGACCCTTAGAACATGGTGTCATGACCAAGACCATCAGCTATTCGAATAACACCGGTATCCCTCTGTACGTTACTGAAAACCATGGTGGTAGTTTTATACTGGAACCCAAACGCAATCGTGTCATCAGTCCTAATGCGATTGAGATATTCGTAACGTATAAAGTCCCAGCTGGGGTAGCGAATCTGACAATGCTCGCAGAATCGTTCTCAGACGTTGTGTATCGCAATATGTGCAGCGAACTGAGGCAGTATGGCGAAACCACACTGATGTACGTGGTGGACGACCCTGTGCCTATTTTACGTGGAGAAGCAGTAGTATTGAGCGACCTGGGTTTGGCTTTTTCTAATCAACCGATTGGGATTAACCGCACTCCGATTGCGAAGACTCATGGCGACCGTACAACGCTCACCTTAGGGGTGATCATTGTCCAGCGTTATGATGACCCAAAATTCTATCAGTGGGTAAGGTATTACACCACGATGGTCAAAGCCGAAAGCGTCCGCTCGAAGTATTACGAGCCGGGGGTGTATATGGTAATGATGTCCGGCGAAATCGCCGAGGGTGGTCGTCTGGTGCACTTTGGCTTCGATGACCCACTATCGCCGTTCCGTATCTTCGAAACCGAAGAGCAGGCGAAAACCTTCCGATGGATGTCCGATGCTATTCCTGACTTGTCTGCGATGCGGCAACAATTGGCAGATAAGATTAAAGAGGTCGATCGTGACTTGGCGACGCAGAAAGCTCAGCTTGAGCAAGAGCACCGTCAACGCATGAACGACTTAGCCTTTAATAAGGAAGAGGTGTTGGCCGAGTTCCGCACAATGGAATTACGGCAAAAGCAACAGGCCGATGAGCGGAAAGACGTAATAGAAGAACGTTCGTTGGCACGTAAGGATACGTTCGATGAGCGCTCTACCGTCAGGAAGGATAAGTCAGAGGAACGGAAAGACACTTATGACCAGCGTTCCATGGTTAGAAAAGATGGGTCAGACTTTCTCAAGGCTATCCCCACGTATTTAGCAGCGGGTATGGCATTACTGGCGATTATGAAATAAGGAGGGTCAGTGTGTTTGCAGATTCGATTAAGCGATTAAAACAGGAAGGCAAGATTGTTCCGTTTAACCGCGCCGTAGCAGAAGGAATCGGATACACACAAGCAAAAGACGGGATACACGAGCGGGTGTACAGTATTCTGCGACGTGAACTGACGTACGATCCGGAAACCAATCCGCGCTTACCTATCGGGTTAGCGGTACAGCAGTTCCGTTTCATGCAGCCGTTTGAAACCTTTGTCTTTAAAGTAGCGAAGGCGGATACTCGCCAGGCCCGAGGTCGTGCACCAATTTCGATTGCGCGTACCGACCAATACATGATCATGGCCAACTTCAAGATTCCAGGCGAAAACCGCCTGACACCAAGACCGATGTACTTACCGTTCATTCGTCGTGGTGGGTTGATGCACAGCTGGGGCACACTGTACCATGTGGCACCGGTTATCCACCAACCAGGGATCTGTCGTGAACACGGCGGCATCTTCATTAACTTCGACTTCACCCGTAAGGTGTCGCTCAAGTTCTGTAAGAATCCTGCCCGTATTCTGGTCAACGGAAAGAAAGAGGAGATTTACCTGCCGGGCACGAATAACCTGTACGTGCCTAAAACGACGCAGGGCAACGATTCAGATGAGAAGCCGTTACTGTATTGGCTGTTTGGTAAATACGGGTTTACGGAGGCTGTGAAGCGTTGTACGGGGGCTGATGTTCGTATCTGGCCTGCGTATAAGGTGAAAGAGCTGGATCTGGATAAAGAAGTGGTGATCTCCTCCGGCGAACCACAGCTGGCGAAGAACATCCAGTACGTGCTGGTGACCAGCCGTGAGAATCTGCCAAACACAGACAAATCACGTTGGGAACAAAACGAGCACCTGTTACTGGTGGTGTGTGCAGCCTTCTTTAAAGCAGCGCACTATTACGCTGGCAAACAGTCGGCCCGTTCACCGCAGCGCACGACACTGACCCCACTCTTCACCCGCATCAACGAATTTGATGAAGCGGATGATCTGGCGAACCTGAACACCCCGGAAATCTGGAAAGAAATCCTGGGGCGTAGTATTCAGGGCACCAAGCCGGGCGATGTGGATCTGCTGCGTAGCATGAACAGCCACTTCCAGGAATGTGAGCGGTACGTGAACAATACGTTCCGTGCAGAACTGATGGTGACCGATCCGGATATTGACCCGGACATCGATATGTTTGACTTCCTGTACTACACCACCAAACTGATGGTGCGTACACGCTTGACCAAGCAGGACGATATTCCGTCTATGTACGGCAAGCGTTTAACCGTGGTCGACTATCTGTTGTTAGGCCAGACCGGCTTTACCAGCACCATTTCCTTTATCCGTTGGCGTTTAAGCCAGCTGGAGAACCGGAGTGCAGAAACCTGTCACGAAACCATCCGTGATGAACTGAACAAGAAGATTGTACCGAACCTGGTGTGCCGTGGTATTACCAGCAACGGAGCGATTAACTTCTTCAATGCCTCCACCGAATCGATGGTCCTGGCTGTGTCGACGCATGCCATCGGCCAAACCGAAACGGATAACAAACGCAGTAAGAAAGGCAAAACCGTTAACCTGAACGACCGTACCAAGCATGCCTCCGCATCGCACCTGGAACTCGGTAACGTGTACTACATTCCGAAGTCCGCGCCGTTCAAGTCAAACATCCTCAACCCGTACATGACGACTAACCGGAACCTCGTTATGTTGCGAAATCCAGCTCTCGATAAAATTATTCGCGAAGCTGAGGCTGATATTGCGCAAATCGGCCGTTAAGAATACCAATTAAAGGAGAATCAAAAGACATGTCTATTACCGCCGCTCAAGTAGCAAAAGTATGTGAATCCCGTCTGGGTGACGATCAGAACCTGGCAATGATTAACAAAGCCATTATCGACAACAACATCAATACTGCCGAAGCCCTTGAAGTCGCTGTACTGTTTGCGAATGCCGTGCGGACGCGCCCTGGCATTACCGAGCAGAAGCTGGCCGATGGAATTGTGGCTGCGTATAAAGCCGCTGCGTACAAGAAGTTGCAGCAGCATGGTATTGGGTTCAACAACGATCCACAGCTCCACACCAGCCTGAATAACCTGTTAGAAGAAGTGGTGCGCATGATTAAGTCTAGCCAGACTGAAACGCAAACTACTAGCCTGACCGGTGGCCTGCGTCTGGGTGGTCTGGGTGGTAACGGTATTAGCGGCGGCAGTTCGCTGGCCATCGATACCACGCCATCCCTGACGACATCTACCCCTGCGGGTCTGCCGGTAGAATCTGGCAATGGCCTGAGTCTCAGTGGGGGTGGTGCTTTACCAGGTAGTGAGGTAGTTGCCACGCAACCGGCAGTATCGCCACTGGCTTCAATTCCGCATACCCCGTTGGTGCCGGAAGTGAACCAACCGATGGTCGGGTTACCCCAACCTAACGTCAATGTCAACAACCCTGTTATTAGCCCAATCGAGGAAGCCGCATTGGAAAGCTACGCAGAGCATGAGCTGGAAACACCCAAGCGTCGTGTTTCTATCAGCGCGAAAGAAGCCAACGATCGTGTCACCGAGTACGCAGAAACCCGCGACTGGAAACAGCCGCTGGAAGATCTGGTGCTGGGTAGCGAACCGGCGGTGTATTACAGTGGTGCAGATATCGCCGTGCGTCTGCGTGAGTTGAAGCGTTCTTACCTGGTGGGTATTAATGATGAATCCAGCGAGCGTTTCAAAGCGTTCGTGATGAATCATGAAAGCCACATCGGTACGCTGCGCAGTCTGGCGAAAAGTGGCCAGGATGCGGATAAGGTCATGAAGCTGGTTTCCGAAACCGTGCGGGCGATGAAACTGAATGTGGTGCAGCTGTATACCGCATCGGTCAACGAAGACGAAGAAGTGACCGAAACCATCGTGTCCGAAGCGGTGCGTTTTGTCAATGCGTATCTCGGCATGCTGTCCATGCTGGTACACAATGGCCTGTCACTGGCCACCGATCGTTGTCAAGAACTGCCGAAGTACAAAGGCGTCGAGCTGGAACGCAATATGGATGACCTGGCGTTCTTTGAAGAGACCCTGTATCCTGCGACGGTGGGTGACAACGGTTACACTACCGAACCGGATTTCTTCCGTGACCTGTTCCTGACTGTGGCCACCTCGGTCTCCACCTTCACCGTGAAGATGGAAGGCAAAGCAACCGCCGTCATTATGCAGAAATCGGTGGATATCCTGATTCCAGGTAACTATCCAACGCTGGTACGTAATAGCATGATCGGTAAGCACTCTCTGGGTGCGACCAATGAACCTATTACCGCCATCTACGAATACCTGCGTGAGAACCTGCCGGATACCAATGCGTATCTGGTGGCACCACAAGGGCGTTACCTGCTGTTGTCTAACGGTGAGCCAACTGCGCCTATCCGTTACTAAGTGAAAAGGGAACCTTCGGGTTCCCTCTTTTATATTTTCAGTAAGGAGCATCTATGTACGACGTAGTGATTCACGATAACCAGAATGAGCCTTGTGCTGGCTTTAGTTTAGCCGACACAGATGAAAGCCGTGCTTTGTACAGTAAAATAAAAGCGCTGCGTAAGAAGATGTCTGGAGCCTCACCTGGCGTCCGGGTTGATGATGTAAAAGAGAAGTTAGAAGAGGCGGTGAACTCCGATCGGCTGGTTCGCCAAATCTACAAAGAAATGATCCATTTGGAACGTTATCCGAATGCGACCATTACTGTCGAGAAAGCGTAATGATATAAGGGGAATATGCGTTCCCCTTCTCTTTTTTGTTTATAAGGAGTGGACAATGGAACATGAAGCAGTAGTACAGTCAATCACCGTTGAACGTGACGAACTCGAAGCCAAACTGAATGCCCTGTTGGACTTCCGTAATACCGGCGAGTTTAATGACCTCCCGGAGAAGCAGCAGGCGTTATTGCTGATGCAGATCAATGCCCAATCGCTGTTGGTCGATATCCTCAATATGCGTCTCGATGAGCTGGAAGCGCCGGATGCCGCGCCAGCGAACTTTACTGAGGAGTGATTATTATAGATAGCTACTGAATACTCCGTAATGAGGTACGAGTATGGTGAAACTGTTTGTAATAGAAATGAATCAGTGGCGAGATATCTTGCTGCGGTTCGAACTCCCGGACAACGACGCCACTAAAGCGTTCCTGGAGCGCTTTCAGCAAGTGAAGTCCTCGATGTACAGTGGTCGACGTTTCCACGTCTATTACAACGTACGCCGTACTCTGTTACCGGCTGTAGAAGCCGCCCAATTGCCCGAGGTTCTGGCGTTCCTCCAGAAGTACGAGGAAGATTCTCTGGCCATTGGCATCATGAAGGAAGAAAAGGAGCTGGTCGGCAAACTTGCGACGTCGAGCGATTAAAAAAAGTAATACCTCTACCCAAACGGGTAGAGGTACACTTCACTTATTTTTTTTGTTACTTAGGACGGGATGCCGTCGTCGTTCTCTTCTTCCGAACCATCGCCGTCATTGTCAAGGTCGCCAGAATCACCGCCGAGAGAATCAGCATCGCTGCTATCGCCCCCAGTATCATCTCCGCCTTGGCCATCGTCGTTACCCAGTCCATCATCTCCTCCGAGACCATCATCCTCACCGCCCAGACCGTCATCGCCTAAGCCATCATCGCCACCTAAACCATCGCCACCGCCGCCGAGTCCGTCGTCACCACCGCCAAAGCTATCACCCCCACCGAGACCACCGCCGTCGCCATCAGCAACGTCAGCCTGTTTCGCCAGGGTTTCCACTTTACCGGAAGTACGCTTAGCCAGTTGGATAATCGTCTTACTGGCCGCAGCCACGTCGTCAGAAATCATCTTCACGTTCTCTGGACGTTTATCATCGTCGTAGAGCAAGTCGAAGAAGTCATTCTCAATACCTTGACGGCGTAACCAGTTACGGGCGTAGAACGATTTCACCATGGTCTTGATGTTGTTGGCATCCATCTGCACACCGGCATCTTGCAGCATCGCAGAGATGTCGTCCGTTACCACCAAGTCAGCCAGCTTCTCGAAGAACTCCATACGTTTGTCGAAGAGGTCCATCTGAGAGCTTGCCGCCGAGGTATCCGGTGGTGGCAGGGTGACTTTGATCCCGTTAATGAACTGACCCATGTACGCCGATGCCTTTTGCAGGTAGTCGGTATTCATGGTATCCGGTTCGGTCTCTTTGATGTAGCCTACAATCGTCTCCAGCAGCTTGGCTTGCAGCTTTGGCGAGGACAGGGTGGCTGTCACCACATAACGGGTCAGAGGACGCTGCAGAATCTCCTGCTTCTTCGTAATCTGCTGGGTGACCAGCAACGACTTCGAGAAGATCTGCGACGCGAACTCGATGTTATCCGGGGTCAATACCAGATCCGGGTCAACACCTGCAATGTGGCAGGTACGTCGCAACAGCGATTCGTCCAGATCTTTATCCGGCGTTTTATAATCTGGCGTGGTGTCCGACACAGAGATTTTGTGGGAGGAGTAATGTTCGTTCCCTTCCACGTTAAAGGCAATCCCGGCATTGGTTGACATCGCCCAGACATCGTCCATGTTACCCCACATCGGTTGACGACGGTTGTAGCTGTTCAGAATATCAGATTTGATTTTCGCAACTGCTTCTTCGCCGTTCATCGCATCCGGGGAGAGCTGGATGTCGTACTGCATGTGACGCGCAGAGTTCAGAATCGACGAGTTCATGGTCGCAAACAGCAGCGCCATACGCACAGACGAGATAATGAACGCACGTTCGGTAATGGACACACCGATACCGTCTTCATCGAAGTCGGTAGCAAAGTAGCACAGGCTCTCTGCCGGGATGTACACCACCTGGGTGTGACGCTTCGCTAAGTGACGGGTCAGCATGATACGGCCGAAGGTTTCGGTGACGTTCATGTCCACCTCAGCCCCGCCCAATGCATCCCCTAATGCTACCGCCAGCTGGTTCTCAGCAATCTCACCGAAACGGCTTAACAGACGGTTCGCAATCTCCGGGGTAACTTTCGCGTTGCCTTCACCCATGCCAATCGCAGCACGGTTAATGGTGGAGTCAATCATCCCGTCGTTGTTCAGGTAGTTCATGAAGTTCGCATCGCCGTACAGCGAGGAGCGCGCATTAATGAAGTTACCTTGTTCATCGACAATGGCCAAGTAGCCAATCGGGTTCATCACATCGTCGCCGAGAATCAGCGGCAGGGTGGATTCCGCAGGCAGCAAACGCTCCACGTATTCCAGACGGTTAACGTCATCCATTTGCGCCTTGCGCATCTCCGCGTACAGCATCTGCTCTGGCGGGGTGCGGTAGGTTTCATTCAAATCAGCAATGTTGATTTGATTAGGAATCTTGTTGTCTTCCTGCTGGCGAACAGGGCTAGGGTCGAATGTGCCGCCCCCGGTCTGCGTAGTTGGCTTTTCATATGCAGCCTGCTCTAACTGGCCGTAAAATGAACTGCTGGCGTTTTCCCGCGCAACGCGACGCACCACTTCGGGCATCATGAAAACGTTGCGGTTATCGGTCAGCGAAATGTTCATGTCAGTGAAGCCGGACTTCTCACCGAAGAGACCTTTCAGGTCAAGCTTGATGGTCTGCGGACCTTCAGGGACGGTGCGGCTACCCAGAATACTTTCGATACCGACCTTCTGCTCACCGGGCTTGGAAATCTTGCGCAGATGACCATGCTGCTGAGTAAAGAAGTTGACGCGTTTCTCCGCCAGAATCCCACGCGCGGATTCCTGGGCGACTTTGGTGTCCAAGCCGAACAGGCTATCGAACCCTGAGTCCGAGAGAATCAGTACCGGCGTCGCGCCCTTTGATTTCAGGGCATCGTAAATCCATTTGTACAACTTGGTTGGCAACTTACGCACGTTATCGTGATAATCACGCAAGTCGTCCAACAGCTTGTCTTTTAAGTCAAGCGGAATGTCGGATACGCAGTCGTAGATTAAGCTGGTGTTAATCAGGTCTTTCGACGAAAGCAGAGAAGACGTTGCAATGGTGACAATCGTTTCTAACTCAGGCAGAGCCTGATAAATGCGCTGCGCGTTTTTCGTAGTACGAATACGCGAACTGGCAATCCCGGTTAATTCTGACCGGGTGGGCGTCGTGCCGCCTTCCTGGCGCTTACCACGTTCTTGGGTCGCGGAAGGGCCTGTGGCTTTGCGCAGTATTGCGCTTACGGCAGGGTCACGCGCAGTTAATTTACTAATATCGTCCATTGGGGTCTCCGAATAATGCAGAGGTTCAATATCTTTAGAGACCAGAACATCGAGTTGGCGAAGTCGATTATATTCAAATCGGAATCCGTAGCCCAACAGATGAATCTGGCCATAACCGAAAAAGGCGGTTATGTGTCGAGTGACCGCAACACATGGCGGTATTACCTGCACCTGGCAGGCAGACGACATGATGCCGACCAACCAATCCTTATCACATCGTTAGATACACAAGAGTTAATCGAACTGACGACAGAGAACCTGTCTCTTCATAAGAAAACCTCGAACGTGTATCGCTCCAACACCGAGTATATCGATAAACTCATCGAGACGTACCTTGATTACGCGGTCTATATAAAGGGCTGCTTTTGGCCGGTCCCCTTGCGCATTTCTGTACCCGTACAAGACTGCTCTATCCTCTATTACAACCCGGCATTAGTGGAGTCGCAAGAACAGTCACTTATCCACAATCTGGAGAAGCTGCTGATTGCCGCCCACGTTCGTTACATGGCGGATGGCTGGAAGGTCCACAACGATGCGTTTGTGCTCGGCTTCTACGTGATGCTGTTCCCGCAGCTACCGGGGTTGCTGATGCGTCTGCGCGCTGCCAAGCAACACACGTTAGAAACCCACAGCTACTACGTGACCGAGTTCCTGGCCTCACACCAGGAGCTGCACGAGTTCATTCCGTACATGACACGCACGCAGATGTTTACGGCCTACCGGAACATTCGCTACTGGGAGCGTAACTCCGGGAAGAAAGAAATCTTTGACTGGATGATCGAGACCTTCTTTACAGGTTGGAGTATGCCTGCGGTGGCGTACCGTGTGGGGCAGCTGATTCATGACCCGTCAACCGGGGATGATGCTGACCTGACGCCGTTGCCGGTCGGGTACCAGGAAGCACTCAACTACACGGAACGTAATTCGGGTCGTGACCTGGACCTGGTCACCACGGCGGACATCATCACCAAAGAGGTGGCGCTGGCGCACAACAACCCGGTACACCAACCGGAGTACCAGGAAGCGGTTGACCGTCGTCTCGGCTTGACGCAGTACCCGAATCTGACCACCAAGCTCGTGGAAGTGACGGCAATTGACCCGGAGGCTATTGAACGCTTCGAGTTTACGCACGCCATCTTTAACGAGTGGCTGCACCTGACCGCGAAAGGGCAGTACAACACCACCCACGATTTCCTCAACCCGACGAACGGTGACACCATCAAGATCTCCACCAAGGAGCTGATGGCCTTATACCTGTACGCAGGCTTTAAAGGTTTCTCGGGCGTGGCGTTAGAGAAGATTCCGGTCTTCCATGCACTCGGCGTGCAGATTAAGCGCTGGGTCAGTGTTGCCGAAATGCGTAACCACCTGGTCAACGACAGCTGGGCAGGTCGTTACGATAAAACCGTCAACTACTTCGCGGACACGCAGTACGAAGTGGTTGGGGATGTCTTGACTAACGATGAGTTCTACGATGCTGCGTCCACGATGATTGGCAACAAGCGTCGTCGCTACGTCTATGCGTATAACCGTCGGAAGATTAAAGACCGCGCTGCGGCGCTCCAGTTGTTTGCGTACCACTACAAAGATTACCGCTGTGATTTGGAACTCCCGTACCGTGATTACGAAGAGTTCTTCCAAAACCTGGGATTCGATTACACGATTATCTCAGATGAGACCTGGCAAGATATTGCGACCGATGCGTTTAACATGGGGACCAATATGGAAAACCGTGCGACGCTCTCGCAGGGTGAAATCCAACGTGCGATGGTAAAACTGATGGGCAAGCTCTCATCGTACACCATTCACTTCGCCGCCAGGATGTCCGCTGACTCCTACGACATTACAGACCCCATTACTCCGATACTCGGCGACATTGCCGCCTCGGCTGAGATGAGCACCTGTATTGAAGACCCACACGTTGGGGTGGTGTCAGTGCGTGGTCGGGCAAAAATGAAGACGGCGAACCCGCTCTCCGTAATGCCAGAAATCACCAAGATGTCCATGCCGCGGAAGTATAAGTTCCGCATGAACATCTACCCAGGTATTCAGGTACGTGTCCATCAGACCATTCGTGTCGATATCGAGTCGAATGCTGTGGGTGTTGTCTCACAGGCACTGACGAATACGAAAATCACACTTGCTGATAAAGTGAAGAAAGCTGAACTGGATGGTTTCCGTCCAGGTGAGTTCTTCGACCAGCAATAACCCGGTGAGAAAACTATGTCATATCGCGCAGACTTATCGAAGTCCCCGAAAGAAATCTTGCTGAATCGGATTAACTACGTCTTTGGTACATCTTATAGACCGGATCAGATTGAGTTTAACAGTCGAGGTGCGTGGCCGCTTACTAAGGACGAGCGACGCGCCAAGGGTGTTGAGTCAAAGATAGCCGCTCACTTTAAGAACGGTGTCAGCGGTACCCGTGAATTCTACCTGACACGGGCCAACCTGACTGAGCTGTTGGATGGTGAAGTCGTCGAAGTTCCCCAAGGGCTACACGAGTGGAGTCATTACCTGGTGCCGTACATTCGCGACTCCTTGGGTCTCGAACTGGGTGACTACGACTTGCTGGTTGAGCCAATTGACCCGACCGCTGAGCTGTACCTGGCCAAGATTGAGCCACACCACCCATCCTTTAAAGGGACGATTGTTATCACGTTCATCGACCCGACCCCACGCCGTCTTGCCGAGCTGGTAACCCTGCGCAGCCTCGATGGATTCAATATTGGAGAGTTTTTCTAATGGCTAACAGTAAAACGTACGACGGGAAGCTCTCAACAGCAACCCTGAGCGCGATGCGTTTATCCGCCGCGCTGATTTGCGGTGCACCCGTGCAGTATCCCCAGAACTCCACGCTGAATGAGTTCTACAAACTGATGACCGCCCGTCAGCCAGACCCGACCGACCGCCCAACCCTGAAATACCTGGCGATTGGTAACCGCGGCCACAAAGCGGAAAGCGATGGTGGGATTGACGACTTCGTCCCGGTGGGCAAACGCCAGACCGCCTCGGGGATGTTCTCTGACGTGCCGTGGGTGCTGCGTACCCTGGACAATGACCTGAGCGACGAACAGCGTAAGAACTACCGCTTCCGTACCCAGGTGAATATCAACGGCCGTAACTACTGGGCGTACTACCTGCGTGTGCTGGATATGCGCACCGTGAAGACCACGGATATCCTGACCACCCGTACCAACGGTGAACCGGTAGTCGAAGACTTCGTCTATACCGATGCTGACCTCCATCCGGTACCAGGTGCGCTGCCAGACTTCGATTACGACGATGACGGCACCGTGGAACTGCCAGACGGCAAGTACGTGGAATCTGGCGTGGACCTGTTCATCAGCTGGACCGAGTTCGACGTGCAGGAATACCTGAACGTGGCCTCTATCATGCGCGGCTCTGCCAACAAAGCGCTGATTTCCGAAATTGCCATGTGCTCCGGGCTGGATGTGCCGGAAACCGGGCAGTCGGCAACGGGCTCTCCGTTCAGCTACACCGAAGCCATCGGTGTGCAGGCGCTCTACCACATCTCGCTGTTTGTTAACCTGGCACAGACCAACGAAAACCTCGGTCTGACCATTCGCGTAGGCCAGCCTGCACCGTTCTTCTTAGGGGACGCGTCGTAATGCTGATACCTGAACCGCGATTGCCGGATAAGATGGTGCGAATTGTGGCGGTTGACCCCGGCACAAGTCACCTCGGTTTAGCGGTTCTGGACTGGGAATACGGAGAAGCTCAGGCCGAAGTGGTCTGGGCCCACACCGTGCACGCAGTCGACCCGACCCACGACAGTGGGTTCGGGGAATACGTTGGTCGTCGTGATGCAAGGATGGTGTTTCTCCAGGAGAAGTGGGCGGAGTTCTTACGTTTAGCCACTCCTACCTTCGTCTGTACCGAAACGCCGTTCATGCAACGGGCTAAGCTGTCTGCCTACGAATCCGGGGTAGAACTGCAATTGATGTTGCGCCGAACCCTGTGGCAGGTTTATCCGGGTATGTCGCTCCACGGTTTTAATCCTATTATTGTGAAATCCTTTGTGGGCGTGGAAGCCAAAGGGACAGACAAAACGCATATGCGTGCGGCTGTCATGAAACTCTACGCCGACCACAGTTTGATAGACCTGTCTGTCCTCGATGAACACAGCATCGATGGCATTGCGGTTGGGAATATCTTTGTGCGGGTTTCATTACTTAATCTAAATAGTCTGCTCCCCCCACGGGAGAAAAAACCGAAGAAGCCAAAATCGGGTAACTCTCGTCGGAGACGTAGACGCACCAGGGGCTAAAACCATGTCACAAACCATTCAGGAAGCCACCTCCACCGTCTTGGACGTGCTCATCAAAGCGGGCAACAGCACGCTGAGTAGTGATGATGCCTCCAAGGTTAAAGAGGCGGCTGTGGTGGCCGTCGGTTCCGCTGTTCAGATTGATGTTACCAAACCCGCCAACTTCATCCTGGCTTCCCTGAGACCGTTGATTGTTGAACAGGTCAACAACTTCGGGAAGTCTATGGAGAATCTGGCAACTGCGTCAATCGAAGGGATGGATGCCAAGTACGGCAAAGAAACCATCATGACATTGTGGCCTAGCCTGTCCTTCCCGGTAAGGGCGATCATCATCTTGCTGGTACTGACCACCATCGGTACCGACATCTACATGATGACCGACATCCTGCGCCGGGACGCAGTGGAGCTGTTCGATGCTGTTACTATCGGACTGTTGCCGCTGATCGGGTTATTGCTGTTTTGCACTGTGCCAATCAAGACACTGGCCTACACCTCACTTAGCGTGGGAGCCAAGGTAGTAGAGGCGAGACTCCAGAAGTCCACCGCATCGAACCCGTCGAAGAGCGACACAACGAAGTAAGTCACTCGCTCCTTCGGGAGCGAGTTTTACTTATTTCTTTTACGTTATCTTGCCTTTATGTGTAAACCATAACAGGACCGCACTATGAAACCACAATTGAGAGTCCGTACGCTACTGTTACCCGGTATCAAACTCCTCAAGGAAATCGGGCGACTGGAAAAGCGCACCTTCACCACCGCTGAACAACAGCGTATGGTGCTCGCGGTATTAGACGAGATTTCCTACACAGCCTATGCCGCTGTACCGTGGGAGTACAGCCACGACAAGCCGCCGTACCAGGGCATGGCGTTCGTGAAGATTAAAGAGTTCATCCGGGACGTCAGTGACGATGATATCAAATCCATTGTGGCGCGGGTGAAAGCCGCCGCGGTTCGTCTGCTCCATCCGGAAATCCTGAAAAGCCCAGAGTGGTTGGAAATCGACGCGAATGTGGTGCCCCGTGGTGCCCCGCTTATCTTCGACCACGGTGTCAGCTACCACTGGTACAAAAACTATCTCCAGGTGCGTTGGGTTCGCCCGACTATTGACTACCGTGAGATGTCCGTGACTACGTATTTCCAGGCACTGCACAGCTACTTCCTGAAAAAACACAAAGGGTTAGAAGCTGAGACCCTGGCCGGTGGCCTGTTAACCATCCCCATGAACAAACTACTCACCTCGGAATACGAGGTTGAAATTCTGTAGGAGTACGTATGCTGATTATCTCGGTCAGTGTGGATAAGATTTCCCCGGAGACCTATCCGGGGCTGCGCAGCTGGATTGAAGAGCTGAATGCAATACGGGCCACCCCCGTCAATATCGTCATGGCCGTAGAAGACGACAACGTGATGGGGATTATGGTCTGGGAACCGGGACACCTCATTTATCTGGTGGTGCCCGAAGTCTCCCGGGAATGTGGCGCAGGCCGTTTCCTGGTCAAGTATCTGTTACAGCAATCCGAAGGCAATGTGGCGTGGTGTAAAGTGCTGCCGACGGCGGTGGATGCAATATGTTTCTTTCACAAGCTGGGCTGGCAGATACAGAGCTGGTACACCGATCATGCTGACCGCCGATACTTTCGTATGACGAATGCAGTTCCGCAATCGTCGACGATTCCATCGGAGGAGACGCACTTAGAAGCATTCGCGTCAAGCGTGCCCATCTTCCTCTCGATGGCCGGAGGTATATACTAGCCGCGAGAGTACAATAATGATACGTGTTACATACGAGACACGAAACCTGAATGACCTTCAGGCAAAGCCAGTGCGCTGTGCGGAAATCGTATCGGGGTGTGAGTTGGATATCGCTAATTCAACTCTCCGAGGAGTACCGATACATATCTTCTCCACCGAGCCCTGGAAAGAAGCTAAGACTTATAAGACTACACCAGCAATAAGGCCCAGTAATAGAAAATGTTTTACCGACCTCAGGACCCACCTGGGGCGGCACTTCCGGCGGAGTAGATGGAAGGCTTTAGTCATGATGGTTGTTGACGACTTCATCCGCGAGTTGGAATGGGAAGAAGTTTTAAGAGAGGCGGGTTTCCGTACAAAACCATTTTCTTATCACTGGCATCACTTCAAAAAACAGTACACTATTGCTCTACGCTGGTCACCTGCAACACAAAAGATGTTACCGCGGTTAGAGCAACAGGACTGGCTTCAACCCTATATGGTCGAGGATAACAAGATATGATGCGAGCTTTATTGACTGTCTTCTTGGCAGTTTTTTCATTATCAGTTTCAGCCGCGTTCGACCCGAGCCAGATGGTGGGGTTTAAGCCCGCTAATCCGGGCGACGTGCGCGTAAAGTTCAGCGATTCAGATAAGCCAACGGTGATTGCCGAACATGGCGGATTTGCACTCGTCAACTTTGGTCGTGAGGAGAAGTGTCCGAGCGGCGGTTTTTACTTAGTCAATGTTCCGCGCGAGACTTATCAGTTTATCGACGCGGGCAGTTGCAGTAGCAAACTCACCGCGACACTGACTGACCCTAAAGGGTTAGGCAGTCGCACGGTCGTTACCCAGGTGTTGACCTTCTATCTGGGTGAACTGATTACAGCCCGGTATCCGTTGTACGGCTACTAGGATGGGCCCTCTCCCTTCGGGGGGAGGTTCTCTTCTTTTTTTCGTATCGGGTCAGTGATATAGGAGGACACCACTATGTCAACAGTCTACAAAATTGCCGTTATTGGTTCGCGTGAAACCGAAGCGGAAACCATGCATGAGATGTACACGAACCTGCTGCGTGGCTTTAACATGCTGCATGCTCGTGGGATAGAGTTCGAATACACGTCCGGTGGCTGTTGGAAAGGGCCTGACCAACTCCAGTTCCAGTTTGCTCGTCAGTGGCGGCAGACTTACGACCAGGACACCGGAAAGCTCCTCAAGCTGAGCGACAAGTTTATCTGTTACCTGCCGGACGATAAGAAGCTGTGGCTGGCTAAACAGCACCCCAATGTAGAGTTCCGTGTAATCCCTCAGGACGAGCGTTACCGTGAGATAGTACGTAACCTTCACCCGTATCCAGAAAAGCTCCAGGAGTTCGCCTGGGCGCTCCATGGGCGTAATTTGAATATCATTATGGGAGACACTCTGGATTCCCCGGTGGACGCTGTCTATTTCAGTGCGCCATTGAACAAACACGGGGAACCTACCGGCGGTACTGCGATGGGCGTCAAGTACGCGAAGCAGTGTGGTATTCCTTGCTTTAATCATGCTGAAGACCATGCTGCCTGGCTGGAGTCATTGCGTTTACTATGACCTGGCCTGCCGCTACACAGGAGCTGCTGTTATGAAACAGAAACCTCTGCTTGTCCGTCTTTTCGAAGCGTTCTTCCCCGACGAAGTGAAACCGTTAACCCCACGGATTCGTGAGTTCCGCGGTGACGAAGAAGCCTTCTGGGAACACATGGAGAAAAACCATTCTGGTTGGACCCCGGTGTACCCGTTAGAAGAGAACAAAGCCCGTGTCGTTCACTACCACAGTGAGGAAGGGTATCTGGTTGCCATCTGTGTACGCTGGCCACAACGTAATTACTACTACACGGTGACCGTGTACTGAGGGAGCTATGCGCGCAAAACGAGCTGAAGGTGGGCGTCTTTCTTTTTATTGCCCCGGCTGTAAGACCCGCCACGTTGTCACCGTTCGCGGTGAGCATCAGGGTACGGCCTGGGAGTTTAACGGCAGTCTGGAACGCCCCACACTGTCGCCAAGTGTCCTTGTGACCTGGTACAAACCCAGTGATGATGACACGGAGTTTGATGACCCCACAAAAGACGTTAAACAGACGTGTCACTCGTTTGTGCGCGATGGTCGTATTGAATTTCTGTCCGATTGTTCCCACAGTCTCGCTGGGCAAACAGTGGACTTGCCTGAATTAGAGGATTGATCATGTCAGCTGATTTTGATTTTATCACTCTGTGGGAAGACTACGACACCGTGGTGGCGTTAGAGTCTCGTGGAGTAGGTCTTGAGAACCCGATGATGCGCAGCATTGCAAAGCGTTGGGAAATTCTCGAAGAGATTGAACAGGTCGTGGCGCACGAGTCTCGCGCCATGATGGAGCGTGCCCAAGTGATGGCAGATGCGGCCGCCGAAGGAAGAACTGCTACCCGCTTTGCGAAGAAGACCGGGAAGATTGCTGGCAAAGGCGCAGTCGGTGCGACTAAGCTCGCGGGCAAAGGGGCAGGGAAAGCGGCCAAGGCCACCGGAAAAGGTGTGGGGAAAGTCTCTGCGGCGCTTGGGGTCAAATTTAAAGAATGGGCTGCCCACTACGGGCCGAAGTTCAAAGAGAAGATGGACGACCTGCTTGGCAAAGCACAGATGATGGATCGCAAACGCCAGAAGCTCGATCGTCGTCTGGACGAAACCAAAGAGCTGCGGGAAGAACCTATCCGTGGCCTGGGGTGGATCTCCAAAGTCTGTCTGCTGGATGATGTGAACCTGGATGCTTGCCTGTGGCTGGCTGACCATACTGGTGACCTCAACGGAATGGTCAAAGCCTACACCGTGAAAGTCCGTCAGTACGAAGGTTTACTGGTCGGGCGTTACAAAGAAGAAGCTGACGGCACCCTGAGTAAAATCAAGCTGGGTTCCAATGCGGCGATTCACCGCGCATCAGGACTTCTGGGACGTTTCACGCAGAACGATGTTAAAGCTCGCCCGCTGGCCGGTAATGTGATTATCGTGACGCGCGGTAAAGGCGAGAAAGAACGTGTGGATTTTGCCACCGCGGTGGAAAGCCAGTTCGGTGGGAAGGTCTATCCACTGAAACGTGAACAGTGTAAGAAAGCACTGAACGCGGTGGGGAAACTGGCCAAGGCACTCGATGAGCGTGGCGCAAAACGTGGGGTGTTCAGCTACACGGGCATCTATCATGAGATGGAAGCCATGCGTGCGGATATGGAAAACAAAGACGGCGAAGAACTCCGCGCGGCGATGTTACTGTACAAAAATGCCATGGCAATGGAAGACGCCTTCACCACCGCGATGGCGCGTACGGGTGACGGTTTACTTAACTGGGTAGCGGCTAGCCTTAAAAGCTAGTAAGGACGCAGAATGAAAGTGTTACTCATTCTTAAACCCGATTCACGGTATGGCAAGCAGTATTACACTGCTCTGCTGGACCTCCACAATGCCCTGTACGCTGACCAGCGGGCCAAGCTCAACGATCTGACAGGTCGTGATGGCTTTGGTGGTGCCGATTCCCTCGATGGGATTTGGGGCCCTGGGGATGTGATGGCATTGGCTATTGATGAAAACGATAAAGCGGTGGGCTTCCTGTCGTTTGCTATCTCTGGCAAGAATGCGCAAAAATGGCTTTGGATTCACAACTTCTATGTTGACTCCTCCCAACGCGGTAAAGGTGTTGGGACGCTATTGATGGATACGGTTAAAGAATACGGCAAAGCCAAAGGCTGTCGGTTCATGCAGTTGACTGTGCTTGACAATAACGACGCGGCGTTAGCGATGTATCAGAAGATGGGCTTCCAGACTGAAATGCAGGATATGGTTAAGGAGTTGTGATATGTCGACAGCACGCAGCGTACCGCACACAACCGGTTCGCGCTTTACTTTTGGTGTAAAACGTTTTGGCTTCTGCCATCGTCCGGGTTGGAAAGTGGTACGTGTGGCTGGGACATTTTGGCAACTACCGCCGGGTATTGAGAACCACATGTCGATTGAACAAATCGAACAGTTCTTGCGTGGTGCTGACAGTAGTCAGCAGGGTTCGTGGTCAAACACGGCGCGCCACCGGAGTACCTCAAAAACCAAAGACGCAACCGAACGGGGTGTCTATTGGACGGGGCAGAAAGCTTTCCAGGTCGGGATGGAACCGTTGAAATTCGTGGTCTCGGAATTCAACGAGGAGATTGATGGCGATATCATGACCGGTATCGTGGTCCAGTTTCCCGACAGTCCGAAAGATGATTACGTGCTGGGTACGGTGAAAGATGTCACGATGGCAACGTTCTATAAATACCTCTTGTTCTACAGTCGTCAGGTTTATCACCATCTGATCAACGAAGATGGTTACAATCGTATGAACCTGCCGTACGGGCGGAACCGGAGATTACTGGGATGTTCTATTCTGAACTCGAAAAATACACCGCCGCACTGCGAGCTGCCCCCACCAAGCACGACCACTCCTTTACAGATGTCCTTGATGCTCTAGAGGGCATTCCTGACCTCAAAGTGACTGTGGACTACGCGAACGTAAAGGCCGACGTCATGCTGGCGAACTTGACCTTTACCAACCCGCACGGGTCGTTTGAACTGCGCTATCGGTATAACGCTCATTATTTCCTCACCTTAATGTGTTACGTTAAACACGATGGTCACACCTATCCTGTGAGATGGTGGGATGATTATTCCAAGTTCAAGTATGCGTTGACTGACCACAGTCAAACCGTACACGACTTTATGCGAGCCGTATGTGACGGTTTCTAAGAGAGTGAGAAAATGCCTGAGATGATTTTGGATTCTCTGTTTTTGATCACCAACGCGTATATCGACAAGCACAAAAAGCTGCCGATGCGGGTGTGCGTACGCCGTAAAGGGGTAAGCCGCCTGTATCACATTGCCACCGTGCTGGACATTGCGTGTAAGGTGACGGGGATGGCTAAGCCGAAGTCCCTGAACAACTTTAAACACGTTCGGGGTATTCTGCACAAAGCAGTGTGTGTGATGCACCGTTTGCGTCGTCAGTCGCCATACCGTTTCCTGTTGAAAGACGGGGTGGATGACACTGGCCATCGCGATAACCTGGTTGACCTGCGTGACGCGTTCTGCAATGTCGCAGGTTTAGCGCGTGAACGTTTGGTGTCGGTTGCACAAGGTAACACCCGTGCACCTACGCAGCAAGAAGCCGAAGCCGCCATCGAGATGATGAAGCGTGCTGAGCTGGTTGTGGTGAATGACGAGAAAGAAGCGTTTCGTCTACAACACTACTTGGCTGAGCGGGCCTTAACACCGTTGGTGGTTCACGCTGATGTCGCCGCTCCACTGAACCAACCGGTAACGGTAGGGGAATGGTCGGAGCCGACGGTTGCGCACCAGTGAGAGTACCCACCCTTCGGGGTGGGTTTATCTTATTATTTTTTGGATAGATTTAATCTAGGGGAGAGACAACTTCTTCGCTTATCAAGGAACCTGTTATGTTAAAAGATGTTATCGGTCGTGACATTAAAGACATTCTTGAAAATCCGTTTCTGGAACTGGTCTATCGTTTAGAAATGCCGGGCAATCCCCTCGCTGCTTTTTACTTTACCGATAACCGACCTAAGAACGCTGCCCGTGGTGTGTTGGTTGATAAACGGACACGAAAGATTATCGCCCGGTTATCGAAAACCGCTGCCGGGAACTCAAAGCGTGTACCCGTATTTAAGACCCATGCTTTTGTCTTCAATTTAGAAAGTGAAATTCACTCCTACTTCTTTAAACACGTTTGTGGTGACAAAGATTTGGTGAGGGCACTACACAATCAGAATCAAGCGGAGATTAAGAGACTAGACCCGTTCTTCTTCACCTTACTTGATTTATACCATCGTGCCGCTCGAGAAGAGTGGCCAGGCGGGAGGTATGAAAACTGGCCTGCCTTCCGTAAGCTAACCGCTGATGTTAATACGAGTATCACGGTAAACGGTGTGCGTCGCCTTGTTACTGTCCGGCGGATAATGGAGATTTACCATCCGACCTTGCGCGTCGAATACCATGGATTCTTTGGTAGGCCAGGCGGCCGTCGACACACGTACGGTATGGCAATCATAAGGGAATATGTTATTGACGAGCTGCCCACAGTACGGCAGTTCTTGGAAGACCCAAGGCACCAACCCCTCATTGAGTTAACGTATCAAGATTATGACGCTCGTAACCCACCGAAGAAGTCTTGATTTTTTACGTGACCTCCCAAGTATATGCCGTTGTGCGTCGGTTAAAACGCACCAATTTAAACTAGAGAGAACTGCTATGACTGAGAAATATCAAATCACTTCCGCCGATGGTAAAAAACGCCTGACTGTAAACGAACTTCCGTCCAAGTCACTCTGGGCTACATATCGCACTATGGAATTCCATGTGCTCGATGTCGAGTCCGGTGAAACCAAAGTCTTGACGAATCGAGTAAAGCGTTTAGCCAAAGTATCGGATGTGGAGAATGCAGCTCGTGTTCAAAAAGGACTGATGAAAGAACTGGGCGTACAGTTCTTTAAATTAGTCGTAAGAAAACCTGATGCGCTGGAAGCCTATCGCCAAAGCAATTGGAAAGAGGTGGCGAGGCTGGCACCTTTATACGGCTACCTTTCCGAGTTCGTGGGTTTGTTTTCAACCACATACCTCGGCACCGAATGGGTAGTACCGCCTGCGGACTTTACACGTATTGCGACGTTACAGTCTCGCGGAACGGTCAAAGGCATTGAACTTGTGGTGACTCAGAAGCTGTCCTACAACCCGGTTAATTCCGATATGGTTCTTATCGAAACGAAATTCTTCCCCAGCCGTGGTAGGAGTGACTTCATTCGGATGACTGGGTGGTTGGAAGTCAGCCATTTTTATCGTCCCGAAGCGTGGCCAACGGTGAAGAACTACTTGGCTGAGGAACGTATCCAAGCGTTGCTTACCGGGTGGTTACACGACATCGAATCGCCCATGGTGTCAGCTGCCATGACCAAGACCCCCGAGTAAGCTGTCAGGCATCCTTTGGGGAGCCTGCTTTGATTTTTTAAAACCGTCGAGCCCCGGTGTAGAGGCTCCTACCTAAGAGAGAATAATACCATGATTAGATACGATCGCACCAAAGCTATCGAGTTCCTGTCCCGTGACAATGTGAAAACTTTCGCGAGGTTTGCCGCTGAGCCTGAGACAGGGATTCACTTACTGGCTCTGCACTATACGCGTACCTCCGGCACAGTTACGACACAGGCAGCGTTGTCGTACCCTGACGGTTCACTTGCCGTGATGCAACTGGACGCGTTTCGTAGTGTGGTGGCGAATGTCGAGCAGTGGTCTGATTTAGAACGTGTGTGTCAGATACTACGCGCAGAAATCGCCCGCTACTTCTTTATGAAAATCGCCCGCTCGCCCGATGACCTGACGTTGTTCCGTCATGACCAACAACGGTTGTTACAAGTACGGTTTTATCTTCGCCAGTTCGCAGTGCTGAATCGTACAGTATTAGCGGCCATTGACAGTCCGCGCGAACCTCTCGGTGTAAATGAACTCACCACAGGTTTACCAGACCGTTTGTTCTGGACGGATGAAGGCCGTGGTAAGTTAGGACAGGATGTTTACTTTATCCGCCGTACGCTGATTCATGATAATGTTCCGAACCTGTTACCGGAAGAAGGGGAGAAGGTAAACCGTCACTGCTTTGCTGATATCCAAATCTCCGGGCGCATGTCGCGGAACTTGCGTGTCGAGAAAAGCTACCCACTTCGGACTTGGCCAACCAACGACGATATATTGAAAGAGTACGCTGAATCCATTACGCGGATGATGTCACCTAAGTAATAATTCTAAGCGGCCTTCGGGTCGCTTTCTTTTTTTTGTCCTTTTACGGTATATCCTCTTTATGTGAATACACTTGCAATCTTTACAATGGGGAAGAAATAAAATGACAATCACCGTGGCTTTCGATGGCCCAGACTATTCCGGCAAATCCACCACAGTCGCTAAGGTAGCGAAGATTCTGGAAGGGCTTGGACTCCGCGTGGCCATCGCTAACCACCCGCAGGCGCTCACCGAAACTGGACGTTATGCACGTCTGCAATTGGTGACCGGTGCTGCTGATGATATCGTGGCGCGAGCAATGTGCCAAGATTTCGAATACACGCTGCATAACCTCGTACCGCAGTACGATATCGTGCTCTGTGACCGTTGGGCACCCGTGACCATTGCCAACCAAGGTGATGCCGGTAAAGAAGAAGTCTTCCGCTCCGGTATTTGTAACATGCCGGGTGCCCCGTCGATTTATGTGTCGATGAAAGTCTGTTATGAAACAGCCGTAGAACGCAACAGGAAGCGCTTAGAAGAAAAAGGCGTTGACTGGGACGACGCAGTCAGTGCGAAGATGTTCGTCTCTCCTGAAGCGTGGGAAGCGGCTTGTGCGCGTTACCGTTACGCGTTCCAGATTCTGACTGAGGGCGGTAACAAATTCGAACTCATTGAATTGAATGAGAAGTCTTCTGAATTTGCTGCACTGGACGTGGCTGGAAAGATTGCTCAGGCATATGCCCGTCAACTGCAAGAACAGAAAGACGCCGTGTTACTGGCCTAAGCAGTACCCCTTACCTTCGGGTAAGGGGATGCTTATTTTTTACGTTACCGTACGGTCTTATGTAAAATAATCTTAGATAGATATTATCATGGTGAACTTTAGAATGTCTCTAAAGATTTAAGGAGTCCATCATGGAAAAGAAAGAAATCAAAGTACCAAAGATTACACAGTGTTTAAACAACATCCGTGATTCAGAGCGCGTGCGTTTAGCCAAAGCCTGGATTGCACAGTTCCGTATTCTGGTTCGCCAGCGTGCTAATGTGGAGCTGGAAACACTGGGTTTGACTGATGACGAGCTGATGCGTCATGGTCTGGATAACACCGATATGGAAACCGTGTTCACCACACTGGTTGCCAGTGGCAAAGTTAATCCGGTGAAAGAACCTACGCCTGTTGTGCAGGGTGTTCGCAGTATCGTTAAGAAAACCATCTAACTTGTGGCGTGTTAACACGCCACTTTCCTTATTCGATTATCAAGGAGTATCTACATGCGTTATCATCACGTTGCCACCCGCTCTGCCAAAGAAACCTTTCTTATTCACCTGTCCTACATTCTGACTGAGTTGAATCGCAAGACTACCCAACGGGAGCTGGCGCAGCTGTGCCAGGTATCTGTTTCAACTCTCGGTGCTGTAAAGAATGGCCGCAGCAAAAACGTTTCCTTTGAAACCATGCTGCGTATTGCCGATGCTGTTCGCCTGACCTACCAGGTCATTCTGTCTTCTAAACACGGAAAGTCCAAGTTCGTTGTAACTTGTGAGTCCGGTGTGGAGTACATGAAGAACAGCCGTATTCGAATCTCTGACCACGGCCGCATTATGACCGCCCGTCGAGTGAACCATTAAGGAGTTACCATGACTGCACGTCCCCTGTATATTCACGGTTACATCAAAGCTGGTGTCACCGCTGACGATGGCTGTTGTAAACATTTGTCCGTCGGTCAGACTGCTTATCGTTTTGTCATCCAGAAAGTGGAAGGCAAAAGCGACCGTTTCTACATGTGTCTGGAATGCCACGAGGCAATGATGTCTGAGCTGTACCAGACGCGTGTGTGCTGTAACGACTGTAACAAATCCATGGAACGTGAAGATGCCATTCCATGGTCGCCGTACGACGGCAATCCGAACGACCCGGTCATGCACCTTTGTGCTGACTGTGAAAGTAAGCCCAAGCATTTCAATCGCGTTGAACAGGATCGTGCTGCGTTCCTGCATACCTTCGCATCTGCATAACCCAACCCCCTAAGGAGTATCATCTCATGGCTAAACAACCACGTACTACCCCACTCAGCGTTAAGAAACCTGTACTCGAAGTAAACAAAACTCCGGCAGCTGAAGCCGAAACCCGCACCCCGTTGCTGGGCACGGTTATCCTGCCGACCAATGCCCAGATTCATGGCCGGAATACCATCACCTTGACCCAGGGTGATTTCTCCCTGAAGGTGTTCCAGGATAACACCATGAACACTTTCGTTACCAGCCACAAAGACACCGTGCTGTCCGTACTTCGCGGACATCGCCGTACCGCTATCTCTACCTTCGGTTTGCACATCGCCACTATCGCACGTCTGGCGGTGAACATGTCAGAAGAAGCGGCCTCAGCGTATCTGCAAGCGTCTGAGTTCTTTGACAACAACCTGCGTGCCTTCGCAGTGAAGTCGCAGCATGTGGTTGACCTGCAATACACCCACACGGGTGAAGAAGGTGCCCACACCGGGTACGTCTTCATTGCCGGTAAGAACTTCATGCACGACGACCACATCCCGGCCGCCGCAGAAGAAGACCTGCTGCGCGCCTTGCCGTACATTAAGAACTTCTGCGATCGTTATCTGCTGGTCGAGAAAGACACTGACATGACCTTGCTGGTTGATGGTCAGCAGCTCAACAGCAATCCGCTGAAATGGTAAGGTAACTCATAAGGGGGCTTCGGCCTCCTTATATTTTTTGTCTTTTTACGTTTGTATTAGATCTTGTGAAGACTACACACTTTTGGGGTAAAAACGATGTACAGTATTGCGCGCGTATTTTGGGGCAGCGACAAAGCCCGTAAACTGCGTGAGCTGTTGCAACCGGGCTCAGACTCGGGACGACGGCTTGACGCTTTCCTAAAGAACAAGGCCATTAACGTTTATGCGTTGATGTGCAACCACGAGTTTGGCGGTTACTTTGCCACGTCCAGCGTACCGGGCGATAAAACCTTGGCCTGCCACCATATCTCGCAGTTGAAGCGCGATGCTGTCCGTCCGACTACCGTTCAACTGCTGCTCGACCATACCGGTACGAGTAACATCATGATGATGGCTGAAACGCCTGAGAAGGTGAAGTGTCTCGAAGCCCTGGGTTTCATTCTGATTGAGAATAACTGGAGTGCGCAGACGGCCTTATACGCGAATCTGGAGATTGATAAGCGTGTGCAGGATATCTCCGGCTTACCTGTGGAACTGGTCGACGCCGACGACCTGCAATGCCTGAACGTGATTCTGTCCTGCGCCATCCTCAAAGAAGGCGAGTACGACCCACTACAGCGCTACATCCTTGATACGATTCGTCCTGACCAGGTGTTAGAGCGTGCCCGTACTGGCCAGTACCGCACCCTGGTGTGGCGTGAGGCGGGGGTTATCAAAGGCATGGTGCAGCTCGAGTATACGGTGTGGGGTGGGGTGTCGTTGACCGGCATGGGTGTACATCCAAGTTGCCAGAACCAACGCATCGGACGCAACCTGGTTGCCGCCGCCATGAAACTGGCGTCTCAGTCGCATGACGAGATATCGGCCACCACGTTCGCCGGTAATCTCGAAGCTGAACATCTGTTGGGTCGCGTATTGCGCTACACCAACCTTCCGGGTTCGTACGGCATGGCCTTCAACGAAGGTGCGGTGTCTTGGGTACGTCCTAAACGTTCACTCAAGAAAGCCGATATGGTACACGGCCCACTATTAACTGATTAGAGGTAGGGATGCAACGCGCGATTTTAAAATGGGTAGGTGGGAAAGGACGTGTGCTGTCATCCCTTAAAAAAATCCTTCCCGCGGGCGATTGCCTGGTGGAACCGTTTGTTGGGAGTGGGTCGGTGTTCCTTAATACCGACTACGCGCAATACCGACTGTCGGATTCTAACCCGGATTTAATCCTGGTGTTACGGGTCGCCTCCGAGGCCCCAGAGGATTTGATTGAAGCCTGCGAAGAGCTGTGGGGTCAAGGGTTTGACGGAGACACGTATGCCAAGTTGAAAAAGAAGTTCAACGACCGCACCAATGTCACCATCGAAGACAGTATTGACCGTGCGGCGCTGTTCATCTACCTGAACCGTCATGGCTTCAATGGCTTATGTCGTTACAACAACAGCGGCATCTATAACGTCCCGCACGGCAAGTTAGAGGCTGCGCCTTATCTGCCCCGGGAAGAGATTCGTGCCTTCTGGAAGAAATGCACCGAATGCGAAGTCATTATCACCTGCCAGGACTTTGCGGAGGCGCTGGCGACAGTCCCTAAAAACGCGGTGGTCTATGCTGACCCGCCGTACGTACCACGCACCAAAACGGAAGCCTTTACCCAATACCACAAAGCCCCGTTCAACCAACAGCATCACCGTACCTTAGCGAAGCTGTTGAAAGCTGCCCATGCAGGCGGAGCCAAAGTCGTATTGTCTAACTCGGATACGTTGTTGACCAAAGACATCTATTACGGGTTTGATTGGCAGACGGTCGTGGTTGGTCGTTATGTGGGGGCCAAGGCAGACAAGCGTGGGAAAGTCAACGAATTGATTGGAATCCTGAAATGAAACTGATGCAGTATCAAAGTGGTGATAACCACATGGCCGTGCAGTTTAACGGCAAGATGGCCCGACTCGACAAAGTGTGGGAAGCGCTCAAGCAGTTCCGTGGTGGGTTGTGTGACCACAGTGAGCATTTCCTGATTCTGTCGAACACGGACCGCGTGCTGATGTACTTTAATGGCAGCCGTAGTGGTCGTCATTTTTATATCCAGGGTTTCTCCCCACTGGCAGACCAACCGTTCAAGCAATGGAAAGCACTGCAACGTGAACTGGAGGTCAGTTACCTTGAACTGGTAACAGATTCAAGCGGGGATAAGTTGAAAGCGCAAATGCAGGGTTTGAATCTCGAGCTGGTAACGAAGCGCGTCGATTTTGTCGTGACCGATCCAGACCAGGTACATTTCCCAATTGCGGGATTACAGTTACAAGAAAACAGCTCTTTGGAAGAGATTGCTGCTTTGTGTGAACTGGCTAAGAAAAAGATGGCAGATGCCCAGGATGTTTTAGCCAGTGCTGCCGCAGGGGCTGTAGATGTAGTAATGCGCTACACCGGGAGTGTATTAACGAGCGCATTGTTCTACAGTCATCTCAACGACAAAATGTTGGTGAGTGAAGGGTTCGTTTCATGTTACCCCATCGGTAGCCTGGAATACGCCCAGGAGTTCATCGCGCATTTCCGTGGGATGCTTGAGCGTTGTGCACGCGAGAACAAAACGTTCTCCATTGCCATGGCCGCTGAAGCCAATATTCCTGAGTACGAGGGCATTGAACACGAGGTACGGTCTTATCATTACACCTTCGCCTAGGAGACTCGATGAAACAGATACGCCTGGTAGAAGAAACTGAACGTCTTTCCAGCCAAGAATGGCTTAGTGAGAATCAGATTGAATATTTTCAGCAACTCGTTTCCCTGCACGTAGATGATGACGAAGATTACTTCCGACTCGTGTTCGTGTTTGTCGGAGAAGTAAGGGCAATGGCCTTACTGTTCCTCGACCGTGGGTTTCTGGTAGAACTGATGGGACTTAACACTAACCCTGAGATATCGGTCCCCAGTGTTACTAAACAGTTGCTGCGGCATCTGGAACGTCCGCGGATTATTGCCTACGCCCGTGAATACGAAGACCAGTATGTCGAAATGGGGTTGCCCGTAGTGTCGGTTAACTACGCCCGCCCCATCATTCCAGGTAAGCGCGACGATAAACGCTTTACGGCGAATGTTGCTTCGTTGTATCACGATAAAGAGCAGTTCCGCATTTATGTTCGTACCACCCTTGGCGATGACCCGGCGGTTGAATCTGTACTCAATGCCGACGGGATGTTTTCATTGTACATTACCGAGGAAGGCGAACAGGTGGCGGCGATTGTCAGTCGTGGGGTGAAGCGATGGGTATTATCCGATCCACAGATACTGCGTGTGTCTGGGAATAAACCGGTATCCGATATCGTCTTTGGACGTTTTGTTGAATGCCTGATGGCCTGCTTACCGAAAGGGGATATCCTGATGTACTCCTCAACGATACAGGCAGCGAACAACCGGGTGACGTGGCTCATCATGAATGGCTTCGTCCCGGAAAGCTATTTACATCATCGTGCCCTAAAGGAGCATTAATGAAAGAGATTACTCAAGCCGTTCTTGATGGAACGTATGACCGTCCTCTCGGTCGCGGTCTGTTGAACTGGCGTATCCTGCCGCTTGATGTCGAGGTGGGGGAAACCAAGCACATTGTCGAACTGGCCGATGGGGCGTTTGGCTACATGCGTAAGGTGGACGACATCGCGCTGCTCACTGATATGGACTTACTCTTCGGTAACCCGCCGAATATCCAGGGCTTGCCGGAAGTAATGGGGGTCAGTGCGGTGGTGTTGTATACCTCCAACCTGCAAGACCCGCTCCCTGTAGCAATGGGGATGCACAAAACCACAGTGCGCACCCGCAAGGCAGGTGGGTTTGAAGTAAGCTGTCCGCCTGGGTTTGAGGCCGACGTGGTTTTGTCGGACGAAGAGACCAAGCGTCTGTTTGAAATCGCAGAAAGTAGTCCGACGATGAAAGCGGCGCTGTCGCTGGTAGGACGTGGAGTATCTTTCATCTGCCGCTATCGGTCAAAGGCCGGTGACGCACTGATGATTGTCGATCGTTACGACGAAAGCAACAAAAGCATCACGATGAACACCTTCCACGTTATCGGTACGCAAGATATCTTCCCGATGCTGGATGGGTTTAATTACCTGACGTCGAAAGAAGACTTCGGCTATTTTGACTGCCCGTTAACTGATGACGGAATGACCGGCCCAATCCATCAGTACATGGAAAACCTCGGCTTTAAAGAATACAGCTGTGCTTACGTAATCAATGCTACCCCTAAAGGAGAATAACATGTCAATCAATCGTTCTGTATCCCGTTCTAAAGAAGTGGTCTATACCGTCGAAACTGGCGATGAGATGGAGAAGTTCCACGGCGTGATTGATGAGAACCATGTCCTGCTCGTTGCCTACCCGGGCAAAGAGATGACGAATCGTCGTCACACTTCACTGCTGGAAAAGCTGGTCGCCAAAGCAGCTAATCGTGACGGTATTAAATCTCACGACGTGCTGTACGGCAAAGTGTTGAACGAAGACGGCAAAGAGCTGGTGATTCACAACGCCTAACGACGGTTATTCTATGACCCTTTAAACGATGAGGAAAGGCGATGGAAGTTATTGACTTCGAGCAGATGCCTCAACATGACTTCGACCTCCGCGTCCGTGATGAAGCCAATGTTGATCCACAGATGCTCATGAAGCGTTACTACACGCTGCTAACAGGTGTAGAGAAAGACGAAGTAAGCATCGACGACTTTGAGAAAGCATTGGCGGGTCTCATCCAGTCGAATGTCTCGCATGTGGCGTTGCTCAATGAACTTAACTTCACTGAGGTGGAACCGCTGGATGCCGCGATGATTCTGAAAGAGAGTATCGTGCCCAATGACGATGTCCTCGACCAGCTCGCGAAACTGCGCGGTGACTTCGACCAGGCTGTTGACGACTATACGCAACAGTTACTGGAAGCTGGTATCACCTTAGTGGCTCCGGTTGACCCTAACCCATCCACTGAGCAAGAGAACGCCGCTCGTTACCGCCTGGCCCGCTATGTGGCAACCAGTGTGTTGGTTGACGACCGCGAAGAAACGCAGTTCTAAGTTATGCCTACCCTTCGGGGTAGGCTTTCTTTTTTTATTTAAATACAGATGACATCTTGTATATGTACAACCCCTAATAATCAGAGGAATGAAAAGAATGTGGATTAGCGCTATTCACCGTGACCTGCCAAAAATCGTTGACTTCGGTACCACCTCAACAGGTGACCCGCATCCTGAGCCGGTGCAAATCGACGTTGGTCTGGCGCGCTTTGACCGTATGGAAGAAGGTCAGTTTGTCGTAATGGACGACAAGGACAACGAGTTTATGTTGTTCCACCCGGAAGTCGATACTTCCGATATCAAAGAAGGTGTCTGGTTAGCCTCCTGGCACGATAAGTCCACCGACAAGTGGATGTGGGCGATTGCCAAGAACGTGGGCGCTAATGCTTTCGTACTGGATGAGAAACATCACGTCGAACCGAAGCCCCACTAACGAATATCTTTTCAGATAGATGTTATCAAAGTGAGTGTAGATACACTTGCCGGACTTACCCTACTCGTTTTCGAGTAGGGTAATCTATATTCTTTTTCTCGAGGAAGAGATCATGTTCCAGAACTCCGTTGTGAGTGACGCTGAATTAAATCAGTTTCGTGAGCGAACGCAACTGATGATTGACAACGGCGACTTGGCTCGAAGCAAATTGAAAGACGTTATCGTCGAATTGCAAAAGGTCAAAGATATCGCTACCGTGTGGTCATGCGAGGGTTTAGTCCGCATCGAAAAGGGACGCCCTCGCACACGCCAACCCCATTACCTGACCTTCGTGGTCAATGAGAAGGGCCTCAAGCTGCTGGAAGTTATCTGGCAGGTATGGCAATCCGCTGATGACGGTGAACGCATGACCTTGTGCCTGCAACGCCAACAGCATCAAAATCGTCCGACCTCGTCGTATCCGGCCTGGACGTTTAAACTTAATCGTCGCCCTGACGATGATGTCGTTGACCGGGCATGCGGGTACTGGCTGATGATGGCAAAAGTGATGTCAGCCCAATCCTAAATTTTACGTGACCGTTCAATCTAATGTATACCCCACTGGAGAATAATAACATGCAATCCATCGCACGCCCACTCGACGTAGTCGCATTCCCTGAATTCACTGGCGCACAGATGTACATGAAGAAAGTGCTCGCCAAAGTTGCCCATCTGGTCGTGCCCTTGGCATACCGCCCTATGGTACGCAAGATGATTCTTGATGCGGGCATCGACAGTGGCCAGCATGTCTGGCTTACTATCGATGAATCTCGTGTTAAGAAAGGTCAGAAGCACCGTCGTGGTGGTGCCCACATTGATGGCTGCTACGAAACCATGGGCTGGAATGGCTGGGGTGGCGGTGGTTGGTTGAACGGTGTGCCTGGTCGTATGCTGAATGCGGAAGAACATGCCCGTTCCTACCAGAACCCGAATGGCGGTATGATTATTGCCTCCAACTTCGAAGCCTGTCGTGTGTGGTTGGGAGATGTGGATGGTATCGCCGGACAAGGCGGTGACTGTGAGCACCTGCGTGACCAGTTCGATAACCTCGACACGTCGCTGATGGAAGCGAACCGTGTCTATCTCACTAACTCCACCTGTATTCATGAATCGCTGCCCTTAGCGCAGTCATTCAATCGTCAACTTATTCGTATCACTCTGTCCGAACACCATCAGTTCCAGTAATAGAATACCCCATTAGGAGAATCAAACATGGCCAAGAACAAGAAACCACGTAACAAAAAATATAGCCCGCAAGCAGCACACGCTGAGACCTCTCGCATGGTTGCAGAGAATGCGTTAAACCGCATTGCTTTTATCGGTGCCTCTAACCGTCGCCTTCAGCCGTTTGGCGGCCGTGGTTTCCAGTATACCGTTTCCCGTGCTGTACGTGTCACCGTCAGTGCGGCCTTAGCGGAAACCCTCTTCGAAGATACCCGCACCTGGCAGTTGTGGATGTGTCACTATGCCAATGGTGAGCATGGTGTGGAAGCGACCTCTGCGTTCTCGGTGTTGGAAGACTACACCCTGGGTGACTTTAACGAGCACATTCAGACGTTGGTCGACCACTCCCGCCCAGAAGACATTGCCGATGAAGACTATATCGGCTTTGCGTTCTTCTGTGCCCCGAATGACCGCTGGGACTTTAATGGTCCCGCTGATGAACGTTTGATTGAGAACTTCATGGCATCCGGTGTGTTAGAGAAAGAAGAGCACGTACCGATGGCGGTTTGGCCGGTGACTCGTGAGGAGCTTATCATTAAAATGATGGCTGACCACACGAAGTTTGATTCCAGTATCAAAATCCATCAGCGTGGTGAAGGCGATGACTACAAGCGTATCGACTAACTTCTGGAAACGGATTGTCCGTCTCTGGAAGAAACCGAGAGGGCCAGACTTTGGCCCGATTGTGCAGGCAGTGGAAGAATACTTCGAGGCAGGCCATCATGACGTGATGGCTTTGGCGGACTCCATGTACCTCACCCCGCGTGAGCTGTATTTCATGATGCCGAACGACAGCCTGCGTTGCAATATCCTGCCCGCGTTACCTGAAAAGGAACGTGAGGAGTTACGCAAGGAAATCTGTGCGCGGGTATTTGACCGTAACAAAGTCCAATACCAGCTTCACCACATCAGCCCACAATTTCACGACCTCGGTGAGCTGGAGCATTTCCTGTTCATGCAACAGCACAGTGCTTTGCTGACGGAGGAACTTAACACGGTACCGCCCATCATTGGCACACCGTTCATTAGTCCACGCGGCGAACGCTCAATCCACTTGATTCTTGCCATCCCCGGCCATGACATGGACCTCGGTGTCATCAGCGGGTTAACGGATTCGCAAGAAAAATTGTTAATGGTGAAATATGGACAAGCTAACCCCAGTTGAAATCGTTAGTGTCTTTGACCAATTTGTCTACGGGCAAGCACTGGCGAAAAAGATGCTGGCGATTGCTTTACGTAACCGTATTCGTATCGCGCAGCTCAGCCTGAAAGATCGCGGTTCGGTACGTAAACAAAACCTGCTGCTCATTGGGCCAACGGGTGTGGGTAAGACGGCACTGATGCGTGTACTGCGTAATCGTTTCGGCTTACCGGTGTTAGAGGTGGACATGACCGGTTTCTCTGAGACCGGTTACGTGGGTCGTAACGTCAGCACCATCGGCACTGACCTGGCGAGCTTAGCCAAATCCACCCCGTTACCAGAATGGTACATTACGTTGCGTACGGGGATGACGCTGGAGAAAGAAGAAAAGCGTCACACTCGTGAAGAGTGGGAAGCCTTACAGGTTAAAGAGAAAGAACAGCAATACGCGGAGGAGCAGACCGAACGTGAAAAGGAGAGGGCTGCGAAACGTGAGCACGAGATTCGTTTAACCAGCATGGGCATCCTGCCGGATGAGGAAGACTATAAGCGCATTCGCAAAGTGTTCTACATGCGGGCGTTTATCCTTGGTTACTGCCACATCAAAAACCTGCCGTTCGATGACATTGACCTGCGTGAGATGGAAATCTTCCCAGGCCAGACCGTCGACGGTCTGGCGAAGCGTGCCCTCCAGCTGATGGAAACCGTCACTGGTCAGAAGTTCGATTCCATGGAATCGCTGGAGTCATTTGACAGCGATTTGGATCTCGAAGAGTCGGTTAGTGAGCATCCGCAGCTGATGGGTGAAATGATGGCGCTGCTTCCGATTGCCGAAACCATTTCGTCCATCATCGAACAAGGTCTTTCCCTGATGGGGAGCAATCCCGTTGCCGCTTGTGTATCCGGTAACGATTGGTTTGATGTGGCCTATTCGTTCGACGGGGAAAAGCAGGATATTCCACCGGGCATCGGTTGGCGTTACTTCGACGACACCGAATGGCTCATTGGGTTAATGTTTGAGATCCTGTTCAACTACGACGAGCTGATGGAGACCTATTGGTCGGTAGAAGACTTCACCCAGTTTGCCGATGAGAAAATCTGGGCATACGACGTGAAGGCCGATAAGCCGAAGTGGAACAACCCAACCGGCGTACTCACCAAGAAAGACCTGCTGAAAGTGGATAACTGTAACGCACGGGATTTCGTGGAGAACTTCGCAGTAGTGTTCCTCGATGAGTTTGACAAGCTTATCGAAACTGATACGACCGGGCGCACGCATGTTTCGCGCAGTGGCGTACAGCGTAGTTTATTGAAAATGGTTGAAGGGGGATTATACAGTGGGATTGACACAACCAATGTGCTTTTTGTCGCTGCTGGGACGTTTGCTGAAGCGCCTCTTTCTAAACTCTTACCCGAACTCCAGGGACGCTTCCCGTTAAGGGCGCAACTGGAACCGTTGGACATCCCGGCTATCGAGGCAATCTGTCGTCTTGATACCAGTGATTTCCACAGCATGATTAAACTGTTGTCCTTGGAAGGCGTCAAAGTTCGCTACGACGCTGACACGTACCTCTACATTGCCGAACAGACCATGTTGGCCAACCAGGTGGATAACTTGGGTGCCCGTCGTCTGGATGCCATCGTAGAACGTATCTTACAAGCTGCCCTTTACGAACCGGAGAAATACCTTGAACATGGATACGACATTACCGGAGCAACCCTCCGTGGACTTGACGGTTGAATACCGTTTACCCGTACACCACACCGTTCGCGTAACGGGTATTGGTAGTGCGGATTTGAAATCGACCGACAGTGTCTGGGCCGAAGGGGAGCTGATCCGCTTGCCTATGGCGGCGTTGGCACCGGACGCGGATCTTGACAAGGTATTCCGTCGCTGGTTTGAAAACAACAGCAAGTGTGAAGTGAACCCGGTAAAGAACAACGTGGGGTGCTTCGAAAACCCGGCGCTGTTATTGAAGTTCCGTGAAGTGCAAGACCTCTACGTCGGGGCCTACCTCACCGAAGGTCATCTGGATGTGGTGGATGGCGTGGTGATTATTAGCGGCAAGCTGAAACCGACCGGACGTTACGGTGAGAAGGTGCGCCGTTACATGACCCTGGTGGAAGAGATTGCGATACGTCCGCGTTTCTTGGTGGATGCGAATGGGTTAGTGACCGGCGTTCCTACCTGGGACTTGGTGCTCCCGGAGCAATGGGAACTGACCTCTCGCGATCGTCAGCCGTTGTATAACGAACCGACCCATCCGGATTTCGTAAAGTCCCATGGCTTAATCCACGAACGTTGCAAAGAAGACGGGCTGGATTATGCGGTGAACTACGAAGAAGGTCTGGACATGTGGAACATCAGTATCCGCCCCATGGACCACGATAAATGGTTCAGAACGGGTGACGGTAATTTGTCGAGTGTAGTAGAAGAAGCTTTAGATCATTTAAATATCGTTGGGGATTAACATGGAACAGAATAATAAGCGCGGGTTGGAAATCACGGGTCAGGGCGAAGACGTGGCGGGTAAGTTTTACACGGTGACGTTATTAGAAGTGGGTAAGATGCGGGCAGATGGGAAAGTGTACAACGGCGACATCAAGCATCTGATGCGTGGTATCAAGCGCATGCCGCGTGTCTTCTGTGAAGTCGATCCGTATCACGATCACCGTTTCCAAATCCCCATGGCAGACGATAAACACATCACGGCAGTCAGCTCCATCGACACCAGAAACGTGTGTGCGGCCATTGAAGACCTGCGTCACGATATCCGGGCTGGTAAGCTGACGGCGAAACTCCGTCCGTGGGGACCGCATGCCCGGATGGTCAATGAGCTGATGGATGCGCGTAACCAGAACGTAACCTTCGGGATGCGTGCCTTGGCGACACCGTCTGGTGCGATTGACAAAGTAATTTGCTGGGATTTGCTGCCGGAATAAGGCAGTAACGAAAAGAAGCTCAGATAGATATTATCTTGATGAGCTTCTGTTATTTCTTTTTTTCGAAAGGAGCAGCTATGGCTGTGGTCTATTGGATGGTGCTAGTGGTCTCTGCGTTGTTCACCGGCATGAAGATTGCCCAAGTGCAGCAGTATTACAAAAAGCGCCGTAACCGTGATGCCCGTCAACAATTGATTGGCGCAGTGATTGCGCTGGTCTGTGGTGCGGCATTATTAGCATGGGCGTTGTATCAAATCTGGTCTAAATAAGTTACCCATTAAGGAGTATTAAATGTCTCGTATCTTAACCTTAACCGGCGGTCTGGATTCCACTTGGATTCTCAATAAGCTGATGAATCTGCCAGACGATCATCCGGCTGAACGAATTTATCCGGTGTACCTGGATTTTAATCAGGGTGAGCGCGCTGCGTTTCTGGAATACCTGCTCAGCAGTGAAGCTGCACTGCGCATGTTAAAACAAACCCCGTGGTATAAACGTGAACTGGAATGGCGTTCTCCCGCGCCGAATATTTATAACTACGTTCTTTCCCGCCAGGATGCCAACACCCGCTTGGTGCAGCAAGGCAACGTGGTCATGTGTCTGGCTAATGTGGTGAATGACCAATTGTGTCGAGAACAAGGAGTAACTGCATACGTCGGCTGGAACAAAGGCGATTGTATCGAGCGTAACTGGACGCGCGGTGAGTACAACGAGGACGACTACGACCGTCTGCGTCGGATGTACGAAGACCTGGTCTATTTCCAAGACCATGGCTACCGTGTCCATCCGTTACTGACCCCCGCATGGGATAAGACCAAGCATGAGATGTGGAAAGAGCTGCCGCCAGAAGTTCGTCAGTTCATTACCGTTGCGCCGCATTACGCTATTCACTATTTACCGTGTCCAGAACTCGACGTCATCTATATTTACATCAAAACTGAGCAATGCGCGAAATACATTCGCTACCGTGAGCAGGGGATTGAGCTGTCTGTAGCATGGCGCATCAGTACGAACAACGCGTTTTGGGATCGTGTCCAACAATCCACTTGTCCAATTAACCGCGAAGGTTACGGTATATCAAAACAAATTGGTATCCCTAGCGAGCGGAAGAAGGAAGACTACCAAATTGGGCCCCTGCGCTTGAGGGCGGAAGACGATCCGCTTATTATCAAAGCCTACACGAAGGAAGAGTGGGATGAATACTCTCCAAAGCTTGAGCAGTACATCGATCAGCGCGAACGCGAAGCCCAGGCTCGAGCTGTGGACGGTGCAGATGGCGAAGTGGCGCAAAGTACATCTGCTACTGCCACCGGTCCGGCTGCTTGACATCACCGTTAAAAGCGGCATGAAAATATTCGCCCCGACCTGGGACTTCCTGATGGAGTATAAAAACTCCAACAAGGATGCCGAGGCCGAGGCGGTGTATACCCGGAAGTTTCGGGCGAAGATTCGACAGCTGTATCGGGATAATCCCGATGCACTGTTAGAACTGTTATACAGCGAGCGCTTAGCGCTGATGTGTTATTGTCCGGCAGGCAAATTCTGCCACCGTCATTTATTAGTCCGTACCCTACGAGCACTCGGGCGTCTACACGGCGTCGATGTTGTCTTGATGGGCGAAATTACCTAAAGGAGTATTACCATGTTTAAAGCCCCTATCTACAAACACGGCGAAGGCCATATCCTGCTGACCACCTCCGCCCGTATCAATCGTTTAGCGGAAGTGGCTAAACTTTACGGCCACAAAATGGAATTGGTGCAATGTGTAAATGCTACATTGGGTCAGCATGACTTTGCACGTTTCAGCTGGACGGATTTCTTGCGCGATGCCTACCTGGCTCTCGGGCGTTTACCGGATGATGATGTCGAGGCTCACCACATCAAAAATATGCTCACTAAAGCAACGGATATGTTCCAGGGGGTAATCCCATTCCACGCGCTGGAATACTCCGTCACCATGGGTATCGTAAAGAAACTGGAAGACTGGGAAGCCGATGTGTTGTCTGGGAAGACGGATGTAGACGCAACACTGAAGTCTGACGATCCTGTCGTAAACAAAGTGTTTAAAGAAGGCTATAACCCGGTAGTCACGGGTGCTAATTTAGCCGAACAGACCACCTCGTATTTCGGTAAGACAGAAAATCCACTGCGTCTGAAATTCCGACTGGATATCAGTCGTGAGCTTGGTATCGTACCGATGCAAGAGCTGCACCGTGCGCTCGCGTCTCTGCCGTTTGATATCACGCTGACCACCCCGACCGAACGTGCCACCATGTTCGATAAGGTACCGAAGTTGAACGGCATGATGATCAACGTCATTCCTGCTGATGAGATGACCGATTACTGTCGCTTCCGTTTGCAGTATACGTTCGATAAGCACATCGATGATCAAATAGCGCGTGACCTGATTAAAGAGCGTATGCAAGAACGCAAAATTGGCGGCACCGTTTCCTGGCAAATCGATAGCTTGGTGATTACTGCAACCTGTGCCGAACAAGACACGTTGGTTGAAGCGATTCAATGGCGCTGTAAAGTCGAAGAAGAGCTGCTGGAAGTGTTGGCCAGCATGACCTGCAACGATAACAAATTCATTCGTTGATCAAAGTACCCATTAAGGATAATCATCGTGAATAAAGAACCGTTAATCATCGTTCCCCTGTTTGAAGAAAATATTCCCGTCCGTGACCCGACCGTACAGACGATGTTGTGTATGCTGCGTAAAGCCTACACGCTGGCGTACCGTAAGCGCCACCGTATTACCATCGGCCTTATCCCGGCGACCCCACAGGCAGTCAGTTTTGTCTGTGACCTAGGCCTGTACGGTTATCTGGCACTGAGCAAGCTCAAGAAAGATACGCCAGAAGCCCTGGAAATCATTCAGATGCTGAGCGACATGTACAAAGAGTTCACCACCGGCGAGAAGAAGACCTATCGCCACACGGACATGATGTACAAGCTCGCATGTGAAGACGAAGGCTTCGGGTTACGCCGCTCCCTTATCATGCAGAAACCAAGCCCCACGCCGATGTTGTACCATTTAGAAGAAAACGTGGGTGAGAAGGTACAGAACGATGGCTTCTGCGGTCAGCAGAACCTCGGTGATATCTACCTGACCACCACCAACAACCTACCTGAGGCCATGAAGCGGGAACTGGCTGAGGTATTGTGTCGCTGGAACATCGGCAGAAACCATGTCTTTGACCAAGCAGATATGGATATTATCCCCTCCGCCGCCTCGGTCATTGTGGATTGGGAAGGGAATGGCGTTTACCGTGTGACGTTACATGCCGTGGGTGGTGATGTTTCTGACCTGGCATTGCGCATGATAAAAGCACGGTTGCTGGGTAAATCCGACCGTGGCTGTTCGTACCATATCGAAGGCAAGGGTCAAATGTTTGTTGAAATCGACAGCATGAAGAACCCTTCCAACGCCCAGCCAACCATTATTGAAATGGTGCGGCTTGGCATCCAGAACAATGTGGTTCACACGGTTCTCGACATTTGTGCCAAGCGCTACGAATGCGAAATCGTCTTGAAGCCCCGTAAGAAGTAAATACCCCTTTAGGAGAATCAAATGCACATGAGTTTCTTTACGAAGCGCGAACGCGGCTTCTTATCTAAATGCTTGGCACAGGGATTACCCATTGCCAAGACCGCGGCTGCTGAGCAGCTGACCATCGAGCCGATTAAGGAAGTGATTGCGAAACGTTACCCAGAAGAGAACTGGGATGAATGGTATCGTGATGCCCTGTTGGTTCATGGCTCATTAATGGCGTTGGCAGAGTACAACAGCTGCAAGCGCCTGGATGGTTGGACGTGGTACGTACCCCGCACACCCGACCGTATCCATTTTGCCAACAACCCGAATGAACCGGTGCTGATTATGCCAATAGCGCATCCGGAACGTTTGGATGAACATCTGCGTGTTATCTGGGACCGTCCTCGTCAGGAGTTGATGATGCTTATCGAGTTGCTGATGGACTCCGGTAAGCTCACGACCATTGAAGTGGACTCTCCGGATAAGAAGCATGTTTACTGGCGTCTGTCGTGGATTGCAGGTCCGTTCCACAACCGTAACATCATGTACCTGCACCGGAGATAAGCGATGTCCAGTTTGATGACGGTAAAAGACAATCTGAAACGTTACCTCCGCCGCACCGGCCAACCCACACCACCGTCCTACGAGGAGTTGGTCGACCGGGTGCAGAAACTGGAGCGAGATAACAAGCAGTTGAAGAAGGTGGTGATTTCATGTCTTCGTTCGGAAACGCGAGTTATCGACATGGCGGTACGGCAATCAGAAATGCTGTCTGTCACACAACGCTCGTTTATCGCACGCCGGGCAATCAGCGACCGCTTATTAAGGTACAGCACCGCGTTGGCTAGTATTGGCGAGCGACAAAAACGCCGTTTGAAGTTGATGGCGAAAAAGTGGGATATTACTCTACCGGGGTATTACCATGATTAAGAATCTGCTCAAGCATATCTTTCAACCGCAGAAGGTGATTGAAGATACCGATATCAAGTTGCGCCTGGAAACCGCTATTGCGCATATCGACACGCTGGAAACCCTTGCCAATAAACACATGGATGTGCTCAGCGGGTTAGTGGAACGGATGGTGGTGTCACCCGATCCAGAAGTGCGTAAACTTGCCCAAAATATCAGTCCTGGTATTCGGGGATTCCGCAATTCTTTGGTGGAACTGAAAGCCTTTCGTATCATCTTCAAAACGGACAAAATGTAATGTTGAACTGGCTAATTGCATTAATCAATAAACGGCAGAAACAGCTTTGTGATGAAAACGCAAAGTTACGGGCACAGAACCGTGAGATTCGCGCCGATCTTAAAGAAGCCTGCTACGGCGTAGAAGACTTGAGCAAACACGTCAGCCGGATGAACGACCAGCTCAGTCGTCTACAGCATTACAATTTGGATAACGCGGGCTCCCACTGTGAAATGCTTTACGCCATCTCGCAGGAGGGGGCTAATATCCGTTACCGTGTATTAACTAAAATCCATGACCTTCAGAGGAAACATAATGTCAAATAAAGAACCGACTGTCGACGACCTGGCTACCGCGTTAGTCGTTGAGACCATGAAAAATCACCGCCTTACTATTTTGCAAGCAGACACGGAAGATAATCTGGGTGCTGCGGTGAAAATCATTCGTCATGGTATTCTGCGCAACAAAGAGCTGATTCAACAGCTTAACGATTTGCAGTCGTACGTTATCAACAATACCTCGGCCTCCGATACCTTTGACCGTATTGGCGAGCTTCTGCGCGAGCATGAGAACTGGGCGCAGAACTTTGCAGCCGAACTCGAATGCTCCACGGGCGTTAGCGTCCGTGACCTCGACAAACCGCTGGATGGTTTGGTGTTCCTCAGAACGAAGGAGTAAAGACATGGGCGAATTGGTGCAACTGTACACTGACCTGACTGGAAAGACGCCGTCTGAGATACTGGACGTGTTACAGTCCGGTCAGCGGGTTCAGGATACCGATACCAACGCCGATGCGATTCTGATGACGCTCGTCCCTGTACGGGGCGAGTATTACGAAATCGCACTGTTGGGCAGCGAGTATGTCGTACGCACGCCAGGACGCGAATGGGAGGCGTTTAGAGCCCCTCGTACGTTAGGCGGTGTGATACTGGTGGTCACAGGTTTACAAAAGGCCATTGAACAATGTGCGTTATACATTGCCAGTGGTGGACGAGGGCATTTCTGATGGGTTGGTTTGATTGGTTAAAGCGCGATGAGTTACGACGCATCGAAGGATTGCGGGAACAGTTGCGGGAACAACGTAAACTTCGGCGTGAAGTGGAAGGTTTGCTGGAACTCAATGAAGAGCTTCTGCAAACTGTCTTGGGGCACATCAACGTCCAGATGCAGGGTGGTAAGCCGTGGGCGGAAGTGTATAACGAGGTCATGGCGAAACTGGGTGATAAAACGCAGGCCGGTGTGCGGCAGGCTACGTTAGCGCTGATGCACGAATGGCAGATACAAGGCAAGAACATCAACATGATACAGGACCCGGTGTTTGAGTTCCCGGAACCACATCGTGCGGTATTCCCCAACGGCACCGAGGTCATGGGGCTGAAATCTGAACCATCCGACAATACCTGGTGGAAAGAACACTCAGGTCGTTAATAATACCATTAAGGAGAATCACAATGTTAAAACCACGTAAACTCAAGAACCGTTATCAGGTGACAAAACAGACTACCTCCCGCACCTCTCGTGCACAAGCGGTCGTTATCTACGGCGGCAAGAAGAAGTTGCTGCATCTCGCCTTCGAGAAGATTCGCAAAATCAATAAAGAAGTTGAGCCGATGCTGTTGAACCCCAATGGCCGCGATGACTTCTTCATGATGCGCCGTGTCATCAAAGACATTTTCCGCATGACCCAAGCCGAGTGGATTCTCTCTTGGGTTGACGATCGTCGTGAACTGTACTTCCACCGTAAGTTCCCACGACCAAAACCGTTCGTGCTTTCTCAGGAAGCACTGGACAAAATTCTTAATCATTGCAGCCCCGATAGTGATTGTCGCCAGCGTCCTTCTGCCCTGTTTGGCAATATTGGTATCAACGCCAATAAAGAACAGGAATCAGCTAGCAGTTACGTGAATCGTAAATTCGGACTGGTGAGACAGGAACTGGCCGCGCACACGGTAGATACCGATGTCTCAGAGGCGTACAACTGGACAACGCTCTCTGTTGACCAGATAGCCGGTATCATGACAAAGGTCCAGGCGGATGCCGGATTGAGCAGTTTGGGGTCAGGTGCCCGTATGCCACTGCTGCCGGACCAAATCGATGCGATACTGGAAAAGGCGCAGGTCCTGTGGGATAAAGGCACAACCTACGGCTTGGATGTACTGTCATCAGATACGCTGGTTTCCTGGTTGGTAAAACACGGTGAAGTCACCCGTCCGAAAGTCATCGACTACCTCGGCCATCTGAATGCTGGAAGTATGCCGTCGTTCGATCCGGAGCTATTGCACCGTATCCGCGGTATGGCAGAGGATATCAACCTCAGTTTCTTTACCGATGGTCTGGCCTCTGAAGCGACAATCAGCGATCTCATGTTAGTCAGCACCCCGGAACGCGACGGAGGTGCCTACTACAGAGCTATCAAAGAACGTACGCCGGGCGATGGCTCTATCCAGATTACCATTGATTCTCTGCCTCAGCTTGATAAGGATGGCGAAGATGCTTAAACCACGTAAGTGTCGTAAATTACTGCTGATTATCAGCCCACAACTGAAAGCGGCAAAAGGTAAGAAGCTCTACGCCATTAATGGGAAATGGGCAGGCGACGAGTTTGTGAAGTATGTCAATGCGAGTCCTTCAATGCGTCCACAGTTTGGCATGGTCGGTCGTAAGCTCGGCACTATCTATCGTCGCCACATGGAGAAATTCTTCTCCGGTGACAGAAAGGTAGACTGGACAAAACTTCACGGTGTTCCTGAAACGGAACTGCCCCAGCGGCAGACGGGGCAGAAAGCACTGGCCGAAATACTGTCAGGCACACGGATAGACTTCAATTACCACCATCATATACCCGACACCACCCAGAAGCATTACTTTGCCACAATCGAAGCACAAACAAAATAAGTGGTACCCTACTCCTTCGGGGGTAGGGTTTCTTCTTTTTTTGTCTAAGTTCGATTATAAATAATTTCAGATATATATTACCTAGGTGAGATTAGAGTATTAATCTTATCTTACAACCCCTAATTGACTATCAAGGAATACTATCATGACTCCAGCACAACGTAACCGCCTGAACGAACTCCGCGCTAACCAAGCTGCCCGCCAAGCAGCTCCAGTCGCGCCGGTTAAGAAACCTGTTGTACAGGCTGCACCAAAAGTCAAGCTGTCCCCAGAGCAACGTCTGCGTCTGGAAGAGTTGCGTAACAAGCGCGCTACTGCACCAACCGTAGCAGTGGCAGTAGTGCCAGTACAAGCGAAGACCATCAGCGCCGGTTCCATGACCCCGGCACAGCGTGCTCGCTTAGACGAACTGCGTGCTAACCAGCAGCAGCGTGTGAGCACCGGTACCCATCCGATGAGCGCCGCCACCGAACGCCTGAATGCACTGCGCGACGAAACGCACAACCTGGGCATCATCGGTACCATTAATGAAATGACTCGCATCGTAGAAGATACCGCGCGTCAGATTCACGAAGATAACCAAATGCACTTTAACGTGGTTGACCATCAGAATCACATGAACCATCTGATGATGAGCCAGTAATCTACCGCCTGTAGTTCCTCCCTACCCATCCGGGGTAGGGAGTCATTCTAATTAAATTATACTAGGAGTATCACCATGCGCAATCTGTTCACTAAATCTACCCCAGCTGTTGCACCTGTTAAAACTGTTGCTAAGAAAAACGAAGACATGCTCGACATCCTGCTGAAGCTCTCTCACACCGAGCGTGCTGCGGTAATGAAAACCATCAAAGAAGGTAACAAGATGGTTGACAACCTGGATGTCGTATATGGAAAAAAGGAGAAACCAAAAAGTAATGGTCTGGTCTGGATGTGCTAAGGACAACACCATGACCAAGTACCACCGGCGATGTTAGCGTACAGGGATAACCTGTACGCTTCGCTTTATTTTTTGGATTTCACCTGTGCTCTTACGAGTGCGCAGATTAAATCCTAATTGACAATCAAGGAGTAACTTATGTTTTTACGTTTAACTGAATCCGATGCCCGCGAAGTCATGGAATCCGGCGATACATTTAACCTCATTCGCAGCGCGAAGTTCAAGAGCTATCCTGACGTCCACTATATTGCGGTGGCCGAAGGAGAGAGAAGTCCACACCGGGTGTACATGCTGGGCTTTGGCAGCAAACGCTGGGCGATGCTCAACTACATCGAAAACCAATGGGTAATGGAATGCCATGGCTTTATAGATGACTTGACTTACTGCACGCACTGGCGACGTGATGCTGAGTTTGAAGTGGTGTGTTCTAACTGGAAAACCGAAGTACGGTTAATCCTCAACGAATACACGAAAAACCAGGAAGAGTTCTCTTTCCCGTATCTCGCTGGTGTCCACCCATCGGTGGCGAAGCTGATTAAAGACTTCGAGCTGAAGGCGAAGTTACGGGTACGCATTACGCAAAAGGTCAGCCGCCCGGTGGGTGATTACCGTACTGTGGTCGGTCGCTTACCACCCTCAACGAGCTGCTACGCCAACTTCATGAAACGCTATCAAACCGCACTGAAACTCCAGGACGATGAGCTGGAGATTTATTATCCAGCCGAAGACCGTTGGATTGGCAGCAGCGGCAAAAAGAATTATGTCCGCGATATCTTTCTTATCACGATGAAAGAATTGCGAATTCAAGATTAAGAAATGGGAGCTTCGGCTCCCTCTCTTTTTTTGTTCGGCCCTTCTTTTTTTGTCCAGGCAGATAACCCCACAGTGAACATGGCCGTCCCTTAATATGCTGGCAGGGGGTTATCACTACTTCGGTAGTGCTTGGCCTTATTACACCTTAATAACCGAGTTAACGCGATGTCTTTTCAATCCAAACAGAATCTGCTTAAACTCATCAACAAAGAGAACGCCATCTCACCTGAGCTGACGTTTGATGATGTTGATATCTCTCTGCCGGAGGTGGTTTCAGTCGACGGTCGTGATTCAAAGGTTACCTTAACCTCGAAAATCAGGGGCGACGAAGGATCGCAGGTTGACGTGACATATCACCGTCGCGATCTCCCTGATTATGTTGCAGGCGATCTGTCGTTCGATACAATCGGTGTGGTCACGACCCACGATTATATTCCCGCGCTTAACGATCGTTTCGATCTGAACCTGCTTCCGGAAGACCTGGAAGACGCCCCGGTCGCGGGTGATTCGCATACGGTGGTTGCCGTGCCGACATCACACGAATGGCGTGGGAGCGTTACACTACAACTCGTTACCGCAGTACCTTTAGCGTCTGTCATCCCTCTTAACGAATTAGATGGTCTGTTGTATCCTGACCACCAAACGACCGCACTGGGCCAAGCCTCGGTGTACTCGTACGGCCTGGATGCAAGTGCACTCGACAGCTGGATTCCTTCCTTGCGTGCTGGTACCGCGGACATGACTGCCTTTGCGAAGGCGCTCAGCACCATTGTACCGGAACTGTGGGTGAATGAACTCAATGCAGTGCCGTATAACCTTTCACAGGCAGTATTCCAGTTCTACGGCTCGCCTGCGAGCATTCCTGGAACCAACCCGGCATTCGACAGTGTCCTTGGCTTACAGCTGAGCCCACTGTGTTCGAACTTCCAGGGCACCTTACTGCTGCACTTTAACAACTAGGAGGGCTGAGTGTCTATCTACAAGAAACCCTCACGCGAGATGTTGTTAGATGCCATTAACCGGCAGAACAACCTGACGGCCAAACCGCTGACGTGGAACCAAATCGCTTCGGGTTATCCCGAAGAGGTATTGACCCCCGGGGCTGACCGTAATACCCGCGTCCTGTTATACGGACTGAACGGCCAGGGTTATCGCGGGAACGTTACTATCGAATACGACCGTATTCTGATGTCAGTGTTGTTCCGCAACGTGATTCCGGTCGTGATTGCGAACCCCGTGCAAAACGTGTCCCAGTTACTTCCGGCGCTGAACGCGAAATACGGCCTGTCATTGGTTGCCAGTGACATTGACGATTTCTCGGTGGCGTCAATGGGAGAGAACTGGATTGCCGACGTTTCCATTAAGCCGGGCTGTTTGGCTTGGAAAGGGACGTTCAAACTGCGTTACGCGAAGTTCTTCCCGAATCTTGCGGACGCCGTAACAGACCAAGCCTTACTGGCGATTATCCCACCGTTTACGGTGAGTGCTAAGCCACAGGGTGAGTACGTAGCCTATGGCTACGACTGGACGAACATGACCCAGCAGTTCGGCACGGATTGGGCGTACAACCGCGCGTTGACCGCCGATGATGTGGATTTGCTTAACGAAGTGGTTCCACTGAAGTTTGGCTACGTAACCGGCGCAACTGCACAAACCGGGCAGATAGCGTTACAGGGTGCGCGTTTTATGGGAACAGCAGCCGTTACACCGGGCGACCAGTATGACGACTCTTTCCAGCGTGTGGCGATTATCAAGCTAGCAGCGGACAGCAACTATGCGGGTAATCTCATCCTTCACTATCAACCGATATAAGGATTCCCATGCCACTTTTAGCCACCGCAGAAGAAGTTATTCTGAAAGCGTTGAACACTGAGAACCATCTCGACCTGAAAGTCGCAGAAGTGGTCTTCGGTGTCCCGGCCACTCCGACTGAGCCGGATGATGTGACCAAAGCCCAAGGTTTAAATACCATGGTGCGTATCCAGGCACTGGCGACAGCCAACGCCATCGGGGCCACCACCGTGTATTACGACCGCGTGGACTTCGCTGATATGTTTACCGGCGTGGATGGTATCCAGCCGATGCGTATCCCAGCACGTTTAGATACGGTCTTTACGGCACACCAGGTTGTAGGCTTGATTAACCAATATTACGGTTTGAGCCTGCGTCCTAATGACATCCTCGATACGGATATCGACCGCAAAACCTGGATGATGGATTTGATTGCCACACCAACCTCCTTAGGGTGGATTGGCCAGCAGCAGATTCAGCTGTTACCGGGTGATGCGTTATTGCCGGTCAACTTTGACCCGGTCACGGTGACGCCGTACGAGTACCCGTACTTCAACACGAAGGTCGGGCAGTCCGCAGTCTATTCGTATCCATGGCGTTTTGACAATTATGCAGCAGAGTTCCAGGCCGCTGGGTTGAACATCACCCCAGAACGTTTAGGCCAGATTCTGAAGACCGTCACCGGTGACGGGTGGATGGTTTACCGTAACCCGGTGAACTACAACCTGAAGGAAGCGATTGTGGTGTATAACGGGCCGAACAAAGCATCGTTCCCGTCAAACCCGTCAATCGACAATGTCCTGGTGGTCGAATTGTCGCTGTACAGTCTTAACCTTGGTGGGCGTTTGTACCTCCACTACAACGATCCTGATTAATCCTGAGAAGGGAAGTTAAATGAAACCTTTAAACAAAACGTCTGACCTGCTGGTTCTGGACCTTATCAACGAAAAGAACCCGGGTGCCGACCTCGAACTGGGCAAAGTCAAACTGGGTACTCCCGTTGCGGTTACCGACGAAGCTGCTGACCGCAACACGTCGCTGGAAGTGACTGCGCGTAAGAACTCCGGTTATATCGGCAAACAATCCGTCACCTATGACCGTCTGGAAGGGGTACCGCTGTTCCGTAACGTCACTGCCTATCTTGACGTGAAAACGCCGAAAACGTCCACCGACTTGCTGCCGACCCTGAACAATCTCTACGGTCTGAAAATCACCGAAGATGATATCATCCCGGCGGCTATCCCAGATAACACCAACCCACCGCTGGCCAACCCGGACGATCCGGACCCGGTACCGGTGGACCACACCATTACCTTTAAAGACGAGTGCCTGGCGTACCTCGGGACCATCCCGGTGAAAATCGGCCCACGTCCACAGGTGGGTGAGCGTCTGAGCCTGGTTGTAACGCAGACCAAACTCGATGGTCTGGTGTACCCGGATGGCCCGTCTGATGACAAAGGTCAGGCGTACATCTATTCCTACGGCATCGATGCTTCTGCTATTGCACCGTTCCTGGATGTTCAGGCGACCGGCGTCATGGCAAACGACACTGCCTTTGCAGTAGAGATGAACAAAATCGTGCCAGAGCTGTGGGTGGCCGACGATGCCGCACATGACTACAACCTGAAAGGCGCGAACGTGCTGTACGTTGGCCTGACTGCGGATGACGGTACGGCAACCGGTAGCGATCCGAAGAAGCCTGTTGAAGGTGCAAACCTGGCCTACAACAAAGTGATGCTGCTGGAGCTGGATGACACCAAGTGCTCTAACTTCACCGGTATCATGTTCCTGCACTTCAACGCCTAATTAGGTCTCGCTGGGAGGGGGAAATCCTCCTCCTGGCGCTCTCCTTTCTTTTTTTAGGCCGAGGAGGCTAGCATGGCTTTATACAGTCTGTCGCAGCGACAATTCCTGTATGACGCGATTAACGCAGAGAACCCCGGGGCCATTGAGCCGATGGGCCTCAATAACGCGGACATCGGTATCCCGAAAGCGATTCCTGCCACACCGAGTGGAGCCAATACCGAGATTACCATCCGTGGTCGCCAAGGTCGCGGTTACGTCGGGGTACAGACCTTCCGCTACAAACGTTTATCGCTGAACGACCTGTTCCGCAACATGACACCACAAGTGACGTCGCCAAATGCGTACGGGTGGCTGACTGCGGTGTCGAAGAAGACAGCGTTTGTGCAGAACATCAACGGGCGCTACGGTATGAACCTGGTGGCGGACGACATCCCGGATGTCTATGTGTACCTGAACCTGAATAACACGGTGGCCGTGAAAGCCAGCTGTATCCAGTACATCGGGTCGATCAGCTTTATGTCCATCCGGGGTAAGAACAACCTCGAAGAACAGGTGGTCAACGATATTCTGCTCGAGCTGTCTCACCCGGTCCCTGCGAAGGACGGGAAGAAATGCATGGCGATGTTGACCTACGGGGAAGACTTCACTGACGAAGTACAGGTAATGAACTCGTTTAAGAACGGGCGTCTGGATGTGGGTAGTAACTTCGACAGTGGCTACACCACCAACCTGATGGCTACGCTGGTTGCGCGCGGTCTACCGGCCTTTGATCCAACCGGTGTGAGTATTACCCGGTCGAAGACCACCTTAGTAGCGGGGGCGAACACGGCGTACGATAACGTACTGGTGCTGAGCGATATCACACTGGATGCGAACGTCGCGGGCGGTTGCATGCTTCACTACAACAATTAGGAAAAGAACTAATGGCTATTTATCAACCTTCGAAAGACGTCCTGTTGGCGGCAGTGAACAGCCAGAACTCGCTGAGTGTCAAGATGACCGACATCGTGTGGTCGGCACCGAAGGACATTCGTGGTACCGAAAAGGAAACCACCACACAGCGCAACACCATGGTGAAGATTACCGCCGATGGCGTGACCGGGTCTACCTGGTCAGGTAAGAAGAACCTGTACTACAACCGCATGAAGGTGGAAGACCTGGCGATTATCCTCGGCGATACGCTGGCTATTGGTCCGTCTAATGCCAAACTCCATACCGCCCTGGTTGGTCTGAATCAGCGTTACGGTTTTGCTCTGGAAGAGGGTGATTGGCTGGATGCCGATATCGAATGGAACGGCGACAAAACTGCCGGTACCGTGAAAGTGACCGCTGACCCAGAGTCGATTGGCTGGATTGGCCAGTACACTTTCAAAGTGGTGAAAGGTGATGAATCCCTGGTGTCCTCTGTGACCACCAGTGTCCTGACCGGTCTGAAATACCCGAACGGGCAGATGGGTTCCGAAACCGTCTCTGCGATTATCGCCCCGGTGTACTCGTACCCGTACAACTTCACCAAGTACCGCGATGCGCTGTTGGCGTTCACCCCAGGCGTGCTGTCGGGTCAGCCACTGACCGATATGGTCAACCTGCTGAAAGACATCACCGGTACCGCATGGGTAGCCACCACTGCGGCATCGTACGGCCTGGCAGGGGCAGAAGTGGTCAGCGTCGGTCTCAACGATCCGGTTGCGATGCCAACCAACGCGAAGTACAAGTACGCTCTGGCATTGAAACTGCCTGCAACTTGTACCTCTATCGTCGGTACCCTGTACCTCCAGTTCAACGACCTGGACGACCCAAGCGAGGTATAATCGATGCTCAACTATGCTAAGCCGTCGAACGAGCTGGTCTTTGACCTCATCAACCGCGACAACCCGAACTTGCCGTTTAAAGCAGACGCGAATAACTGTATCGTTGAGAAGATTACCAACGTCGCAGTTAACGCCGAGTCAAACTTCCGCAATACCTCGGCCCGTCTGCGTGGGGTACAAGGCTCCGGCTTCCGCGATGCTATTACGGTGTACTACGATCGTGTGAACCTGGCCCGTCTTATCCCATGGGGTACGTCGGTACAGGCGCAGTTCGTCACCTTCGATGCACCGAACATTCACGGGGCGTTTGCCGTGCTGCTCGATACCTACGGGATTAACTTCACGGCCATCGACATCACCAACTATGGTCTCAACGGCGCGAAGCAGGCGAACTACACGTCTACCACCACGATTAACGCCCTGGCCACCTCCCCAGCGTACATCGGCTCAGCCAACGTGCGTTACAGTCGTGGTCTGCCGGTGTTGGATACTTCTGTCACCAATGAGGTTCTGGTGGCGATTGTCGAACCGGTTGACCCAGCACTTGGGAAGAAGTGTATCGACATGTGGACGTACGGCATTGACTTCACGGCGTACAAAAACTTGCTGACGGTAGATGCTTCCGGTCTGCCACAGTGGGCGGGGCTGCGTAAGATTCTGGATGACCTCGGTGTACCGAGCTACTCCGGACCGCTCAACAGTAACACCGTGCAGGACGTGGCCACCTCGACTGCCCAGTTCGCAAACAAAGCGTACGACCGCGTCGTTATCCAAACGGGTATCGACGAAACGGGTGTGAAAGGTGTGGCGTACTATCACTACAACAGCTAAGTGTGGGGGAGCTTCGGCTCCCCTTCTTCTGGCGATGCGGAGTCCCTATGCTATTTTATTCAAAGGAGGCAGCGCTGCTCGTATACGACCAGGTCAATCGGGATAACCCAGACATGGTCGTGGAGTTGACGCCAGCTATCGCCGCCTTAACCAGTGGCCCTACGACGGTCTCGTCGAACGGCCGCAACACGAAAGCTGTCTTTACCGGGTTTCCCGGCTCGGGGTTGCAGGGCAATGCCACTGTCTACTACGACCGGATTAACCTGGCGCAATTATTTAATTTTGTGCCGTTGGTGAGTATCGAGGACACCGTCACTACCTATCAGGATGCGCTTCCAACCATCAACGACGCTTTAGGCTTGTCCTTAACCGCAGCCGATATTCAAAACCCAACCACCGCGTTACCGAAACCCAACATTTCGGCACAGACGTTAAAGCTGACTATCAGTGGGAACTGCCCTGCTTTTACCGGCAGTTTGACGGTTACGTATCGTGTCCCGGGCGGTGCGAGTTACCCAGACTCTGGACCAGGGCCGAAGGAGTTGCTGCAAGGTAACACCATTGCAGGTTATTTTGGCACTACCACTTCAGCGGAACTGTTTACCCATCAGCAACTGATTACCGAGGTCTTCAAGAAAGGTACACTGCCATCAATATACGTCGGGACGGAAGGCTGGCATAAGTTCTTCTATCAAGGACGGGTCATTTACGTGCCGATAACCCAGATAGCCGATAAGGTTTCCTGGAACACCTTATATAACGAAGGTGTGGTTTATGGTACGGATGACAATGGTAAGTATCCCGCTACCGCACCTGTGAATCAAGGTCGTGTGATTTCCTTTGCCGGTCCAGACGGTGAGCGTTTCTATTTCACCGTCCGTTTGCCAAGCGGGGGGAAAGACCCGTATGTACCGGGTACACCGACTGCTGCTGAGTTAGCAGGCAGTGAAGCTGAACTCATCAACTTCCTGTACAATGGGCAATGGGGTAAACTCACTGGGGGCTTTTGGACTAACTACACGCTGTTCCGGGATACGCTCAGCACAAACAACGCGTATAACCGTGTAGCCACGTTATCCGGCAGTGCTTGGTCTAACTTCGCTAAGGCCACCGGAGGAGGTACCTTCTACTGGATTCCTATTCTGGAACTGGTGGATAAGAACACGGTTACGCTTGGATTGGAAGATGTCCTGGGTAATGTTGACCATACACTGCAACCGATTCCGGTTACGCCGGTTAACACGATGGAACTCCATCCTCCAGTGCTGGGTAATGCGAAGACCGTTGACTTTGGCCCGGTACTGTTCTCTACGGATAACAGCATGGCGCTCCATCCACCGGCCTTAGGCTTGCCGAAAACCGTCGACTTCACCCCAATCGCCTTTACGGCTGAGATGTATACCCCGCCGGAAAGTTAAGAGGTAGTTATCATGTCATTTACATTGCGTTGGAAAAACCCAAACGTAATTGCCACGGTGGTGAATATCTACCGTGACACCAAAGAGATTTCTGTTAGTGCGCTGCCTGCCCCGATTGCGACTTTGTCCAATGGCGAGACCGAGTGGCGTGATACCACCGCACTAGGTGGGTCGACTTACTACTACCTGCTGACCGTTACCGCCAACGGGAAGACGGTCGCGTCGGCCAGCCAGAAGTACGTGGTGGAAGTTAAGCGCGGTATCGGCCCAATGACCATTATTACCGGCGATGACCGCCTGGGTTTCATGGGACCGGTTCCTTACGACGAACAGTGGCAGCCTAATCAAATGCCACCGAGTTTCCAGGCAATGTACCCGACGCTGTTAACCGATCGTGTCGCGCTGTACAAGTTTACCCGTAACGGCAAAATCTTGTACACGTTAAGTAACAATACCCAGTTCCTTGGCCAGCAGAACTGGGCGACGTTATATCAAGCAGGTCTGGTTTACGGCACTGATGACTTTGGTCCTGTGGGTGGTCACGGCACGTTACCAGACACCTTGCAAGATGCGAAGGTTTATCATAACGGCGATGTTTATCGGATGCGCCTGATGCGCGGTCTCACTGAGGAAGGCCAGTCGCAAGCGTTCGTGTTTGATAATGCTCTTCATCTGAAAGAGCATGATGCGATCTCGGCGTTGACGGGATTTAATGAGTACAACGACTTGATGTACTCTATGGTAAGTGAAACCCCGGTTAAACAGCGCTGGCCTAACTGGAACCAACTGGGTGCGAACCTGTTGGGCGCAGGTAGCCTCGGTAATACGGTGCTGATCAACGGCGGTGTACTTTGTCAGGAACACGATACGGCGACGGACCGCATCTTGCAGCGTGGTTTATTCGCAACCTCCGCCCTAACGCCAGTGTCTGCTATCCAGCGTATTAACTTCACCACGACTTCACAGCAAGGACGTTTCTTCCCTGTCTTTGAGTTGGTTGAATAAGGAACGGTCATGACTATTCGTTTAAACTGGCCGTCGCAGTCGGCCAAAGGTCTTACGGCTATTGAGATTTACCGCAAGGTTGGTTGGAATGCCACACTGGACGTCAACAACCCAGGAACGCCGATTGCGACGCTTGCGGGTGATGCAACAGAGTTCGTGGAAGATGTGGCAAACCTGACCAACAAAACCACCTACCGCTATTGGGTAGCGGCAGTCAAAGGCACGGAACGTCTGATTGGTAATCCGATTACCCAAGGGTTTTTCTTGGACACCGGACCAGGCCCGCAAACCTTGAAGAAAGGCGACTGGGGCTGTGGTTATTTCGGGTCGCTGACCAAGGATGAGTTTTTCAACACCCCTGAGCTGAAGTTGCTTTTACCGGCAGCGCAGGCATCTCTATTAAACAACGATCCTCCTCTCTGGCATAAGTTCATTTTTCGTGGGCGGGTGGTATTTTATCCCAGCGCTGCACATAGTAGCAGCTACGCCGTCAGCCTAGCGTACACTCGTGGAATGATGTACGGGACGGACGACAATGGACTGATTGTGCCTACAGGTCAAACAGCTACCAAGCAGGATTGCAAGGTCACCAAAGACGGGCGAACCTATCGCATTCGTTTCCCGTGGGCTTTGCCGTACGATACGGCTGCGGGCGGTAGTGACTGGAATAATGGTGAATGGCGCAATACCTTTGCACGGCTGTTTACGCAGGGCAACAATAACCAAGCGTTGATAGGGTTAGGGCCGATTGATAACCTTGCAGCGCTGGGTTCGAATTCAGCGATTAGCGACCCGGGTGCGGCAGCCATGGCCCCGCTTGAGTCGACAACGAGTAACCGCTACGCCTACGGGTATTCTCCGATGAGTTTGTCGATAAACAACTCACTGGGAGCGGCGCACACCATGTTCTTCGTCTTTGAGTTGATCTTACCGTAACGGAGTAATCACCATGGGTCTGTACAATAAGCCCGCACTTGATTTACTGGGCGCGCTGATTAACCGGGATAACCCGGAAATACCGACCAAGCTGTCGTCTGCCAATATCATCGTGCTCGGTGGGCCGTACACGACCAGCTTAGGCAATACCGGTCGCAATACCCGCGTGCAGGTGAACGGGATTGCCGGTTCCGGCGTCAGTGGTAAAATGGAGTTCTTCTACGATCGCCTGAACTTAGGCGATTTGTTCAAGAACATTACCGTGGTCTTTGCGGGTGACGGGTCTTCTACGAAAGTGAAGGACCTGCTCCCCGCATTAAACGAGCAGTACGGGTTAAACCTGACCGCTGCGGATATCAGTAACGGTGATACAGCACTGGACTATGCCTATACGGCTACCCCCGTGTCCTTTACCATTGCTTCGGGCAGTTTAAACTATCGCGGGACACTCACGGCGACCTGGTCACGTAAACCGGTCGGGATATTCCCGGAGTCCGGCCCTGGTCCGAAGACTATGCTTATCGGCAGTTTGTCGGAAGGGTACTTCGGGAAAGTCACTAATGCGGAAATGATGTCGCAGGGTGAGTTCTACCTGAACTACTTTGCTGATAAGGATACCGGCGTTGCTATCCCAAACAATGACAGCGCCATGCACTGGTTTAAATTCGCCTTAGACGGTAAGTTTGTCTTTGTACCGAGCCACAACCTGGTGACGAACATCACTTGGGACCAGTTGTCTGCATTAGGTGCAGCAGAGGGGAATGCAGCGTACCCCTTCCTGTTGGAAAAGGGTGAGGAAACGTACTTCTTCCAACTGCGTTTACCGAAGCTCTCGGCCACGTTCGGTATCGCACCCGGTAGGGACGATCCAACGGGCGACAATAACCGGCTGTTTAACAAAGTACACCGCTATAGCTACGGAACGGGCGAGTGGGATGCTATTGCGACGATGGACTTAGGTGCAGCGTTCTTGTGGTGGAACAAACGTTCTGACGTTACCACTTCTGAGCAACGTTACGCTACGCAGTTTAACACGGTGAGTGTTAACTCGGTCTTAGCCGCGGCATTAATTGGCTGGCGTCCAATGTTTACGTTAGTGGATGGAAAGCTGGTACGTTATCCGGTGTACAACATCACCGCTGTACCCACAGGCCGCATTAAAGCGCCGGTGCTGACCATCGACCGTAACCCTGACCCGCTATTACCAAAACGTGTTACCAACGTGCAGGGGTCGTTACTGCGGAGTTTCAGTAAGCCGCGTCTGTGGCCGCTAGAAGCCGCTTATGTCACTGCCGTGAAGAATATCGTTGCCAGCCGCGCGGTGAAACCGTTCTCGATGCGTTTCACTATTGTGGTTGATACCCGCATTAAGCTGGATACCGCCATTGGCGAATTAGATGGTTTTCGTTAGGAGATAACCAATGTCTTTAAAGCTATCCTGGGATAACGCTAACGTTGTTCCCAACAGCGTGGCCATTTATCGTGGCGATGCGGAGTTGAACACTGCTGCGTTGCCCGCCCCGTTGGTGGTATTGACCAACGGCGAAAAAACCTGGACTGACCAGACCGCCGAATTTGGGAAGACCTATTACTACATTCTCGGCACCCGTACGGATGTGGATGAGGTCTTCACTGCCAACCAGAAAATCCTGGTGGCGGATAACCGGGGTGTTGGCCCAAGTGTACTGAAGTTTGGTGATGACAATCTGGGCTATTACGGCACCGTGCTGGGTGCGGACTTCGTGGGGTACGGTCACCTACAAGCAGTATCGGCGGTAGCTCTTGCTGCTGCTGCTTGGAACCCAGCATGGCACAAGTTCGTGCGTAACGGGAAAATCATCTATGTCCCTGATTCCTTTGTTCCCCAGTTCTTTACATGGCAGCAGATTTATCAGGCAGGATTCGTGTACGGCATCGATGCCACTGGTCCGGCGGGAGTCAACCTTACTGGACTGACGCCAACGAACCAGAAACGGGTGATTGACTTCAAAGGCCAGAAGTACATGGTGCGTCTGATGCGCGGTTGGGGCGACGAGGATTTGTCCACGTTCGTTTCCACGCAAATGACCAGCAACGACCACGACGTGACGGCAAATGCGAAGAACAACGAGTTCAACGATTTCATTTATTCGCTGAGTAGTTTTGTCCCGCTGCGCCAACGTACGGAAAACTTCGCAGAGAACATTCTGGATAAGTGGTTGAACGCGCCGTACAACGCAGGCTACAACGACAGCAACCAGGTCCGTGAATCGAACCGTGGTCGCATCATGTGCCAGGAACGTCAGAACCCGGGTAGCGGTGTAGCCACACCGGTGTTAATCCGCGGATTGCGTGCTACTGCATACGCGTCGCTGCCCTCGTATGCTAAAGGCAACTTGTCCTACTGCGCTATGATGGGCGGTACGCAGGAGTTGATGTGGGTACCGGTGTTAGAACTTATTGAAGACGGCGTCACTCTCTAAGGGGTCCGAAATGGGCATTAAAATGAAGTGGGACTCGCAAGCGGGTCAGAATCTAGATGCGATTGAGATCTATCGGAGCAATAACCCGATTGATTCTTCTGCTCCGGGTGCACCGTTGGTAACGCTGGCAGGAACCGCCACCGAGTACGAAGATACCACGGTGAGAAACAAAAACCTGTATTACTATCGCATCGCAGGGAAGAAAGGAACGGAGCGTGGTTGGGGTGAAAACCAGTTAACGGGCTATTTCTCGGAGACGGGTCCTGGCCGCACTACGCCTCTTCGCGGCGACTGGAACGCGGGGATGATGGACGTGATCCCGCAGGCTGATCTTATCACCATGGCGGACTTCTTCGCCAAGCTCCCACAGCTGGCGAAGTATGGCGCGGTTGCCAATACCATCGCCAGCTGGTATAAGGTCTGCTACAAAGGCAAAGTGTTGTTTGTGCCAAGCAGCGCTTTGACCAACATGTCATGGAACGAGCTGTATACCGAGAAAGCCATTTTCGGCGAGGTGAGTACCAACCAGCTGCCGAACGGTTCACTGGCAAGCGGTAAGCTGACGGTGGAGATTAACGGGTTAACGTATATCGTGCGTTGTCCACGACTGTCGCCGTTGGCGTATTCGAACTACATTACGACACAAGACCAAACGTTAGGTTCTGAGTGGCGCGATGTGATGTCTCGTTTAGTTACCGCCAGCGCTGAGCCTCAGCCAGGTGCGAAGTCTCGTTTGTTTGACTTGCCAAACGGACCGTTCATCGTACTGGGCGGGCATTTGCAAAACACCACAAGCTGTGTTGCCATGTTACCGGCAGCGCCAGGCGCACTGTCGTACGGTGGTACTACGCAACGTTATGCCATCGGCTTGATCCTCGAACTCGTCATGCCGTAAGGAGGGCACATGGGTTTATACGATCGTGATTCGCTGGGCTTACTCTGTCGACTCATCATGCGTGATAATCCCCAGCTCCCGGTACCTATCGACCCGACTAAGGTCATGGTACTCAGTGGGCCCTTTACATCTGGTTTAGGTACAAGCGGGCGCAATGCCCGCATTACCCTGAACGGACGTACAGGTTCAGGGATTGTAGGAAAGAAAGAGTTCTTCTACGACCGCATTAACATCGGTAGCTTGTTCAACGGGATTACCGTGGTGTTTATGGCCGCAGGCAGCGCTAAAACGTACGCCGACCTGTTACCGGCGCTGAATGAACAGTATGGCATCAAGCTCCAGGCCACAGACCTCGCGAATGGCACCACCAAGCTCCCGCAAGCCTATACCCCTACTCAGGTTACTCTGAATATCGCCAGCACGTCAGTGGCCTATACAGGCAGTCTGAGCGTAACGTGGACACGAACCCCGGTGGGCGTGTTCCCGGAATCAGGTCCGGGTACCAAGGTAATGTTGATTGGGGACATGAGCGAAGGTTACTTTGGCCTCGTGTCCGAAGAGGAATTGTTCAACGCTCCGGCCATGCACGCCAAGATAAACGAAGGCAATAGCAGCCCAGTCGGTACGGTCAATGCGTTACCGACAACTCGCCACTGGTATAAGTTTGCCCGCGATGGCAAGATTGTGTATCTGGCGAACTACAACCACATCAACATCCGCTGGCAGGATTTGTACACCCAAGGTGCGGTGTATGAAACCACAGTACAGTTATCTGACCATAAAGCCCCTGCCAGTCTGACCCGCACGGTACAGAAATTGGCCATGCGTAAAGTGGAGAGCGGGCGCGAATGGTATCTGTCGCCGTGTATGCCACGCCTGTCTGATCAGACTGCATGGGACTACGCCGCGATTAACCAAACGCCTGACCCTACCGGTGATGTGTCTCGGCTGTTTATGAAGATAGTCAGCAGCGGTGGTTACGCGACTGGCGAATGGGATGTGCAGTCCATCGACGCCAACGGCTACTGGCAATCGACCGCTTCGAAGTCTGACCCCGCAAAAGCGTTTGGTAGTAGCATGACGGGCTGGAACCAGGGAATGTACGACATGCTCACCTTCACCGGGGGCTGGCGTCCAATGCTGGAACTGATTGACCCGGCCGTTGTGGGTTTACCGCTGGAGAATTTCGTTGGTACGCCAGATGGGGTATTGCGTAAACCCCTGGTGACTATCAGCCCGGACACCGGTGATGTCTTACTGAACCTGGCGGACGTAGCTTGGGAAATTCAGGGGGCGTTGAAGAAACCCCAAGTCTCGATGTTGTCTTCGCCATTGGTGAATGTGGAAGAGGTAACGGCACATATTGCGACAGAGACACGGCCGGTTATGCTAGACCTTGTCACGGCACCGCCTCTGGGTGTCCGACAGATGAGCTGGCAAAAGGTATTACGAGCACCGCAAGCACAGTTCGTTGCGGAATACAAAGCAGTAACGGTTGTTAATCTCGCGACTGCTAACGGTGAACTCGATGGCTTTAAATAAGAGGATTTGTAAATGGCCTTAAAACTAAAATGGAAGAACCCGAACGTCGGGGCCACCACCATTGATATTTATCGTGGTGATACTGTTAACGTCAGTCTTACCACCCCACTGGTCACCTTAACGAACGGTGAGCTGTCGTGGGTAGACACCACGGCGTTGTTTGGTAAAACGTATTACTACGTCTGGGCCGTGAACACTGCCACCGACCGGGTGGTCAGCCGTCCGCAGAAAATTGAGGTCAACGACCGTAAAGGGCCGGGACCGAACCTGCTGATGCACGGTAACGAAAGCTACGGTTTCTTTGGTACAGTTGCGTCGGCGGACTTTATCAACAACAACACCCTTCTAAGTGTTGCTAAAAACCTCAGCGGTATCCCGCAAGGTAGCGTCTACCCGACTTGGTACAAATACATCCGCAACGGTAAAGTGTTGTTTGTGCCGAACGTCACACTCGGTGACACGACATGGCAGAGCTTGTATAATGCTGGATTCGTGTACGGGGCGAACAATAACGGACCTAGTGGGGCCGGTAGTGTCAATCAGCTGACTACTTTCGAGTTGAACGGCGATTTGTTCTTAGTGCGTGCAACCAAAGCCTTTCCTGAAGGTGTGGCTTGGGACGGCACACTGGGGTCGTACGATCTTGACGCCATGCCAGAGATGGTGGGTAAGTTCTCGGAATATGAGGATCTGTTATTCCCGATGTCCTCTATAACGCCATTGCGCCAACGTATGGTGACAGTGGGTGATGAGAACTTTAATAGTCTACTGCCGCCACTATATAACAACTCTGCCCGTAATACGCTCGGGGTTTGCTGTCAGGATTACGCGAACAGTCTGTTGCTGCAACGCGGTGCCGGTTATAACTCGTACAACCAATCACAGCACAACCGTAACACTGTTCGCGCGTGTAACCGCAAAACAAAAACGGATACTTGTGTGTGGTGGCCAGTAGTGGAATATATTGGTCGGGTAGGTGAAGTGGACTTGACGAAATTAGGAGTGTAAGCGATGGGAATCACAATTAGCTGGGATGACCAAACTGACCAGGCATTAGATGCTATCGAGGTATACCGCTCGACATCACCGATCGATATCAATAACCCCGGTACGCCACTCGTCAGCCTGCCCGGCGACGCCCGGTCGTACGAAGACAACGCAGTAAAGGTGGGCAACACCTATTACTATTGCGTGACGGTAAAGAAGGGAGAGAATCGTTCTTTCGGTGCTGTGCAAACCCAGGGGTACTATTCTAACCTGGGTCCGGGCCCGCAAAAGCTGTTACGCGGTGACTGGGTACGCGGTTTCTTCGGTGAGATGTCACCCATCGACTGGGTGACCCCAGCTGACGTGGCGAACAAAATTAAAGCTGCCCTGAAATCAACAACCGGGATAAGCTTTACCACCACCACCGGGTCCACTTGGTACAAGTTCGTGTATAAAGGGAAGATTCTGTTTATCCCGAACGTTAATCTGCTGACCAGCAACTGGCAGAACGGCTATAATGCCGGGTTTATTTACGGCACTGATGATTTTGGCGACTCGCCGACCGGTGCACCGGGTGCGGTCAACCAACGCTGTGTGATTGAAATCGGGGGCGTGCAGTTCCTGGCCCGCTCCATTCGTTTGTCGGACAAACCGGTGACCGAGTACCTGACTGACCCACTGGACTTTAATGACAGCGAATGGAAATCAACCTATGCCCGACTGCGGGCGGACGGCAATGCCATCACCGATACGGCTATCCAACCGCGTTTTAATGACTTATCTAGTCTTAACGGTACAAGCAGCCCGCATATGGCCGATGTTAATAACGTGGCCTCGGTGAATGCTTCCGCACCAGAAGTGCTGGCTAAAACCGCCAAGACTTCCAGCACCAACTGGATGGTGGTGTTGGAACTGTTACAATAAAAAATAATACGCCTCTACACCCCGAAGGGTGTAGAGGTTTATTTATGGACTATCGATGGTACCGGCAGCGGGCGCGGGCGTGCATTGTAAGAAGGTCATACCTTCGCCGTCGCCGGTGTTCGGGTTAACGGTCGAAGTAGAGAATACTGGAGCCTTGGCCCCATTAGCCCGAATCTTGTAATAACGCTGACCGGTGGTCAAATCCACAGCACCGTCAATCTTTCCGAGCAGATCTTTATACAGCTGCGGGGATTCGACTTTACCGCTGGGGTAGGTGGCTACCCAGTTTGAACCACCGTCAATGACGGTCGCGGCATACGGCTGTAATTGTAGCGAACCGAGCTGCGGTTGGAATTTGGTGAAGGTCTCTTTCGTAGCACTGCACTGATACACGGTGAAGTTAGTGGCATCAACCGGAACCGTTCCGAACTGACCGTTCTGCGTCGGTGCAAGCGCACACCCTGCCAGCCAAGTGACCAGCATCATTGTCACTAGCAGCTTTAGACATTTGAACATAACGTTTCCTTTTCTTAAATTTATCGACGAGCAGTCGTCATATAACTATTAAGCACGCGTTAATAGTACGGGGTTTTACGCCCTTTTTTATGAGACACCTACACATACAAGAGGAAAGTACAATGGCTATTGTTACTCCACAAGCGCAACTTGTTGCCCTGTTCAACGCCAAAAACTCCGGTCTGGCACAAGCGCTGACTGTAGCGGACATCGACTTCGGCACAGTTTCCGTGCTGGATGGTGGTACCGGCGGACGTGAGTCCAAAGTCACCATCACCGCGAAAGCGGGTTCCGAGCACTTCACCGGTGCGAAAGAACTACACTACACCCGTCTGGCTGCGGGCATCGTGGGTGCGAAAGCGGTCACTGCGGCTCTGGCCGACTGGGATACCGATGAAGAAGTGCTGGCCGTTCTGAACGCTGACGTTATCACTGCGGGTAAAACCGAAGATGCGTTTGCGTTGGCTGACCTGACTATCGGCCGTACCGGTACCGGGACTGACGAAGACCCGATGGTGATTACCATCACTATCAACGCCGGTCATCTGAAATACAACGAAGGTCAGGTTGCCGTCTATACGGTGACTGAAGAAATTCAGAAAACTGACCTGAGCGGTACCGATGGCGAGCTGGACGGTTTCACCGTCGCCTAAGTAACACAGTAACCTAAGGAGCTTCGGCTCCTTTTTTTATTTTTTCTTCAAGGAGAGCATATGGCCAAGACATTGCAAGAAGAGTTCGTTGATTTAGTAAATGCCAAGAACCCGGGTTTGGGGTTGGCATTGTCCGATGTGGATTTTAGCAGCCCCGCAGCTTATGTGCCGAGCGAGGAAGGCGATACACGTAACAGTGTATTAACGCTGACCGCTAAGACAGACAGTCCCAATTTTAAAGGTAGCAAAGCCTACCACTTTACCCGTTTCGACATTACCAACCCGAATGGTGAAGATGCTGTTACGGCAATGATTTCCGACCTTAACGTTTACTGGGAAAGCGACGCGTACGCATTGGCGTACTTCAACAAAGCGTTGCCGAACCATCAGCTGGACCCTTCTGAGGTCGTTATCACCCGCTCTACCGTCGAAGGACGTCTGCGGGTAAAAATTAAAATCACGCCCGAGCACTTAAAATGGCAAGGTGCGTACGTCATCGAAGTCTACGACGGTAAGACCCTCCTGGACAACTGGGACGGTGAATTGGACGGCTTCAGTTAATTAAAAGTAATACCTACACCCGTTGGGGTGTAGGTATTCTTTATTTTAAACGGTCTGTAAGGCTCTCTCAGACCTTTAACATCGGAACCTGCGTAATCGGCTGACTTAACGGCTGAGGCTGCCAGAACTCCTCTAAGGCGTTAAATGCCCGCTTAACGTTTTGGTAACGTGCATTGACACAGGTCTTGAAGCGGAAGTCAAACCGTTCGTGCTCCGGAATCGCGTATTCAATCTGTTCCCGGAAGAACAAATAGTTGCGATTGTAATTAAGCGTCACATCCACCACCGACGGATAGCTATACTGATGCGGGTCAGCGTTCTTGTCGACGTACGACGGCCAGCCAAAGTTCTTGACCGCTTCGTAGAACGACTTGCACAGGAACGGCTCGACCTTCATCATTTCCATAATCCGCAGGAACATCAAATCCGCAAACGCCTTATCGGCGGCGCGCGACAGATTACCCGCTGGGGTATCGGGATAGGGGACTGGCGACGGCGCTTTCTGGTACAGCAGGTCGTGAATACAGGCTGCGGCGGCCCATGGGCCATCCGGATGCAGTATCGGCTGCAAAGCAGACGGGATACTGGCGAGGTCAGTGACAAAGCCCGCAGGGACAATCGCGTACATCAACTTATCCGGATGGATACCCGAACGGTAGACCATATCATCGAGTCCCGGATGGTCACGATACAGTGCGCGTAGCGTAAACGGAACCCGGAAGTCTTCGGTCAGAATGAACCACTGCTTGTCCAACACGTTGTATTTCAACTCATTCATGAAAGTGCCACCTTAATCACCGTGAGCACCACCATGCCAACCAGGCAACCCCACAGCACAAACGGAGGTGGGTCGTCATCGTCAAAGAACTTATACTCTTCACGGATTACTTGCACATCAGGAAATACTGGGGGTACAGGTTTTTGCATGGTGATGCCCTTATGATTATTATTTAGCGCATACGCCTACCTTGATAGCGTAGTCGCCCATTTCACGGTACACACGATCGTACCAGCCGTAAGTGAACTTCTCGTTCTTCGGACGGGACTGGGAGATTCTGGTGTAGTACGCCACCTGGTGACAGGTCAGTGCAAACATCAGACGGTTGAAGCCATCCAGTCCACGGGCTTTCAGGAAGCCTTGCAGCGCGTTCATCGTCAGGGTACCGATACCGCCATCCGCATCGATGTCGGCGTACAGTTTCCCTTCGTTGTTCAGCACGTTCAGAATCTCTTGCAGGGATTTGATGCAGTTCGCACGACCGGCGTTAATGCCGAAGTCGAACATGCGGTCAGCCAACAGCGGATTCCAGGCAAAAATCTGATCGAGGCGCATACGGTCCCACCACAGCTTCTTGTAAATCGCGATTGCGGTTGCCTGCGTCATGTCACGCATGTTACCTTTGTAACCGTACTCGAGAGCGGTGGCTTTGGTAATACCCCAGATGGTTTCACCACCCAGGTCATCAGGGTCATTGACATACCCTGCTTCGATTGCAACTTTTGCACGGATGATACCTTCCATGCTCCAGCGGTCTACGGCCATTGCCATATATAGTTCCTCGTACGTTAATGAATGTCATACGAAGAAAATAAAAAAAAGAGATGTGGCCCGAAGGCCACACCGTTCTTACAGTTTCTGCTCTTCGGCAATCGCCATCACAGCGGTGAAGTCGTTCTGCTCGGCGAGCGTACGCAACTTCTGCTTGAGAACATTAAGGCTCATGTGCAGGTCATTGTCACGCTGGACAATCGCCGCATACAGACCTTGAACGTCCGCGATTTCAAACGGCTCAACCGGGGAGTTGGTCGCGTCAATCCAGTACATCGGGTCAACCCCAGACTGGATATACCCGGTCAGCGCGGTGCGTGACTTGGTATCTGCCTGGTAGCGATGGCCGTTGTACTCAATCTCCTGATAGCGCTGCTCTTCATAGCGGACATTGAGTGCCTGCATGATACGGTTGAACTCGCGCCACAGGTGACCGGCGGTAGATGACAACCCTTTACGGATTTCATCCAGCGGCAGGCCCAGCACATCATTGATGAACTCTTTCGCCTTCTTCATGATGAAGTTGGCTTCGTGGTCCGACAGGTCGTAACCTTTCAGCTTCTGGAAAGCCACCTTGTCGGTCATGCCGTTAATCAAGTGATAATGCAGCAGAGTACAGAACCCCTGCTGCGTCGCATCTTCGCTGCGCAGAATCGCCGTGTAATTGCCATGACGGTCAATCGGCGTACCGAACTCGAAGTAGCGACGTCTTATTTCGTCATTACTAAGCATTCATTCGCTCCTACCAGCCCCAGGTCGCTTAGCAGACCAAAGTCCAACATCTGGAAGTCATTCTCCAGCTCCTCACCGAAGTGAATGTTGATGGTCTTTGCTTCGTCCTGGTTCTGTTCCATAAAACCAAACACCATGTGCATCTCTTCCCCGAAGGCATCATACTGCTCGAGGGAGCGACACGCACGTACGCGGAGTTCTGGCCAGTTCAGGGCCAGGCCAATTAAGTTCTCGGCATCCATATTGCGCGAGGACCGGCGCAGGATTTCGATTTTGTGGCGTGGGAAGTTCGCGATGCGCTCCTCGATACCGGGGTTACGCTTCTCCACTTCTTGCAGCGACAGATGTCCGCCTTCCAGGCCAGACAGCGGCACCAGGACGTTTAAGCCAAAGCGGACACACAGGACTTCGATTTCTTTGGTGAAATGTTCAGCCGGGACAATCGCATGGGCGTTGTACAGTTTGTGCTTACGCAAGAACGCGTCGACCAGGTGGACATTACGCTTCGTAAAATTGTGTATCAGCAGGGACTTCATTCGCGATGGCTCCTAATTGGGCTTTTTTCTTTTCTGCTTCAGCACGGTCACGTACACAGGATACGCAGTAGCACTGAGATTTATCGTTCAGGTCGGTGTAGCGGATGGTACCGGTCTTCTGATAGAAGTATTCCGCTACCAGCAGTTTGGCGGTCGTCCAGCCACACTGGCGACGTTCACCGTGGTATTCACGACGCGCTTCCAGTTCACCGTCCCCGTTTTCGTACGCCGCCGCAGCACAGCTACCGCAAGCGTGTTTCATCGGGCAACCCAGGCAGGTCTCTGGGTAGTTGGTGTACTGCTTATTGATCTCACCCAGCAGCTTACCGCCGTCGGTGTTCACAATCTCGCGACCAACTAACTCGCCGATAGCTTGACGGGTAGTCACGGTAGACATGAAGCGGTTACAACCGTAAATCTTACGGTCGAAGCCCAGACAGGTCATGTGTGTCACGGTACCACAGAATGGGCGCACACGTTCCGGGTCAAGACGGGTCGCTTCATCGTCGAGTAACTTCTGACGCCAATCCGGGTCCCAGGTTGCCATGAAGTCCAGGCCATCCGGGAAGATGTGGGTCAAACGGTTACGCGGGTCTTTCTGCAAACCTTTCTCGAACCAGTAGTCAATCACGTCCATCATCTGGTTAGCGATAGCCAGGGCAGACGAACGCGGCAGTACGTCTTCGTACGTGACGTTACCAGACAGGGTACCGCCACCGGTCACATCAATCAGGTGCTTCATTGATGCGCCGTATTTCGGCAGGGTCTCTGCGGTAAAGGTCGCCTTCACCCCCAGTTCCAGGATACCGACGGATTTCAGGTAGTTGTACCCTTTCATCGCTTTCTCGTAGGAACCTTCACGGGTGGTGGTGAAGATACGATATTTGTCGTGCACTTCCGGCAGACCATCGATAGACACACCGATGGACAGCTTGTCGCGCCAGCGCTCGATAATCTCACGGTTCAGTGGCTTATCGAACAATGTACCGTTGGTGGAGATCGAGAAGATGACATCACGGCCGTCGCGCAGCGCCAGCTCTTCAGCAGTTTCGAAGACCGCTTTCAGAATCTTCGGCTGCATCATCGGCTCACCACCGATAATGTCGATAATCACTTCGACGTTTTTCAGGTGACGGTCACGGTCAAAGCACGCATGGATAAAGTCCACTGCGTCATCCGCTTTGTTGTTACGCGGATACTTACGCTCGTAGCAATACTCACAGTCGAGGTTGCACGACAGGTTGGTCACCACCTGGTAGGTTTTGGTAATCTTCGGCTCTACCGCCGGAATGAAACTATCGCGCATTGTTTAGCCCCGCCTGAATCGTACGGTTGATGTACTTGTACGCGTCAAAGCCAATCACTTCGGCCAGACGGTTACACCCGGAGTCAATTGCGTCGACCGCATTCTGACTCTGCTCGAACGTGGAGTCCGATTTCACCCACACCAGATTGCTACAATCATCACAGTGCTGGGCGAAGAACTTGTTGATGCTCAGCGGGGTGTGGGAATTGTTGATGCGGTTGAGATAGGTCAACTGCTCGTGCATTTTGTTGTAGCCATACATGAAGTTCATGACATGGTCAGGCGACAACGGTTTGGGCATAAAGTTATCGAACATCAGACGGAAGCCCTGGAAGCCGTAGTGGTACGCGGCGCGGTGCAGTTCCAGTACATCGTCCTGCCAGCGCTTATCACCGAGCTGCTCACGGGTCACCACCGACCAGAGGCTGACGTTATCCAATGCCTTTAAGGTATCGAACACCTCAAAGCGTCCTTCCTCGGCAATACGCAGGAAAGGACGTTCTGATTTTTCGTATCCGTCAAAGGAGACAAAGATACGGTCCAGCTGGGTGAGTAGCGGAAGCTGCTCAGGGCTCAGACGCAACGCGTTAGTGTACATCTCGTGTTGCAGGTGCGGGTACCGTTCTTTCAGCTCCGCCATGAAATCCTGGATTTTCTTGAAAGCCAGTAATGGCTCGCCCCCGGTCCAGTTGATTTGGCGGATGGACGGGTGCTGCTCTAACACCTCGAACAGTTTATCTTTCTGGATGTCGCGCGATACATCCTTGACATCCATATACCCCGCACCACCACAGAAGCTACAATCGAGATTGCACTTCGAGGTGGTAACGATAGACAACTCCATAGGAGTGTCCGTCGGGTCGCGACGAATGGCCGACACAGCTTCTTCACTCATTGCAGGTTTACTCCAGTATTAGTCGAACGTCAGTGCGAACAGTGGATCTTCTTTGATGTCCACGCCTTGCTTTAACACGAACGGATCGTGGTAAGCCGCCAGAATACGGTTCAATACCGCATGACGTTCATTGATGCGTTTCAAGTCGCTCAGGGTTACTTCACGACTGTAGATTTCAGACACCGCATCGAGTTCTTCATCCGACAGCTCAACTTTGGTCATCAGGAAGCTGATGAGTTTGGTCAGGTCGGCTTCGGTGCCCGGCGCTTCACCGTACTTCCACTGCACCAGATACTGCATCCACGGTTTGCGGATACGTTTGGTGATTTCGTGTTCGTCGGTAATCGCCACGAATTTCTTCTCGGCATGCACCCACTTGAACTTGTAGCTGTACGCCAGCAGGTCCAACAGTTTGTGGATGCCCAGGCTTTCGTAGCCTTCGATTGGGTAGTAGATTTCCACCCCTTCGTATTTCTCGAGGTCAGCCGGAACCTGCGTGAACCAGAACGGCATTGAACTTGGGTAGTCCCAACTCCATTCGCGACGCACCATTGGCTTTAAGCCGGTTTCCGCAAACGGGGTCAGAATCATTTCCAGATCACCGGCCTGGTTCAGTACACCATCACTGAAGAAATACTTCCGGTCAATAAACTTCCCGGTGATTTCCTGCTCGCCCGTGTGCAGGTGAATATGCTCAACGGTGTGACCCGCCAGTTCATAGTCATTCAACACCGTGTAGTTTTTCGGGCTAATCAGTTCACGGCCACGCACCTTCGGCCACTCAGCAGGCAGCTGAGTAATCAGCAGAATCTCACCGGTCAGGTGATATTTCACGCTGTCGTAGATGCTGATTTGTAATGGAAAGTTCTGCGTTGTGCGGAACGCAAGGTGCATATCGTTCTTCATTTAAAACTCCCCTTAACGGTTTCCTGCCCCATGACTACAGCCACCGCTGCATGTCCAGCTGCAAGACCCGCCACAATTGTAATGCGATAATGGGAGACCTGCTAAGTTGTTGGTGGTCGACACCGTACCGCTGTTACGAATATAGTCGTTCGCATCGTCGGTACGGATATAGCCTTCCACTTGCACCAGCTTGTCTCTAATCTGTTGAAGTGATATCACAGTAACCCCCAAATGTGTAAAAAGATGACAAGGGGTCGGCTATACCGTTAGCGCATCGGGCCGGAGCATCCTGAACATCCAGAACAACTCGAACTACACGACGAGCTACAACCGCCTGTGCAGGTACCGGAGCAACCGCTTGAGCAGCTACCAGAACACCCTGAACAGCCTGTACACGTCGAGGAACACCCAGACGTACAACTTGCCGAGCACGAGGCTCCACAAGTCCCTGATGCCGAGCCAGAACATCCGCCGGAACACGACGAACAGCTCCAGCTACAGGTACCGCCGCAATCGTAGTGGTTACGATCGAAGCCCCCAAAGCGCTGCGAGTTATTCGTGGCTTTACCGCGGATGTAGTTCTGCACACCGGTGACGTTTTTCAATGCGTTAACATCGATAGCATTCAGCCGGTTTTGAATATCTTTAAGGTTGATAGCCATGTTTTCTCCTACGGCCCTGAACAGCCAGAACAGCCACCGCAACCGGAGCCACAGGAACCCGAACAACCGCTACATTTACCCGAGCACGAACCGGAACAACTACCGGAACAACCCGAGCAACCTGAACAACCTGTTGAACAACCGCCCGTACACGCGCCAGTACAGGTCGAGGTACACGTCCCCGAACAACTGGTACACGAAGCGGAACAGCCATTAGAGCACGACCAACTACACGTTCCCCCACAATCCAACTGGGCTGGCGTCCAACCCGCGAAGCGATCCGCGGCGTTGAATGCGTTCGAGGCTACTTGGCCATCGACTCTTGCTCCAGTTGCGTAAGTGTTCTCCACGTTTTGCAGGCGGTCGCGTATGTTTTTTAATGAGATTGCCATACGTTTCCTTTAATAAATAAGGGAGGACACTGCCATATAGACAGGTCCTCGCGTAATTCGACTTATCTGGTGCCTGCTTCCGCCTGAACGTCGTCACGAGAAGTAAGACTCGAGTTGACGTGTACGGCAGCTTGAACGACACCACCGTATTGCTTGTGGAGATACTTCGGATGCGGGTTGTCTGCGTTGGTGTGGTTGGTCAGGTTCTGTGAAACCGTCGAGATCGCCGAGGTGTTATTGGCAATCTGTTGGCGCAGGCCGGACACATCCTGTTGCAGCTGCTGAATCTGCTGCGCCGTATCGCTACCAGATTGCTCCAGCGCGGTGATACGGTTACCCAACCCGGCAATGACCTGGTTCTGGTCATTAACCATCTTCTGCAACGATGCCACCAACGCATTGAGGTTGGCCATTTGCAGGGCCATACGCTGGTAGTTCTGCTGCACCGCATTCAGCTGATCGTTCCACGCCGCCAGGGCAGTGACGATTGCATCAATGCGACCACTGAGTGCCGTATCCGCTGATTTCAGATTTCCGATATCGGTGAGTACGGCATTGATGGCCGTTTGTACGGTTTGCACCAGTGCACGAATCTCGGTTTCCGTCAGACCATTGGCCTGATGAATATCGAGACTGTGAACGTTACCCGTTGCCGTGGCGTGCGAATTCAGCGCGGCCATGAACTGCGTTTGCATGTCCCCAATGAGAACTTTAATCTGTTCTAACTGGAGGGTGCTGCCGGAGTTAATGGCGTCGCGGATACCAGAGAGTTCGGTAATGATGTACTCAAAACCAAACAGGTCACCGAGGTCTTTAAACGACGGGGCCGCAGCAAAGGTATCAGGGACATTGCGCAGGTCTTTGAAGTCTACCACACGGTCGTCCAGGTTCGCTTCTGTCAACGCCTGCTTAATGGCGGAGATATTGGCTGACTGTGGACCACCGACAACCTGGGCAGTAACAACGATATCTGTTGGGATGGTGCTATCGGTGATAACAATCGCCATACAGATTTCTTGGTTACCGGCCAGCTTCTGATACACCGGATGGGCAAAGATAAGCTCGTAATGGGTACCGCGCTTATATAAGGTATTCGGGGCACTGGCCGGACGAATCTTCACCGAATTGGCGTAGAACGGCCCCGCTGGGAACGCGAACGCGCGGTTCACTTTCCCCCCACCGAGAACGATTGGGAGCGCGACGTTGTTTGACGTCATCGTCCCTTTCAAATCGAGCGGGTACTGAAATAAAATATCTGGCATGGCCAAACTCCCTTAACGGAACATCCCTGTTCCCGTGATTTATAACTTCGGCATAAGATTAATCGCCAGGTCAGCGGCTTGCTCCAACCCCACATGGCTCGTCCACTGGGTGGCCACGATAGCGGTCGTCCCCTGGATAATCACCGGTGGGGCAAAACGGCACCCCCCTGCGGTCGCGATCGCCAGATAATCCGAAGCTGTAACGCCCAGCTCTACTGCTTCGGCAGAGAACACCATATTAGCCATGGTGTTATCCTGCATACTGTAGATAAACGGAGTACCCGCATCACTAACAGCCAACTGAGTTTCCGTCGTGCCGTCATAATCGTAGATACCAAACGCCATCCACTTAGGACCGAGGGACGTTCGGTTGGTCAAGTTAATGGCCCCACGAATCTCTACGGCTATGCGTTTACCCGGCGTAACAGTGAGGGTGTATGTCAGCGTGTCGCCATGAGGGACACTCTGCGATTGCCCATTCACCGTAACCACCGTTGAAACGCCATCAACCGCTTTAGGCAGATACACTTTTACACGAATCTGGCTTTTGGTCGGGGTGATTAACGGACGGGCTGCGTATACCGCATTCGCTGAGCCGACAGGCATCAATGTTCCAATCCAAGAACGGCCTGCGGCTTGGGCCGCGGTGTTCTCAGAGGACTGTGCCAGTGTTGCAGTCGGTGCAGGGTAGAAGTCGGCCGCACGGTTAAGCGGGTCAGACGGGTCAAAGACCGTCGGAATCAACTTAATCGTGGGACGACGTTCGCTGCGCTTCTGGTTAACCACCATCAGGTCGGACTTCGACGAATCAAAGTAAGTCGACTGGGTAATATTGTTCCCCAGCGGTTCTTTCTTCAATAACCCGAGTGGCGACTGCTTCAAATCGACCGGCACATCGAGGTCGTGTTCATACACGTTCCCGGCGTGTTCCACCAACTGCTTCAATCCGCCCAGCCGCTTGACTTTCTTCAGGTCGGTTCCCACGATGCGTGAGCTATCGGTGGTAATCGTCCCGAGATACAGACGGGTGTCGGTATCGGCAAGCTTGGAGGCTAACAGCTGGTACTCTGGCGTATTGCCGTTCAGCACCACATGCACATGGAATACCCGGTTCTGGTAGTTCCCTGGGAACGCGGTTTTCAGGTCAACGTTATACGCCTTGGCGGTGTAGTAAGTTGGCCCAATACGCCAGGCGATGTCTTCCGTGATGTAGAAGTTCCACCCTTCGGCCGTCTTAACCCCTGCAACAATCGCAATAGCGCCCGGAGGTGTATAGTTGATCGTGTTAGCAGCGATGTAACCGTCAGGCGAAATACTTGGGCCAGCGAAATACGACGGTGAAACGCTGTAGATACTGGAGCGTAACAGAGTTTCATTAACAAACGCTAACGTATTAGGGTTTGAGTAAAACGTACTACCGTACACACCCCCTTTAATCAGCGTAACCTTTCCATTCTGGATCGTGAACATCATCTCGTAGTGATAAGATGCGCTGGACCCCACCACCACCCGCAGCATGAAGTTTGGCAGGAACGCCAAACACTTGCCATCATTGCCTTCGTACATGAACGGTTGGCCCATGCGCTGCGAATGTCCGCCGAACGCCGCGGTATTGCTAATAGACAACAGGTTGGTGATTGTGGATGCGTTACCGTACACGTAATCCGCCGTGGTGTTAACCAGCGACACATTCCCATTACTTACCGTTGGGTAAATCTGGAAGATGTAGTTGCCGAGGCGTTTAGTTGTACCGTTCAACCAGTAAAACGAGGCTTGAACCAACCAAATCGGATTCGCATCCATCGGACGGATTGCCCACACCGAGAAGATAACCATGCCGTCGGAATTTAAACCGTTGTACGGTTCCCCTGTCGGCGCTTGGCTCTTAATGGCCGCGACAATCTTATTCCATTCGGTCTGGGAGATGGTTAACGTATCCGCCGTTGGATTTTCTCCGATGGCCTGATAGTTCTTAGTCGACGGGCCTGTCCAATATGCCCCGTTCAACTTACCGGACTGGAGTGTCCCTTTGGCGCACCAGGTCATGTCAGCCAGTTTGTAGTACGAGGCAATCGGGAACGCGCGACGGTTGTTGGTCGGGCCTGCGCCAATGTAATCGTTGCTGTATGTCGTGCTCGGGTCCACCTCCGCATAAATCGCGGTGTCGCCGTTGGTCGGGCTAAACAGATAGGCGTTGTTACCCAGGTATACTGGGTGAGATTGCCCTACGTCATAGACCGAACCGATACCGCCGGTAAACTGCCAGTTGTCCAGCTGGACATAACCTGTCTTATCGTGCGCTTCGATGTAATCGAAGAACTCGCCTGTAAAGGAACAATGCGCCATCCCATTCGGGTAGGTATCGATAGACTGGTCATACAAGTTCCAGGCATGTCCCGCAATCCCCGGTTGTGGCCGCGCACGGTTGTCCGCTGCCCCGTATGGGAATTTCAACTTCTGTCCGGTAGCATCCACACGCTCACCGGTAGCGAGGTATGCGCCATCGACATCAATCTTGATGGGGAAGATTTCCGGGTTCTCCAGCGTCACTACACCGGTGTCCATGTTCACCGTAAAGGAGGTAATCCAGTTGTGTCTACCGAACTGTGTATCTGAATCCAACAGTAGCAGGGTTTGGTTTGACCCCAGGCGGAGAATGTTATTACGCATTGCCACAGCATAAACCGGCAGGTTATGCGCGATATTACGTGTCCCCCAACGAGCAAGCCCTTCGGCCGTCACGTACGAAGCACCACCTGCGGCAGGATCAGTGGAAGTCCAGTCCACGTTCTCCCGGAGTTTCACCACGATACCGCTTTTACTGGAGCCGCCGGAAAGGTTCACCGGAGCGTAGGTCATGGTATCGGAGCTGGTATCCGCCTTCAGCATGTACGTGTGGAACTTGGCGTTGTTCAATTCGAAATGAATGATATACACCGCGTTCTTGTACACCACCGCCGTTTGACGGGTTGGGTCGGCCGTGTAGTTAGTCGACACCCCATCCACGTCCATCCCGGTCGGGAATATGCTACGGAACACACGGAGATGTTTGTTGGGGTTTAGCGTTCCTTCAAGTAACACGGTGTAATACGCACCGTCACTACCCAGACAAACAATCGCATCTTCACCTGGGGCCGTAATGGCTTGCAGTGTCACGCCCGGATACTTGCTCATCCCCGCCGGATGGTAAGGCAGTGATGTTTGCTGACGGGTAGCGGTAGAACCGTTCGGGTTAACCTGCGCGTACGAATAAAAGATACGATCGGTATTAGGTAAACCGTCGTTACCGTTACGCAGGGCATACACCACGTTACCCTCTTGCTTCACGGTCCCCATCCCCATACGGTTCAGCTGCTTCGCAAAGCCGCCGTAGTTACCGACTGCCGGGATAGGCAGATAGCCTGGGTTACCAAACGCCGAACCGCCCGCCGTCCACGCAGGCAGCAGCTGGTTGACCGTGTTCTTCAGCGTGTTGATACGCTGCTGCACATTGTAACCCTGCTTCGAGGTCACCACTTTGTTAGTGGTGGTATCGATTGCATCCCACAGCTGCACGAGACCTGCGACGGTATCCGACGCGGTCGGCACACCGGTCAAGTCCGCAAAGGTGTGGGTATGGGTCGCCAACGCCTTGGTTTTCAGCGCATTGATAATGGCCGTGGTTAACGGTTTCAGGCGCGGGGCGGTGTTGTTGATGTTCCCCAGTCCGATGTCGCTTGCGGTTAAAGTCAACTCCTGCTTGTCTGCCGTGATAACGAACCCTTTCCCGTTAACGGTGTACGTCTGGTCAACGTAATTGTCCAGCGTCGTTTTCAGTGCAGTTACGGCAGCCTGAGAAATGGCAGCACCGGCAGCGATGTTAGTGGAGATAGAGGTTACCAACAGCAGACCCGGTTTGGTGGTATCCGCGGTATCGACCACCGTCGTCATGTTCACCGGCGAGTAGTCTTTACCGTTACCGTAAATCTTCACAGCATCAGTCGACTGGAAGTACGCATTTGCCGGTTGCAGTTTCACCGCAGACAGGTATAAAGAAACCATGTCCGGGGTAATCAGGTACGCACCGTTAAAGATAGGAGCCTGGGCACCAGAGGCGACATACATGGCGTTATAGCCTGCGGTCATCTCTACTGCAATACCCGGGTCGTTGTTATCTGCATCCGCCGTGATATTCAACGGCTTGGTAGTGGTGATAAGGAACTTGTCGCCTTGCAGGGTAATAACGTGGCTGGAATCCGCCGTGCGGAACGTCAGTGCCCCGTTATCCAACACCCGCATACGTCCGCGCAGCTCGCCCAACACCACCGGCAGCAATGTGTCGATGTGCGTCTGGGAGATGCCGTTGGCTTTCATGATGTCTACCAACTCGTCGATAGTCTTACCGAACGCTTTGGTGGAGTCCACGGCTTTCTGCAACACTTTCAACGCGCCGATTTCTTCGGCGGTATACTCGTGGGCGTTTTTCACCAAGTGATGTTGGTACATGTTGTCGTCGAAGATTTTCTTGCCGTTCTGGAAAATCAGATCGGTCACTTCGGCATATGAGGCATCCATATCGGATACCCGTTTGATAATCCCTTTACGGATGTTATCCAGGGCAGCCACCACCTCATCACGGAGAATGGCTTCATCGAGGTTGGCAGGCGGGTCGATTGGGGCGACCACTGGCGCATAACGCATCAGCTCTGACCAGTCGACGTTACGCGGGTCTTTCATGTCCTGACCGACCAGGAACTTGCCAATCTCGGATTGTGGTACGCGGTATTCACGGCCCACGGAATAGATGGTGTAGTTGACCTCAGTTTCAGTCAACAGCATGATACCACCGAACACCTGGTCTTTCAGGGCTTCGGCAGCTTCTTTAAAGTAGTAGCAAAGGTAGTAATCCAACCCCTCGGTCAATTGACGTGGGTTAGTGCCAGTGCTAGTCAGTTTCAACCCGGTACGGTAAAACGGGCCTTCTACGGGCACGACCGTATTAAAGCGGTTCGGGTAAGTCGCCAGCTTTAGCGTCCCACTGAACGGGGATGGGGCTTGCGTCGCCATGAATAACACTCCTGCTTTTAAATAAAACGGATACCGCCCCCGAAAGGGCGGTAGCTTGCGGACTTAACGCGCCCGCAAGCGCGTCGTCCTTATGCCCATTGTCCAACGCCTGTCCCATCACTGTCCCGCTCGAGACGCATCCTGGTAAGGAGGTACTCCCAAACATAGGTAGTCATGTGATAGGGTGCAGACTTTTCAATAACGTACCGACGACCGGCACCATACATCGTTCCGAATGTACCGTGACCTACGGTCAGCACCACCGCGCCCGATTGGTCATAGACCTCAAAGAAATACTCGGCACGTAACTCACCGAGCTTCCCAGGAACCGGTGGCACGAACTGTACTAAAACAATACGTTCACCGTTCTTGAAGTCCGCAGCAGGAGTCATCGTCAACACCACATTCGATGCCGTGGTATTGGCATTAAACGTTTGTAGCGTTGCCGCATCGTCGTTCATCCAGACACTGCCGCCCATCGTGGCCTTGTAGCTGAACACGATTTTACTGACCGAGATGTTATCAGGGATGCGATAACCGACGGTCGCCGGGTTAAGATAACGCCCACCGGCAGGGTCGGACATGTTGCTCCGCCAACCTGGTCCAGCACTCGCCATCAGAGACCCAGGGTACATCCGTCCGCGCTGGAATGCAGTTGGTAAGATCCCAGCAACCGCGTCGCCGATTACACCCCCGTCCGCAGGTAACGTCAAAAACTCCGTTAGCAGTGGATTCGGGAAGAACGGACCGGTCACTTCCTGGAAGGTGCTGTTGGCTAACGACCCCGACGGCAGTCTCCCGTCCATGTACGATTCGAACAGACTGCGGACGTATTGGTAGTTCTCCGCATTGAACTGCGATACCCGTGGCGGGTACAGTGAAGGTAGGAGCGCAAAGGTGTTGACCACGTTGTTTGGCGTGAACATCACCCCAACATAACCTCCGAAGTAATGTGCCAGATCGAAGTCGAAAGTGATTTCGTACTCCGTCAGTATCATTGATTCGGACCCACCCGGCGTAAAGGCTTGCCAGATACGCAACATACGCGTTTCACAATCGTAGCGATAACGAATCGCGGCACGCGGATATTGGTTCTTCAAAGAAGGCATATCGAGCGCCAACGCTAAAGTGCTGTCCATCTTCGACACAGACTGAAGGGTAGTGACCGTACAAGGCGCATCAGCAAGGTTGAAGGTCGGTAAAGCAGCGTTGCCGGTATTCCCCGGAACAATCGCGGTGGCAAAACCGAACTTCGGTTTACTGCCATCGAATTTCACACGCATAAACGCATGACGCTGATAAGCAGCACTCGCCCCACTGAGCGCACCGATTAACACCAGGTCTACGTCCGCGACGGATGCCGGAACAGAACGCTGGCGCATGTCAATCAGAAGCCCCCCTTCGTACGTCGGGTGACCATCCGCTTTCGGGTTGCGCGGGGTGAACCACTGCGCAGGCGTCTGACCCTGACTTGCTGAGAAGCTCAACAACACCTCGTTGGCCACGGCTGCGTTCTGGGTTGCGTAGAGCATCCCGTTGGCGTTTGTAGCGGTCACTGTGGTTCCCCGAATCGAGCAATCTGGTATCAGGGTCATTTTGCCCATCAGTGCCATGTTGCTGTTATCGGATAACCGCCAGTCGTTCTTCCCGGGTTTGTGGGCCGTGTTGTCTGCGATGTGGCTGGCAATTTCTTTCGACGGTCCAAAGTCAAACATTTTCGGGAACGGGTATTTGGTGTTAGACGCCAATCCCGCCGCCGGGACATCGATATAGCCAATCAGCTGATGGTCTAAGTCCATACCCTGACTTTCCACCGGCTCGGCACGACTGTACAACGAACCTGTTAACATGCTCATGTACAGATAATGTCGAATGCCTTTCCACTCGGTAACGAACTCTTGCAGCCACTGCACCGGGTCGCCCACACGCGAACGGGCAACCGGTACCGCACCGTCGTAGATTTCGTACATCATCGCCGCCGACTTGGCCGTGTCCGTACAGTCAGTACGGATGCCAATGCAGTGCGTGATATCGCTACTGTCTACCGACAGCTCAACAGCCAACGGACTGTTACCGGTAGCGACAGAGGTACCATCCAGATACACTGTAATCGGGCCACCGGCCGCAATGTACAGGTTAATCTTACCCGAGCGGGCACGGATACGACGTTTCGCTAATAGCGACTTCACGCCGATCGCCCCCATCTCAGTAGCCGTCACGCTAATCGGTTCTGGCTTGAGTGGGAACTGCGGTGTTTTGGAAATCCCGGTAAAGACCAGTCCTGTGCCGTTCGACAGCACTGCCGCAGGCCAAGTGTCTTCGAGACGGTTCCCTGGTTTGAACCACTGGAACATCGGGGTGGTCTGCAAATCAATCCCCCCGCTGACTTCCCCGTCACCGCGCTCACCTTCCATCTGCCAGAAGTATTCCAGGTCTTGTACTTCCACCCGGGTACTGCTGCTGGCATTCCAGTTGCTGCTGTTCAGGGCAGCAAAGTCCACCACGGTTCCGGTCTTGACGTTGACCAACGCCGCCGCAACAATGTCCAGGCGATCAGACAGCATCTTCAGGACGTTTGGCGCAACCCCACGCTGAGAGGCGAGACCGCCTTCGGTTGCTGTGTAGGTAGCAATCCCTTTGGCCTGTGATGTAGCACTCGGCAGCGGCAACTCAGACCAGTCGTGCTTGTGGTCTTTGGCGCTCAGTGCATCCAGCTCAATCTGCTGTTCGTTGGAAATTGGCTTCGCGAGGTCAGCAGTGTTATCAACGCTACCCAACCCCACTTCTGCCTTGGTCACTTTCCGGTCGGTGGTGTCATCCATCGCCTTTGAGTTCAGCATCGTGGTCTTCGGCACGTAGTCGTTCGCTTTACCTTCGTACGGGGCCAGTGAACCCGGCGTTGCGGCATAGCCCGCGGATTCATTACCCGGCGTTGCTTTCAACCGCGCTACCCCTTTGACAGCGGTCGATGCCGTTGGCAACGTCAGGGTGCCTTTAATCGGATCAGCCTTTGAACCTTTACCGGTAAAGGCCAAGCCACCTTTCCCATTGATGTACACCTTGGTGTCATCGGGATCGGTGGTACCTCCGCCGCTTCCCTGACTCTGGTATTCCAGCAGGGTGTTGGTGGTCAGCAGCACTTTACCGTTGAGGGTCAGCTTATCCATCCCGAGCGCATTGCCGGATGACTCGATACGCAGAGTGTTGGTACCGGACATCCACTCCATAAACCGCATGGTGGTGTCCGACTCCAGATAGCCCGCAGACAACACCACCGAGCCATTGGATTTCAGGATAAACGCGGTATCGGTGAACGTAATCTCCGAGACCCCGCCTTTGGACTTGAACAGCGAGCGGTTGGCCGCTAACTGCTGGATAAAGACCCCGTCCACATCCTTGCTAATCCACTTCTCGATATAGTTGTTGATATCGCTCTGCTGGAGCCCCAAGGCACGGATTTCAGCCGTCAGGGTACGTAGGTTCTTCCCGTAGGCTAAAAACGTGTCAGGAGTCTTCAGGCTAACCGGATGCGCCCCTGATTGGGCCACGGTGATATCGTGCGCCTTATGCGTCGCGATATGTGCCGGATAGTTAAAGGCCACAATCTCCGAGTGCAGACCGGCAACGGTTGCTTTCAGTTGCGTGAGTTTTTGAGCAATCGCGGTGTTTGCCGCATCCGCATCCAACTCTACGTCACGTACAGCCGAGGCCAGGTACTTTTTGTTGACCAAATCCGCCCACGACGTCGCCGCCGGTTGTGGGGCGTACAGCGTCGGACGGCCGTTGAGTTTTAACCAGTCCACATCCACCGGGTTGTTCAGGTACTTCACCAGATAGTCGAGGATATCGACAAACGGTGAGTAGAACGATTCACCCAATACCTGACCTTTAAAGATCAGCTCCCCGCCAATCTGCGGATTGAGGATTTGCACGCCACAGTACACCGTTGATGCCAGACTGTCATCCAGCTCGGGCATCATGTACGCCAGCTGGTAATCCACCCCGATTGTTAGCGGGGTGGTTGAACCGGCCGGGGTAATCTCCAGCGTGTTACCAAAGAACGGGCGATGGTCTAAAACCACCACGCGCTCCTCAGGCAATTCGCTGTCAATCACACGGTGTTCCGTAAAGGCGTTTTGTGGATTGGTACCCTTCCAGTCGTAAGGATACGATTGCATCTATACTCTCCTTAATCGCGAACGACCACTGCGGTATACGCAGAGCCGTTAGCCGTGAGGACAAGGCGGTCTTTGTTCAGGTAATCAGGAATACCATCAGCGTTACGGACGGCTTTCGCCAAGTCGGTCGTTGCGGCCAACCCACGCGCACCGTCTAAGGTACTCGCAGCCGCCCCATTCCCCCGCATGACGCGCGCACGGTAGAGTTCAGACATGTTGTGAATGAAATCCAGTGCCGTTTCGTAATGCGGTACCCCTTTATGCGATGGCAGGTCAGGTGCCGACACTACGGTCGCATCCGCCCCGAACATTCCGCCGAAGCCGACAAAGATATCGTGTAGTGGGTCAGTCAATTCCAACACATCCACACCGTTCGTTAGGAACCGATCGGTCAACGCAACATTCTGATTTGGGCTACCGCTTTTCACCACAGTCAATTGCGGAGCAGCGTCCAGAGTCACGCTAAAGGTCGTTGGTATATTCGACAACGTGACGTTACCGCTAAGATACAGCACCCCGTTTGACCGCATGATGTTGTAGTTCACCACCGGTGCTAAGGTAGCCCAATCTGCCGCTGTAATAAAGGCCGTTGCCGTAAAGGCAATTATTGCCTGACGTGCGCCCTGGTAGTTCAACGCCAAGGCGGCGTAGCAGAGGTTACCGTTGGTATCCGTGATATTGTTACTGCGCTGCACCAGAATCGACAGACGGTTACGCACCCCGTTCTTATCTTTCCAGGCGGCCAGCACGGTTTCAAACACCGACCCGGCTAACGGGTCAGACGATGCCCAGGTGTTGTTGTAGTTACCGATGGTCGTTACCGGACTTTGATGCAGCACGTACCGGTGGTTCGCCGCAGCGATGCCGGTTTTACGAAACTGCAAGGTCTTGTCACGGAACCAGTCGATATTTTCCATCGCCACATAGTCGTCGCCTTTGAGCATGCGGTAATCGCCGTCAAAGCGTTTGTTGCCGAGGATACCGTTAACCCACGCCGGACCACCTTGGGTAAAGGTATAACCGTACTGGGCCTGTGTCATGGTACGCAGCGTATGCGCGCTGGTATCGGCCTTGTGGTCTTCCAGCTCGCGGAACTCACCAAGACGGGTGGTGTTGCGGATGGAGACTTCCACAATCTCGTCTTCCGAGGTGTAGATTTCCCCGATACGGGTTAAGGTATCGTTCTCTGCAAACTCCGGGTTGTCTTTCAGCACATACACCGCAGCGTTGTTCACGATATCGACAAACACACCGAGCACGGTATCTTCATGCGACTGCGGGAACAGTTCCGACACGTTGAAAGTGGCCAACGGGACCGTATAGTCCTTGCCCACGAAATAGTTGTTCGAGGCAATCGTCACCATCCAGCCCGTATGCGTCCCAGGGTTGGCTACGCTGCCATTACCGGATAACCCATAACGGATAATGTCGATTAACGATTCCGTGTCTGAGTTCGCTGTACGTTGCTCGAGTGTGGTGACGTCCGTGACTTGCTGAATGACATACTGGCCATTCAGGGCCAAGGTCGCATCATTGACTAGTCCGCCGAACTGCACCAGTCCCGCTTTCGCAGTCGTAGCATCGGTGATACCAAACGCTGCCGGGTCGTGGGTGTGGCCTTTCTGGGCATACTTCGCAAACTCAGTACGCTGAGCATCCGACACAGGCATACTAGCGTCGGCGATATTTTCCACCAGGTCGAGATTGAAACTGAATTTGTCGAGCGTAATCGAAGACATTAAGGACATGCCGTTGATGTACGCTTTCGAGGCTTCCAGTTTCCCGGTGAAGGCAGCAGCCAGTTTCTGAATCAGCTTCGGTGTCGCAGCGAGTGACTGTGAGGTACCAAAGTCATCGGTCAGCTGACGGAATGCCAGACTGGCCACATCAGTATCATCCGGCGGGTTATAGGTGAAGTTAAACGGCATGGATTGGATACCACTACCGGACGCTGTCACCTGAATGGTTGAGGAGCAATAGAACACCCCATCACCCCCGCCTTCATTACCGGGGAGATACGGCCCTACCGTGGTCGGGTCAAGCAGCTGTTTACCGTTCCATTGCAGGCCACGCGTATCCGGGTAAAGGATAAGCTGGTTGGCACCACCTTTAAAGGTAATCGGGTTGTTGCCCGCGTTAATGGTCGGTGATTCACGCGACAAGAAACGGATGACTTTATCATCCACCTGAATCGTGGAACCGACACCGTCAGCTTCCTGCCCTTTTGCGGAGGTTATCGCTGACAGACCCGGCAGCATGGTAAAGGTGCCGGTAACAGTACGCGGTGAGGCGTTCTTACGCAGCATCTTATCCGAGAAGTCGGTCTGCTTGGCACTGCGTTGGTTAACGTAGTCAGCCAGCTGAGCTTGCGTACGGCCAAACGCCAGGGTCGTGTCGTCAGCAATACCGTTGTTCTCAATAGCACGCATCCGACCGTACGATTGGTCACCGTGCGGGTTGTCTTTACGGGCAACGTGCGGAATCGCCGGAGAGTTACGGTAAAGCAACTCAACCAGCGCGTGATATTTACGCAGCAGTGACAACACCATGCGGTCGTTGGTTTCATCGTACTGATCGCCTGCCGCAGCCGCAATCTTCTGTCCGATTTCAACCACAGCCTGCATCAACTCACGTTCACCTTTCCAGTTGTCCCAGTCAAACTGGATATCCACCGGCGGGAAGTAAACGTCGCCGATCACCTGCTCCCACTGACACTCGGTCGGGAACTTATTGGCGTTAGCGGCGCGTTCGGCGTTAACCTGTGCGGTAGTGGCTCCACCCAAACCAATCGCATGATAGGCAAGGGTAAAACCAGCAGTGTATTTCGGGTTGACGACCCAGATCATGCCATGGGCTGACCGGCCAGTACGAGACATTGCGGTCAGATACGGGTGAGTAATCAGGTAGTCGTTCCCGAGTTTTAATTCAGTGTTTCCGCTCTTTACCACCAGGGAATGGGTGTAAAAAGGACCACTAGGAGGTACCAGCATTCGGTATTTGGTGCCGATGACTGCTACTGCCTGGGCGGTGATAATATTCCCTGGTAGGTTCTCATGCGGGTCAAAGACGACTGCCATGTTATACTCCTTTTGTCTGAGGCCGTCACGTTCATACTATGACCTTCAACCATCGAGGAACCGCTTGTGGACGCTATTTATCAAGTGCGGGCGGACAGCGCGTATGGCTTCTCCCGAGAGACCCGGACTTGGGGAACCATCGACGTTTCACAGCCGCTCAAAACCCTGTACGCCACCTACCATTCGTTCGAAGTGGGCCTGGAGTCACTGGGTCAGTTATACACCCTGAACAGCCAGGATTATAAAGCTGATTTGCAAAACCGTATGATTACTCTGCAAGCCTGGCTCGACACCAAAGCCGGGGTTGCGTTAGCTTTATTAGTTTCGGGTTTACCGAAACTCGAGTTCGCCCATGCGCATTGGCAGTCGCTGAATGCTAATGTCGGACCCGAAGCCTATATCTGTCCACCGAACTACCACTACACGCAAGACTTCGTATTAGAAGATGCCCACGATGTGGTCATTGTCAATGATACCGATGAGCGTGCAGCGCTGCGTAACAATGCGCTGTACTGCGTGAACGGTCAGTGGGTGCCCCATGCCCCAGATGCCGTTGGGGTACGTTTACCGGGGGCAGGAAACATCGTGCGGCGGTATGGCTACCTGGACGTTGGCTGTATGGTCTTTAATGACATCGGTAGCGTGCAGACCATTCCGATTAAAGGACTGACGTTAAGCAAGCTCGACGTAACCCGCGATTACAACTCAACACTGATGCTGACCTTGCCGGTAAGTATCACGGGTAAGAAAGTGGCCTATGTCATCGGCGGGATTCTGCATTGGCTGAAACCGGAGTTCTATTTCAGCGACAAAGCCATCATGCTGAGTCTGCCGAACTTCAGTCTGCTGAAGACCGTGCTGGAGACCCGTGAGTATTACGATTGGGATGCAATCGGCGTGGGCGATATCTCCAGCCCCACCTCGGTGGCGAAACTGCGTAACCCGGAAACGATGAAAGCGTTGCTGGAACACGAGTCGTCCTTTATCGTGGTCATCGATAACCCGTATCTCGAGTTCGAGCACATCGGCTTAAACCACGGTGCGTCATATGGACGTTTCCATCTGCGCGACCCGAATGACATTGACGGTGAGAAGCCGCTTGGCATGTTGGTTAACGACTTTGGGAAGTGTGTCAGCTATTGGCCAATGTGGGAAGAAGGGGAGTGGACATTCCATACCACGGAAATCACACGCCAGAACTATCTGTTCTCACACGCTAAGTGGCAGAACCAATCGCTGGTGAACGATGTGAAACCGTTAGTGGCACCAAACCCGTATCGCGTTATCAATGCTGAGATGGTGCGTATCAAAGCACGAAAAAAATAAAGTGTACCTACTCCCCAGTCGGGGAGTAGGGCAATACTTTTTTTGTTTGCTTACGCTTCTACGTAGTAGACCGCGTTGCCAAACATTTTGTTGTTGCCGCCAGCAGCGGTCACGCGGAACGCTACAGCGCCTTCAGCTTCTGCTTTCTCTGCCAGTGCAGCGGTTACTTCTTCCAGCGTTGACTTGCCAGACACCTGAACCGTACCAGCTTCAACCAGACCTTCAACCTTCTCACCAGAAGCAATTTCACGAATGCTCATTCTATTTCCCTCTATTGAATTAACGGCGATATGCCAAGTAGCATAGTAACAAGTTGAACTGTAAAAAGAAAAAGACCGCCACCCCGAAGGATGACGGTTTTCCCCTACGGCGTTAATTTAAACCCGAAGGTCTGCCGTAGCCCTATTGTGACACTTCAAACTATTTGCGAAAATAGTGGCCGATGCCCGCAAGCGTAGATAAAAGAGTTATGTCGATTAGTCGACGCTTGTTGACCTTCGTCATATACCGAGGAACATCTGTAAAAAGAGTTACCCATTCTTCGGTGCGGATACGTTGTTGCCATCGCCTTGTTCTTTGTGCGTATGCACGGAGAAGGTGATGTCTGCGATAATGGCTTCAGTAACGGTGAACGTACCTTTACCTTCGCCTGTCCCGCCGTAGGAGAAGTTCTTGGTGACATCGACATTACCAGTGAACAGCGAAATCGGGGAGTCCACTTTCCAGTCGGCCGTTTTGAAGGTGGCAGATTTCGAAGCACCTACATCCCAGACATCACATTTGCCTTTAATCAACTTCGACTCCATGTTAATCGAGCGGGTCGAGAACAAGAAGATGTCTTCTTTATTCATGTTGATTTTTGAACGCATAGCGTTTTCGAACCCGAGGTCGTATTCCGGCGAGTTCATGTAATACTGATTGCCCAAATCGTCACGACACAGCCATTTCCCATCACGGGTATTGAACTGCCAGATGTAAGCATTCTTCTCGCCATTTGACATCGACGTACGCAACGTGATGTGCTTATCCATTGGCGAGAAGTTCAGCACGTATGCGTTGGACAGGTCATCCGCCATCTGGTTCTTCGGGTCAGCCGACCAGGCGTAGATGGCATCTTCTAAACGCTTGACGTTAGAAGAGTTCAAATCCACCCAGAAGTAAATGTCCGTCTTGCCGAGGCGATAGACCAGCACCTGGTCTTCTTTCTTCACGTCAGGGGAGTTGACGCGGTTGGAGTTGAACTTCCACCACTTGGCGGTGATGTGGTTCCCTTCCTTTATCTTCAGGCTATCCGTCGAAGTGCCCGTCGAGTATTGATGCTCGGTCTCACTTTCTTGGATGGCGACCTTCGTCGGCTCCATAAAGCTGACTTCAATCGGAATGATTTTTACTCGGTCGGTATTGCGGGCTTTATCTTCCGCGACGATACCCAACGAGTAGAACTCGACATTAGACTTTTCCACGTTGACCTCCTCGGTTCTCATATTACTCTTTTTTACGAATGGATCTGTTCTTGTGCCGAGGGAAACTTCTGGGGTAAGGGGGATCTGTGTGACTATTCCATAGATCCGGAGGAGGAACGGAGTGACTCCGACCTCCTTTATTCTTTTTAACGTGAAGAGACAGTGCTATGGCGAAAAGCCATACGCTATCGTTTTCGTTGGCGAGTACCCAACGTCGGTAGTGATTCTTACTTTATTTAGGAAAGCACGAATGAAAGACACTAACATTAACTTCCGCATGGAAGACGTTGTTTCCATCCTGACCGAAATCAACAAGAAAGGTCGCGGCATCGTTATCGAGCCTAACTACTTTAAAAAGCACGGCGAGATTCTCGGACGTCCGTTCTTTACTGACCTGCTGCGTCCGTACTTCGATACTAAAATGGCGAAATGTTTCGCGCCTGATGAAGAATGTGCGCGGGGCAATCATTATCTGACACTGACTGATGAGTTAGGGTTAGCGGATTTTTCGCGGCTCTATGAGAAAGCCCTCAATCAGGCAGAAAAGAATGCGGGCACTAACCGCAGCATTGAGCGGGTCGAAACGATACTGAATATTTTCGCACCGGCTACACCCAGTAAACTGTGTACGGCTACCCTGCTTATTCGCTACGTCCGTTCCGAAAGCACGGAATCGCCGAGCTATGTTACAGAACAGTGTCAGGAAATCAACTACGAGATTTACCTGCACCATTCGGACTCCATGGTGGATAACCCACAAATGCCGGATATTGAAGAACGTTCCATTGCTTCCCCGGTCTATCTGGTGAATTCCCAGAACGTGAAGAACACCTTTGGCCACACGGTGAAAGAAAACCCACTGGCGATTTACCTGTGCGCCCGTCGTTACGGGTGGAGCGAAGTGCGTTTCTTCGGACAGCAGGTGTTACTGAAAGCCGATATTCATATCCGCTAACAGAAAAGGGAGCCTTCGGGCTCCCTACGATTATATTTTATTTCAGATATATATTACCTAGGTGAGATTGCATTCGCATTCTTTAAATCTAACGATTATCAAGGAGCATTTATGAACATTTTAGAAAACGCAGTAAAAACCGATTTCCAATTCGAAGAGTCCACTGCGTTAATCAATGTGGTTCTGTACGAACTGAGCCTAAAGCTGGGCAAACAAATCGTGACCAACCGTTTCATTGATTTGTTAGAAGAACTGGAGAACGGTAAGTCGAGCGGTGTGCCGGATTTACAGCCGTCGCTGGAAACCGGGATGATTGCCTTGGGTACCCGTATCCAGCAAGCGCTGGAGAAACAGTACGCCATGGAATGGAAAGACGTGAAGGTCGAAGTCATTCTGGCCCGCTGGAACTTGTCCCGTGACGGCGACACACCTTCGCAGTACATTGGCTTTCAGGTCAGCATCGAAGCGGAAGAAGCCCGCTTGGTGAATATCCATGCAGACTTCTCTATCCTTAACGACGCGTTTATCCCGGTAGATATTGAACGTATTCCGGCACCGGATATCGCCACCATCGACGAGCCTATTTGTTACCTCAACATGGCCACGATTAAAGACCTGTGTCATGTGGACGAAGTGACCTCCGAGGTAATGGAGTCCGTGAGCATTGCTGCACTGGCGATGGGTTGGAACGATACCGAGTCCTACGGCAAAACCATGATTCTCGTAGGTTAACCAATCGGCCCCTTTACCGGGGCCTTTCTTTTTGCCATCTCAGGAATAACACACCATGTTGATTTACCAAATGACCGCAGAACAAATTATCAATAAGTACGGCGCGCGGATGCCGAACATTATCCTTGCGCTGGAAAAGCACGAGGTCGAGCAGTATGCGGTGTTTGAGCAAGACGATATCCCAAAAGCCATCTTTGCTGTGCTGCTGCACCGTGAACCGATGATTGGGAAAACCATCCATCACTTGACCGCCATTGCGACGCTGATGTTTGACCTCACGCCGAAACTGATGCGCCGTTACCGTGAGCAGTACGGGAAGAAGAACGATATCTTGGCGTACGACTTGCCGACACAAGTCCACGTCGAAGAAATAGAACCGAATATCGTTCGCTACTCACCGATGGAAGAGCCAGAAGGGGCATCTGCAATGGCCTTCCACGGCATCGAATTGGATGACGAAGATATCGATGTCGGGGATCGTGAAATCAACGAAATCATTCAGCAAGCCCCGGGCATCCGTTTCAGTCTCGGTTATACCAGTCCGGCTAAGCGGGCCAGTATCGCCCGTCACTTAGCAGAAGTACACAACTATCAAATCACCCGCCGCGTTTACATCCTGTAAGGAGATTACCATGCAATATCAAGGTTTTGTTGTTGCTCACGATAACCAGAGCGAATACCCGCCGGTTGTTCTGAAACGTGCGAGTGCACTCGAGTATGCTGCGGCCATCCAAAGCCATACGTTGATTCCGGTGACCCTGCCGATCGATAACCCGTTTATCAACCGCCCAGAAGACCCGTTCTTCGAACCGAAGCTGTTACGTGAATTGGGTTGGGATGACCGTGAAATTTACAATCGCCTGACGTGGCACCCCAGTATCCCTCAGCAGTTCATGAACACCAACTTCTGGGTTGATGTGATTCAACACGCCCACGGCGATAATTACACACCAAGCGAATTGTTTGAGCAGGACCGCGATTCCTTCATGGAACTGCCAATCAGTACGCAAGTGTTTTTCAGTCTGCCGCAGAACATCGCTGATGTCCATGCCAAGCATTACGACGGCGTAGTGTTTAAAGGTATGGCCGCATTACGTGACAGTACCGTGGTCATCTCCTTCCGTCCACCGGCACTGCGTTACGGTGAAGAAGAACGCCTCCCACTATAACCCAATTGAGGGGCGCTAAGACGCCCCCTTTCTCATTTTTTACGCGACGACCCATTCATTTAGGAGTATCAACTTATGTTACAAATTCACACTTTCCCAGATACCGTAGAATTAGAACGTCTGCATCGCGAAGGCGAATTACCGAAAAGCGATATTGTCGGTACAGCCCGTCGCTATATGGACGGTCCGGGACGCGTCCTGATTCTGCTACGTGATGCATCTACGTGGGAAGTGAATGCTGTTTTTGTAGACATCCCGGAAGACAACGACCGCGGACACCGCAACATCTATACCATTTTCACTGACCTCGAGTTAATTGACGAGGAATACATCAAATCGTATCTGCGTACAAGCCGCTCGCGTATCGCCGAAGTACATGTACCAAGTACCTCAGCAATGTCTGGGGATATGGCAACGTGGCGTATCATGCGTCATCGTAAACAGGCTATGGGTGAATTGCAACGCTTCAAGTTTATCGATGTGGATAAGCTGGAAAAAGATATAGGTGTTATCGCCGCCCACGGTGAGACCGCTCGTCTGGAACTGCATCTGTCAATACCGGTACGCAAAGCCAATAAAGACATTTGTCACCAGTTAACCAAATACGGTTTCGTCACGCGGAAGTACATCTACCACGTTGTCCCGTAACCGAAAAGATTTCAGATAGATATCATCTAGGTGGAGTTAGGCATTTACTCCTTTTAATTATTAACCATTAAGGAATAAGAAACGTGAACGAACAAATTGCGAACATTCAGAAAAAGTCCGTTGTTATCGAACAGCTGAAGAAATACCGCCCGGCGCTGATTGCCTTTTTCCAGGAAGTGGTGAAGGTCAATACCGAAGTGCAGCCGCAGACCCAGACCAAAGTCATCAACTTTAACAATGACGTTATTCGCGATCTGCCATCACGGATGCGTAGCACGTTTATGGTTGAGTTTGAAGAGTGGGTTGACCTTAACGGCCGCGACTTCATTAACAGCGATGATTTCGATGGCGTGTGCCTGTCGCTCGAAACGGTACGTACTCGTGACGTTGCACACGTCACCGTGATCGATAATAACACCGGCTACCACATCGTCGAAGAAATTACCTACGACGACCTGGCACCTTTCCTACAAGCAGGTCTGGATTACCATCCGCGTAGCGGCACCTTCTTTGTACCACGTAGCTGCTAATGCGCACTGCCGACCTTCGGGTCGGCATTTTATTTTATTCAGTGGAGACTATCATGGAAGTTGTTTCGGTAGACGCGACCAATAAAGAAGTCATGCGTTACCGTATCGTCACTTGTAACACCGAAATCGGTGATGTACGGCAAGTGCTTTTATTTCCCGAGGGCTATGTTGGCACGTTAGGGCCGTTGGTATCCCTTAACCCCATCTGTTGCAGCATGCTCGTTTGCGAGTTGGCCCCACCACACCAGATGCACCGTTTGAATATCCGTAGTGGCAAATATGAAATTCACTAAAAGAGAAAAAGTTATGCGTAAGCTCTTAGCAACTATTGCGGCAGTATGTTTCACCCTGGCAGCTGGCTTGTCTTTTGCGGAAACCAAACCCAAAGACCTGAACGACTTTAAACCGCTGGAAGATACCTATCCGGTGGCACCCGACGAGCATCCTGTTTTGTTGGCTGAGCGTTACGACCATATCGTCTTTCGCTTAGATAATGAAAAAGGTGAATGCACTGGCGTGGTACTCGCCAACAGCAAGACCCGTTACTACCAACGCCTGGACGACATTGGCTGTGAGCCTGTCATTGACCATGTGTCCATGCTCCCTTCCGAGGTTGTCGGTTATACCACACTCAACTTCTACCACAAGACGATCAACGTCGGTCGTCTTACGATTCATCAGTAAGGAGTAAGTCATGAAACGTTTTATCGTTGCAGCAGTATTCGCTTTAACTTCCCTCGTGGCGTTTTCTGCGGCAGCGGAGAACGTCCTCATGCCACCTAAGGTCATTGACCGTAATGACCACAACCAGGAATACTGGTGTCAGGCCAAAGACCTGGAGACCAATGTGTGCTCCACCGTTGCGGTTTCTGACGACCTGTACTACGTCCTGATAAAGGACATGCCCGGTAACGCCTGCGAAGATTACAGCTTCGGGGTCATCAACACTGTCGAAGGTGTGGGTGAAAATATCGAGTATGATGGCGGTGAATGTAAAGGCGGGATTAATGCCCGCTTTGTACGCGGCACCGAGAACGGTCAGCTGTACGTTCAAGTGTATAACAGCAAGAAAGTATTGGGCAATTATCCGGTGCATTAAGGAGTCACCATGAAGCTTTATCTGTTGTGTGCGTTGGCATTCTCGGTAGCCGTATCAGCCGCTACCACGGTAGAAGATTTGACCTTAAAGAGTGTTGTTGACCAACGCTACAATCCGCCGACCTTTGCAGTGTGTACCACCGCGACGACCGACTGCTATGAAGTGGAGTCCAAGGAAGAGTTTACCCTTATCCATAAGCCAGGCGATAACGCCTGTCCGGCTGGGTACTATTTCTTGCTCAATCGCAAAGAAGGTGTGGTGGATAACATCAACACCGCCACCTGCGATGGCAGTCTGAAACTGTCGTTTGCTGCGAAGTCTCGCGCCATCGAAGTACAGTTGTTTGGTAATACTGTTGGTCAACAACCCCTTGACCCGCAGCCGCATTAAGAGAGTGTAGTAGTCTTTGGCCCTGTCCAGGATTTCCCTAACGAGTGGGACAGGGTCCTTTTTTCGACCGTAATCGACCATCAAGGAATATCACATGAATTTACTCAATACCTTCGCCGAAGCCCGCAAATACTTTGAAGCTATGGCCGCGTACAACATCGACCGTTTCCGTTTCCAGTCAATGGTGAGTACCGCCCATAAACTCCTCTCGATTCACCACTATGTGAAGAACGGCACTGTGCCGGAGGAGCTGACGAAAGGGCTGGTCAGTATCAGCGAATACTGGTACTACAAAACGCTGCATTCTCCACTGTTCAAAGAGCACGTTGAAGCCTTTGAATATGTCAAAGCCTGGGGCGAACAGCACGGGCTGGCTTTTAATACCGAAGCAGACAGTTTCCACACGGACAACTTCTGCAAACATCTGTTGGTGAAGAACCCACATTCTGGGGGCTATGAAATCTTTAGCCTGGAAGACGGTGAGTCCTTCGCTGCTGACACTTATGCGGCCGGGCGTGACTTGTTGCCTGCTGCATTGTCCGTTATACGTGGTGTTCCATCACCAATCTACAATTTTACTCGCCGTGAGTGTGGTGCGCGCTGTTCTGTCCGTATCGGACACCAGGTCGCGCATTAGTCGCAGGGGGTGGGGGTTATTGCCCACCCCTTTTTTTTATTTCAAAAGGAAACCCAATGTCCATTAACGATCATCATCTTCTTAACGTCGTTCGTTCGTTGACCAACTATGAGCGCACCCGTGCGGGCATGTTCATTCACATTGGTTGTCCGAAAGAACTGTTCGATAAGTTCCTCGACCATCCAGAACTGGGTCACTGGCTACAGTCCCGTTTCCCCTACAGTTTAAAAATGCTGAAAGACTGGGACGATAACCCGACCAAAGATGAGCGTGACCTGCGTCTCGATCCCTACCGCAGCATTAATGACCAGCATTTGGTGCAGCGTGTTATCATGTACTACACCCATAACGACAAGATTTGTGCGGAGTGGATGGACTGGGAAAACGGGGTGCGTCATGTTTTTGAAATTGAAGACAGCACGAAGTTTCAGTGTCCAGGCTCACCTGGCACCATCATGGACTTCGATAACCCGAAATCTATCTATCTTGAAGCCCTGTTCCTGGAAGGCAAGGCTCCGCTGTACAATCATGACCTCTGTATCTGGTTAGGTGAACAAATGTTGGCGGTGATGAAAACAGACGCAGCGCGTAAGCAGTCTCAACGTATTCGTCAACTGTCTGAACTGAAAGCTGAAAAAGACCACCAAGGTCAGTAACTGAGAGCCCTTCGGGGCTCTCCTTTCTTTTTTTACATGAGGAACAGTCAATATGTAAAACTCAAAACCAGCTAATACTTTAGCATTAGGACACGCCATGTTCCAAGTCGAACGTATCATTTTAAAAGGCTTCACAGGGATGGGTCTGCACGAAATCGAAACCTTCGATTTTACCATTGAGCAGATGACCACCATTATCCTGGGCGGGAACGGTTGCGGTAAGTCGAGCTTGCTCGCGGTATACTTCCCCATAGCCCCAAGCAAAACCGAATTCGTTGATGGCGGTTCGTACACCAACTACGCAAAAGCGGGTGATAATCGCTATAAGTTTTTTGTCAAAAGACAGGGTGGCAGTTTAGTCTGCTCCATCACTGACTTGGCATCAGGTGCACTGATTGTCGACGGGGTCAACCCGAAAGTGTACAATGCCCGTGTGGAAGACCTGACCGGACTGAATAAAGAAGTGAAAGAACTGGTGAACGGCGAAGCCTTGCTGACAAGTGCGAACACCGAAACCCGTCGTCGCTGGTTCAGCCGTCTGTCCACCTCCGATTTGAGCTTTGCGCTGGACTTCTACAAGAAGCTGCGTAAGAGTCTCAGCCTGACCAACGGCGCGATTGACCACACCGCAAAAAAAGTGGCCGACCTTAAAATGCGGGTGATTGATGATGAGGGCGAGCGTGAACGTTTATCCCAGCGGCTGACCGAGCTGGAGCAGGAGTTGGCCGAACTGAACAAGGCCATCAACAAACTCCCCGGCGTTCAGATGGGGGTCAGTGCAGCAACCATCAAAGCCAAGCTCCAACAGTTAGGCACGGCAACCGGCGAGATATTGGCAGCGAAAACGTTACCGACCCAGCTGTCAATCGAAACGGCGTTGACCGACCTCAATACCTGGCGGGAACTGGCGGCCTCTGCTGAAGCCAGTGTGGCTGCGTACAATAAAGAACTGTCGCTGCTGCTCGACGAGGTTAACCGTCAGGAATACCTGATGCGTAACCATGCAGGGTTGAAAGAAACCATTGACACGCTGCGGGTATCCGTGAGCAATCACCAAGTAGAGAACTGGAAGTGGGGTGAGTTGGCATTAAGCGACACCATTTCGACGCCCATGCTGCTGAAAGCGCAGGACGATGCCCGTCAATGGTCGCGGGAGTTGTCTGGCGCGGTGGATTATATTCACAACCACGACAAACTCCGTCAGGCGGAAGAGAACTTGCTGACCCATGATGCGACTTCGGTTGCGTATAAGGAAAAACGTCAGCGGGCAACCAACATCCTAGAGCGGCTGCATCACGAACGTACCCACTTCCTCGATACGCAGGAAGTGAACTGTCCGAAATGTAGCTTCACCTTCCGTCCTGGGGTGAACGACAGCCTGGAGAACATTGACGCTGAAATCGCGAAGCAGAATCAATGGATTCGTGAAATTGATGTGGCGTTGGAAACCCACATGACAACACGTCCAGAGATGGAAGAAGACGTCAATGCGAAGCGTAAGATTCGGGATGTGATAATGACGTACTCGCGTGACCCCATCGTTGCGATGTTCTTTAAGACCGTGCAGGAAGAAGACGCCTTTGTGACAAACCGCCATAAGCTCCCGGGCCTGATTGCCCATTTCATCGACGAGGTGAAGGAAGCTATAGGCTATCGGACACATGTGGAGCAACTCAACCGGGCACAGAAGGAATGGGAAGAGGCCACACGGGCCGTCGGGAATGTGGATGCGGCACTCGAAGCCAAAGTCAAACGCTTGCGTGGGATTCTGGATGAAGAGTCGGTGAAACTCACCACTGCACGTTCTGGGTTGAATGCAGCACAAAACGAGTACGGTCGTCAGCAATCGCTCTATGCCCTCGCTGACGTGGTGCTTCGTGGCTGGGAAGGGGTAGAGCAGGATATCGAGACCTCGTGCAATAACGAGGCTGTGAGATACCTTATACAGCAGCGTGAGAACAAACTCGATGCCTACGCCACAGCGCGTGACCGTTTCCGAGTTATGGAGTCCGAGCTGACCGTGTTGACGGGACTCGAAGCGGAGTTGACTGACTTGAAAATGCGACAGTTCAACAACCGCCAGATGATTACCGCTTTCTCTCCGGAGAAGGGCGTGCTCAGCCGTTACATCTATAACTCGGTCGTGCGTATCACGGACCTGATGAACAAATACATCGGGGCAGTGTGGAACTACCCGATGCAGGTGTTGCCGTGTGACGTCACCGAAGGGGATATGGACTACACCTTCCCCTACGTGCTCAACAACCAGCCCGAACAGGTACCGGACGTGTGCAAAGGGTCAAAGGCACAGAAGAGCATCTTTAACCTGGCGTACCGACTGACCGCATACAAGGCACTGAATTTACATGGGTATCCATTGTTATTGGATGAACCCTCTGAAGGCATGGACGAAGAACACCGTCACGCTTTGGTGGGGTTTATCAAGATGTTGATAAACTCTGGTGAGTTCTCGCAGGTTATCGTGGTCTCTCACGATGCTGACGTGCACTCGAAACTTAACGAAGCGGCGTATTGTGTTATCGAACCGACAGGGGTGACTCTGCCGCCGGTGTACAATACAGGCGTGAAAATTGTCTATGCGGAATAATGCCATGTTTAACTGGTTAGTGGTTGGAATTGCCTGGTTGTTAGGATTTGCATACGTGGCGGGTCTTGTGACCGCCATGGCTGTAGCATACCTGTTCCCATTACCGGGACGGGTGCTGGAATCATGCTGGCAGAAATATAAGGAATCCAAATGACCGCAGAGTTGTTTGATCAAATCGTTACCTCCATCGCTTTCGCAGCGTTTTGCGTATGGCTGATGGGTAAAGCCCTGAACTGGGTATTGAAGCAGGCTGAGAAGAAAGGAGCAATGAATGGCCAAATCGACTGGTAAGGATAAAGGTAAGTGGGGCAAGACAGCATTTTGGTTCGAACTGATATTTGTTGTCGCGATTACCGTGTCAGTCATGCTGAACGGGGCGAGTCGCATCGATTTTGCGATCGCGCTGTTGGTGGGCTTTATCTGGGGGCACCGTGTGACGAAAGAGCCGTGCATCTTCAAACGGATGATACTGCGGAAGAAATGCAATTGCTGCGGGTAGTGTTTTGCACGCTCATCGCGCTCGGGTTAGGGGCCGTGAGCTTCGTCGTTGGTGCCGTGCTGGGGTTAACACACGGCTGGTTCTAAGGATATAGACAATGTCTGAACTTGAAGACCGTGCCAAGGCCATTATTGTAGTGCAGCTCGGGCTCATCGGGCTGCCTGCGGGTCGTAGCATTCAGTTCTCTGACGAGGCTGAGATTTGTCGAGACGATGGATATTCAATTGAACGTCGCTGGGGTGAAGATTGGCAAGGGGATGCCAGACGACACGAGCGTAAATTGCGTAATCGTACTCACGGCCGTGTAATCAGGCCACAAAAGCGCTAAAATAACACCGCAGTTCGTATGCGGGTAAAGAAGATACATACACGCAATCAAAAATACTTCGTTCACGCTCGGCGACTTTACGCTGAGTTCACTCAGGAAATCCACGATGACCGAGATTGTTATCTTAGATAACGCTTCCCAACTGACTTCAGAGCAGCAGAAGCAACTCTTAAATTTGCATTATTCGTTTTTGAATTACCAACGGGCTGTACTCGAAGCCAACCATCCTATTCCCGAGCTGCGGGTGTCTCAGCTGTTTGCGGGTAATCGCATTGGCATTGCCATGCGTAACGGACAACCGGTAGGCTACTGCGTCTACCGTATTGTCGCCGGTGTCTTGAAGATTCGCACCCTCTTTGTGCTTGAGTCTTATCGGCGGGATGGTCTCATGACTGAACTACTGAATACTATTCGCAAGAACGCTACGTTCTGGCAGGCGACACTGACCATCCACAAAAACTGTAAAGCTGCGGTAAGCTTCTTCCAAAACCGTGGCTACCAATCACACCAGGACGGTGAGTGGATGCAGATGGCCCTCTATATCACCGAAAGCGCAGCGGATACTCCTATCGCCGCGACAGCATAAATGTAAAAGCTCTCCTACGTATAACAATTTCATTATGAATGAAACTGTTTTTACGTCTGGAGAGCTATTTATGTTTAACCCGCAAATTGCAGCTATCCCTGTCGAAGTGTGCTGGCAGGAATATCAACGTGTTGTTCCGTTCCTCAAGGATACCCTTATGGAAAACCCGAAGCATGTGAACGTCGGTACCATCGGTCAGGTTGACCATGGCCGCAGTAACGTCTCTGCCTGCGTCTCTGGGGCATTGGGCACGTTACCGAAGCAAGACTACAACTGGACACCACTCGTACCCGTACAGCAGCCACTGAACGCCATGAACGCCACCATGCTGGATGTGCTGGAAGATGCCCTCCTGAACGGTCGGGATGTGGTTATCGCTCGCCACCTCGCGGTCGAATAACATGAACCAGGTCGATTTTTTTGGAGAGGAACACACCCCCGAAGAACGTAGTCGGGTGGAGTGGCTGATAATCGACGCTCACCGTAAGACGCCTTACGATTATTTACTCTGCGAAGAACTGGGACCTCACGCCTGGTTGACGCCGAAAGATATTCAAAAGGCGATTAAAGACCAGATGTGGAGCATTTCTCCCCGTGGTCTGGAGCTGGCGTTGAAGTTGGGTATTCCTGCGGTAGGAATTGATTGTTGGGATGATGCTACCTTTGCCCATGATGTCAAAGACAAGAATGGGATGGCAGTGGATTTCCGACACAGCTTCTTGACGCGGGAAACTAAGATGGTGAAAACGGTGCAACGCTACCGTAAGAAAGGTCGTCTGGCCGTAATGCTGGGCGATTCTCACTTACGTACCATCAAAACCAAAGAGCTGGGCGATGAGTCGCTGGTATGGTTGACGTTCCGTAATGATAAAGATGTCACCATTTATCGTAGCCCGAGGAAGGAGATAGCGTAGCGGATAAATTTTACGTAACGCTCTCTTGATGTGTCGTTTCCCAGGAGCCGCTAATGAAAACAATCGTTCCTGAGGTGGCTTTGTGTGCCCTGAAAGAGCTGGGTAACGAAACCCCTCACGATGTTCACCACATCGATGATGAAAGCCGGATGTATCTGCACTCGGGGCTGGCCATCGCGCTGACCTATTACGAGCAGTATATCCATCCGGTGTGTGAAGGATACCGACGGGTATTCTACTATTTCAGTAAAAGCGAATTCCCGCACGCTTTTATTTTTACCCACGTTGACACGGTGATAGCCCATGGGTGAAGTTGCTAAGCGGCTGCTGGATGGTACAGCTGGGTACCCGATGAATACCAAGATTCTTCACGGGTCACCAGCGAGGCGTTATCCACAACGTACTGCTGTAAACATCGCCGTTCGCATGGCGCTTATCTGGCCTGCGGTACCCGCCACTCAACCGGAGTACATTAAGTCATCGTGATAATCTTCCGTGATGAACAGTCTATTGCGGGAGACCTCTTTAATGCCAAAGAAGTCTACAAAGTGGTGACAATAAACTGCGTAGGCGCGATGGGCAAAGGAATTGCCCTAGCCTGTAAAGAGCGTTTTCCTAAAATCTATGAGGACTACCGCTTGCGCTGCAAGCAAAATGAAATCATGATCGGTAACGTCTATCTCTACGAGGACGAGAAGATTATCTTGTTACCGACCAAGACCCATTTTAAGTACCGTTCAGAAATCGCATACGTGACCACGGGTATCGACGCCCTGGCCCGTCTTGGACACGACCTGAACGAAGACGTCGCACTTCCCCCTCTCGGGATGGCGAACGGTTGGCTGCGCGAGTACGAACGCGCCATTATCTACCGTCACCTTTACGACGCACTGAATTCCGGAGAACGTAACTATCGCATCTACTTACCCAAAGCGCTAATGATTGAGGCTAAGAAAACCTTACTATAAACTTTCTTAAATAGATATTATCAATTGGGCACCTAACAAGGAGTACAACGCTGTCTGCGCCGTAGGCTCGTGGTGAGCTACGGAAATGTATATATCCATCCGGAGAATAATCATGTTACGTTCCATTTTTCTTATTCTGGCAGCACTGTTGACGTTTAATGCACACGCATCAAAATCCACCTCTGCAAAGAATGACTACGTTAAAGAGTTCGCGAAAATCGAACACCGGTTTGTGAAAGTCAAACCAATGATTGTGAAGATTTCCAAACAACAGGGCGTACACCCCGCGTTAATGACCACCCTCGTGTACAAAGAGTCCCGCTTTGATCCTAAAGCTAAAAATTCGCAGAGCAGTGCCCACAGTCTCGTGCAAATGACACGACCGACCAAGCGCTCGATGCTCAAACTGTACGGCGCACAGCTAGGGCTGGCAAAAAACGCCGATTTAAACAACCCAAAGGTCGCGGTCCTCCTGGCTTCTGCGTACCTTAACCACATCGACAATTACCTGACCACGCGACTCAAGCGGCAGGCCACCAATGCGGAGCTTTATCTCGGGTATCGTTTTGGCGAACTCACCGCCTACCAGATGATCCGAAGCAAGTCCCCTCGAGCGATGCGCGAGATGAGGCAGTATCGTAAGGACGAAGCATTCTACACGGCGAAAGTACAGCCGGTCCGCGCTGCTGATGCACCCAAGCAGCTAGCTTCCGTTAAGGCAGATGACACCGACAAAGTCATCGAGATTCAACAAGTATGGCATACGCTGTACGGCGCTTATACACCTGTCACCAGCCAACAGCAGTTGCTGGCTAATAATATCAACATAGGAGCACCACGCCTTGAACATCGTCACCCAGCCCTGGTATCAGGGACTTTGTAAAGCAGCCCAACTGACGGCTGAAGATGTGCTGTCACTGGTCTTGCAGGCAAGTGCAACCCCGGACTCCGAGGGAACCACTCGCGAGGACTTTGCTACCCAGCATGAGTTCTACGATGCGTTGAATAGCGCATTCGGCGATGACGAAGATGAAGGGTTGGAGTTCGACTGGAACATCAACCTGTCCCTGCTGTGGATTTGCGGTCTGCGTCCGCATATCGCCGATACCGAAATCGGGCAGGTCTTAACTTGGCGGCACTCGGAGGCGTATAACCCTGAGCTGACCTTTAAGCAAGCGTACATGGCCGTTACCGTACGTCTGCAAGAACTGTGGCTGGGTGATGTCACCTATTGCCAGCGCTCGTTCCTGACCATCCTGGAAAAGCTGGCGATTACGCACAAAATCTGGCGTAGTGAAACCGCAGCGGAAAACCTGTTTGTGATTGAAACGCAGGTCATTCCGAACCAGCCGTTCTTCGAATAAAACTTAACCAGACCTCCGGGTCTGGTTCCTTTTACTTTTTAATGGGAAATCCAACATGTGGAAAAAATATATACTCTGGCGGCAGTATGAGCCGTTCTTTACGGGCTGGATGGATATGATGATCTTTGCTACGATTCTGTTTATTCTCGGTGTGGGTCCGGGCGGACAAGACCCCGCCGGGGCCATGTTGTTTTGCTACGGCGGGATTGGGCTGATGGTCGGCTTACCAATGGGCGGGTTCTACAGTTGCGTAAAACGCACCTGGGTCGATAAAGATATCCACAGTCGGGAGACGCTCAAGGCATGGAAGAATTCTGCGGAATCTATCGTGCGTAGGCACGGTAAGAAGCTAACCTGGGACGAGGTAGAAGATTGTGCATTGAATCTGATGGTGACGCACAAAGACATGCCGGTTCTGTATGCCTGCGCGGCTATCCTGACGGCGCATGAGAAAATCCATACTCATCATTGGATGCCGAAAGAAGCCTACAAATGGCGAGCACTACATCCCAAGGTCTGGAACATCATGGGTTACTTTTAATTACGTGATCTAACCGTTATTTGACTACACTACTGGAGTAATGTCATGCCTGCTTTACCTGAAACCCTGATTGATAAGGTGATTGCCTGGACACCGACCGGCAATTGTTTCCGCGGCAAACTGGCCACCCGTTATTTGTTTCCCATACTCATCACCCTGAGTGCCGTGGTTATGGCGGTGTTTTGGTTCGGCTTATTCTCCGTGCTGAATCTGTATCTCGATCGTCCTGCGGGCGATGGGATGACGCTGGCGGTGATTGAAACGCTGATCTGTACGCCGTTCTGTGCTTTTATCTGGCGTGGTTGGTTACGTAAACGCTGGGCGAAGAAATCAATATTGACTAGCAACGATGTGTACTTGCTGATTGCCTATGGTAAAGAAGTCTTGCAAGCTTTCGGTAAAAAGGCCAACTGGTCTATTATCCAACGCCACGACCATCCAACGGTGAGCGTGCAACTTGTTGATAAAGTAAGTCAGGCACCACGATTCCATAGCCGTGTCCGTAATAGCGATGTTATCGGCGGGATTCTGTGTGCCATGTATCAGGAAGGTGGTTGGGAAGTCTTGCCAAAAGAAGCCTGGTCGTTCTTTAACGAGTACCCGTTTGCGTTCCGTGCCTTTTATTCGCAGTACCATTAACCCATTTTTAATAAGGATTATTCATGTTTAACCAAGATGCCATTAAAGCCCTTGCTACCCACATCAACAGCCGCGCCTTCGCTCCACATCTTACTGCCCTGGGTGTGTTAAGTAAACTGATTATGCGTAAAGCCCACGGTTCAAACGTGGTGTATCAAAGTGAAGTTGGCGCGCTGCTGCACACCAATTTCGAGAACGCCTTCCCGCTCCCGTACATGAACCTGACGGTGGACGGTAAAAAGAATACCGTCACGCTAAACCATCATACGTTCGTGGTGCCAGAAGGAGAAGAGAACGTCCAGCTGATGTGGAACTACCCGTCTAATCCGTTCTCCATCGTCATCAAAAATGATGAAGGTCAGTATTTGATGATTGCCTCAGGCGATCGCTATGCCATACCGCATGGTGAATATGGCGTGCCGTTTGACATGGCCGCACACCGTGCTTTCACCGGTGCGATGCAGACTGACAATCTGGTAGTGAGCGCTTCGCAGGCGGTGTGGATTATCGAAGACTGGAAAGACTTTGGCGTGGTGTTCTCCGCTAACGGGTTCGACTTCCCACGTTCATCCTTCCAACGTATCCATAACCACCACATGTCATGCTCTCCGCTTGAGCTGGATACCGAAGAAACACTGAAAACGGTACACCTCGCACAAGACCTGACCGATGCACTGGGGCTGGAAAAGCAGCCTTATCCGTACAGCGTACAGGACTTGGTAGACAACCTGCTGGAAGTCACCAACGAAGTCGAAGACCTGCGTCGTCGGGTGCCGAAGAACGTCGATGGTGAAGCCGATAAAGCGGTTCTTGAAATGACGTTAAAGATTCAGGACTCTATCCACTTCAAAGAACTGCTGGCGGAGGTGATGAAACTTCCTGAAAAGAAACGCACGAAGAAAGCCCTGGAACAAATCATCCCGCGTCACTTGCAATGTCGTATTGACGAGTGGGCGAAAAAATAAAAGCACTACCCACTCCTTCGGGAGTGGGTAGCTTTCTTTTTTTAATTGGACAAACCGTTGGCTTTCAGAATTTCCAACAGACGGTCATTCATCGTCTGCAACTCATTATTGCGCTGCGTCAGATTAAAGATTTGCTCTGACTGCGGTGTAGTGTTACGAATGTTCTGCTTACGTAGGACTTCCATTCGCACATGATCCTCATCTGAGACCGTGCCTTCATACTGCAACACAGTGACCTCAGGTGTGGTCTTCACCCCAATCGTTCCTGTCACCAACGTGCCCAAGTCTTCCGACAGGGCAGCCACGTCAACGTACCCTGGTGTCGGCCCACAATCAATGACAATCACGTTACGGCGATAGTCAAGGGTGTTCTGTCCTGGGTAGCTGGCGAGGAAGGTGTTAGGAATGTAGCGCAGTTCACCGTCGGTGGATTTGAAGGTGAGGATAGCCGCTTCCATGTCGGCATCGTCAAGGTAGTCCTGACGCGACAGACCAACCGGTTCGTAGTATTCCGAGAACACATCAATCCCGGCACGTTTCAGCTCCGGGAATGTACGAATGGCTTCTAAGCGATAGATGACGTCAACCGGCACCTCGTAGGGTGTGTTCGTGACGAACGACCCTTCGGTGTTCTCCGGGGGCGTTAAAGGAAAACGCATTTAGCCTCCTCAGCTCTGCCACTTGGCATTGCGTGCCAGCACGCGGAACTCCACGTTGTCGAATTCGAAGACCCAGAAATAGATGTCCGGGTTTTCATCATCCACCAACTTCACGATGTCCAGTGAGGTGTTGTACGGATGATACTCTTCCGCCGCAATCATGGCACGGAAGTACAGGTCGACCCACTCACTGGTCGTTTTCGACATGCGCGAGATATCCGGGTTGAGTGTCCCAATTAACGCGTAGTCGGGAATGATGTCGTGCAGCGTGGCTTTACGGGTATCATTCTCAATTCCGGCAATCGCAATCGCCCCCAGGGATTTGTACACGGACGGCAGTTCACAGACATCGGTTTCCGGCATCGGAATTTCGTTGTTGTTTTTCTGCGCAGCCGTGAGGGTTTCCCATGCCCCGAAGGTTGAGATGGCTTTCACCTGGAAATCATATGGGAGGAGCGGAGAGTATTGTGCTGCGATATCTTCCTGGTTGGGGATTCCACGGATACTCCAACCCGGAACGATGGTGAACTTGGTCGTGGTAAAGATTTCCGGGAACACTTTCACCCACTCGATAACACCGTTATTCGAGTTTGCTAAAATATACTCTCGTAATGCCTGCTTGATTCTGCTCGGGTTCATCCCCGCGCGGCCATAGATGAGCACCGACATCGGGACGATCATAGTGGAGTTATAATCCTCACGATCGTGCCAGGTGTACTCGTTCGTCAGAATGGAGGTGTACGGGTACTCGCCTCGTATTTCGTTCGCCTTTTTATGGTGGTCTGGAAGGTTGAAGGCTGACATTGCAACCTCAACAACCGACTTGACACCCATGAAGGTATCCACCGGAAGGATGGGCATTAACACCTCAATCTCCCATCCGGTGTAGTCCTGACTAAAATCTTCATCAGCAAACCAAACCATGATTTGGTTTTCACTGTCAGCTGGGTTCTCAACCTGGTTGGCAGCGACTTCATATTTCCAGCTTATCCAGCGTGGGAACCAATTACCGTTCATCTGGATCATTGCTCCAGTAGAAACGGCGCTGATGGTATTCTGATACTGCCCAACTAACAGACGTTGGAACTCGGTTTCGTCATTTTTGAAATTACCCAGAATGGACTGATTGTAAATCCATTGGGTAAGTGCTAAAATGTGGTCGGTGAAACCCGCCGGAACTTTTACCTTCGTGGTATCACGGAGATACGTAAACGCAACGAGTTCAACCTGGAGGTTTGCTTTGGCGAAGTATTGTTTGTTCTTCGCGAAAGATTTGGACAGCTCAGACAATTCGCCGACAGGAGCTACTGCACCATCGGCGTTATTATCAGTCAGCGCTGCAATATTGATAAAGCCTTGAATATCTAACATTATAAGAACACTCCGAGGTGAGCATGCTAGCTGGAATCATTAAACTACTTCCATTTCTACAATTGCTTCTGGAAGCCTTTAAGCCTGGCGACGGTGAGAAAGTCACCCGCGTTGGGAAAATTACTACACTCGCCTTTGTTTTGCTGTTGACCTACTCGATGTTTGTTTCCTATGCATACGTGGTCCAGTACCACGCGTTGGTGCAGGTGCGTGAGCATGACCAATACATGGAGCGTCAGTCCAACGACAAAGATAAAACTTTGCAGTTGCAAGCGGATGAACTTCGCGCGCTGTATGCACGTATCTTCGAGTGCCTTAGCAGTCGGCCACCATATGAAAGTGGGCACGACAAAGGCAAGTCGGATGTACCTGCTGCACCCGTAGCGGCTCCGGAAGCTCCTGTACATGCTTCGCCCACGCCCACGAAAAAGGAATCCGTGGCGAATAAACCTGTCGGCGCTGTCGACATGAATAAGTTCCGTATGGAGATTCTTAAAAATCTAAACGAGGAGTGATGATGAGAGCCCTGTTTCTCTGCTTGCCGTTTTTACTGGCGGCGTGCAGTGGCATGGTTTTAGAAGACAGAAAGAGCGCAAGCGCGGCCTCGGTATGGCCACTGCGTAATTTGGAGCCTCCTCCGACGTTGCAACCGGGGATTAGGTCTGCGGATGATCCAGGATTCCAGACCTACATCTCTGAAGTGAACGCGTATGCTTACTACGTGTTCGTCTACGCCCGGAACCTCAACGACTATGCTAAGATGCGCAATTGGCGAATCCCGCAACCGGCTCCCATTTGTGAACGTTTTGACATCAGTGGCTTGAACACCATTCCGATTAAAGTAGATTTGGCCCCGTCCGCCCGAAGTCCACAAGACATCAGTCGTGACTTGGCCTCGCAATTGAAACGACTCCTCGGAAACTATCGTCAGGATAGGGCGACGTTTTCCCGAGCGCTTGAAGCACATTATGCCACATGCATTAACTAACTGTACTCCACTGCCTTCGGGTAGTGGAGTGCTTTATTTTTACAGCACCAACCCTTCTAATGTATACCCAATAAGGAGAGTTCCGAAATGACAACTGATATTGTTCACACAGCTCAGCGTACCCCCTCCATTCATGAGGCGGCTCCCGTTCGCATTCCTAACATTGTTATCGGTGTTGATGGGGAAACCAAATCCATGCGTTCTGACGCCTACCTGATTGCTTTGGGGATGGCGGCCTGGGACGTAACGACATTGCGCCTGATTGGCGCGTTCTACAAAACCATTGACCCGAACGACGAGAAGGCTAAAGCGCTGTTCCACGAAGACCCGGGCACTATGGCTTGGTGGCGTGGTGAAGGTGACAACCCGGCGTATGCACCGTCCCCCGAAGCGTTTAAAGAGGCGTTCTCTGGCACCGAGAAAATGCCGGAAGTGCTGTGGGGCGGTTACCGTTTCCTCGAAGAGTTTAAAACACAGCAGTGTACCTTGACTATGCGTGGACCAGACTTCGATCATCCGATTCTGATGAACGCCTATGCTCAGTGTGATGTCCCGACCAGTCTCCTGCGTCGTTTCTCCATGCTGGACTCTGACCGTACCGCCGAACGTATCATGGCGGCGTTGGGGATGGAACCGTGTTATGAAGCCGAGTCTCACAACTGGACTCGTGGCAAAGAGGCGTATTTGCACCATGCAGGTTACGATGCGGCGCGTGAAGGTTATATCACGGCCCGTATGTATCACTTGGCGCTGATTGGTAAGCGTCACGGCTTTGAGCGTATGCTGGAAGCGCATCACCAAATCTGCACTGGCGAATACGCACCGATGGAATTTTTAAGAGAGGTATAATGGACATCCAAGATGTAGATGTTGCAGTCATCTACACCGATGGCAGTCACCTGATGACCCCGCCCGGTACCGGCGCGGGGATTCACGGGTATCTGTTTAATCACGGTGTGTTAGAAGATTCGATGGCGTACCGTTATAACGGCGCGACCGAGCACGTTACTGTTACCGGATACAAGAAGTTTCCGCAGGATGTCAAAGTCCCGGACGTACCCGATGCGGTGAGGTTCGTTGATGCGTTTATTCCGGTGCAGTCACACTTCTGGTCAGACGTAGCTGAGCTGACGGCGTTTATTGCGCTGTTTGAATCGGCCCCGTTCCGGGCTAAGAACTATATCGTCTACGTCGATGCGTCCTATCTGGTTAATGCCTGGAATCTGTGGATTGATAACTGGAAGAAGCGCGGTTGGACAAAGGCTGACGGTAGCCCGATCGGCAACCGGGATCTGATTGTCAAAATTGACGAGATTAAGACCCGGATGCACAAAGAAGGTCGCAGTGTCAAAGTGGTCAAGATCAAAGGCCACGCGGGCTTCTACGGCAACGAGCGCGCTGACCAGTTAGCCGGGAAAGCCTCGGCCATGGTTGCAGCGGGGATGGGGATCGAATACCGTCCTTATTGGTCGGAAGAAGAACTGCCGGAGGAGTTGTCCATTGCCGAAGAGGTGAAATCCTTAGCGGCGGGCATCACCAACTTCCCAGCATTGACCAACACGGTCAAGTTCTGCTACCCGATGGTGAACGAACCCCACCCTACCGTCAAAGTCAACGGCGAAGTGTGGAAGTACATGTTCGCGGGCAACCACGCAAAGAACAAGGACGATATCGTCTTTATCGGGAAGATGATTCCCGATGCCCAGTTTGCGGTGTTCTTTAATCAGGAAGGTTGGGACAACATCTATACGCTGGTCAATACGCATTGTGACCGGGCATGGGATGGGGTACCGCGGTTATCGCAGTGGGACCCGGTGGCGATTGTCTACAACGACTTTATCAAACGTAAGAAGTTTGTTGAAGCCGCCAAAGACGGTTTGCCGTTAGACCACATGCCGCTCAGCGAAGACCGGAACGTGTGCATGTACGACGACCTGCTGATTACCCGTTTACTGCGGCCTGCATTGCTCTCGTATCGCGCACTGGAGATTCGTGATGAACTGGCGGGCTGGTTACGTGATGCGATGGAAGGGCATGCGAGTGTGGTGCTGAACGACATTACCGATTTGCTGTTCGATGAGAACGGGAAACCGCGTAAAGACTTCTACCGTACCGTTGACCGTTCGTTCTCGGCTAAAGTGGGTTATGCGGATTCAGAGAACACCATTCCGGTGATTCTGACTCGCGGTACTGACTTGCCGGGCCGTACTGAGATTAACCGTATCAAAGAACCGACGGGGCGTTTCTACGTGGCTACACGTCGTACGCAGGAACGTTGCGTGGAATACGCGGTGGTCTATCTTGGTGAGCAGCATCACGGACTGTGGTGTGGCTATTACGCCAACAAACGCATCTTGCAGGAGAGCGAAGTATGATAAAACTTATCAGCGAAACGTTAACGCTGCACAGCCAGACGCTGATAAAAGCCATGGAAGAGTACGCGTACAAAACCTGGGTGACGAATTCGGGGGAGTGTGGCATCAGCAATGTCATTCCTGAATTCGACCATGCTGCCGTCAGCCGCGAAGGGATGACGGCCGTTGTAGCACGGTTGATTGTTGACGCATGTGCCGCGCTCAATGCAAAGTACGATTACTTCTACCGTCCCGAGGTGGAACTCCCGCAGATCCCGACTGCGAAATACAAAGCGTGGCGTGAGTCGGGTAACGCGGGGATGTTCACGATTGCGGAGATGTATGATGCTCACTGCCGTGAACTGAAATTCTCGCCTCTGCTGGAAGGGGCCATCAAATGGTACACCACCCGCTTTGTGGATGAGATGTACCGTTTGGGCCACTTGGATGAAAACGAACCCGGTTGGGATAATGACACAGTGCTCTACATTGACTGGGAAACCCTTACCCGTCAATTGTTAGAAGGCCGGGTGGTAATCCCGATGTTGTGCCATAAAGACTACGAGTGGAAGGCCGAAGCAGACAACATCGATCAGATGCGGAAAACTATCGCGGAGACACCGTACGGGTTCTTATTCCAGAATGACTCGGTTGTCATGTACGACTACGCAGGTCGCTATATCCTGAGTGAGGAGGACCAGGATTCCGACGAAGACCCCGGTGTTGAGTTGTATGCCTTAAAGCCTGAGGTGATAGAGCAACTCAAAAATCTCTGAGATAGATATTATCTTAGTGATGAGCCAGTAAGGAGTATCAAATGCTTACCATAGAGGTACCGGAACTCCGCCGGTACAATCAGGATTTCTTCCGTCAGCTGTTCGATAAGCTGTGGCCCGGTTTTCAAATCGGGCATCTTGGTGAGGGTTTTCACGACAGGCACATCATCGATGTCTTCTTTGTGGATAGCGTGTCGCTTCTCATGGACACGTTTAGCCACTCTGTGGACGAGGTGGTGCAGGCTGCGAACCTTCGTCGTCCGTTTGATTTGGACTACGTGATATTCGACCACAACGATTACATGGACACGTACTCGTTTGAAGACCCCGAACTGCCCTGCGATAAACGGGAGCATTTCGAGGGTCTTATGTTTGAATTTTTTAACTATCTCGTCGAGACCTTGCAGGAAGAAGAGTTCATGGCGGCGATTACCGCCGATCTGACGAAGGTGTGGAATAGCATCGCCCCCATTGTCGGCACCCACGGTATTGTCGGTTTCTGGTACGAAGCGTACCTCGGGGCCAACAACATGTGGATGGATGGCGATAAAATCTACGGCATTCAGGAATCCGACTACGCGGTTATTTATACCGGGGTGTGGGATGGTGTCAGTGCGGACACGGTGTTCTACCAGATGTCCGAAGACGCTGACCAGGAATTTTATCTGTATCACGGCTGTTTAGTACAGGCGAGCTATGCCAATGACATCCTTCAACGGGGTGAAGTGGTGACGCTCTGTCGACTCACTGATAATACCATTAAACTTTTAGACAAGTAAGGAGCATCTATGAACATTTTAGAAACCGTTGGTAAATACGCAGCTGACTTTAACAACCCCGGTGTGATGTTGGTTTACGTTCCGCGGGAACTGAACCTGGACGGCGGCGGTGTTCAAACACCGGGTATTTTTGATGTCTCGGGCGATAATCAATTCGATCGTACTCGTTTGCGTCAAATTCGTGCGGAAGCGATGGAAGCTAATCAACTGCGCATCCTGTTCGTTGCCAGTATGGGAGTGCCGGGCGACTTTACGCCACTGGATCAGGAAGTGGATGTCACGCTGTCAGTAGAGTTTGGTGTCAGTGCCGGTTGGGTCAAGGTTATCAAATTCCGTAGTGTGGAAGAGAAGCCGAAAGACACCGCATTCATCTACGAGGCGTAACCATGAAACGTGCACGATTGCATTTACTGTCAGGGCTGCACAACCACCTCCAGCACCTTGCAGGGCCAAAGTACCAGAACGCGGCGAAAGTCGCGTATTTGGTTATGGCGCGAGAGATAGCCAAATTGTATCTCCCGGACGCGCACGCCGAAATCTATCACCTGCTGACCGCCAGGTTGTGGGAGATCGAACAGTCCGCGAAAGGACACGCCCGCATGGCTCCGATGGAGTACCGCGACGCGTGGTTGTGTCAGGACTTGCGCGACAGCGGCTGTATGGCCGACTGTGAGAAGGCGGTAGAGTTGGTATCGCGGGTTTGTGGTATGTACGACTGGGCTAAACGTTGGCGCAGGCGCAAAGACTTGGACTCAAACTTGAGTGTGAACGTCGGGATGCTGGGCACGCTGTATGAAGTAGCCAACTTTTTCGATGCGTACATCACATTTGCCCGCGATGAAGATCTGCTGAACTACACGATGTGGTTCGGTGGGGACATGAGTGATGGGGATGAGAAGTTCTACGTGCGTTACTTCCACGATATCGGGGAAGATGAAGAGTACGAAGCGCTACTCAAAGAGTTCCCAGCCAACGGACTGCCGCACAAATACATGTGGCGACACGACCATGCACCTTGCACGCCTATCACTGGCCAGCCCCGTTACAAGAACATTTCGATTCTCGATTTGGACGCGTACGGGAAGCACTGTATCAACAAACTCTCCAAAGGGGACGAGTTATGCGTTGTGTTTACAGCCACGCACTCATGCGATTACAAGTCGCGTATGGTCGTATCCAGGTTCATGGAGGACTCGGCACAATCGGGGGATGGGAATACCTGATGTTGGCGACCCTCGTGATGGAGTGTGCTAAACGTGGGTTTATCTTACCGAGTGTACGTCAACACCATCATGTCGTGTCTATCCTGCGTGAAAAGTACGGACCGATGTTCGATCACAAGCAGGGTAGTTTTAAACGTATCCATGACATGGTACGAGACCATTTATCCGAAGTCATTTACGAACTCCGTACAGAGCTTCGCATGATTCTGGATACCCACAACCTGACCCAGACCGATTTGTATTACTCGCCTGCCGACCTTGTGCAGTGTCGATACCACATCCGGTCTGTAGAAGATACCACTATTGATGCTTTGGCATTAAGGACTAGCGATGCAGTTAATTCTCGATTTCTCACTCTCTGATTCTCGTGTGGCGTTAGAGAAAGCACTGGGCGGTATGAAAAGTGAGCTGACCTTCGAAATCGCGGAAGCGGTCTCGCAGTACGAGCTGAATAAGCAGAAGGAAACCGGTAAGCCGCACTACCTGGTGGAAGCAGACGGCGTAACCGAAACCACCATCAGTTACATCACCGACCGTTTGCGGAACATCTTGCAACACCCGCACCGGATACCGTTCCTGTGCTACGAATCCATTGAAGAGATTCTGGCGCTTATCCAATCAGGCTTTGAGTCGGCGTCACTGGCGCTGGATGAAATCTCTACCATCAATCTCAACGAAGTGTATGTCTCTATCCCACGCGAGTGTGATGAGGCATCCAACACTTTTGAGATGGTCGGGCTGTCAGAGTTGTTTGACCAGCCGAACATCGACAAGATGGAAGACATCATCCTGAAGACCCAAAAGCAAGTCATCCAGATTTGCCGTAACGAACTGGCTTACAACCTGGAGTGCATGCAAAAGGCAACCAGCTTATGAAGATTGCGATCAATCTGACCCCTGACGGCGGGGAAGATTTATGGAAGCAGCTTTTGGGTGATTTGTTCACCCATTACACGCCGGTGGTGGATAAGTTCATTTACAATGGGAAAGATTCCGATGTGAACTATTCCGCCGCTGTGCTGCTACAAATGATCGACCCACTCTATTCGCCGCTGAGTGATTTGTCAAAGGCGTTACTCGTGTTTGTGTTTGATGAGTCCGACAATCATGCCGGGATTATCGAAGCAAACATCGAGCAGTTTACGTTGGATAACCGCGTGCAGGATACACTAGCGGCAATACGTCAAGGTATCTTTAGTAGCCGCGTTCTTATTGATGACGAAACACTCGAGGCGTATGATGTTGAGCAACGTCAGGCGTTTTACGAACACGTTGAAAACCGGGTGATGGAACTCATCAAGACGCTGTACGACAAAGCGTTTGGCGATGTCGATGAAATCACATTCCGATTCTCGAAGGAGAAGAAGCATGAAGGTAGTCTTCCACCTCAGTCATGAGGAATTCCGTAAGCTGTTTATCGAGACTCATGACTCGATTGAGTTAAACCTGGCAGCATTACTGACTACCGCGTTACCTGAACAGTATAAGGACGAAGCGGTTTACCTTATGTCTGTTGAGATGGCGCGGGTGCGGGTTATCATGGAAACGTTGGCGGATAACATCGCGGTCATTGAGTTTGACTCCGAACTGGAAGATGCCAAAGAGAATGGGAAATACTCTGAACTGGTATTCGGTGGTGGCGAAGAACTGATTAAGGCGTTCTATTTCGACGAACGCGAGTATCCGAACATAGCTGACAATCCGGAAGAGACAGAACGTTTACGCGCGATTTACGACGCGTTGGACAAAGAGAAGATGAAGAACGAGTGGCCGAAGATTGTGGCAATTGCCATGTCTCGATTGGCGCACGAAGTCTATCGTCAGATTTGTTCCCACATTCGTACGCATGCGATACGTTTTGTGAAAAAATAAATAAAGACTACCACCCCAACGGGTGGTAGTTCTTTTTTTTATCTTTTGCTTTCAGAAAGCTGCTTCAACTGATGCGAGGTTTCTTCCATCGCGTTGATGAGTTCGTTAATCTGCTTCATGAACAGACCGAACAGCTCCACCCAGTCAGAGGCCATATCGACCATCTTGATAATCTCCCCGGCTGTGGTCGGGTGAATCTGGGTATCGCTGATGATATCAACGCTGACACCGATAGTTTCAATGTTGCGGTTGATGTTCTTCTTCAGCTTTTTAGTCAGCTCAGTGTGCAGGGCTTTTGCCCGGGCCAGTACCGACTCGATATCACCGGCATTGTGATAAACCTTTTCCAGCGGACGGTGGTCAGTAGACGTTGTCGTGTAAGACGAGGCCAGCTTTTTCACCAGGTCCTGTGGGTCGACGGTCTTCAGCGGATAACGGAAGTCTTTGTAGCGGAACGTGCCCGGTACAGACAAATCACCTTTCGCATGGGTAAAGGCTGCCAGCTGAGCCGTCACCGGGTCCAGCACACCCGACACGATATCTTGCAGTACGGACCACACGGACTCCAGGCGCTGAACGTGGTCAATCATGTAGACGTTCAAACCCGGCGGAACCGGTACCAACATACCACGGAAATTCATAAACTTTTCTTTGCGCATCCAACGCGCCAGTTCACCGGCTTCTTCCACCGTTGCGACCGCTTCGGTCACTTTCTGATTGTCGGTCATTACGCCCGGCAGAATCGTTGACACTTTCGAGGCAAAAGACGAAAGCGCAGCAATAGGGTTCAGGTTCATTTTCACCTCGAGGAATATAAAGGAAGGGGCTACATACTAAGTCTTTTTACGGCTATACCCTGTGTTATGTAGACGTCCAACTGAGGTAATTAAGAATGGAATTGAAAATGTTCACCCGCTCGTTAGGCGGGAAAGTTGAGAAAGAAATTTATACCAGCCCATCCAAACGTGTTGATGGTAAGATTCTGGAAGTCGGTAAAATTATCGACATTACTCCCCAGCCTGATGGGCGTCGACTGGTGACTATCGAAATCGACGATCGTAACAAAAACCGCTTCCGCAATCTGGGAGACGAAGAGTGGGTTGAAAACCACTTCGAAGTTTTCCACGGCCGTCGTCTGCTGTTACCTATCAAAAAACGTTAATAAACGGAGCGCTAAATGGCAGGCCCAGCTAAACAAGTCATGGGGGAAGTAATTCGCCCACGTTTCAACGTATTTACCATCATGGATCACGCCCTCGGCACGTACGAGCGTGGTGAAGATGGTCTGTATTACCTGAACGGCGGATTTGCCCACATCATGGGTTTCGCTGGTCGTGGTAACACCTTTAAGTCTACCCTGATGGACTTCTGCATCTTCATGATGCTGTTGCGTTACAACGCTGCCTGGGGATCGAAGTTCGATACCGAAGTCTCCGCAGCGCTTGACCGTCTGGAGCAGGGTTTCATTTCTGCGAAAAAAGCCAACGGTGTTGTGGACGATTCCACACTGCTGGACTTGATTGAAGCCGAACGCTATAACCTGGTCGGTTCGGACATTATGCCTGGCGAAGAATACTACGCCTCGTATATCCGTGACGAAGTAGAAGGCCGCTTCAAAGCGTACATGGGTGGCAAGGGTGTGCGTGAGACGCCATTCCGTGACCCAGTGCGTAAAGCCAATAAGAAGATGAACGACCCGTGGTATTACTCCATCGACTCCCTGTCAGAATGGCACTCTTCGAAGATTGAAGACAAACACTCTGAAACCAAGGTCGGTGACTCCGAGCAGAACGCCCTGAACATGCGTGACAGCTTAGAGAAGTCTAACATGATGAGCCGTTGGCCGTCAGCGTTAGCGCGTGGTGGTTTCTTCCTGGCCTTCGTTGCACAACTTGCTGATGACTCGGGTAAAGCCATGTCACAAGGTAAGGGTGCGAAACCGGCTAACGCCAAACTGTTGGATGATGCAGGCGACGATTTAAAGTTCGCAGGTATTCCACGCCGTCAGATTTCATTCCTGACCAACTCCTTACTGGTTGCGACTAAATCGGGTGAGTTGAAACACGATAACTCGTATGACGCTAAGACTGGCGTTAACGAAGAGATGTATCCGACTAGCCGTTCGAAAGCGATGAACGCTTCCGTTAACGACCTGAAAGAAATCATCTTTACGCAGTATCGTGCGAAAGGCGGCCACACGGGCGTTAAGTTCCGTATGGTGTTCTCCCAGGAAATGGGCTTGCTGTACCACCTGTCACTGTGGCATTACCTGAACAAAGTGTTGAAGACCGATTACGGTTTCGACAGCTCCGGTTCAGGTGGCGCGATTAAAGAACTGCATATCCTGCCGGGTGTGAAGTTCCAGCGTACCACTATCCGTGACCTCTGTGATGAGAACGCGCGTCTGCGTCGTGCTCTGGAGATTACGGTGGCAATGGCGTACATGCAGAACAACTACCACCGTCTGGAAATGAAGTACCACATCACTCCTCGTGAATTGTATGAGAAGATCAACGAGAAGTGGAGTTGGGATGAAATTCTCGACAACACCGTTGAGTATTGGATGTTCAAAGACCAGGAAGTCAAAGGTGGTAAGCGCACATTGACAGCGATGTCTCTGCTGGCAATGGCGGTAGACGGTTTGGAACCAACGTTCTTAACCAAGAAAAAATAATCGTAGACGGTGGGGTAACCCACCGTTTTAATAGGAGCTGACATGCGTTATCAAAATAGTATTGTCGAGCGCCTGCGTCAAGGTCTGGCAGCGATTGATCGTGATGAGAGTGATAACTTCGTCAAGGAGTTCACTCGCCCACGTCATACCCTGAAAGAGTTTGCTGATGAAGCGAACGCGTATTTCAATAAGCTTCTGAAAGATGCCACCCAAGGCAACGGCCAGATGCCGCTGATTGGTACGCCCGAAAATGCGGACGCCATCCCCTACTGGATTGAAGATCTGGAACGGGCTGTGTATCCCGACCTGCGTATCTCGAGGTTAGTCAAATGAGATTAGACCCTGCACGCCGTAAGAAGGCTGAAGCCTACGTGATTCAGCTGTTGAAACTGATTGACCCCAGCGGCATTAATGCTGAGGCCATGAAGCGTCGTCTGCCGAAAATGTCAGATGCGGACTTCAACAAGCTGCGCGACGGTATCCCGATTTACAATCCGGCGGGCGGGAAGGTACAGATCGACCACATGCGCAACATTGAAATTTGTCGCATCATGGGGTTAGAGCTGTGCCAGCGTTTGTATTTCACCGAGCCGAAGACGGGGCTGTTGCACCGTACTCGTTGGCCTCACATCGTGATGCCGTTACCTGCTCGTCGACAAACGCAGATGCAGGAAAAGAAAATGGCCGTGGCGAAGAACGACAAAGTTCGTGATAAGCTCTCTGGTCAGGTGGTGGGGCCGTCTAAAGCCTCCGGGGTTTCTTTCCCAGAAGCCTACATCATGTTCTCCGACGGATTAGATAATACGTTGGAAGAGTTCCTGCATGCACGCGGCGGTAATGAAGCATTACAGCGCGCGTTCTATCAATCCATTCGTCAAACCGGTGCCGGTCGTATTCAGCTGCCGGGTGCAGAACGTACCAGTGCGAAAGCAACACGGACGTGGAGCGCCTACCTGAAAGCGATGGGCATCGGCAACAACATAGGTAATCCGCAATGAGACATGGCCGCCGTTATCTCGCGTGTGTAGACACGATTTTCGACACCCGTATTGGGTGGGCGAGAGCCACTTATCCTGAACAGATTGAAGCGTTTGACCTGGACGTGTACCGCGGTCGACATTCAGAAGTTTGGGCAGATATGGCGGGCATTCCGGATTGGGATAAGCACTACGCGAAACGCGACAAGCGAGCGCTGATGAACGCTACCCCTACCGAGTTTCTCTACGGGTTAAAGAACATCATCCTGGGTGACATCACCCAGATACAGATGGCAGCCCCATTAGAACGGCCAACATTAACCATCAACATGTGGCCGTATCGTGATTTGACCGAGGAAGAATCAGACGCTTTCTTGGCGCACTTCCGGATGTTCTATAACGAGGTTAAGGTTGAGCTGACATACACCCCGTTTGCTAACCTGACCATCGGGCATCTGAATACCCTGTGGGATAAGTGGTACATGTACGACTGGTTCCGTTGGGTCGATATCCAGGCAAAAAAATTAGAAGTAAAAGCACCGGAGTTCACGATTGTGATTCCGGCACTGATACTTCGCGAGATACCTGACTCAGCTGCGGACGCAATTGAGCGAGACAACGTCAATCCGTTCCTGGCCTTGACGCGGTTTATGGAGGAGATAGTTACCGTCGATGTGGTAGACGCACGGCTCTTTAGTATTCATCGTCCTCGTCCCCAACCGGACGTTGGGCAAACGCCGTCTTCATAATCAGCTCGACGTCGATTTTCTCTCCGACCGGTGCCAACTCGCCCTCACCATGTTCCCCATCTGGGATATGTGGCACGGCGGGTTGGTACCCACTATTTTGTCCGTCAGGTGGACCATCGTGGCGTTCGATACGCGCACCACGTTTATCTCGTACCCAGTTGTTCAGGGCGTTGGCAACATCTTGCTGGGCTCCGGCAGATTTGTCTGCGGCCTCGGCACGACGTTTACCCAGGACTTGTTTGTCCACACCATCCAACATCTTAACCAGCGAGCTGACAAGTTTGGAATCGAGGTGCATCTGAGGCACCTGCATCAGGTCATTACTGATCTTGATACGGGCTTGCTGCGTCTGGCGAAGAAGCGACTCCTCGTCGTCTACATCACCGTCGAAGGCTTGGTACGCAACCTTTACATCTTCTTCTTCGCTTTGGCTCATGGATTATTCCTCATCTCAAAAAGAACTCAGACAGATATTATCTTCATGAGTTACTGCTCATTAAGGATCAACATATGTCATTTAAGTGGCTCACAAATCCTTTAAAGCGATACGTCTATAAACGCCGTAGAAGCTTTTTAGAAGGCGAGTTCCATAAGAATGCCCACAACCTGTACCAACGGGTCATGGTCGGCTTAGAGCTGATTACAGAGCCGTTGGTTTATGGTACGGAAGTGTACACCCCACTCTCGTTAACCGGGCACGTTGAACTTCGTTGTTCGAGCGTCACTGTGGTGTTTGATCGCCTGTCGTTTCTGACGCGTGATTATTCGCGAGTGATTAACGAACCGGGTCCACACCCGGAGTGGAGTCCTTATCCCATTACCTTGGAGGCAAAAAACGATGTTACCAATCGCAAGTGGTTAGATGAATACTTTGCGACGCAAGACCCAGAAGTCGCCCGTGATGCACTGCGGGAAATCTTCTGTCTTTTAGATGTTTATCGGGTAGCGTTTGATAAAGACGGCGACCCTGATAAAGATGTGTTGGCCAACCGAACAGCACATCTGCTGCGCGAGTTAGAGTGTATAGTGGAACACTACCTCTAACAGACTTCCACCCTTGTAACAAGGTGAAGCATGGCAAAGAAACGCGACGACAAGGTAGACATGTGGATACGACAAGGGACAGAGCATGACTCTCCCATTGGTGCGTATCTTCAGGAAACCTACTGGAACATAGTCAAAGCAATGCGACTATCGTCCTCCGACTGGAAGGACATGGCTAAAGTGTTCGCTAACGATGATCGTTATCGTGGGCGTTCAACGGCCGAACCGAACGAACGACTCTCCCGACTGGCCACCGCTTTAACCAGTGGTAACATGCCGGGGGTCGGCGTTGACCTGACCTGGAAGCGATTCATCGAAGGTCTGGTGCTATTGGGTATCGATACGCTGACAATAACTATGGAAGGTAAGCGAGGCAAGTTCGCGTCAAAGGCACGGGTGTCCGCGTCCTGTCACCCGCATCTCGATTTATTGAAGACCATCAATAAAGAAGATGAGGAACAGATCCGACGCTCAGCGAGCAATGCACTTAATCATTACTTCGAGAACCCGCGACATACGGCGACTCGGATAATGGAACACGTTCTCTTGAAGTTACTCTGGGGCTTCTTTGCCGAATACAACATTCGGGCAGACATGTGGCGTCGCCTAGCAGCGGCCTATGTGAATAACCCCAAGAACTGTCCTGCGTTGTCTAACCGACGTAGCGACATGCGCCACAATCTGGAATCGGCCATTCGTTTTACGAAGAAGCTGACCTGGAAACGCTTTCTTCAGGCATTGAAAGCGATGGACATGCGGGAAGTCACCTGTGTGTTCTTGGTGCGCGATTCGAGAGGATGGGAACACGAAGTCACGCTGCCGATTGATCTCACCACCCTCGTTCTGCGGAGTAATACCGATGGCACTGAATAGTATCGATAGAATCACGGACCGGGTCAGCAGTGTCGGGAGTGCAGCCGACCAGCTTCAGTATAAGGCTACTGACGCTGCGAACCGTGTTCAGAGTACCGTCGATGGGGCAGCGCGCGGCATTGATGCCGCCAGTAACCTCTACGACAACGTGTCCGAGAAAGCCGGGGAAACCTGGAACAAAGTCAGTGATGGGGCGAGCAGTATCGCTGATAAATTTGGAAACCTGTTCGGGGGTAGCGATGAAGCCTCCACCAATGCGGTACAGGCGGCGGGCTCAGCCGAGTCCGGGGTGTCGCCTACTAACCGTATTGCCGGATTCGCTAACGACCCGAAAGGCACCCTCCCTTCCCTGGACCCGATTAAGCGTGAAGTCTCTGAGCCGTTTAAGGCCAAGAACGAAGCTGCCTCGGGGGTCATGGATTACCTGAAGCCAGGTAAGGCGGGCAATCTCCTGTCGCAAGGCTTTGATAAGCTGAAGACGCTCCGTGACGGTGCATTAAAGGCCGTGGGGACGGACTATGCGTCAGTGAAGAAACGGCTGGAATCCACCATGCAGTTGGCGGGGCAACTCAGCCGCCTGCCGGGGGAAATCCAGCAAGAGGTGTACGGCTATACCTCGGCCTTTAACCAGGCCAAGAATGAAGTCACCTCGGTGATTGACGGTGCAAAACACACCTTCGACACCTTATCGGATTTCGATAACTATCTGGCTATCGATGAACTGATCACAAGCTTTACCGGCAAGACGAACGATATCCGCAGTCTGGATATCAACACCTCATCTGCCCTCATCTACGGGATTTCCAGCAAGCTGTCTGATTTCGGACTGCCGCAGAAAACCGAGCCGATGGTAGAAGCTATTACTGACCCCGTCGCAAAAGCCGTCCTTTGGGGTGAGCTGTTAGTGCAAGCCGCAGGTATTGGTAATCTCGATTCAATCGAGTATTACATCGGCAAGCTGCAACCGGGTCAAGGGCGGGAGTTAGCACCAACGGTGATTCCGTCACTGTTGCGCAACCTCCAGTATGAAGATGGGGTGGGCTACAAAGCGATGGGGGTACGTATCCTGGCCATTTGTAACTCGTTAAATCCGAACTGGGATAAAAGCACCAGTGCACCGGTTCGCACGGAGCTGCTGCCGTATACCTACTGCAACAGCAATGCGATTCAGGCGTTACTGACCACGGTGAAGCGGCCGTACGTCTGTGCTGCGGGCAGCCGTCGTCTCACGACGTCGAATATCCTGGTTGATCAGTTCTTTCCAGTTTAAGGTGTGATTATGTCAAAGAGTGAAATGCAGGCACGAGACGACGTGGTCGAACAGGTCCAACGTGCGAATGAATATGACGATGTGGAGAAGGCAAAAATCATTGCCCGTATCATGCATAATCATCATTTACGGTTCCACAGTGAAGAGACGTTACTCAATACATCTCTTCCGCTATCCTTTCGGATAGACGCATTTCTGACAGCAAAACACGACTCCATTTACGGCAACGCGATGGGTCGGCGATTCGGCCTTATTGCCAGTGAAGGTATTGCCGCCTACGACGTTTGTCGTTTGCCGCAGGTATTTGACGCTGAATCCCGCGAGTGTTACGTTCGCTACCTACGAAGTCTGGGTTGTGTTCATCAGACCCAGGAACGAAATACGGCGACGGACGGAATCAACCATTACAACATCTATTCGCAGGCGAAGACGCTTATTGGACAGATGGCGAGTAATTTTGAATCCGGTCCTGCGGGTGGCTTCGATACTCCACACGGCATGTTCAATACACTGGAGGGTTATTACCATATCCTGCGGGTGATTGACTTTGCTGTGGCGACCGAAGGCGACGATTATCCGATGTGGCAACACAACAACGAATTATCGCGCGACATCACCATCCTGCAAACCTACAGTTGTCCGTTCCCAGAAGTCGATCAGCTGTATATGCTCGACGGGGCGAGCTGCATTCGCGTGGGTCGTGAATTAAAGCGTAAGTTGTACGGTGGCACCAGTTATCGTCCTGGGGCGTTCTCTGAGCACGCTGAGCGTTGTTTTATGACAGCGGTCGTGCGCAAGTTGCACGTCTTACAGTACGATGGCCGTTGTCTGGGGAACGTGCTGGCTGAGATTGTTCAGCAGCGGGTGCCGTTAGACCACTACTACGTGATGCAAGGGCGTATCATGCGGCCGAAACACGCGGAGTGGTTGCCTGACCTGTTGACCCGTATTGTTGAGCACATCGATCCGTACGCAAGTACGTTTGATCCTGATGAGGTCATTAAACTACTGGAGTAGTCCATGTCATTTCTGGATGTGTTAGACGAGGTGGAACAGAAGATGGAGCAGGAGGTGATTAAGGTCGCCCGTGAATCCGTCTCCACCGAGAAAGAGAAAGAATACTGCCTGTGGGTCAAGCCGACTGTTGAAGGTTGGCGTTGGCTGTACGCGCAGCAGGGTCACTTCCACTTAGACGTACTGATGCCGATTGCGGGCGGACGTCGTCGTATCCGCATTGAAGAAGGGAAAGCGGAGCTGACACTGAAACGCTGGAGCGAAGAGAACGGTACCGTGGAAGAGAACTCCGATATCGGGTTTGATACCGCGCTGACCTTCTACGCAGACGGCCATGCGGCACATCTGGTTCGGCGTATTCGCCTGGAACCGGGAGAGCTGGCGGAGAAAGGCGGTAAGCATTGGGACATTGACGTGTTCTACAGCTACCAGGGACGTCCAATGCTGCCCGACCTGCAAGCCTTCAAGGATGTGGTGGAAGCAGCTGAGGCTGGTACCTCGTACGGCGAATGGGTGAAGGTAGAGCTGGAAGTCGAGCGCTACGAACTGGAGTCTATCCGGGAATTCATTCCGTTCGAAGTCGAAGCGACTATGGCCAGTCGTCCGAGCAACCAGGAAGACCAAGTGTTCCTGCGTGATTACTGGGACAACGTCATCAGTCTGTAAGCAGTGCCCACCCTTCGGGGTGGGTTCTTTCTTTTTCTTTTTTCACGGCATGGGCTGTGTCTATGTATAAACCTCAAGGAATAATAACCATGAACAACCTGGTATTTGCAGACTCTATCGGTCTCGTGCTCAACGGGAAGCGTATTAAGCACACCTTCGACCATCACTGGAAATCGTTGATTCAACGCCTGAAAGGTCAGGCACGCATTATCCTGACCAACGAAATCAATCTGAACGCCAACGTAGAAAGCTGCGGGCAGATGTACGCGTTCCATATTCCGCGTGAGACCGGCAAAGCCTTGCTGAAACACGGCGAGTTCCAAAGCCGGGTCGCTAGCTGGCGGATGCTGGGTGCATTGTCAGCGATGGCTGAAAAGACCGTATCGCAATCCATGGTACCCACCACGTTAGGTAACGGGGACATCGTCCTGTTGGTGTACCGTTCAAGCGACGATGCCGAGCTGTCCTTTATGGTCAGCTACGCCCACGAAACCAAAACTCTGCAAGAGGTGATAGAAGATGCCGGACAAAATACTGCCCACGCGTGAAGTGTTTGAAAAGGTGAACGTCTGGAATACCGACGCCGATGTCTACAAGCACGGTTCACTTCATCAGCAGGCGCTGAAAGTTTATCGCTACCTCGGTCAACTGGCCGAGGGTGTCCAGAAGATGGACCATCTGGCTATTGCCGCCGCAACTGGCAATTACATGATTAACCTGTACAGCACATTAGCGTTTGTCGGTATCAAACCGGGTGAGTTCGATTGCGCATACGTCACCGCCCCGTTAGGGCGCGACAACACGCCGGTACATCACATGGTCCATTTGCTCATGACCCGGACGACGCAGGTCATTTCGATGGCTGACCAGTACGACAGTCCGGCTGGGAGCAATTTAATGCGCGGGGTGTTACTGGGGCAGCTCAACGACACCATGGCACTGCTCAAAGCCATTGCCAATAAGTCAGGCTTCTACATTGAGCGTACTGTGGTGAATGCCGGAAATGTACTGTTGTCCAAAAAGGGTAAGCTCGATGAGTTCGGCCTGTTCTACGCCGACAAACCGGTCGTGGTGGTTGCGCCAGTGACGCTGACTTCACCGTTCGATGGTCTCGATGATGTGCATCGGGAAAAACTTGGCAAACTTCTCGGGGTTACTCCCGAGCAAATGGGTTATCAGGAAAAGGATAAGTAACATGCATCAGTATCACGAACTCTTACAGCAGGTGCTCAGTATCGGCCACGACAAAGCTGACCGTACCGGCACAGGCACTACGTCCTATCTCGGCGCACAGATGCGCTTCGATCTGCAAGACGGATTCCCGCTGGTCACCACGAAGAAACTCCATCTGCGTTCCATCATTCATGAACTGCTGTGGTTCCTCAACGGGGACACCAACATCAAGTACCTGAATGACAACGGTGTCTCTATCTGGAACGAGTGGGCGAACGAACTCGGTAACCTGGGGCCGGTTTACGGTAAGCAGTGGCGTGAATGGTTAGACACTAAACTCATTGTGGCTGCTGACGTCGCCACAGCTAATCGTCTTGCCAGTAAGGGCTACGTTCTGGTTGGGCATGTTCCAAATCCTGGCAACGGGCCGACACTTGCCGTTTGGCAGAAAGGCCATGACCAGATTTCTAAAGTTCTTGACCAGCTGCGCAACGATCCTGATAACCGCCGTATCATTGTATCGGCCTGGAACGTCGGCGAGCTAGACGATATGGCGTTAGCTCCATGCCATGCTTTCTTCCAGTTTTACACCCATGAGCTGTCATTAGAGGAGCGGGTGAATTGGGCAGAAGATAACGATAACGAACTCTGGTCTGATTATGTCCACAACACGCACGTACCCGCACCTAAGCGATTAGAGTGGTTGGATAAAGCCAACGTGCCAACCCGTATGTTGTCTTGTCAGCTGTATCAGCGTAGTGCGGATATGTTCCTCGGTGTACCGTTCAACATCGCGTCTTACGCATTGCTGATTCACATGGTGGCGCAACAGGTTAACATGGTACCGGGCGAGTTCGTTTGGACTGGCGGTGACGTCCACATCTACTCCAATCACATGGAACAGGTAGAAGAACAGCTGTCTCGTAAACCGAAAGCGTTGCCGACGCTGGTTATCAAACGCAAACCGGACAGTATCTTCGATTACAAATTCGAAGACTTCGAACTGGTAGGCTACGATCCGCATCCGGCGATTAAAGCCCCGGTGGCTATTTAAGGAGACCCCATGAGTAACGTGCTGCCGTTCCAACCAAAGAAGTTAGCGGATGCTGAGATTTGGATTCCGGGGATTAACGGCACGGAGCCAAAGGTTTTTACGGTACCGCCAACTGATATGTACTGGTGGGCACTGATACTTGACCGTATCAGTAGCTTTAGTCGGACGTTCGAAGGTTGTGTTTACTTCTACTCCGATCCCTACGGTTTCATGAACGAATGTTATTCACGTCGCACAAAGTTACTGGAAATCGAAGTAACACGGGCTAATCTGACAAACATTCTGAAAGCCATGCCGTACACGTACGTTAGCAGCCTCAGTGGGTTGCTGAACGACGACGATTACGACCTGGTGCATGACAATGCGCTTATGCATCTGGGCGATGACCTTAACCTGGTTTACGATGTAGGGTTGTTTATTACCCCAACGGACAGACCAGGCACTTTTAAAATCACTTACGTGGAAATCTAAATGAACAAACTCTTTTGGTTCACCGACTGCGCTTACGCTACCCCGATGCAACCGTATTTCTTTGGCGCAGTAGGCGCACGCGATATGGCCCACGTTTACGCATTGCTGGGTACCAACAAAATCGATACGTTGGAGCTGGGCGAAACCACGTACGAAGGCCAAATCACTTGTGGTGAAGCCATCCGTCAGCTCGAGCCGCGCACCTTCAACGATCCACGTAAGACCACCGTGCAGGTTTATCAGGTAAACGAAGGCGTTGACCTGACCGAACGTAAAGCGTACATCGCTGACCTGCTGCAACGTCAATACGGCTGGACGCCGGAGTCTATCGTGATTCACATGGACCGCTTAGATCTTATTCCGGGTGAGTGTGCCAGCAGCGGTACGCAGATGTGGCGTGCCTGGGCAAACGTAGAAACCATCGCAGACCCACTGCCGCTGTTCATCACCTTTGAGCACGGGGCGGATGATGTGAACTTCACGCCAACAGGTGAAACCGTGGAGTACGAGTACAACATCATCGTCGACAAACCACTGACGCCAACATGGCACATGGTTGACCTGCTGGAAGAAGCCGAACTGCTGGAACTGTTCCCAGAAGCGGCCTTCGTGTGTCGTAAAGCCACCATGTCCTCTGTCGCCGTAGAAGGCTGGGCGCAAGTGGATGAAGTCTACGGTAACCACACCGTAACCCTGTGGCTCAATCCTGACTGGAAAGAGCTGCAAGAAAAGGCCGTTGCCCTGATCGTTGCTGAAGCTAAAATGCAGCAGGAAGCAAACGATACCGCGGCACTCAACCTCCCTGAAATCAACGCATAAGGTGTATACAGTGTCTAAGACCCAAATCAATTACGATCTTGTGGTGAAAGAGCTGTCCAAAGGACTCATCGCTTTGGACTCTGACGTGGCTAAGCAATGTAACATGTTGCCACATATCGCGCTCAGTGAGTTCCGTACTATTCGCTATGGCGCGGGTCGTCAGAAAGGCGTGACGGAGTTTGTGACCAAGTTGGCCGGGGAACATCAAGGGCCGGTTTTAGTCTTAACTCACGCGACGCCGTTACGCGATGAGTTCATATTCCGGGTCGAAGGTAACTATCCCGGTAAAAACAATATCACATCGTTAAGTGGGTATTTCCCGGAGAATTGGCGAGCTGAGAAATTTAGTCTCGTCGTTATCGATGAAGCTGGTTTCTTCTTTAAGAAGTTCGGCTACGACAAAATGTATCGCAGCCTGGCAACCCAGACGACCGACGATGTGGTCATTCATTTAATTAATTGAGGAAGTTATGGAAAAGCAAGTTATTGAAAAACAAGACACCAATACCCTGGACGATATGTTTGGTGGCGATATCCCGGGCTTAGATCCGGATGTCGGTGTAGAGGGTGGCGTTGACCCGTCGAAAGAAGACGACAACTGCACCGGCGGTGCTTGCAAAATTTAACGTATCTGGGTGTCCTTATGGACACCCCCTTTCTCTTTTTTTTATTTCAAGGATTAATAAATCATGGGCGAACAATTTGCCATTCAAATTCCGTACAACATCATCATTAACCCGAACGATCACTTAGAACAAGTTAACAAACTGTTGGCCGGGTTCTGTAAACGGCAGTTTGTCAAAGAGTGGGCGTTTGAAGTGCTGTACGCATTGAGCATTAACAGCGAAACTGGCGCAACCCGCGTGGAGGGTAAAGTGAAGACCGAAGACGGTCGTCTGGAAATTAATGACTTTGAGATGCCGTGGGTGTTGTCCGGGGTTGAATTCAAAGGCACCGTTAACCATCCCCGCTACATCCGTCTGTTCCAGGTGAAGCAATGTATTGAAAACGTACTGGGCTGGTCACAGGCACGCGGTATTCTCGAGAACGGTAAATGGACTACGCAGGTTACCAAATTCTACGAAGAAGACGGTGAAGCGGCAACCGGTATCAGCAAGACCAAAAAGCGTCTGATCATGGACGGTATTGGTGACGCGTTGGTCGTATTGGTTAACGTACTGGCGCTGACCAAGTTTGGTGCAGAAACAATTAACGACATGCTGGTCGAAGCGCGTGCGCGTATTGAGAACAACGTGCCGTTCGGTGACGCTCACCGCCTGTTCCACAAAATGCGTTTGGAATTTACCCAGGCGAACGATGCCTTCTATCAGGGTGAAGACTGGCGTATGCGCAACGATGTCTCTGTAGAAGATCAGCCGGAACTACCCGCTATCTTCTTGATGGATGTGGAAGCCCGTGTGGTCAACGGCCTGTGGTATATGGAAGCCTTGGCGCGTGCTTACGAAGTCACGATCGAGCAGTGCTTCTCATTGGCCTGGGACGAAATCAAAGACCGTCGTGGCTTCCTGAACGCTGATGGCATCTTCGTCAAAGAAGCTGATATGACCGAAGAACAGAAAGCCGCACAGGCTACCGCTTAACCCCTAACTCTTGCAGGAGAGTAACATGAATCTATTCCTCGTAACGGACGAGTTCAATAAATCCGCCATGGAGACCTCGTTCAGAGCAACCGTGATTGCAAAGGATGAAAACTCTGCACGCTGGTTGGTGAGTCAACGCAGTTCCACATTCCAGATTAAGGAAGTGGCTGCCGCGGCTGCATTTTGCATTGCCGAAATTGCACACGAGGAAGAAGGTGTCTTAACCATCGTCCACAGTAGCGGGGCACAACTGCTGTCCCGTTCACAGTTCAAACAACCGGACGTGTCCGAAGACATCTTCTACGAAATCGATATTCTGGAAGCGGCAAAGCACGAGATTCCGAATCTGCCAAACACAGAAGTCGTATGGTTCGCGGTAAAGAACCAGCCGAAGTATCTGATGCGCCGCACCGTACTGCGTACCGATACGCCTAATCCTACTGTGCCAGGAAAATACAGCCAGCTGTATGTCGCGCAACAGTTCTTCCTGAATGACCAGCCAGCCAAATGGCCGTGGCGTTATACGCCAGCGGGACGTGAGTATAAAACGCAGTTCTACGATCTGACTCACGCCAGTATTCTGGAAATCCGTGCGTCTATTCTGCGTAACGCAAATACGTTGCCAGACGGACTGGTAGCTGAAGAGCTGCTGAAAAAGCTGTGGACGTTTGTACGGACAGAAAAAGGGGAAGGGGCGGTCGAAATCAAAGACCTGCAATTCTACCCGGGCCAAAAACTTTACTGGCATCAAACCGAAGCCTGTGAATGGGCCATGACCTTGCCACAGATTATCGCCGGTGAGTTATGCCTTAATGGTGAGCTTGCCAGCGATATTCCGAACACCAACTGTCAAACTTTCTAAGGCGGTAACATGTTCAATGTCGATATTAGCTACGGCACGATAAAATCCGGGCTGTATGCCATTAACGTTAATGGCCATAACGTGGCCAATGTGGATGAGCGTACTGCGAACCTGTGGCGTATCGTGTCTGATGCTGACCAGGTTTTCGTCAGTGACGATATGGCACTGAACACCGACCGGGAACCACTGGTGTTGGTACGCTTCCGTCTTCAGCAGCAAGAGATGGAAGTTTTCCTTAAAGCGGTGGCCTACGATTACGATGGCCACACCGAAGGACCGATGCATATGGGTTGGGATGAGATTGACCCTAGTCTGCGTCGTGTGTTCCGCCATGGGGCAGACACTATCGTGGAATCGGTAACGTGGGAGTTGGACGCCAATGACCATTATCCGAAAGGGCAGCCTATCATCATTATCCATCCGGAGAAGAAAGGTGGGACACCGTATGACGATACCCCGTTCATTGAGCTGTACTACGTAATCCTCGATGAGCAGTCGCCTGTCGTTGAACCGATCGACGAATAAAATAAAAGGTACCACCTACCCGCTGGGGTAGGTGGCCTTTCTTTTTTTTGCTATCGTTGCGTACCGCTGAACGCCGTAAAGATATTCGCGGCCACGCGTGCCGGTGGCAAGTCGAAGAACTTGTTCATCATCGCACCTTGAGACCAGGCCGATTTCCAGGATTGGTACTGCGCGTTCCCGTTCATAATCGCACGGGAAATCCCGGAGGTACGTTCGTGCAAGGTTGCTGCACCCAGCACCGCCATGAACTCAGAGAACTTGTTGTCGTCATCGAACACGCTCTGGTCGGTTACAATCGGCATGTACATGACCCGCGACAAATCACGAATGGTAACGTTGATGTCACACGACAGTGGTACACCGTCAACACGCCAACCCATACCGCCGACCCCGAAGTTGAAGCTCACGTTAGTCACCATGGCATTACGCATGGAGTAACGACCGCGAGAGTACGCCTCGAGATAGAACGGGTGGGTGAACGATTGTTTACCGGTTGCCAGTGGGCAGACAGCCGCTAACCAGAACGAGAGAGGCAGAATCAAGTCCTGGAACACGTCCAGGTCGCCGCCTGACCAACAGCGCAGCGGGATGGTCAACGAGATATCGTCACCGGAGGTATCGGAGGAATCCCACACTTCCGGGAAGTCAATCACCGAGGAGTTGTACAGCGACACGATACCAGACAGATGAAGGAAGTCCAGAGCCCCGGTAAAGGCGGATTTCAGGCCGGTAATCAAACCATCTACCGCATCAAAGCCGGTCACACCACCCGACAGATTCACCTCCAACGAACGGGCTTTCTGGGTCATGGCGTTAACCGTGCCCGAGATTTCCGGTTCTTTAGTGTTGTTGCTGAAGCTGCGGTTCACGGTATCACGGCCGTTAATCTTCCAGGTCACCCACTGTGAGCCGTTGTTCAGTTCGGACATGAACTGCTCACCCACACCCTCGCCAATCTTCGAGAATTCATCGAACATGGTACCGAAGGTTTCTTTCTGCCCCTCATTCATCCAGTTCTGAATCTTCCCGACGTCACGGGCTGTGGCCTCGCCGTTGTCATCACCGTTGGCCGCATCATTCGCCATCTGGGCTTTCAGCTGCTTTTCTTGCAACTCAGCTTCAGAGGTGAAGTTCTTCTCGGTTCCCCCGGCCTGGTCAGCTTTGACGAAGTTGCCCGTCATCTGATCCACAGCCGCCGCTTCCATCGTGTCTGGGTCAACCTTCGCTTCGTAGCCTTTCGATTTCTTGATGACATCTTCCAGGCGGGAGAGCGAGATTTCCATTTGCGCCGAACGTTTCAGGTGCACATCGCTGTACAGCATCTCCTTGTAATACTGCTGGATTTTGCTGTTCATCTCGGCTTCGTTCGCCGAGTCAGCCTGTATCTCCTGAAGACGCGCCGCCTGATAGTTCGCCAGCACGCTGTAGCGGTTAATCATGCGGTAGACATCAAATTCCCCGTTGGCTTTCCAGATATCTGGCAACATGCCGTAGACATCCTTTCGCTCCGCGTTGTATTTGTTGGCTTTATCCTCAATACTGCCCGGGAGGTTGAACATCCCCAGAATGCCAGTCGGTACCAGACGACGGTAGAGCAACTGGGTATTGACGATATTCTGCACCGCACGCAAGTACAGGTTCATGGTCGGCTTCACGTAGTAGTAGCGTGAGGCTTCTTTGTTCAGCACCATCTTCATGATACGTGGGGTAATCATGATCAGTGCAAAAGCAGCGGTACCTACCGTCGCCCAGATAGCAGCGGCAGCGGTCCAGCCTGCCAGCTCACGCACCACGCCCGGGTAGTCACCGGTACGGGCCAGGTAAGCCAGCTTCGAGTCGTACATGTTCGCAAAGAACGCCGCCACCCCGAGGTAGCGCGGTTTACCAAAGCGACAATGCAGATAGAAGGCGTTTTGTTCAATGGACTCCCAGTAGTACGCACCTTGACGGTACGACCCTTGACCACGGAACGATTCGAACCACGCGGTGTTCTGGTCGCCTGCCGGACGACTCTCCGGTGTGGCAATGGCCCCCGTAATCGGTGGGTCGGCAAAGAACGTAAACTGCGGTGGTGCATTCAACGCCATGTTACCGCCTACCGTGGTATCGGCAAAGCTTAGCACGGCATTGGAGTACGTACGCAAGTTCACAAATCGGGTGTCACGCGGGAGTTTCATACCGCCGAACAGGCCGTTCACCCACGTTACATCATTTAACGAACGTGCATCCACGATAACCTCACTTTAAAGAAGAGGGGGAGTTGCCTCCCCCTTTGAGTTAGCTAGCCTGACGGGACACATTCAGACTAGGGGTCGGTTGCGTATACGACCCTTGGGGTTTCTGACCGGCCGCAGGAGCTTGTCCGCTACCCGGTTGGAGACTGCCGCCGCGTTGCATCAGATCGCGCATCTCTTTCAAGATGTCACGCATTTCCTTCTGCACAATCAGCTGCTGTTCCCCGACCGTACCAGTACCAAAGCCACCGGCTGATGGTGACACGTCAGACGCCTGCTGAACCGGATTGGCCTTCGCTTGTGCTTGCGCACGCGCTTCTGCCGCGGCACGAACTTTCGCCGTGTCTTCATCCGACATGCCATCGGCTTTCGCTTGGGCTTCCACGGTAGCGCCCACGGAGCCAACGTCACTCCCAGCACTACTCGCACCACCCCCACCTGGGACAGTCCCACCACCGGAAGCAGCAAGTGCGTCATCGGCACCCATTGCCCCTTTCGTCGCTAAGGCTTCATCACGACGGGCTTTGTTGTCTCCTGGCAGGTCATTGGCAGCTCCAGCAACACCACCGACACCCTCACCACCGCCCGCAGCAACCGCTGGACTTGACGAGGTTGGGGTTAATCCACCGGTCAGTTCTTTGGTCATCTTCGGATCGGCATTAGCGGTGTTGGCGGCAACGCTGCCCATACGGCCGTTCAGCTCCTGAACCACTTCGTTCAAGGTACGCATCCGGCCGTTGGCAGTGAAGAACACCGACTTGTTCGCCCCCATGACCTTGCGGGTCACAGACGGCGCTGCCGAAGCAGGCGCGTTCGGGTTCTTTCTCCAGGCTTGCAGGAATTGACGACCACCGCCAGCCCCCATGAAGTGATACAGATAAGCAACCGCAGGGGGAGGAGCAACCCCTCCCAAATCATTCTGCGCGGACTTGATGTTGTCGCGGATGAACTGCAACCCGAGGATTGCGTTCGCATGAGGATCGTACTGACCCCCACCGCGAGCAAACAGCTGAGACGGAATCCCGTAGTTGTTTGCGTACTTACTCATCATGCCGTCCCACGTTCCGTCAATGAACTGGAAGAGACCAGCGGCTGACGATGACGGGGATTTTGCTTTGTAGTTGAACTTGGATTCGGCATACGCCATCCCCAAGGCCACACCCGGCGGAACACCCATTTTCTGGGCGACTTCCACAATCATCTTCTTCACAGCATCTTTGTTGTTGAGGCTGCTCAGCGGGTATTTCTGTACCAGCTCCTTGTAGTTGCCTTCGGCGACATCCCCAAGGTTAATGGCCACGTTCCCGGTGGAGAACTTGGCGTAGTTACCTACCCCACCCATGGCGTTCACGTTATCCGCGATATCACTCGGAATCCCGGTGAAGCCTTTGCCCCCGAAGCCACCTGCCGCTTGCATCTTGGCTTGTTCTTCGGCGGTGTACGTTTGATTCGCACCGGTTTCATCGGTGACGTACATGTGGGTGCGTGGGTCTTTCTTCTGCCACTGGGCAATCTTCCTGTTGTCCACTTTCTTCTCGTTGAGCAGATTGCGGACGTTCAGGTCGGCTTGCTTGGACAGCTCTTTCAGCGTGGTCAGTTCCTTTTCCACGGAGTTCGGGTCGGTGTTCGCCCCGTCATCACTCCACGGCACCAATGCCACTTCCCACACGGACTGACGGATACCGGCGCGCATGTTGTAAGCACGCGAGGTCAGTAAGCCCAGTTCGTACAGGTAGCCCCCAGTCATGGAGACTTTCAGTGGGTCACCGGCGGGGTCGTAACGTTTGAAGCCACAGACGTAGAACATGAAGGTCGGTAAGAAGCGGTTCACGAACCAGTGGTGGACAGAATCCCCTCGCGGGGTTTGCCACACCTGCGGCGCAACGATATCCGTCGCCTCAGTCCATTTCCCGTTATACGTCCCGGTCTTCGTGTTGATTTGCGGCAAGACGAAGGCTTCCATTTCTTTCAGCATTGCCACGTAGCCAGAATCGAGGTTCTTCAACCCGTAGGTTTTCATCCTGATCGATTCGAGCGCGTCCACGTCTTTCTGTTGCAACGTCCCCAGATGGTCAACCTGAATCGAGACGGATTCAGTGCCATCTTCCCAACCTTCTTTCTTCACCGTGTTTTTCTGCGTTTCCGTGTCCATGGTGTTCAGCGCCGTGAAGGCATCCTTCACCCCAGTCGACTGAAGGCCCTGGGCTTTCAGCGTACGCATCTTACGGTTCTTGTCATCGTTCATGCGTTTGTTGATTTCACGCAAGGTGTCTTCCTGCACCTCCATCACTTCATCCGCATCCAGGAACTGTGGCGAGGTGAACGTCACGGTATCCCAGGCACTGGACCAGAAGCCCTGGTTGACTTTACGTGGATCTTCTAACGCACGCAACTGTACCGCGTCTTTGGTTAACGCGGTTTTGCTGTGGATGGTCAGCATCTCTTCTTTGGTCAGCTTCGATGCATCCCCCACCTCGGACAGCTGGATATCACGGTCCATGGCTTTCAGTACCGTCAGCCAACGCAGGTACACCGGAATAAAGCGTTGTAGCATGTGCGCCTGGAACGCCAGCATTTCGCCTTTGTCCTCAACGTTAATGCCATAACCTCCGGCCAGTTCCTGCACTTCCTTCCCACCGAGGCCACGACAGCTTGCTTGTCCTTCGCCGTTAAAGGCGATGAACGGTTTCAGCTTGTCTTCCAGATAACGGACTTTGGCCCCGTCATCCGTTGACCACTTATCGTAATCCCGGTAACCGTACTGCGCGATACGCATGGTGTCCAGGTACGAGGTGTATGTAGAGGTGGCGATACGGTACGCTGCAATCCCGGTACCGACGACCGCCCCGACCAGTAACGTCACCGGCCACCCGAGGGTTGCCACGATACTGGCGGCAGTGGTAGCCACCGGCATGATAAGACCGCGCATCGCGGCACCGCCTAACAGGCGAGCACCACCCGAGGCTAACCACCACGCCGCTTTACCGAGACCGGCTGCCGGTTTAATGAGGCCCCATTTCGCAATCGTGCCGACGATACTGCCCACGGTACCCAGAATGGAAACTAACGGCCCAATCAACGGCAGTCCTTTGAAGAAGTCCATGATGCCGCCTTTCTTCTTCCCACGGTCACCGCCTGCGGATGCAGGCGTACCATCGTCCTCGCCACTGCGCTTACGACGGAACCACTGGAAGTAGTCGCGCTTCTCCCCGCTGCTGTTAAACTTCACGCGGCGGGAGAACTTGTTCATCATGCCCCGGACCACCCCATCGCCTGCCCCCGATTCTTGCAGGGACGAACGCATGGTGTTGAACCAGGTAACTTCTTGCAGGTCAACCATTTTATTCAGACGGTCAAGCACCCGTGCCCCTACCGACTTCGCTTTATTGCGACCGGTATTGATGACGTTGCCTGCTGCATCTTTTAACTCTTCCACATCGTCCATGGCCGCGGAACGAATCTTGGCTTTGGAGAACCCACCACGACGGTTAAGTCTTTCACGATAGAACGCTGCTACGTCGTCGTCACGACCCATCAGGTGCTTCTCGATCATGTAGCGGGTGCCAATATCGTGCTCGGCCCCACGGAACGAATCCCCAATGCTGTTTGCGCGCTCGCCAAGACGGCCGAACCACCCGCGCAACGCATCACGTTTCCCCCCAAACCAACTGCGGCCGCTGTTGATGCGGCCACCGAAACGGCTGTTAAAGCGACGACGCAACTGACGAGCAGCCACCTTCCCTTTGCGTACAGCACGCTCCAGGGATTTCGACCCCCCGACATTCTTCTCCAGCTCCTCTGTCCAGGAATCGTCTTCCGGTTCCCCGGCAAGACGTTGGTTCAGAAGTTTGTAGATACGAATCAGAATGTGGTTGGTTTTCTTGGTGCCCGACATACCGCCAAACAAGCTGTTACCACTGAACCAGTTGCCGCCCTTCCCGCTACCCCCTTTAAACCAGTTAGCAACCGGGTTATTGAAGGCAAAGTGCTTCAGACGAGACCCGGCATCACGCAGACGACCAGGAATACCCATGAGCAGGTCGCGACCCCACCCAGCGATACGTCCTATACGTCCTACAATGCGCCCTAACGGGCTTTTCACAGACCGACCCCACTTGTCTACCAGGGCGAACTCCGGGTTCTGTAGCTCGCTTGCAGAGATGATGGTGTTGCCTTCTTTATCCTCAATCGGACCACTGATCTCTTCCAGCTTATAGACCGGTTGTTTGGTCACGCTGTTGATGTAGTGTCCCTGACGCATCAGGTGCGCGTATAAGCGCGGTTGGGCATCCCCCTTGACGTAGATGTCCGGCAGATTAGTAAACCAGTCACGGGCCGATTTAAGGCGCGGAGCGATACTGTCGAGCACACGCTTTGGGGCACCGAGGATTTTGTTACCCAGTTCACCGCCTTTACGGGCAATACCCTGGAACAGACTTTGTACCCTGCCGCCTTTATAGTAGCGCAGCTTCCCGGCCGCGGCTAAGTCCGCTGCGGTCAGGATGATGTTACCGTCTTCGTCCACAATGTCACGCCCCAGACGAATATCGTCCAAGGTTTTCAATTGCTTCGGCTGTGAACCGGAACCGCTACCGACTTGATAGTATTCGCCGTTCTCCAGTTTCTTGCCCTGAAGGACCACGTTGCCTTTCTCGTCGTAGATGTCCTTAATTCCGAGCAGTCCCTGACCGAAGGACACCGCAGTATTGAAGGCACCAGAGAACCCGCCACCAATCAACCCGCGTGCCCGTTCGAAGATGCTTGGACCAGACGACGGACCACCGAACTTACCGCGTACCCAACTGCCGAGTTTACCCAGACGGTCTTTCCCGGCATTGAAGCCGCGCTTGCCTAAGTTAAAGGCTCCGCCTGCGGTATCAAACAGAATCCCACCCCACCGTCGTAACAGGCCAGATTCACCCAGCACGATTCGACGACGGCGCGGACCTGCACCCGGACGTGGTGGACCCATTTGCTCTTCGGCGTCGCCGCCACTGCCACCGCCTTCAAGGGAGGCCAGCAGAACACCATTTTCGTCCATTGACTTCACATGCTCCAGGATTTTCTCCTGAATCGTGGTGATGTTAATGCCGCGAATGGCTTCAACGATACGGTCAGTATCATTGGTGGTTTTGCTGCCATCGGTTACGCCTTTCAGTAGGTCGACGAAGTTGGTTTCCGTTTCACCATAAAGGACACGCGCCAGTTGTACCGGCGACATCCCCCGACCGCGTTTACCTTTACCACCACCACCGCCACCTGAAGGACCGCCGCCAAACGGATTGCCTTCCGCTAACGGGTCATCGTCCGCACCCCCTTGGTACTTGGCACGCAGTAAGTCAGCCAGTGCTGAGTTGTTCTTCAACTTGCGCTGAATCTCTTGGTCGAGAGTCAATGCTTTACCGCTGCGGGTTTTGCCCATGCGGGTGTCGTTGAACAAGGTGAACGGGTCAGCGAAGTCTTTGTCTACGCCGAAGGTGTCGTTCTTGGCATCGTAGCGGAAGATACCGGCATCGCGCAATGCACGCTCGCCGTAAATGGCAGCCGCGGTGTCAATGTTTTTCTGGTAGCCTTTTACATGATGTCGCGCACTCTGGAACTTATCTTCCAGTTCGTTCGACAGCTGCCAGGTTCCACCGGTCATCGGGTTGGATTTCTTGCGCAGTAATTCAACCACCGCATCCGCACTGTTCCCGGACATGTAACGCATCAGATGGTTACTGTCTTTCAGAATCGCGTCCACGTCCATGGCACGGCCCTGCGAGATACGGCTTTCGAGGTAGTTGGCCAGACCTTGACGGTCTTTGTCACTCAGCTCTTTCTTCTCGTCGAGGTAGTCAACGATTTCCCAGATGCTTTCCTGCTGCTTGATACGTCCTTTATCATCCGCCACACCTTTACGGATACGGTCAGACAACTGACGCCGGGTGGTAAAGCCACGGGTCGTGATGTCGTATTCCATATCGGCATGTTCGCCGTAACCACGACGGATCGATTTGTTAATCTCGGACAACCAGGCCGGAATCACTTCCACCAAGGCCAAGTGTGCACGGCGGTCGAACTTGGCGACCCGGTTAAGGGCTTCACCATCACGCTCGTCCAGGAACGCTCGTTCGCGGTTCATTGGGTTGATAATCCCAAAGTCGCGACCCATGCGGAACACATCTGCCGCCGTACCGTCCGCCTCTCCCGCCATCGCCGAGTTGGCAATCGTACCCTGTGTCCAGCCCCGGGATTTAAACTGGGCCTGGTGCAGCTTGGTCATGTACTCGGGACGTTCTTCCATCCAGGCACGGGTTTTGCCCTGCACCTTACCGACCAACGGTTGCGCAAACTTCTTGGTAAGGAAGCTGGTTAACCAACCCACCCCTTTGTCACGGCTGTTCTTCTTCCGGCTGTCCGGGGACAGGCTGGAATCATCGTCCATGCCAAAGTCATCTTCGACTTGTGACCCCATCAACATCTCAAGCGCCATACGGCCATCGCCGAACGCCTGAGAAATCTTCTTGGTCATGTTGTCGCGGACTTGGTTCATGAACCCTTCGCCGTAGCGCAGGGGGTTCATCCATTCGGCCGCTTTACGCTTGATGTTCGCCCAGTGAATCTCCGAGAACTCTTCTTTCGCATAGTCCGGCAACGCGGTGTTCTTCACAATCGCTTCGAGGGCCGGGGTATTACGATCGAACTCGGTTTGTTTCAGCTTGGCAATATCTTGCAGCGCAAACAGGGTACGGTATTGCAGTTCCAGCTGTTTACGTTGAACGTTTAAGAACACACCCTTCGACAGACCGGTTTGCGTGTGAACGTCACGGGCAATGCTCAGCACCGTGTTCATCATCGCATCGGACTTCATGTCCTTCACGGCATCACGCAGACGGTCTTCGGTGGCATTCTGACGGGCTTCGGTCTGCTGCTCTTCGGTCATTTGCTGACCGGCACCAAACACCTCACCCATCATCCGGTCGAGACCGGCTTGCTGCGGATCGTAGTTACCTCCGCCGTAGGCTTCGTCGTCAGAACGCGCCCATTTGTTAATCCGGTTGGTCAGGCTATCGGGCAGATAGCGCTTGAGGGTTGGCCCTAATTGACGGGCTTGTTGCTTGATAACACGCTCGGTCTTGACTATCTCGTCTTTGGTATGAGCGTACACGTCTTTCGCCACGCCAGCCGCGTTCTGATAGCCATTCCAGGCTTCGGTCGCAGGCTGAGGCATGCCTTTTAAAATGACCTGGTCACGTTTACCGCGTGGCCAAATGGTCGCCAGAGCAGACTTACGCACTTGGTTCGCTGTATCAAGAACCGGGTTGCGCGATTTACTGTTGTTCTGGCGGGGCGGTTCGTCGAAATCATCCCAATCGACATCATCAAAACCGAGATCGTCGAAATCGTCTTTTTTTGCCATTTTCATTACTTCCAATTCAGGAGCTTAACGTGAAGAAGCTAAACTGGGTTGACATTTACCTGTTAAACGTCAACAAGTCCCTGGTGTCACATTTGAAGCCGGTGACTACGACCGACACCTTCCAGGGCATGACGAAAAACTTTCACCCGGAAGGTCTTTACTCTACCGAAATCTTCGGCCTGACAGGCAGCGAAGAGCGTGACGCTACGTTCGCGTACATTGATGTAAAACTCGACATCATTTCTCCTACCGTGTGTTTAGGGTTGTTCGGGTTGAAGCAACTCTACGAGGAAATTTGTGCGGGTCGTCGCTTTGCAGTATGGAGCGACAAAGAAAAAGATTTCTCGCCAGCGCTGCCCGGTGATAAAGGTGCAGACACCGGCATGAACTTCTTCCTGTCTCACTACAAAGAGTTGGCCCCGGCGCGCAACGACTCGATGCGTCGTGATGACTCACTCGACTTCTTCTTCAAGTTCCGTGACGTGAGTGTGAACCGTCATGTGCTGGTATTGCCTGCGGGTCTGCGTGACCTGATTGTGCGAGAAGATGGCCGTGACCAGGAAGAAGATATCGGGGGCATGTACCGCCGACTCATCTCGCTGTCCCGTGCGGTTCCCGACCGCAATATCCAAACGGAACTGACTGACCCGTTGCGCTGGAAACTCCAGCAGGCGTACAACGACATCTGGATGTACTTCTTTAACATCCTCGATGGCAAAGGCGGGTTTACCCGTCGTAAGGTGACCTCCCGTAAGTTGATGAACGGCACACGTAACGTGTTGTCTTCGTTCTCAACCGGGTCGAAGGTCATGGGTCGTGAAGACCAGGTGCGGGCGACCGACACGCGTGTCGGGTTGTTCCAGGGGTTGAAGTCACTCTTGCCGGTAGCGCAGTATAACATTCGCGAACGTTATCTGAGCCAAATCCGTGCCGGTGATGGCAACTTATACGGTGTCAACACCAAAACCCTGCGAAGGGAATTGCTCGAAGTCAAAGGGAAGGTCTACGACCTGTACACCACCGACGACGGCGTGGAGAAGTTGATTAACCGGCTGGAAGCGCGTGAACTGCGCCATGCTCCACTGATGATTGATAAAGACCACTACGTGGCACTTATCTATCAGGATGCCAAACACTTCAAAGTGTTCTTTGACATTGAGGATTTGCCTGCGGGACGCGACCGTAAAAACGTGCGCGGAATTTCACTCGGCGAGCTGTTGTACCTATCCGGGTATGACCTCTGGAATAACTACTTCATGTTCGTCACGCGCTACCCGATCATCGGGCGCGGTTCGACGTACTCCTCGACCATAAGATTGGAGACCACGGTCTCCTCCTTGTATCTCCATGAGCTGGAAGATGACTGGGAAACCGCGAAGGAGAAGGGGGCGATCAGCTTCCCGGATCGTAATATTCCGACGTGGGTAGAATCTATGGCACCGCACCCTTCCCGACTGAAAGGGTTGAACGGTGACTACGACGGTGACACCGGTTCCGGTAACGTCCCGTTCTCGCAGGAAGCAATGGAAGAGAACCTCCGCTGGGTGAATTCGAAGAATTATTGGTTTACCACCAACGGCAAGTTTAAAGTAGCCCCCGTTAACGACGTTATTGAGCGTGCGATCAACTCGCTGCTGCAATAGCGGGTGATTAAGGACCATCATGCTTCTCATTAAACAGTTTAACCAACGCTTCTCCGTTCGTAAGACGGATGAGTTCGGGAAACCGCGTATTATCCCGCTGGAGAAATTCCAGATTCCCCGCGGGTCGGTTTTCCATACCGTGGACTTAGACCAGGTGGTGCTTGCGCCACCGGTCACCACCCCGTATTTCCAGGAGCTGGAAAAGCCAGCACAAGTACGTCACCACTTTAAGCTGCCGGAAGATGGGATTTCCGGTCGTCCTATCCCGGTTCCGGTACAAGGTCAGGAACGTCAGATTCTGGCCTACCACCGTACCAACCGTCGCTTCCGTCGTCTGTCGCAATCCGACGAGTTAGTGCGTACCGATCCAAAGGTGCTGCTCATTGAGAACTACACCCCAATGCTGCCGCACTACCGCTACCCGGATACCATGTTGTCCTGGTACGATCGTCTGCGTAACGTGCAGGTGTTGATGAGCAACCAGCTCAAATACGACAGTGCCGAGTACCTGCGTCAGAACTACATGATTATCAATGTTGGTTCAACGCTGCCTGCGTACGACAAGTTTAAGAATACCTTTAACGACCGTGTCAAAACCAAACTGGAACGTTTCCAGAGTTTTGATCTGCTGTGGTTGCTCGAGCTGTTTGCCTGGGCGATTGGTCAGCAGGAGTCGTCGCTGTTTGCCGGTATGGACATGACCCAGTTATCCCGTACCAACTTTGTGTTCACCCACAACACCGGGTTCACCGTGATGAACATGGGCGTGGTGGAGAAGATGCGTAAGTCTGCCGGGGGTCGTCTGACCGATGAGCAGATGGCCCGTGCTTTCTACCGTACCCTGATTCGCGTAATGACCGCGAAGCCGGACATGGTGTCTGAACTCGAAGTCGTCAATGCCGATGGCGAAGAGGAAATCATTGTTCAGGACGTCGAGAATGACGATATCGTGGATGGTGTCGATGACGTGACCGATGAAGACATCGTGAACGACGTTATCGTGCCGGAAGACGATTTCGATACCAAAGAAGACTTGGTCATCGATGCGCCGAAAGAAGATGTGAAACCCACGACGATTGTGGTTGAGAAAACCATTAATCACGCGGATGTCATTAAGCAGGAAGTGGACAAGCTGGCTGAAGCTGGACGTGTCTCAGCGAAAGCCTTTAAGTTCCTCAATGACGCTACCGAGCGTTTTAACGCGCTGCCAAACCCGTACAACCCGAAAGAAACGTACGGCGAAGCCATGGTCGTGGATGCCAAGAAGATTGAAATTAAACCCGTCACGACGCTGCGGGAACCTGTCGTTACTACCACAGACTGGACGCAGTCTTCGGTGGATGCGATGGACAAGCAGTACAACACCGAGATTCTGCCAAAAGACATTCTGGCGGCAGTAGCGTCATCTCAACGTCTGGGCCTTGTTGTCCACAACCACACGGTCGAAAAAGAAGTTTCCGTGACCGGCAGTCTCGAACACCACACCCTCCGTGTCCAGCCAATCGGCGGGGAACCAGTAACGGTCCGTTTCCAGGTTCCTGCATTGACTGAAGACGGTACGTGGGTTGCGAATGGTACTGAATACACCATGCGTCGCCAACGTGTCGATATTCCGATCCGTAAAGTTGACCACGAGACCGTGGCCCTCACCACCGCATACGGTAAGAACTTTGTTCGTCGTAGTGACAAAGTCGTTAACGACTACGGTCGCTGGCTGTCGAATGCGATTATCGTGCGGGCAGTAGACCCGAAAGATACGACCATTACCGATGCCAAACTGGCAAACGTGTTTGACCCGCTGGCAACCTTGCCGCGGCAATACACCATGGTGTCACGTCGTATCTCGACCTTTAATGCTATTGGCTATCAGTGGAACTTTGATTCGAAAGCGTTGGAGTCCTTCTTTGGGGCAGACATCGTGAAGTCGATGGCGAAGAAAGAACTGACGCCGGTAGCGAAAGGACGGGGCGGGTTGCTGATGGGGATGGATGACCACTCCCAGATGTATAAAGTGAACGGGGACAAGATTGAACCGCTGGGGACGCTGGCCGATACCTTAGGGTTTGACCAATCGAAAACCCCACGCGAAATGACGGAACTGTCGATCATGGGCAAAGCCCTGCCGCTCGGTTTCATCTTTGCTTTCTACCTCGGCCTGACAGGTATGCTGCGACACTTCGGTATTCGCTTCGAAATCCTGCCGCCGGGACAACGTATTGACAAAACGACCTACGACTCCATCTTCCGTCTTTCGGATGCGAAGATTGTGGCGATGTGTGACAACGACAAACAGCGCATGATTCTCAATGGGCTGGACAAGTACGTGAAGCACCTCACCACCTACACGGAATCGGAAGTCGACCGGGAAGACATTTACCTCAACCTTATTCGCGATGCAGATGGGCTGACGCCTCGCTACATCAATGAGCTTCGACTGATGCGGACCGCCTTCGTCGATGACATGCACGCGCGTCTTTTGCGGAAGATGGGTGAACCGGAAACCTTCATTGGGCTATTAGAACGTTCAAACGAGCTGTTGCAGAACGACCACACCCTACCCGAAATCAACGGCGATGAAATGATGTTCGTCGGTAATCAGCGTATTGCCTACCACATCTATACCGCGCTTGTCCGTGCGCAGCGTAACTACATTAACGCCCCGGGCAGTAACCGTAAGTTTGAATTGTCGCAGGACATGGTGTGGGGTGAGATTAACTCTGACCCATCCGTGCTGTTGGCACCGGGTGCAAACCCGATTCAGTTTATTAAGGAGAAAGACGTTATCACCATGGGTGGTACCGGCGGCCGTAACCGCAAGACCATGGTGTACCACACGCGTGAATTCCAGAAATCTGACCTGGGCATCGTGTCCGGGAACACCGTCGATAACGGTGACGTAGGTATCACGGCTTTCTTAGTTAACAACCCGCGCTTCGACACTGTCGATGGCACAACCAAGCCTCTGGAGGGGGGCGGTCAGCCGGGTGAGCTGCTGTCCTTTATTGACGGCTTGGCACCTGATACCCTGATGGACGATGCGAAGCGTCAAAACTTCGTTGGGATTCAAATGGGGTCAGCGACCACATGCATCGGTGCTACTGTTGCACCGTATCGTACCGAACAGGAGAAAATGGTCGCCCACCGTACATCGGTGAAACACGCACGCGCAATTGACAAACCGGGTAAAGTGATCCGGGTAACGGACGATACCATCACCATCAAATACGACGACAAGACCGAAGAGACGTTCGAGTTGGGTCGTTGGTTTGGTGCGCACGAAGGGTCGTACTATCCTCACACGTTAGTAACCAAATGGAAGGCAGGTGACAAACTCCCCGCCGGGGCGATTATCACGTATAACGACCAGCACTTCGAACCGGACTTGCTCGACCCGTACCAGGTTAACTGGAAAGGTGTCATCATGGCGAACGTCGCGTTGATTGAATCGGAAGAGGTTATTGAGGACTCGAATGCTATAAGTGAGCGGTTCGCTGCTTTGGCTCAGTCGGATGTCACCAAAATCAAAGAAGTCACGCTGACCAGTACCCAAAACCTGATGGAGATTGTGAAGAACGGCGAGCATGTCGACGTGGACACAATTCTATGCACCTTTAGCGACAACCTGAGTGACGATATGAGCGGGTTCTCTACCGAAGCCGCTGCCACCCTGTACGAACTCAGTGCCTATTCCCCGCAAGCTGGGGTACGTGGCTTCATCGACAAGATTGAAGTTGTGTATCACGGTGACCCGGAAGATTTCGCACCGAGCGTCCAGACCCTGATTAACCAACACGACCGCCAACGTCGCAAACTGGCGAATGCCTTGGGCGACCACATCCCGAAATCGGGCAGTGTGAATGGCGACTATCGTGTCGACGGTGTTCCGCTGGCGTACAACAGCATGGTGATTCGTTTCTACATTACGCACCGTGTGGAAATGGCCGCTGCGGATAAGATGGTTATTGCTAACCAGCTGAAAACCACCGTCCAGGAAGTTATGCGTGGCGTCAACCGGACAGAGAACGGCGAGGACATTGATATCATCTTCGGCCGTAACTCGTGTGATGCGCGTATCGTAGGTTCACTGATGCGTATCGGTACCTCAAACGGTGCTGCTATGCAGGGCGGTAAAATGATTGGGAAGATTTTGGATGGGGAGAGCGTTCCTGCGCTTCCGGCCAAGATTTAACTCACACCCCCAGACGGGTCGCTCCCGTCTGGTTTTCTAACTCCCGGAGTTTATAATGAGTATCTTAGATGACATCCGCGCACGGCACAACATCCCGAAACGCGCTAACACCCAGTCTCAGGAAACGGACAGCTTCTCCCCGCAGCAGCGTATGCATGCGATTACCCTGGGGAACGCCGTTGAGCTGACTACCGAAATCATCTACGACCTGATGAAGGGCAATAATGGCCTGAGTGGGCGTGTAGGTGAGCAACGTTTGCTGAAGCGTGATATTGCCGACATGATCGGTAACCGTCTGGCGTCCCGTATCCAGGAAGTCGCAAGCTCTAATCAAGGGGGTCGCGCGTGATTCGTTTATATTCCCTGAATGCCTGCACTAATGCACTGCGCATTCTGAAACAAACCAACCTCCGTCTGAGTGCCGATGTCGATTCCCCGATCGCGGTGCTGAACAAAGCCACCAGTCAGCAATCTGTGCTGGACAGCTCGATTACCGATGAGCAGTTCTTCCAGGAGCTGCCGAACATTACTGCGCTGGCACAACCGGCACAGGGTACCGGTGAAGCCGCTATCATCGGCGATGGTGCGGCCGGTGTCAACGTGCTGAACGTGGAAGACCACGAACCGACGCTGTTCGAACTGAAGAAGATGGCCGTGAGCCGTTGTGCGGGTCTGCTGGACTTCTCCCGTAACGTGGTCCAGCCGTTCGTGCAATCCGTGATTCAGAACAACGATGCTGCGCCAGTTGAAGAAGTAAAAGAAGACTGGGCACTGGTACCGGTAGATACCGATCCGTCTCTGAATGAGCCGGTGGTGCAGGCGTTGATTAACCGTCTGGACAATCCAGCGGGTGCCGGGTACATGCATGACCGTATCGATGCGCGGGTGCCTGACGTGCTGGACCAGCCGGAAACCGGTAAAGCCTCCTTCGACCGTCTGGTGGGTAAACTGCTGACCGAACTGGGTTGGAGTGTCTCCGACGCGGCGAAAGCGATGATTGAGCCGCTGGTTGTGGTACCGAACTCTGACCAGGCTCCGAAGGAAGTCAAGAAGAATGTGCTGTTCATGCTGTTGACCGCGTACTGGCTGGACAACCCGTGGGCTAACTCTGACCTGTCTTCTGACAAATGGCGTACCCAATTCCAGCGTGCGCATTACGCACTCTGCGGTTGGCTGTACCTGTATGCTGATGCGATCGTCACCCGTGTGAAACTGGGCAACATTGTCTTCTCCTTCGACAGCCAGGATAAGCAGGTGTACATCTGCCAGGAAGCCTTCGAAGATTACGTGGGTGCCGGTGGTACCGTGGAAGCGCTGCTGGGTGCTGTCTACACCCTGGACGATGGCGAAGATGCTTCGACCACCAAAGCCGCGCTGCTGGATAACCAACAGGCATTTACCCAGGCGTGGACACGTCGCAGCTCTATCCGTCGTATGACCTCGGACAACGACTGGCTGCACCGCAACCGTGAATCGCTGAAAGTGGCGTTTGCCACCGCGATCGATGTGTTGGACCCGGGCTACCTGAATGCCGGTGATGAAGCACAGCGTACACCTGCGGAAGTGAAAGCGGCGGTGAACACCTCCATCGACCATCTGTTTGGTAAACACACCGTGGACGTCACGGAGTTCATCATCCAGGTGTCCAGCGGTGAAGTGTTCGGCGAATACGACGCAGCGAACCTGCTGATGGCCATTCACCACGGCATGCTGAAAGGCGTGAAGCCGGAAGACACGGCCAACGACTGGATCATCAACTACGTGCTTGACTGGATGCTGCAAGGCGTTCTGATTGAAGCCTAATTAACAGGAGGCGGAAGTGAGTGCTATTGAAACCGCACGTCGCGACCCGACGAAGATTAAAGCCGATTTGGTCGACAGCGGGGCCGCCACCATTACCAAAGGGGGATGTTACCTTTACATCCCCGTTGGCTTTACCTCGAAGGAACTGGCCTTTATCTCCTCGACGGTTGAGATTGTTGGGCTATTTGCCATCTCGACCGACCGGAAGACTTACGGGGTGTCGAACGTAACCACGTTCATTGAAATTACCCCGTCATCGTTTGAAGAAGTGGATGTCGGCGGCGAACCTTATTACGAGTTCCGCTTTGACCCGGGGACGGTGGTATTCCCGAACCGGATGTTACAGGTGGTTTCCAACCCGGTGTACAACATTGCCTCGTACATCTACGACTTCGGTAACCGTCCGTTCTGGTTCACCGTGGTCGATGATGCGGAGCTGATGTCTGAGACGCCGCACTGGAACGGTTTCCAGGTCTTCGCGGACCAGATAACCGCAGACTGCTACGCAGCCCACACCCAACGTAAGTTCGGTGACCCGCGTACGTTCTTCCGTGCATCGCTGAAGAAAGACAGCGATATGTTTGGCGCTTGTCAGTTTATCCCTCTCCGTGACGGATCTCTTAACAAAACTTCCCGATTGGCTAAGCTCGCTGACGTGGAACTGAAACGCGGCATTCGTTCTGCGTTGTCAGTAGACCCGGTACGTGCTGAACCTCTCGAGGATCTCTTCATGCGATAAGGTGCAACAATGGAAAACTTAACGATGCGCTACAACTGCGTAGCGTTGGCCGGGGTAAACAAAGGGGCGACCCTGAAGAAAGACCAGGACGGTTATTACTACGTCCTGCTGGGCGCGTTGAACATCTTTAACTCCGAAGGTATCTTCTATGCCTTCAACGAGTCGAAGCATGTCTTTGACCGCTCCAGTGTGTTCATGCGTAAGATTCAAGCCGGTAACCTGTTTGGTGAGGAAGACCATCCCCCGTACGAACCAGGCATGACCGATGCGCAGTGGATTGAGCGTAACGAGTGGATTGAAACCAAGAACGTGGCGATGCACATTCGTGAGGTGGAATTAAAGAACACCGACCAGATGTGTAACAACCTGCCCGTGGTGGAAATCTGGGGTTGGGTGAAACCGAACCGCGATCGTGGCCCGCTTCTGGCGGAAGCGCTGGAGAACCCACACCAGAACGTGTGCTTCTCGCTGCGTGCCATCGTACGTGAAGGCTTTGTTGGTGGGGTACGTACCCGTCGTATTGATAAAATGGTCACCTTTGACTGGGTTATCGAAGACGGCCTGCAAATCTGTAACAAATACTCCGCGATTCAGCGCGGTAGTCAGGTGGCGCAGGAATCTACCCGTACCTATGTTGACCGTCCTATCTCTCGACAGGCGCTGGAAGACATCATCTTCAAGCCTGAGGCTGCGGCTACCGTTGCGACGGAATCCCGTCGTGGTAACCTGCGTGAGATTGCCCGCGAATACCTGTCCATCGAACAGTCACAGTCCAATGTGAAAGTCATGGGCCTGGGCGCGGGGAAATGGTAAATGGCCAACTACGACACATCGTTAGAGAAGTGGCATGAGAATCAGATGCCGCAGGTGGCCAAGAAATTGACCCTGCGGGGTGTGGATACTCCACCTCTTCATGTCGGTGGGAAAGTCAAGGTGTTTGCCCCACGGTTGCCGAGCAATCCGGCTCCGGGCGAAGACCAGACCATCCCCCGTATTTGCTGTGCACTGACGTTGAAGAACTGCAACATTGGCGCACGCCATAACTTTCAGTTTGCCAGTGAGCAGCCGAGGCTGTACCTCTACGCTTTTAGTGAGCGCAGTGTGGTACAACCGTCCGTAGATGTGACGAAAGAACCAAACCGAGCGGGGGAAGTCTGGATTGTCCCCCACCGGATGGCGAACTGGGATATTGTGCCGCAGGTAATCGGTGATATGCGATTACTGAAAATGGCGAACGAGTACCGCACCCTGGATTATGTGCTGATGGTGAATCAGCCCACGCTCTGGGACAATGGGGTCACTCTGAAGCCAGATGTGGCCTACCAGTTCACTGTAACCTGGTCGCCGGAAGTCCGTTTCACCGAACTGAAAGAAGTTCCGGTGGCGGTCTACCATGAAGCGCTAAACGGCTATACTGTCGCCTCCTGATGCCCAGTTCGTGGTCTGCAAATCACTACTAGCACCTGGAGGCATCGCATGAAAGCTGTGAACATCGTCATACCTCCGACCCTAACAGTCCTGGCACCGGATGAGATTAAGGGCATTGCCTTTAATGCCATTCAAGGCCGGGTTGGTAAAGACGTACTGGCAGTTGTACTGGCAAGTCGTCTGGACACGAAGCGCAAAATCAACAACGTGATTGCGGGCTTGTCGACCAGCGACCTGACAGAGTTTTACCTGGCATTACAACAGGCGAGTGTAGAGATTGATTACTCTCGCACTTATTTCCTCATCACCGAATCGTATCGGAACGTTCTGACGGTCAAGCAGTAATTTTTTACGCAGACAGTTCTTAGTGTGAACGTGAATAGAAGGATAACCCAGGAATGATTAATTTAGATAGCGACGGAGTGTTTGCGGCGTGGGTCGCCTATGTACTACCCAAGTATTTCCCTACCATGTCTCGTCAGGAGTTCAATGCGCTTCCTGAACTGAAACGTCGTGGGTTGATGCGGGATATGTATCAGCGTGAACCTAACCTGTTTTACAATCTTCCTGCACTTACTGAAATGTCAGCCGTTCTCGAGGCGGTTGATAAGCTCGGCGTCCCTTGGTGTATATTGACCTCAGGTTCTGAGGATCACTTCGACCACGAACTGGTGGTGGAATGTAAGCAACGGTGGTTCGATAAACATTTCGGTGTGCCTGCGGATAAGGTCATTGTCACGGAAACTTCCGGACAGAAAAAAGACTACGCAGGGCGAGGGAAACTCCTTGTTGATGACTTTGGTCGAAATTGCCGCGAATGGGCATTGCAAGACGGAACAGCTTTATGGGTACGCACCGATAAGCCGAACGTCAAAGATCTTATTCGCCACATTAGTAATTTCGTGGATGCGCCGAATGAAGCCGGTGGCTCTATTCTGCAAATCCAATAAGTACCTCTGGTGACCACGTTCCTCTATTGGGATGTGTGTCACCACCTTTACTTTATGCGATCGGCACAACCCTCTTTCTAAATTATTTCAGACAGATATTATCTAGGTGAGCTTGCAGTAATAAGTTCTTATCTCATCGACCATCAAGGAGCAACTATGAAAAGTGTAAACGTCCATCCTCAGAAATTCAACACCGAGGAAATCCTGGCAACGGCTCAGCTGCGTGTATCGTTAGTAAAAGAAATCGAGGCTGCGCGAGCTGCGGGTAATACTGCCAAGGTTAATGAACTGCGTAACAAACTTCTGGGGACTAAATAATGAACCCACAAGACGTACGTAAACTTCACGACCGCCTGATTAAACAGTTCTACGATTTCTATCGTTACACCGATAGCGCTCATCGCATCGACCACATTCGCAGTGTGATGTCGAATGTGATTCGTATCTGTTATCAGCAGGGGTGGCAAGAACATCTGAAACTGGCGCTGATTGCAGCGGCAGTACACGACATCTATTCAACCAAAGAACACCGTCACGAACACCACATCAAAGCGTTCAACTGGGTACTGGATAATAAAGCGGTCCTGGCCCGGAAGTACAAGTTGGAGTTCGAAGACTGTTACACGGTAGCCTATGCGGCTATGGAACACCGCGGTTCCTTCAAAGGGAACTACAACAGCATCATCTCAGAGATTGTGGCTGCCGCCGACCGTGGTATCCCATCGAAAGAAGATGTGGTAAATTATCTGTCCCGCAGTTATCTGTACGCGCGTGACAATCAGGGCAAGGGCATTACCGATTCGAAATTCCATGCGGTGGGACACATCCAGGATAAGTTCGGTCGGAATGCCTACGCAAAAGTACCAGACTGGTACAACACCGTCTTCGCCACACAGTTGGCTGAGCGACTGGAAATCATCGAGAATCTCGACATCGACTTCTTCACCGACGAATTGGTTGAAGAGTTAGAGCAACGTCTTAAACACAACTAACCCATGTAAGGATAAACGTAATGACCACTAAATTCCTCTCTGCTAAAGAACTGATCGCTGCCATCAACGCTGACGCTGCTGAAGGCTTAATCGCGCTGGACAATGAGAACGATTACAGCCCGGAGTGCAAAGCCAAGCTAGTAGGTGAGTTCTCTGCGGGGATGCCGACTATCAAGGTTGAGCCGAATGAAAAAGGTGAGCACAAGCTGACCATCGACGATATGAACGCGGTAGACAAATACCGTGCGAACTTCCACGAAGCGCTGGGTACCATCACTGCACCACTGATCGCGGCGAAAGCAAAAGCGGACCCGGAAATCGGGGCCATGGAAGTGAAGCTGCAAGTTGGCGACACCGTCTTCTCCACCGCCTTTGCCCGTCCGACTGGCGATGCGCCGACCCAGAAAGAACTGGCCGCCTCCATCGGCTTTGGTTACAGCACGCCTAAGAGCAAAGCGCTCGAAGGCAAAGTGCGTAAAGAGTTCGCAAAAGCCTGGCTGGAAGCGGACGATGAAGACGAAGGCGACGACGAGTAATCGTCAAGTCGCTTAACGGATTAGGGTGGTCTTATGACCACCCTCTTTTTTTTGTTTCAGGAGCACCACATGTCCAGCGATCCGTTTACCCCTAAACTCGCCCTTACCTGCAACCTTCACCGTGATGAAATTATCACCCGCATCAGCCTGTTGGCCGAGACGCATCTGTTAGCATTAAAGCAAGCCGTGGCCGATGAAATCTTCGATGCCGTGGCGGCGTATCCGGTTGAGCTTATCAATAACTCGATTAACGGCTACCAGCGTTTCCTGTCAGACCTGACCAGTAATGGCGGCGATAGTGCCGCGATTGTGGCCGGGATGATTCTGCGCTTCAAAGCCGCGTTGACGTATGAGTTCGGCACCCCGATCGTCGATGCCTTAAAAGACGAAGTGTTCGTCAACATGACCGACGAACAATACACGTCCGCCTTCGGGAAGAAAGACGGGGTTTCTCTGTGGGGAGTAGCCAACCCAACCCTGGAGAGTACACCGATCAATACCGCGTACGACCTGATCGCTACGTATCTGTTTATCAACCATGCCAAATGGTTGGTCGTGCGTGCCGGTGCGGCCATGCAGGATGAGAAGACAGAAAAAAATTAAAAGACAACCCACTCCCGAAGGAGTGGGTCCATCTTATTTTTTTTTGCTTAACGCATCTGGTTCGCCATGAACTCATCAGACACGGTGTTGAAGCCACCTGGGGTAGCATTAACATCCGGGTTGATGCCGTCATTCTGCTGAGACGGAGTCAGCCACAGTTTACGTTCCATCGGACGCAGACCGTAGAGCTTCATACGTTCCAGTTCAGACTGCGCGGCCTGCATCGGGCCCCAACCTGTCCACTGCTGGGAGGTGAAGCTGATAGACAGTTCGTTGGTCTGAGGACCCGCATTCGGGTCACGCTCGCCGATATCCTGGCCAGCAGTTTCCGGAATCATGTTGGTCAGCCACCAGGCGTTCTGCGCTTTACGCTGATACGCATCTGGTTCGATGTACAGCACAGTCAGGCTGTACATATCCGGCAGGTGATCAGGGACGTTCGGGTTGATAGCCGCGATGCCCGGGTGACCAGACTGTGGATCGCAGAGGCCGTAAACGAGCCACGCGGTCAACATGTTCTGGAACACTTTACCATACTTATCCGGCGTGGTGTGGGTCACGGAAGACAGTGCTTCCGTTACCAGACCTGCTTCGTACTGAACACGGTTGTTACGACCCTGTTGGGTCTGTACCGCTTCGTGGCTCAGGGTCTTATCCAGACCAGTGATGGTGGTGTGCACCTCGATGAAGGACTTGATTGCCTGACGCCAGATTGACGGGTTCGGCATGTAGTCCACCCAACGCGGAAACTCCATTACGCGCGCAATGACGTTGCGGCGCAGACGGTGGGCGTTGGTTACAAACTTACCAACCTGGCCAACGGGACCATTCTGGCCGGAGCCGAATGCGTTGACCATGTCGTAAGAACCACCGTCGACATGGAAGCCCTGGTTCGGTTGAACCAAACGTTCTTTAATAGCGCCCATTTATTAGTTCTCCCGACGGTAAACTTTGATGGTGGTGTTGAACTGAGTCAGCAGCACACCGCCGTACGCGTTCAGATCCAGAGTTACGGAGTAACCGTTGGAAATGTCTTCCGCGGTGAAGTACGCGTTCGGAGTCACGTCGGCGATACCGTCGAGTTTGCCGTTCAGGCGCTCGATGATACGCTTGTTGATTTCCTTCGCCACTTCGTCACGCGTCAGACGACTTTCACCCGACATGTCCGCCCACACACGGTCAGAGACACGGTAGACGTAAGTCATGATGAAGTTGAACAGCGCATTGTTCAGCACCGAGCGCTCTTCGTCGTAGATAGACTGGATCGCTGGGATGAACAAACGGTAGTAGTCGTAAGAACGGGCAGTGATGAGCGACACATCCCAGTCGGATGCGTACACATCGTTGCCTTTCCACGGCATGCTCAGATCCGCCAGGTCTTCGATGATGGTCAGCTCACCACGGCTAAAGCGCGCAGCCGGTTCGGCCTGGCCTTCGCCTGAACCCAGGTACTTCGAGAAGAAGTTTGCCAGGGTGTAGTTCATCGGCACAGGCTTCTTGTAAGAAGACCCGCGGATGAGAGCTGTCTGACCGGTCACCATCCCACGCGCTGCGGCAGTGCCGTAACGAGCAGACTCTGGAACAGAGGTGATGAGTTCGATCAGGGCAATCTTCGCGCCTTCTTCGGTCTGGAGGTCATTACGACCCTGATCGTAGACGTGCGTTGCCAGCGTCAGGAAGGTGTTGCGTGACTTACCAATGAAGTTCACACACGCCGCCTTGGTATCGAAGCTGAAACCGGAATCCCAGAAGCAACCCAGGGAGTATTTCAGTTCGTTATCGTAGCTTACTTTCCCACCGTCGGGGAACAGCAGCATTTCACGACGCACCAGTTCGTCATAAGCATCATTGCCCATGGTGCCATCGCTACCACCTTGCAGGTAGTGGATGTTGGTGGCACTGTAGACCGTTTTACCGGTTTCAGTTGCCGGGTTAACCTGGAAGCCGTCGTACGGCTGGCCAGTCAGATCCATACCGCCGAACAGGTCGATCAGGTACGGGTCAGAAACCGTCGCCGAAGAGTTCGCGGCGTTGACAGCAGCTTGCGCCAGCTTCAGTACCTTCTCCAGTTCCTCATGATACACATGGAAACCTTCGAACGGACCGTAGTTTGGCAGCTGACCAACGTCAGGCGTAGTCTTACGATACGCGTCCGCAACGACTTCTTCGAAGTCCAGCGGCGTTCTCATCGGCTGATAGTATGCATCGGGCTTAAAGCTGAAGTTGATGCTGGACATGGAGGTGAGGGTCTTCCAGATAACTGGAGACGTTACCCCTGCCAGGGTTTCAAACCACTGGAGCGTGTAAACACGACCACCTACCGCCTGCTGGTATGCAGAGGTGAGTGCCGGAGATGTTTTCTCGTTCAGCGGGATCAGCTTATGGCCGAAGCCGTTACAGTCTGCGCCAGCGTACGGTGCTTTGATATCGTAGATCGGATACATCTTAGACTTCGCACCACCGGTGCCGACTAAGGTGCCTTCAATCTCAATCGCAGTTCCGAATGCCGGAGCAGTGTCGTCGATCAGCAGACTGCGCAGTACGACCAGGATACCATCCACCTGAGCGGTGACTTTTGGTTTACCTGCGGCGTCGTACACCACTTTACCACCGCTGTCACGTTCGTACTGAGGCACTTTCGTGGCCAGCACATCCGCGTACAAACGGAAGGTTGCGGTTTTCGCATCGTCCGGGACCAGACGTTGGTACATCGCTTCGTTGCCGTTCGCGTTGAACATTGCCTGATAAGGCGTGTTGAACGTTGCGTACGGACCACGGAGGTCGAACACGCTGCGGCCAAGCAGATCGAGCGCGTTATCCCCGTATAACGGGAACGCTTCGTTATCTACCCCACGCGCAGCGAAGGTGAAGATCAGCGGCTTATGAATCGGGTCGCCCGTAGGCGTCCGTACAAGGTCGGGTACAGAGTTGTCTTGCATCCCTTCCTTGAAATTCAACGGCGCAGCGTTACGTGGAATATAGGTCATGGAACATCTCCATAAATCGTCTTTTAAGACCAATTGGTCATACTAAGGTAGCATCTCATGGCACTCGAAAACGCATACACAGGTAATATTTTCCGCAGCTTCGACCTCGCTAGCCTCACGGCCAGCCTGGAATTAGCCCGTAAACTTAATCAAACCAGAGCGCAGTCTGACGAAGTGCATTACGTCATTGATACTGCCGATGTGAAACCATTTCCTTTACCGATTGTTATCGGCGACGACGTGTATGTTGATGCACGCACGTTTACCACGCTGGACAAAACCGGCGCGCTAAAAATTCGCAACCCGATCGAGCACGCTTTGCGACTCGACCAGGCACGATGGGAACTGGTGTGGAAACGGAACAATGGGAAGCATGGTTCCTTGATGGCGCAACTCCCCTACCACCATGAGATTTACAGTAAATGGGTAGGTGATGCGATCACTCACGCGCATTCACTCACTCCATATCAAAGTGGGCAAATTCGCGCGGCAGCTGCTTTGTTCTCGGTTGGGCAGTTCTACAATAACTTCGAAGACGAGCTGAAGATGATGCGCTTGCAGCAAGAACTGTCTCGTCAGCTGGGTTATCCGATGGAAATGTTCGAGGCCGTCACCGGACATACCGAGTTCCTTTACCCACGCAACATCGAAGAATTCGTGGAGATGGTACGTGCTGCGGACATCACGCCGCGACTGTCTGAGTTCAGCGTTCTGGGTCTGCAACAGCTGCTCGGTACCAGCTTCTTCGGTGTCAGCTATGACAAACAACTCTGCACCAGTGCGCTGGAATATCCGCCGTCGCTGTTCGTCATGATTGCAGCATCCCTGGGCAACAACATGTTCAATCGCTCCCGCTTAGGTGGCACGGTGAAGAAATCCGATACGGCGAAACGAAAAGACAAATTCGAGTTCACCTACAATCTGATCCTCAACCAAAACACCAAGCCACCGAAAGTCGATTTCTAAGAGGTTCACTATGGAGAACTGGCTGGTCGCTCATGCAGTGCGAAACGCATGGCAGCGTCCAAGTAACGATGGGGTGATTAACATCGCCCCCAATCGCATCACTCCGCACAGCGGGGTAATCGGGTTTATCCGTGATGGACGAGCGTCCATGCCACTCCCAGGTGAAGGTTGGTGGCACGTCTACACGGTAGACAAACTGCACCTTAACTACGGCAACATCAAACTCCCGCCAGACCGCTGGAAGAAACTCTCGACCTGCGTCAATGCGATGAGCGCCTTTATGTTGCTGTACAACGATCGCGGTACTACCTTCCCGCTGGACAAAGCACGGGTCATGCGGCGGGCCTCGGGACAGCTTCTGTTGGCGTTACCGCAAAGCGAACGCTACAGCTGGCTGGATACCGAAACCCTGTACTGGCGTATCTACGCCGGGTACGACGGCGGCGACTACGCAGGTTTACCCCTGCCCACCTTTGTCGAATTCTGGGATACTCCGAACGGTACGCAAATTCAACGGGCTTGCGACCGCTATCGGGCGCTACAAAATGCCAAGCAGGGTCATGTGACCTTCTGGCTGAACGGGCGTCTGATTGAGTCTCCGCTCCCAAGTGACATTGCGACCTGGGACGATGTGGAGATTCACGTTGACGGGCGTGTGAAGCGTGTGGTGGATTTCCGCTGCGGCGATTTGTCCACCTTCCAGTCGACCCTGGACAGCAAGCGTAAGTACCTGTTGCATTTGCCGAAAGGTTCGAGTAACTGGACGTTCAACAACGACGTGGAAATCCATGTGCTGCGGGAAAGGGACGGCCGCTACTACTGGAAGCACCGCCATCTGTCTTTACGCCAGGTGACGTTCAATGACCTGAGTATTCCGACAGAACGTATCAGTCAGCTACGCAACAGTTTCAATAACCTGAACGACATCGATGATTTGGTGATTCGTCTAATCGTTCGTGACGATTACCTGCGCACTCCAGTGTTGTATAACACACAACACATTCACGACCTGTATCGTCTGAACGATGAGCAGATTGTGTCAGCGATGGTGGGGGTCAACTCCACGATGCCGGAATGGTTGGCCAAGAACCTGGAGCAGGCGGCGTACAATAAACTGGCGGCCGCGAAGTTCGAGAACATTACTCGTGACCTGTGCACCGATGCGTATGGCTATAATGCCACGACGCGCTATGCGGCAGACACTCCCCAGAAGCTGATTCTGGATAACGGGGTCTGGCGTTGCACGCTGCCAGATTTACTGGCGGTCAAATCCGTTGTCTATGAGTACGATGGAAACGGTATGTTACTCGGCTGGTCTCGCCATGCGGGTACCACCGATTACCGGGCGAAGAACGTCGCCGCCCGTATCGTGGAAGCGATTGCCGGGGATGTGTCGGATGCGGCCCACATTGTGGATAACGCACCGGACTTCACTGTACCGGAAGGAATTAACGTTGCCCTGTGGCTGCGGAAACTGACCAGCGGTACCCCGACCAACGAGTACACGCAGGCGGTGGAAGGCACCGACTACACCCGGGTTGGTAGTCTCATTACCTGGACAGTCGATCGCACCCGACGCTGGCCGACGGTGATTTACGATGACGTGCACCTGTTGTTCGAACAGACAGTCAATGTGAAGCAGGGGCAGATTCGTGTGCCTATCCTTGGCCGCAGTGCGACCGAACCGGTACGTACGTTGTGGACGCCGATGGAAACCATCGAGGTGTGGCTCAACGATCACCCCCTGGTCTTCGGGATTGACTTTGTCTTGAAGTGGCCGGAAATTGTTGTGGTGTCAAAAGCCTGGATGGCCGATGGCGATACCAACAAAGTGACCGTGCGTGCGCGTGGTGTCACCGGGGTAACGCACATTCCGAAAACCGGCTTTGTCTCCAGTGGCCTGTTCTCCAACAACAGCCACTTTGATGTCCGCGATGACAAAGTGATTCGTGTGGTGGCCGGGGGTGGATTGTTGCTGCGGGATGATGTGGTGTTCCGTGAAGACAACACGGTGGGGACGTCGGTTGTGCCGGACGGGTTCCCGTACATGGTCGACGATCCGACAATTCCACTGCGGACGTTGGTCAGTGAGGACACCTATGCGCTGCGCGACACTGCACGCGACATCGATGCCCGTACCGAAGAATACCTGACCACGTTCTTCCCGACACCGCCGCCGGTTAACCCGGTTCCACTGCAAGGCTGGTACCACCTGTTCAGTCCGCTGCTGAATAAGCTGCTGTGGGACTACAAGAACAAAAATCTGATACTGGTAGAAGACGATCCGAGTAATCGTATCTCCACTGCCCAGCTGGACCGCGTGATGGAAGGCTACATTGACCTTCTGGAATTCGACCCGGCTTACATCGGCTACGATAAAGCCTTTGTGCGAATGCATCCGCATTCCCTGTACCAGGTTGTAGAAATTGATGAGTTGGGCTTTGCGTTCTTAGACCGGGTGAATGCCCGTTACCTGAGTGGCGGGGTGCAGCTGAACCAGTATCTGAAAATCAAAGGTTAATCCATGACGACTTTGAAGACTGACATTATTGACCTTGACCGCGGGTGGCGTCCGTGGGGTTTAGGCGACCTGTACGATGTCAATAAACCAACCGGGTTTGTGCCGAACCCGAAAGACTGGATTGTTGACCCTGATACCAACATCGTCTATCGCGTCGAGACCGTGAACTATGCGGTCCCGTCCTGGACGACGAAGGTTATCAACGGGATTCCCGCCAACAACGAAAACAAAGTGTTGGGTGGCCACTATCCGATTCGTTCTGACAAGTATCGCATCTATGTCGATACCACCAAGAACCCGGCGAGCATGGTCCTTGACAACAACCTGACCTGGAACGGTCCTGACATCGACGGGATTCGTATCTTCCGCGGTGCGGATATTTCGGACAAAGGGGAGATTCTCTCGGGCTACTACAAAGACGGTCGCCTGGACAAGAACTACCTGCCGATGCAGACCATCTCCAAAGATGGCGTCGACACCGTGGTGAAAGCCCCGTTGCCGGGCAGCTGTCTGGCTCCGGTGAAGCACGGGGAGGAGTTCTCCTATATCGTCTACGCCGACTCCGGTGAGATTGTCGATATGGGGACGGGGTACATTATCCTCACCAACCTGGTCATGGCGCAAGAAACGCCGAGCCGTCAGGTGGTGGATATCCGTCTGGACTCACCGTTTATCGTGGACGACAACTCGACGGTCTTAACGCTGCCGATTAACCTGCCGCTGGATTCGATTCCGCTGAAGGCCATTGTGCGTTATACCGACGGGCAGAAAATCCTGCCGATTGACGGGGCGCGTGTGAAGCTCAACGGACTGCGTAACGCCGGTGCACACGACACGTACTACATCGCGTCTAACGCCGGTGCAGAACTGCCGTTGGTGCTGAGCTATACACTGGCGAAAGGCGAGAGCTTCGTCGGACCGAACGTGACGGACGGGATGGTCTGGAAAGACTACACTGCCGTCACCGAAGCGGTGGATGGGGCGTACTCGATGAAACTGTTTGTGGTGCCGAAGTGGCTTGATGCTTCGCGCGGTTACCGCTTGCAGTTCTTCCTGTACAGCCTGACGCGTGGTCTGGTGTACGATGCGACTGCCGCGGTGGCCTTTACCACCGGGACGCTGTTTGACCCGCTGTTGATGGGTGTCAAGCAACGACTGACCGTGCAGTGTGATATCAGCAAGGTTGATCCGAAGTTCGTGGCCTTTATTCAGTCACAGTCGTTTGCCGTTACTCTGATTAACCCGGGTAATGAGCTGAACACCAACTACCTGATTGAGTATCTGCCGGACGGCCTGGTCTACGGGAACAACATCTGGGCGGAGTTCAAATACTCCAACGTCAACTACTCCGAAATCGATGTCTCTGTCAAAGCGACAACGAAGGCGCAGTGGCTGCAAACCCTGTATGATCCAATGTACCCGCTGTACGACCGTCGTAACGAAACCGGTCCACTGGAGCCGACCCACTTTGAAATCCACGTTGGCGGACAGGTGTACACCTACTCCGTTGATGACTGGATGGCGAAGAAAACGGTTGACTACCGTGTGGCCCTGGACGACGTATTGGTAATCCGCTGGATTCGCCGTACGCCGACAGACGACCTGCAACTCGGCTGTTCGCCTATGCTGGCGCACAACATTACGTAACACAACTCCTCCTCCCCGCAAGGGGAGGAGTGAGGAGGATTTATGATACTCCGCCAATCGGACTGGGGCTACTATCCCGGTGCCATCATTGACGACACCACTCGCAATAAACACTTTATTCGCTTTGCCGACAGCCTGCGCAAACTCGGGGTGAAACACTGGTACCTGGTACTGGCATTGCACAACCCGGAACTGCAAGGCATCGACCCCCATGCGCCCGACCTGACCATTCAGCAACAAGGGATGATTATCGAGGAGTGTGCAGAGAACCCGTGGTATTACCTGCGTGAATGTATCCGCGTACCTGCGGATGGTACCGACGGCGTACCGTTCAAGATTGACCGCGGTAACTTTGCGATGTTCTGGATTTTCTTCAACAACATCGACTCCGGCATCGAGTTCCTCCGTCAGCACGGTAAGACAGTCGGGATGTGTTCTTTGATGAGCTGGTTGCTGCGCTTCCTCGAGAAGTCGCGTACCATTCTGGTCACCAAAGGCCCGGTGCTGCGTGAAGAAACCATCACCAAACTCAAAGAGTTGCGTAACGCCCTGCCGAAATACCTGTGGCCGATGCACCCCGATGACCCGGACAACAAAGAATCCTTTGCCTGTCTGGCAATGGGTAACAAACTCATCACCGCGATTGGTCAGAACGATGAACAATCTGCAAACGGCGTGGGCCGTGGCTTAACCGCCGGTCGTCTGTTCTCGGATGAAGGCCCCTTCACCAACAACATCCACATCATCTTACCTGCGGCACTGGCATCCGGTACCGCGGCGCGTGAGATTAACGAAGCTAACGGTGTGCCCTACGGTAACGTGTTCGCTACCACGCCGGGTGACTTAGCGACCCCGGAAGGCCGTTACATGTACGAGCTGATGAACTCCGGTATCGTGTGGGATGAGCGTCTGATTGACGTGCCGACGCGGGCGCAGTTGATTGAGTTGATTAAAACGAACTCGATGCGACCGAAGATGCCACGTATCATGTTCTACGTGAAGTTCAACCACCGTCAGCTTGGCACCAGTGACGCCAAACTCGCCTCGATGATTGCCAACGCCACCGGTAGTCCTGACCAGATTCGTCGTGACTTCGGGGGTGAGTGGACCACGGGTGGATTCAACAAACCGTTCTCCGGTGAGGACGCGGTGCGCATGAACAACTCGCGCATTCGTGCGGTATTCAAAGACGTCAGTCCGTCGAACTACATCACCGACTGGTATTACAACGAAGACGAGATGGTTATCAAACTTCAGGATCGGCATATCCTGGGCCTCGATACCTCAGAAGCGGTTGGTCGCGACGCCATCGCGATGTCTATCGTCAACTCGGTAACAGCCGAGTACGCCGGGAAACTCACCATCAACGAAACCAACGTTATCGGCTTTGCCATTCACCTGGCCGAGTTCATGGTGACCTACCCGAATACGGTGCTGATTCTCGAACGTCGTTCCACCGGTTCCTCCGTAGCAGATGCGATTATCCTTCAGCTGCAATCCAAGGTCCCGGACTTACATCGTCGTTTGTATGTCAAGATTACGCAAGACTACAGCCGTAACGATGAACTCTACAAAGAGTACGCCCGCGGGCCAGGAAACCGACCTGAGATGTTCTGGGATAAATTCCGGAAATATATCGGGTTTGCTACCGATGGGGAGAAACGTAAGAAATTATATGGTGAGGTATTCACCATGGCCCTGCGACTCTCGGCACACCTGCTGCGCAGTGGCGAACTGATCGACCAAATCCTAAGCCTGGTGGAGCGGAACGGACGTATCGACCACCAACGGTCCGGTCACGATGACTTAGTCATTTCGTGGCTACTGGCGATGTGGTTACTAATCTTCGGTAAAAACTTATCCCATTACGGAATAAGCAACAACCGGCTGATGATTCGTAACCGTAACATGCTCGCAGGTGAAGGGGTTGACAAGGACGAGGATGCGCAGGTCGAACATGAGGAGCGGCAACAAGAACTGATGGGAGAAATCGAGCAGGTGATGAAACAGATGGTCGGGGTTCAATGTCCCGTACGCCAGATGGGTCTCAAGTCTCGATTGCAGTCCCTCATCGATCAACTTGAAACTGACGTGAGAAACGTCGCATCGATGGAGAGCTTGAAAGAGCTTATCCAGCGCCAGAGGATGAAGTGATGACCGAACTTTATTACCTTGCAGTAGTAGTGCTGTGGTTCGTGCTGTTTATGTGCATTCGTCACATGTACGGCATTGTAGTCGAGCACGCAGAAAAGAATAATCTTTCTCAAGTCGTTACCCGACGGTCAGTCATGTTCGTGGTTGGGAGCATGATGATGTTGGGCTCGGCTGCCACTTATGGGATGAGTCACGTATATACGTTACATCAGCTTTCTGTACTGTAAAACTGGCAATAAAGAAAACATAGGTACCTACCCGTCGCGGGGTAGGTACCTAATCTTTTTTTAGCTGGCAATGCCACGAATCAAGAAGTACAGCAGCAGCGCATTACGCACAGCCGCCAGTGCCGCATTGTTCGTCAGGTGCGTTTCTTTCTTCACCAGTTTCTCAATCCGTTCACGCAACGACAGTACGTATTCGTTGGAGGACTTCGAGGATTGATACAAGGCCCGCATGCGGTTTAGGAGGAAGGCCACGTCTTTGAAGTTGATGCGGTTGGTCACAATCAAATCAAAGGCATGGGCTAAAGCGTCCTCCATAATGGACTCCATGTCCTTGCGGGTTTTGCCAAGCGGTTGACTGGCGATATAGACCAGCACCGTTTTCATGGCCACCGGTGAGGCTTTTGGCACCATCTCCAAACACACCCGGGCCAACTCTTCTTTGTAGAAGTTGTTGATGTCCCAGGACGCATCCAGCAGAGTTTGCTTGGCGGTGTTCAGTGCCGTGACCTTATCACGAATGATGGTCTCACCGTCGAGGTCGACTTTCGAGGACTGGTTCACCACACGCGCGTTATCCCGACGTACCCGGTCCAAGACGGCGTAGTAATCTTTTACCGTTTGTTTGGTACGGGTGTTAAGGTCGGTGATAAAACGAATCAGCAGGTCTGGAGTGTTGAACGCTTTCACCTCGTTGTAGTGCGGGCACTCTTTTGAGACGAAGTATTCGGCACGTTCGGTCAGGTGCTGGCCCCAGTTGCCCATGCGTCGGATGTCAAACTTCAACGACAGCATCGAGTACGCCGCATCCGCAGCATTCATGTCCACCGGCTTCGGGAAGAAGTGGTAGTAGATACTGGAATAGAATTTGAACTGGAGCAGCTTGACCAGATCCACACAGGCCGCGTAGATATCCTTGTCGGCAAACTTCGGGATCATCCGGTGCACCATGTAGGTGATGGCCAGGTTGAAAGTGTTACCCGCGACAGCCCATTCGCCGTTGATGGTTTTGGTCTGGTCGATGTTGGCCTGCAATAAATCTTCGTCGACTTCAAGCACCTGGTCAAACAGCTTGTTCCGATCGCTGTCAAAGAAGCGAATGCTGTGAACCCCCAACAGGTTCGACCCGAACCATTCGACATTCCCCTCCCGGTTGAACACCCCTTCCACGTACGCGCGGATACTGGTGGCCAGTCGGCGGTCGAAGGTGACTTTCTTAAACGCGTCGTCAAAGGCTTTGCGTAGCGCGTCGGTTTTCATGGCTTCCGATGCGACTAATTGCTTAGTGGGCAGGTACCCACCGAATCCGTAATCGTAATACAACCCGTCTTCGGATTCGTCTTCATCATCGAAGAAACCCCGGCGGGCTTCCTGGGCGACCACGCCGTTCGGAACCGTATACATGCCTTTCACGAAATCATAAATTAATTCTGACATGCGAACCTCTAAATTTTTACGGATAGATATTATCCTTGTGACTATACCATAAGGAATTTTAAGCCATGAATAATCTACAACGCAAAGCTGTATGGCGTAAGCGCTATATGACCCCCGGATACGACCGCAAAAAGTCGGTGACCATGTGGGTACTGCCGCACGGTTGCATGTGTACTCTGCAACGCGTCGGTGGACAACCTATCCTGGATAATGGAACTTACTCAGCGGCTAACTCGCTGCTGGCAAGTCTGTTAAATGACGCAGGGATAACCGGTTCAGTGATTGTCTACTCAACCGAAGTCATCCCGCAGAATACTTCACGTTGGCTCACCTGGTGGATGTCCACCAACCCAACGTTAGAAGACCCACTTTTACGGACCATCACGGTAACGTCTTTCGGGCAGGTTCCAACGAAGAAACTGCCGTTCCACGTTAACGTAATTGAGCCGTTAAACTTACGGGCTGAGGAAGTGCTGGAGACGATCCGCACCCAGTCCCGTAATCCCGCGGTCTCTATCTTCATTCTTGAAGATGAGGGCGTGAAGTACCGAATGGAACCAGAGCGTCGGATGGAAGCCAAGGTGATCGATTGCACAAAATACGGGTACGTGCTACGTACTCCATCGAATCACGTCTTCCTGTCGTCAATGGTCTCCCGTCGTGTACAGGGACAGTTAGCCCAACATGGCTTGCGTCCCCAAGACCTTATCGGTGCTACCGTAAAGGTCGAGTACACCATGTTTACGGACGGTAATCGTTTGTGCAATTACAAGTCCCCCATTGTGTACCGCTGCGTGTCACTCGACAACATGAGTGACGGAGTCATCCCCCCATACCATGGCCCCTATCTGTTTACCCCAAACACACCGGAGGAGAAGGCGCTGCTGACCGCCACTCGGTGCAGTCGTGCGGAGATAAACGTTAGTGATGAGGTCATCGTGGGGCGTGATGATGAGACCGACTTAAACCTGTTCACCTTCCGAAGAGGTGCGGAAGAAGGGTTGTATGCTGCAACCCTGGTGCGGGGAGATAAGTCGGAAGAATGGCGTTTCGATTCTGATTTTGCGATAGATGCACTCGACCCCGAGGCATTCATCCGTTGTGTAGACAGTAACCTGTTTTACGCCACGGGGTACAACGTCGTGAAAATCGGTCTCCGTTACGTCGATCATACACAGTCGCCGATAACATAGGAGTGCGTTATGTTCACTGCACCTACCATCAGTTCTGTTCAGGACCTGCGCGTAGTCTGCCAGGACAATCGTCTCGCTCAGCTATGCGACGAAGCAATCATCACCCAGATGATTAGCTATAACCCGAATGGGAACTACAGTAACACGATCGAAATACTGACCGTGGCCGCTGTCCTGAAACGCTTAAAAGGCCAGCTGACGATTCAGCAGCTTTGTGTGTTCCTGGACAACCACCGCGCGTTAGCCAAAGGGATGTTGGCGCTAGTGCAGGATGGAGTCGCTGCTTTCGATAACGGTATTGGTAATTTCATGGATATTGCATCCGGGTTCGAGAATGGCAAGTTCTTCGTTAGCAAAGAGCGGTATGATGGAGTGTGGGATTACCTGGGGCGTTGTGGCGTTGCCATCCCCCAGACTATCCGTAACTTCCAGCTCTACGACGTGAACGTCTTTGGTGAGCCGGGTCTCTGGATTGAACCAGTGACTCTGTCCATCGTGGACAGCAATGTAATTCGTAGTTAAGCCCACCCCGTACTGCTTCGGCAGTACGGGTTTATTTTATTTCTTACCATTGAGGATTAATCATGCAATACAAACTTGTTGGCATTAACGATATCATTAACGGCCCATACTCCCACTGCCCGGAATACCATAACCTGCGTATTGGCTACGCCTCTACCGCTGAATCGATAGCCCAATATCGAACCACGACATTCCTCGTCGCATCTGACAAGGGACTGCCTTTTGATTTCCAGCCCCTTATTCCCAACAATACCCCTAACGGTAAATGGCTCTATGTGTACCTCAAGGAGCCGTTCAGTGTGGCGCTACGCGATGAGCTACGCGCCTTGCTCCATACCGGTACCCTGGTCGAGAAAGACGCCGTATGGGCGGTGGTAGAAGCCCACAACGTTGCCGTCGATCTTCGTGCCGAGATGGTCACGCTCAGTCTGCCGCCACAGGCCAAAGATCATCCGGAGTACGAAACCATCTTCAAAGACCTCACCGATGGCGAAGAGCTGGGTGATCGTGAGCCGGTTATGTTTGTACAGTACACGGAAGAATACATGCGCGAGTTCTTGCCGCGTGGTTGTAAGATTATTGACTTCATGTACGCGCTCTAATACGAACGAGGGGATGTCCCCTCGTTTTTTTTGTCTCTCGGATTAAAAAAGATTTCAGATATATATTACCTAGGTGACACAATACCATTAACCTTTTGTCTGGAGTCTTATCATGAACAACGAAGCCCTGAATACTTTAGCTCGTATCAAAGCGGCCCGTGAAGCCCGTATCTCTGAAACCAATCCAGATGGTCATCAGTCCGAAGCACTGCGTGTCTCCAGCAACGCCCTGCGGTCGTCTATGCGTGAGAACGCATCCGTTGACCAAACACTGGCGGATGCCATGGCACGTCTGAACCGCTAAGCGTATAATACCAATTAACCTTAATTCGATTATCAAGGAATACATCATGACTAAATTTATCCCAGTGAACTGCATCCGTGACTTCTCTCTGTCTGCCGGTATCATGCAGAACATCTCACAAATTATCGAAATCGAAAACAGCACCCGTGGGCTTGACATGCATCACTACATCGATGTCGCCAAAGACGGCATTGTAACGCGCTGTGCGATGATTTTAATCGAAGGGGCATGTGCCACTGTCCTGTACACCCACGACATGAACCTGAGCGATTGTGAAGCTCTGGTGCGGTCGGAATTCCCGGAGGCGACACACGTCCAGTGTTTCTCCACCAACCCGAAGGATCGTCCGGTGGGTTGGATGTTAGTGTCGGCCAATTTCAAATCCCGTATCTCCGTACCGACGAAAGGATACCGATTTGAGGATACCGGCAACCCGCCGATTAAAATGTGTTACTTGTCAACGGGTAGTACCCTGTGTTCTATCGTGGGTAACCATATGGCGATTGCGTTACGTGACGAGGCCATTGACCGCACCACTCAGAAAACTGTGGATATGCTGGCCGGTGTTGCCGTCAGCGAAGGTCAGGGCTTTATGGTACAGTGTCTCAGCGACGATTGGTCGCAGGCGTTTGATGATAATCCCAACTACGTCTTCCGCAACGCCACTGTCGCCAAGCAGCTACGCTAATAGTATTAATTAACCTAAATTAACAAAAGGGGACTACGGTCCCCTTTATTTTTTCGACTCTCAAGGAGTAACCATGTTTCTGATTCAATCGCACAAAGACCTGTTAACCAACAGCATGTATCGAGACTGTGAAGACGCTAAGCAGTACCGCATCCCAGTCAGTATTAATCACATGGAATACCTGCGTAAACTCTCTTACCTGGCAACTGTCGAGGATGGCGTTGTAACGCACGTACAGGCATTGACGGCGGTAGACGATACAATCTACGTCTACGTCGATAAAATCTCACCACAGCTGATTAACGAGCTGAGAATGGTACTCCGTCCGGGGGTGGTTGCTGCACCCGGTAAGTTTTACGTTGTCTGTAAACCTGAAGGGCGGGACAGTCGTGTCCCGGCAGTGACTTACGGATTCGTTATTCCGAAAGAGATGCAATCCATGGAGAAACTCGTGCCGCTTATTGGGAGAGAGAATGCGGTCGCGCAATTACATTTTATTTCTCAACTTGATAATCCGCAGCATGAAGCGGTTATGAACATGTCACCGGACGAACAACTGGCGACGCAGTTTGTTGCAGCCGGTCTTAAATTTGTAAATGTGTTTTATCCGTTATAAAAATCGGGGAGCTTCGGCTCCCTGTTTTTTTTTGTTTCAGCCCTTGTGGGTGCTCACTTTTTAACCCGTTTTTGTACAAGAAATAACCAGTGGAAATGACCCCTCTAAAACGCACTACAACGAGACGGATACCCCACCCGGTACACTTGGGTTCGAAGGGGTGGTTCATCGCAATACAGAGCGGTACAGAGCGAATACGCGCCATCCCCGACCGCCAGTTTCGGATGCCGGGCAATCCGCAGACGCCGAATCGCCGATCACACGTTGGGTAGCGCTAGCGCGTTTGGAGGGGAAAAGTGATTAAATTTTAAACAAACGAGTCTTTGCGAGTTTGTTCCGATTGGTTGTTTTTTAACCGATTCTACTGCCAGCCTCCAGCTGGCTAAGTTTTAATCAATTTAAAAAAATTCTCTTTTAAAAACAGTTACTTAGGTTATATCTACCCTACCCCCGGAGGGGTAGGATAAAAAATCCTTCTATTAGACGCGATCACGCGTCACGCGTTTCCTACAGGATCTTTTAAAAGAATATATTAATATTAATTATAATTATCCCGTAGGGATAATAATTAAATTAATTAAAACTAATAAACTCTACGAGTTAGAAATTACTAACGCGGGTGTGTGGGCGCGCGCACGATCCTTAACCTGCCGACAGGCTGTTTAAAAAATAACCAACCGGAGCGGCTGGAAATCCAATTACAGATTTCCCCAGTGTTATGCTCGATGGCATGACTCGACCCATGACATCATCCAAAACTTTGCCCCTGGCTGAAATACTCCAGGGGATTTTTTGGAGAGCCCATCTCACGACAGGGTGAGACGCGTCTTCTCGGCGAAGGTTAGTCGGGTACGGAACCCGCGGTGGGATCAACATCGCGGGTATTTTTCATCCTGTCCAAGCATTGCTGTGTTCGCCTCGGCCAACCGGGGCGCTTTTTCGAGAGTCCTGCCTAGGGTTGTCGACAAAGCGAAAATACGTTCAGCCTAACACTCAACGTGATTTTGTTTTAGTATGTTCAGAGTTTCAGGTTCCCGCCGGGCGTTCACCTGGCTGGTACCGCGGTAGCCTCAGGGGCGCTCCACCCCGATGGGCCGTCACCCGTCGTCCTTGCCGGTGAGCTTACCACTGGCCATGCTTCGGTGCGGTGTCCCTGAGGTGCGACCGAATTCGGCGTTGCGTCGAAGAAACGCCCAGCGTGTAGAACCGCTGGGTTGGGGGAAATCTCCGTCGGAGGTGATCTTTGGTCTTGGCGGCTCGGAAAGACGAGAGGGGGATGTCTGCACTCTGCGAAGCGCTCGGACATCGCTGAACCAAATTCAGGTATTTTTTACAGGTCGGGGTCTTGATGTGTTCAAACCCAACTTGCCAACACCAGGGAAAAAAATATC